TCTCTATATTTTGCAGTAATGGCAGCTGATACCTTATCCTTAACTTCTGCGTCGGTAGTATTTAAGTCATATGTATTTACTTTAATAGATGGCGCAATTTTAATAAAGTTTGGACTAATATATGTTAGAGTATCATTTGGGCCCTTTAAGTCACCTATAGTTTTAATAATAGGCTGAATAAACTCTTCATCTACCGTATCTTCATTAAACTTTGTACCATCAGCTTTAATTGCTGTAATATTTAATGCATTACTAATAACGGATACTTCATTCGCTATGCAATCAACTACATCTTCATTTGTTGATGTATCTACTTGGCTAGCTGTAAAAGATGAGTCTGGGAAACATTTTAATTTACTTAAAAGTACCGGACTAGCATTTAATATACGCTCTTCATATGCAGCTTTAACAGCTGTGGTGTATGATTGTAAATAAGACTTAGGCGCCTGTAAACGATATTCTGTAGAGTCTTCCATGTCTCGTCCACCAGAAATACTAACAGTATTTACTGCATATAAGAACTCTTCATCTAATGTATTAGACCTAGGATCAATTTTTTTATAACCTTCTGGAAATTGGAAGGATGAGCCATCAATTTGATTGCTTTGTTCAATATTACCACTTGCGCCCATAGTTTCCAAATAATGTACAACAATTGTTGCGCCCGTAGGCGGAATATACCCAGAAGTACCATCTCCAAACTTTATTATTAAGCTAGACCCATCCTCTGAAATTTTAGTTTCATATACCTTATCATATGGGTTTGCTAATCTAATATTTTGGATTTCTGCCCACTTTTCTGTTTTAGTATTTGTACCAATAGGAGTTACTTCTACATAAAAGTATTCTCTAGAAATACTATTATAAGCACCTTCAATATTTGACTCAGGTATTGCAAAAGCCTGAAAGCGTGATCCATTTGATGTACCTAAAGTTACAGTTCTCTGAACGCCTTGAATAACTGGTACTTTTACGTATTTTATACCGTCCCATCCACCAGCTAAAAGAAAGTCATTAAGCCTAGTTTCTGAAGAGGCTATATTAGAATATGGTAAAGAAAGAATTCTAGTAGAAACTGCTTCTGTGGATATAAAAGGTATATTATTAGTAGAAGTAAAAATAGTGCCTTTTGGAATTGTATATACGTCTGAACAAGTCCAAGGTACTAGAGCTGCTTTCTGAATATAATTTGCTGAAGTATTCTGTGTTATGTCATCAAAATCTGATGATTGGTCCAAATCAAAAAAATAAGATCCATAGTTTGGTAATCGCTGTTTACCATTTATATCTTTATGAGAAACTACTACATAACCTATCGCAGAAGTTGGACGTTTACGCTTGCGGCCTATAAGCTTACCCATATGCGTAAGAGACGTCATATTTTGGGCATTTGTCCATTTTTTCTCCATTGTATCATATTCTATATAGCGCCCCATTTCTGCTAGGCCTTCACAGAATACGTCTAAGGCAACAGTAAATGCGGAATCATCCAAAATAGTAGCAGAATCCGCATTCATTTGTGCTCGTCTTAAAAGTCGCTCTTCGATTGCTTCATATTCGAATCTTTTCAAAATATGCTCCTACTATTAAATCTCTACTGCAACAGTTACTAAACCTGTTGATGTATCAATCTTAACACTTTTAATTTTTATTCCTGGTACAACAGAAATAGTACCAGCTATATAATCTTGGTCATGCTTAACGGCAGCAGCTTCAATATCTGTTCCTATAAATAGGTCCACAGAATATGTGGCCATAATGCTATAAACAATCTGATTATTTGATGTTATAATATTAAAATTAAAGGAGTCTCTCTTATATGATGACGATGTACCTAAAAGCTCGATTAAAGCTTTTTCTACTAAAGGTAAAAAAGTACGTAAAATAAGACCAGGTTTTCTAATAAGATTTTTTAATGAGCTCTGAATTAAGTTTAAGTTACCATTTGCAAATGTAATTTCATTAGTGCCTTCATCAACTAATGGCTGCATCTGCAAAGAAGTATCAGCAGCTACACCAGGCGCAATATTTGGAGTAGGTTTAACAGCTGGAACAGGATCAGTAGATGCAGGCTCAATTGGTGCCATTTCTGGTGAATTATCTTCGACAGGTGCTGCCTGGTCGCCTTCTCTTAATTTTATACCATACTCTTTTGCAAATTGCTCATAAAATTTCTTTTTGAGTTGGTCAAATTCATTCATTTCTATAGTCATTTTATTAGAGTTCCTTATATTATATATTTAGTAGATTTTTTACTAACAAAATAAATCATGTATATCCAACTCTGCCTTATTATCTTTTGATACTAAATAAAATTTTCCAGCTTTAAGAATAATTTTAGTATTAGCTAATAATAATCTATTATATAAGTCTTTTAATTCTTTAACTTCTGGCTTTGTAACTATAGATGTTGGGAGTCCTAAATAATCCCTCATAAATGCTTGAGGCGATTCTTTTGCATACTTAATCAAAGAAGCTGGTATTACAAAAGTATTATCATCAATTACTATTGTTTCATTTTCTGCAAACTCTATAATTTTTTCAGATGCAATATTAAAATAAGCTTTATTAGTCATATCATATTTATCTGGAAATAGTTCCCAGAGTGGTCTAAATCTAATAAATTTATCTTCAGGGTCATGAATTGCAGAACTCCAAATATATTCATCTAAGCAATCCTTTTCTATATCAAAAGGCTCTTTTTCAATTATTATTAGCTTTAATGGACTCTCCCCCAATCTTGCATCTACCCTACGAATTGTTTTTTGTATTAAATCAAACATTTCATAGGATGATATTCCTGTATCGGCCATAAAAGATAATATTTCTGAAAATGAGGCACCAATAAGCTGCGCGCCCAGTAAATCTGCGGAACGCTGAATAGGAATAAGTTTTAGAGGCACGCCTCGACTACCATTAGGAGATACATAATAAAATTCCATTAGTGCATCATATTGGTTAAAGCTATAGCATATTTTCCCTGGGTTATCATCTAACTTTGATTGAACTTTACTAAAGATTGGTAGATTTTCTATTATTTGTGTTAAGCCATTCAATGCTAAAATGGACGTCTTTCGCGTACCCAAAATACCAAAAGAAAACTTACATGTAGGAGATAGACCAAAAGTGCTATTTGGGTCTTTAAGTAAACAAAAGAGATATATCCTATATAGCATTATAATTGATGATAGACTGCTTTTTCCTGAGCCTATAGGCGTTTGCATAAAAATTTTATAAAAATTTATTCCGCTTAAGTTTTCTAATTCTTTTTTTATGTGAGGGTATAAATACTCATAAGATGTATAAGATTTCGCAAAATCTATTAAAGATAGGGGTTTTTCAAAAAAGATTTCTTTCCAGGCTTTTTCTTTTAAGTCTGGTGATAGAGGTGGTAACATTTCTAAGGTCTCCTTATAGAAATTATTTTAATATATTATTCCAAGGTAATCTTATGGAATATTTTAATTAGTTTTTTTAGTATTTTTGTTAATTTAATTTTATAGGTATATCTAATGAAAAGAAAAATTATTACTATTAAATCTGATAGGTCAATTAAAAAAGCAAAGAAATATCAATACCCTTTTATTGGAGATTTTACTCATACTACACGTACTGCAATATTACCTAATGAGTTTGAGTATAGCCATCTACAAATATTATTATGTAGGCCTGATATGATTACGATAGGTGATAGAGCTTTCGCTAATAACACTGATTTAACAAATTTTGGGGGTCTTCCACAAATTATAGGTGATGAAGCTTTTTCTTTTTGCTCAAATTTAAAAGCTTTTGAATTTGAGGCTGTAAGGTCTATGGGTTCAGGAGCATTTCAATATTCTGGAATAAAAGAATTTAACGCTGGACCAGATTTAAGAGTCCTTAAAGATAATACTTTCTCAGGTTGCTATAAACTAACTGAAGTTAATTTAGGACAGATTGAAAGTATAGGTCATCACTGTTTTGCTAGTACGGGTATTTCTAGTATTACTCTTAATAAAGACTTAAAAAAGATTGGTAATCAAGCTTTTGAAGCATGTACTTTTTTGAAAAATATAGTTTGTTTATGTCATGAGCCACCTAGATTGTGTGAGTCATCTCTTATAGGTACTGCTATTGAAAAAATTTGGTTACCCGACACAGAAAGCTTAGAGAGATATAGTAATGCAAAATATTGGTCTGAATATAAAGATCTAATGTGCCTTATTGACTGGAATGCAATTAAGCAATATGTAGAACATTTAAAATCGGAAAGAGAACAAAATATAATATTTTAGGGTAATAAAATGAAAAATTATAACTTTTCTGAAACACTTTCAACTTTTTCTACTGATGGCCCAATTACAAAAGAACTTAATAGAGTAAATAATAATTATTTTATAAGCGAGTGGTATAGTAAGCCATCTGGTGAGATCATGTATATTAGTGGGCTTGAACTAACAAAGCAAGAACTTATTTCATTAAAAAATACATTAGATAATTTAAATCTTGAATAATTATAAATAAAAAGCTCCAGAAAATCTGGAGCTTATTTATTAAGGATTAGTCATCCCACTTTTTCTTTTGGTCAACTTCAACTGCTTTTTTATTTGGCTTTATTTCAGTTGCCTTGATATCAGTTTTTACTTTTTCTTTAACACCAGTTGGTAAACCATTTTCATCAAAGTCATGTATACCAATTTCGCCAGCATCTTTATCACCAATTTTTACTTCTGGCGACTTAGTATTTTTTCTTGCCTGATTATGTTTCTCAAGTTCTTTCTCATATTCCGTTGGCTCTGCATTAAGTCGTCCGCCAGGAAGTGCAATAGATTCTTTAAGTACAGATGTATCTACACCTTCCCAAGTAGTAGATTCTCCATATTTATTTACAATATAATAATCGCCATTACATTCTGGAATACCATCATAAGGGTCTACAAATTCAGGCTCTTTTACTTCGTCCCCTAATGGAACTTCTACGGTCTTTCCTAATTCATAATCTGGCTCTGCTTGAAACATAAGAGAATCCATATCACATTCTTTGAGATTTTCTTTAATTACATCACCTGTAATTCCATCCCATGATGACTCAAATAGTTTAGTTTCGTTCATTTCAATATCCTTATTTGTTGTACTTTCATTAACTGTATATTGGAGTACCCAAAGTTTTTTAAGTGCTTTGCATGCCCAAGAATCTGGCTTTGATTCACAAGCAGATTTAATCTTACCATAAGTTGATCTACTTGCTAGATATCCACTATCGTTAAAGAGCTCATTTAGTCTAAGATACTCATTTAATTCCATGTCATAAGCCTTATGGAACTCTTCTATATTTACTTTTCCAGTTTTTGCATCTGCCCAGAACTTTTTAGAAGCACTATGACGTTCATCAGAGTTTGCAACAGCTGCTGTATAATTACTTAATTTAGCTCCTGTTGGCTTACCATATCTACGTTGTCTTGCAACTCTATGTTTATTACATAGCTCTCGGTCTACATCAGTCATTCTAACTCCAGCTGGTATTACATCCCATTCTGGGTCCTCATCCCAATAGTCTGCTGGGTCATAATGAGCTTCCTTCATAGAGAATCCTTCCCAAGATTCCTGAACTGGCTGTGGGTTATTTACAATTTGACTTTGTGGCGCAACATTTTGAGGTTGTGTATTTATAACTGGCTGAGCAGCTTGAGCTACTGGTGTCTGCGTAGTAGGCTGAGCAGGAGCAGCTTGCGAAACTTGCTGCTGTGGATTTGCAGGTTGAGGTTGTACTGGAGCTGCTTGTGTATTTTGTACTGGCGCTTGAGTTACTGGCTGAGTATTTACCTGAGCTGCTGGAGTAGGATTAACAGGCGCCTGTACTTGAGGTTGGGATTGAGCTACAGGTTGCTGTTGAACAGCATTCTGATCTTGTTCCTTTAGAGTAGACTCACGCATATTTGCCTCAATTTCTTTTTCATCTACTGGTGGTTTATCAGCTAAGTTTTCTTCATCTGGCTTATCTGAATCTATACCTCTGGTGAATGTCATAACTCCACCACCTAACATATGTTCTGGCGCATGAGAAGATACACCTTCTGCACCACCAGCGCAAACAGTTTCTTCAAAAGCTTTAGGATCAAATCCCTCCCAAGAACTCTGTGTTGGTTGCATTTATATAATCTCCATTTATTATCTAAAAAAATAAGGGTAGACATTTACTATCTACCCTTATTTAGTTATATTTTTATAAATTATTAGTCACTAGTGATGTGAGCAGAAATCTCTTCTTTCTCACTGTCAGTTAAAAGGTCATCAGAATCTAATGTTTCATCAGATTGTATATCACCATAAGTTACACGATTTTTATAAATCTTTGTCTCATCACTTGTATAGCCCTCTGTAGGAGCAAAGCCCTTAGTATGAGTAGAATTCCATACACCACAATCAATAATGGAGTTAGAATTCAAAAGGTAACCTGAAAGTCTTGGTAATACCTGAACGGTAGCGCCGGTATCACTTGACAAGCGGAATTCAACGGTGTGTCCAGCACTTGTTTCATCGTGGAATTTAAATCCAGAAAGCGCACGTTTACCATCAGCGTCTGTACCGAGGAATTCAAGGAATGAATCACGAATTACTTTACGATTATCCTCTGTACGATACATTGTTGCAAACCAGTCGGTACCTTTCTTTGCGGATGCAGCATCAACAATTCCTAAGTCTTCATTCGCCGCAATTGTAGTATCAATATTTGGCAACTTAAGAGTTGCATCAGTATCATTACCAACAATTGTTGCTGTAACCTGTGCAGAATCTTCTCCAGACTTAGTTTTAAGGTCAATACCAGTGTCTTCAACAATTGTAAGCTTATCACCATCGTCTGTTAAGTTAGATTTAACAGCAGTTCTATTTGTAGCTGATCCTGATTTATAAATTACGTTCTTATCAACGCCCTCATCAGCTAATACTGCTTTTTGAGCTCTAACTGTAACTACTTGGCCGTCAATTACTACAGAAGTTTCTTCAATATCTGTATCTAAACGATTCTGGCCTTTAATTTCAACTGTACTTTGAACTACTTTATCATCAACTTTAATGCCAACAAATGCGTCAGTATTATCGATTACAGACCACTTACCCTTACCATTGGCGTCATTACCATTGAAAATAATCCAGTCACCATTAGTGATATATTTCTTTCCGTCTACTTCAGCAAGACCAGAACCTTCAATAGTTCCATTTTCTACAAGAGCTGTAATATCCCATTTATAAGCTGTATTAGAGAAAATCCAATAGTCACCCTTTACAAGGCCACGAGCTGGGTCTACATCATCCGCATCATTATCAACAGATGTTTTATCAGCAGCAGTTGGGAGTACAAATCCCGCATATGCCTTAGAGCCATCTGTAAGAGTTACTACATCTGCAGCAGCTGGTGTAGTACCACCATTATATGTGCTCTGATATTCCATTGCACCGATAATAGTGTCTGGAAGTTCAGAAATCAAAAGCTTACCAGTATTTGGGTCTAAATCTGCTTTAGTCTTAAATGCTGCTTGTAAAGCTTCTTTAACATTTGTAATTTCTTCGTTACCATATACATGGTCACCATGTTCAGAGCGTGGAAGATCATTTTTAGTAATATAAATTTTAGCTGGGTCATGAGTACCACCAGGAACATGAGTAAGAATAACATCTTTTGCTTCAAGTTTTAACTCATTTGGATTAGATGCACTAATCTTTGCTCTTTCTGACCATTTTTTAGTAGTAGTAACTGTTAAGAAGTCACCTTCTTCGTAGTCTTTACCATCAATTGTACACTCAGCTTCAATTAACCAAACGGTACCTTCTACTTCGCCTAAGTCTTTTCCAGTATCTAAAGTTTTAGTTGTACCATCAGCTTTAACTACGCTAAATGTAAACTTATCACCAGTAACTAATGTGAGCTTATCACCTTTAGTATAATCGTCTTTATCAACGAGAACACCCATATAAGCAAGTTTCTGGCTATCAAGAGCAACAATAGCATCTTGTACATTTGTTGCGCCAGCTGCATTTGGTGCCTGAGTTACTTTATTATAAAAGTCTGAATCTTTAGCTGTACCACCTGCATTATTAATCTTTACCCATTTATAACCGGACCAGATAATAATGTCACCAGACTTAATTTCTGGTGTAGAACCTTCATCAGTTCCATCAGAGTGTAAGTTTTCAAACTTTACAGCATCATCCATGCTAACCTGGATATCTTGATCAGCAATATACATTGCGCCTGTAGTTGGGTTAGCAGGTATGCTCTTAATTTTGTATCCAGGAACGTCGTGCTGTGCGTGTGTATCAAAAAATCCTATAGGATTAGTTGTACCGATCTTTTTATAAGCGCCATTTGGCCCACCAATAATATTGTTATTGGCGTCTTTCTGTTCAATGGATTTCCATTCATAATTACCATCACCACCAGTACCAATATAAAGCTGATAACCAGTTCCTGGTGTGGTATCAAGAAAATACTCACCGGCAAGTAAAGGCAAGGCTGCTTGTCTTGTCGCTATCTCACCACGTGCAATTTGTATACGCTGCATTATATATATTCTCCTAATATTTGTTTCTTTTTATAAAATTAGTAGGCTACTGCCAAATTCCACCATCTATTCTACTATTAGATGTAAGTAAAACACCTGATGTTGCTGGTAAGTCTACATGTACATCCGCTAGTGGATTTAATTCTTCAGTATAAGGATTTCTATACTGTGAATCGCTTTCAAATACTCTTTCAGAATGAATAAAGACATTATTAGCATTTGCATTAGCAAAAATTTCATCTCCTGTAATGAGGAGATTTTTTGCTTGCTCTACATGTAATTCGCCTTCTTTACCAACTGAAAGTTTACCAATTACTAAATCTGTTTCTACAACAGTATCTTCTTCCTCATATTCTCCATTATCCTGTAATGTTTTTTTATAAGTTTCAAGATACTCTACATCTGATTCAGATTTAACAGACGAAGTTTTCATCATTGTATTAAATAATGCATTTGCAGTCTGTCGTATATTTGAATCAATTAGTGTTGATCTAGGCTTACCATCTACAATAAGCTCTGGACCAAAAATAGATAAGCGTTTTTCAGTTCCATGTATCTGGTCATTAATATCTGTATCAGTAATTAATGTGCCGCTTCTACTAGGAAGGTAAATAAGAATATTTGCAACTTGATACTCATTTGCAAATACACTTGCTTTATATTCTTCTGTAGGTAAATGGCCATCTACAAATCTATCATCCGTACCACTTATAGGAGAAGGATTGCCATCCTTATCATAAGATAGTACTTTTTTCTGACCAAAAACAATGTGTCTTATTTCTGCATTATTTACAGAAAGTGTTGGTGCATGTATTTCTAAGGAATCTACATCTTCATCAGAATAATATTGGTTACCCGATTCATCTAGTTTATGATTACTATTAGGTACCATATGCTCTTCAATAGATGTATTATCAATATAACCATTCTGGGTAGACTTTGTAATACGTCCACTTATTAAATCTACACCTTTAAGCTTACCTATAATAGTTGAACTATATTCTGGTAAGAATACTTGTGAGCCAGGAAAATAATTTGGCTGAACTCTAAGGTCAAGCTCTCTCAAGTCAGTTGTTAAAGTTGTATCTTTTGCTTGGAAGAACTTTATTCTTGTATCTTTATATCCTACTGTATTTGCATCAAGATGGGGGAAAATGCTAATATCGCCATGTACTTCTGTTTCAAAAGTATGCGCGTTATCGCCAACGGAAACATTACTATGGAATAATGTGAGCTCTCCCTTATCTTTATCTTTATAATTATAAATTGTAGAATTTTCTAACTCATTTTTATTTTCTGTATATCTTGGGAGAACGGTTGCTCGTCCATCCTCATCCAATTTCTGACTTACTAATCGTACACCCGCAACTGTAATAGTTGAGCCATTTTCCCATAATACCAGTTTATCACTAGCTGCAAGAGTTGGAGTACCAATCCTAGATTCAGTGTGCGGAGTAGGCGTTACTAATGCTTCACCAGTATTATGTTCACCATTTATTTCAAAATTTAAGGCGGTAATACGATCGGTATTATCAATTTTTGACCAATGGTAATCATTTTTATCATTACCATCAACGCTAGCATCTGATATTGGCGATTTAGAATATACAATCCAGTCACCAGAATTTAATTCGATATATCTGCTATAAAGGCCTGTTTTTGGGTTTAAACTAGTTTTATCTGCATATTGAACATTATAGCCAGAAGTCTGAATAATATAGTAGTCACCATTATGTGGCATGGATGGCTTACCATCTTCACCTGAGCCATCTGTATCTATTCCAGCTGGCCAATCATTCTGGTAGGCGGGGTTATTTACACCTTCGGTATTATCAAGAGCTAATGGATTCCAAATACCACAATATTGAAGATTACCTAAAACAGTATCATGTAACTGACTTAAAGGAACTTTTCCAGAAGAGTCTAACTGTGCTTTATTTGCGAGAATAAAATCTAATGCAGCTTTTACAGTAGTGAGATTAGAAGTAGCTAATATATGCTGACTATCAAATGTAGTATCACCAGAGTTTGTTGCATTTTGAGAAGCTACTGCTACAGTAGGATCAAAATCTATATCTTCTGAATCTGTGTATCCAGATGGTATAATTACCCATCCAATATCTTTATTTACATAATAAGCAAAATCACCTTTTTTGATGTCTCTGCTTGGTACATTTTCTGGTTTATTAAAATTAAATTGGAGACCATCTGTTACAATAAGCCAAAGCGTACCAATATCAGGTTGTAAACCGTTTACTTGTACTTGAGATGATAAGGTTCCTCTATAAGAGAGCTTCTCATACTCTAATTCATCGATAGCATCTTGAACATTAGTGGCTTCAAAATTATTATTAGTATTATCAAAACGTGTTTGGTATGCATCACCACCTGAACAGTCAATTTTAGTATATTCAATATTACTTGAAAGTCCAGTTTTTATATCAAAATCAGCATGGGTTATGAGTAAAATATCATTTTTACGGAAGTCTCGGTCATTCTTAAATTCTCCACCTTTAGCATCATTAGCAAAGATGAAGAAGTCTCCCGTTCTTACATACTTAAAAGTATCACCAATTACATCGTTACTTGTGTATATACCTAACTGCTCTGATAATGCACCCTTATATACGAGTGACTTGAAAGTTCTAGTACCCGCAATTGGCAAAGGCTGTTCATTTATAGGCTGTCCATTTACGTCTCTTTTTAATGACGGATGTCCTATATAAAGAGTACCCTCATCCCAAGGTTTACTCGCATCATCTCTAAAGCCGGTTTCTGAGTTGTTTGAATCGTTTTTTGCTTGCCAGAAGAGCTCACCTTCTATAAGCTGCTGTCCATTTTCTAGAAACGCACTTAAAGAACCTCTGGCTATCTCAATTCTTGAAGCCACTTAATTTTTCTCCATTTTCTTTATTAAGAAATTAGTAGATCTTATACATTGAATACAATTTTAATACCAGAGAACTTTATTCCGGAATCTTTATTAATACCAATCGTAATGTCAAGCTTTCCAGCTAATGGTTCATTACCAAATGTAATATATTTTGTATTTGTATCACTTGACTGTACTACTAGACAGCCATCATTATTTTCACGAGGTAACAAAACTCCTTCATAAGGAGTAGACATATTTAGCCAACCAGTTTCATGCTCTACTATACATCTAAATTGTGCAATATTACTAAAAGCATGAGTATCTCTATCTGATATAACATTCTCAGAATCTTCTAAAGAAATCCAGAAGCCATTGCAAAATGGCATATCATAAGAGAAGGTTACATATCTTGTACTATTTTCAAGATTAGAATAATCTGGGCCTGATGGTATATCAATAGATATGGTATCCGTTAAATTTAGTTCGGTGAAATTACCATTATTTGTATAATTGCCAGACGGCCACTGATATTTGCCATTTAGCATTTGTAATTCGAAAGTCTTCTCTAAAGACTCTTCTGCGGTTATATCAGTCCAGTCTTCTGCTGTATAATCAATATCATTAAAATTATATGGTGAAATTTTTCTATCAGACTCATTGCTTATTGTATCTATACGGATATTATAAACTTTATCACTTCTAATATTATCTTCAAGTGCAACGTTATTTCCAATAATAGCAACCTTAAACAGCTCACAAGATATATTTTCTGGAATAATAATTTTTCTATCTATAAATTGTGTAGGGTACAACTCATTATAAACTTTATCTGATAGAAGAAGCTCATCATAAAAATCATTAATAGATAATTTACCACTAAAGTCATTTTTAAAAAGAGCAACATCTTTAAGATTAAAGCCGTAATTAAAAGATGCATCCTTTTTAAGTGTTGGTACACCAGATACATATTTAATAGGACTTTCTGAGTTAGTACCGTATTTTAGTTGACTTATACGATAAGTTCCAATATATGGCCGCTCAATTTTATTTTCAAAACCAATAGTTATTGGATTACTTGAAATTTTTATGAAGTCATAATATGTATAACAATATAATGTAATAAAAGGCTCATCAACGCTTATAAGTGATTTAATTGCGTCCTCTGGAAGAGTAATATATGAATTTATAGATTTATAAAACTTACTTGCAACCTTACTAGTTCTATATGGGTCAACAACTGATGTTACAGTCCAATAATCATAAATACTTGGACCGCCTACTTTATTCAAATCTACGTCAACTATATCAAATCCATTTACGTTAATATGGAAAGTTCCTCTGCCAGGATTATAAAATTGTGGTATATGAATCTTATAGTCTTCTCCGAAAAATACAACTGGCATTTTTACTTCAGAATTCCATGGTGAAGCATAAATGTCTCTTTCATATTCAAGTGATAAATCTGCATTATCTAATGTAGGCGGAATTTCAGGTATAAGCTTTTCAACTATATTAGATATATCACCAGTCATGGCGTCTACATATTTTTTAGTAGCAATGTCTTGGTCCTGGGTTGGATTATAAGTATCTATCATTTGAACAGAGCCGTCAGACCTTAAGAATGACTCCTCTGCTTTTCTACCTACATATCTATAAAAACTTATTTTAGGATTTTCTAAATAACCCTCTGGCCAGCCACCTAAAAATGTAATTTCCCCATTATCTGGATCAATTACCCATTGATTGAGACCAAATGGAATTACTTCGCCATTCCAATCTGTTAAAGTTATACTATATCCAGTACCATAAGATGGGAATATTGAGTCAATTAAATAAACACTTTTATATGTAGCATTAGTTCCATCTACTTTATCTAATGCGATATTCTCTAACTTTTGGAGTATCTTTAGCCTGCTTGACCCTACGTTTACATAATAAAATCCGTCATCTTCTACATCAGGCGCGTTAATAGGAATATATTTAGAATCTGTCCAAATAGCGTCTAGGTCCACCCTATGTGCAATTCTACCAGGTTCTTCATAAAATGCTATACCATTCCCAGTATGAGGTTTATCTACCGTATGCTTATATGCAGACTCTGCTATGAATTTTGCGTATACACTACTCATTTATCGACTCCAAAATAGAATTTACTAAAGTTTTACAATTTATATCTTTATTGGCGCTAATACCAATTTTTACAAAAATATAACCACTCTTAATATTTGGTCTTTGTCCAAAGGTTACGTATCGTCTAATATTATCTGACCTAAATAAATCAAGACCAGAAAAGTTAATACCTGATGCGGTAGAACAACCATCGAATGGTACATTTCCGTTTACCCATACCTCAGGTACTAATGTCTCCGATTGTCCAACATAGATTTTAATATCATTAAGTGTGCCGTTCTTATTTTTTGAGTAAGACTTTTCCTTACTGTCAATAATATCCATATAAATATTATTTCTAAACTTTGAAGGAAATACAAAATTTATCCATACAAAGTTTGATTCTGTAGTATTTACGGAATAGTCCGGGCCTAGACCTACTTTACTATAATTTGTATCATCAAATCTAGCGATATTATTACGTAATACCATCTCTAATAAAGGAACTTTGTTCTCCGGATGATAGCTCTCAAAAGAACTGTTATAGATAGGTATCTCGGTATCTTCTATAGATGCATCATTTGATGGTATATATCTATATTTTTCTTCATCTACTTCTGTAATATCAAAAATTAAGTGAGGTATATGTAATACAACTTTTGCAGTTTGGTCATTATTATAATTATATACTCCAAACACAAAGTTTTTATCTATATCTTTCTCTGAGATGGTTAACTCAAAATCAGCACCAATACAGTGATTATTTAAAACTTCAGTTTCAAGTGGTAAAATTGTATCATCACTTATAAGCTTAATGTTATTTATAGGCGCATAAATAGAATCATATGAATGTGCTGCAATAAGCTTACCAGTTACTTTACCATCACCTTGATAAATATTTACACCTGAAACAAATTTATTTGGGGCTAGATTATTTAATACGGAAAAATCTAATGTAGGCGTAATTTTTTTATAAATATTTACATCTATAGGATAGGTTGTATGATGGCCTTCTGGTAATGTATGTACAAATCGAATAGTATGTTTACCCTCTTCTAATTCTTCGGTTGTTGTATAAGCTAATACTATGGATTTATAAAAACCCTGAAATGAAACTGAGTCGGGGTAAGAATCAGAAATTGAGATTACTTCAAAATTGTCAGATTTTGAACCTGGAGTATTACTTCCATTAAGTATTATACTACCCATAGGCTTATCATCTACATAAGCAGTAATAAAGCCTTTATTATATGGATAGATTGGAGTAGATGTTATTATGGCTTGAGTACCAGCAGTTAGAACTTTTTTTGTAGCAATTTCCAGCACATTTTGCTCATTTTTATATTCTGCTAGTAAATGAACAGTTTCTGCTTTAGCTGGTTCATTTGGTACTACCTTACCTACCATGCTTTCGGTATATTCTACTCTTTCAGTTATATCTTTTATTATTTCTGAAATTTTTTCAATAGAATAACCAACTGTAAAGTTTGTTAGGTCTATTGCGCCTTTTGTATAATCAACGTTAGTATCGCCCTGTATTGGTTGGTCAGACGCCCATGTATCAGCTTTAGCTTTATTGAGGTCTTTAATATCATCCATTACATGGGTGTGCGCTGCGATAGCTGTAGATACCGCGCTTATTGTACCATTATTGTTAATAACAATTGTTTGACCATCAATAGGCAAATCAGTAGCATTTACTGTTTTGCGTTCATCTATAAGCTTTATAACAAAATCTTTTAAGTCTACTATTTGGTCTGCAGTATGCTCATGCGTAGCACAACCACCACTGCTAGATATTTCACCTTCTGGAGTAACTACAAAATCTGGATTTACTTCAAGCTGGCCATATGCATTAATACGAATAGATGTACCATCTACATTTACATTTAAGAGGGTTCCACCTTCTACAACTTTAGATTCAAGTCCCGAGTCATCATTTGTAATAACTGCTTGAGACATTAAAGCTGCTTCAATTGCTTCTAATCTTGCAGTTAAATCCTCAACCTGTTCTAATGCAATTTTGGCACTATTATTAGTGCTACTATTTCCGCCCTCGCCAGAGCTGCCAATTGCCTGGAGTTCACCAAATTCATTTTGGTCAATAGTAATACCATCATAATTTACTTCAGCAGAAATAGTCTTTGTATTTGGATCAAATGTAAGTTTTACTGAGCTATCATCATGATTTACAACCATTTCTCCAACTACTGATTGTATAAGCTCAATAATATTATCTTTATCTGCTATATCGGATAAATAATGCTTGTGAGGGGGTAAATCATCTTCTTGAAGGTATTCTCCCGCAATGATATTACCCTGATTATCTAGTCTTACCTTTGTATAAAAGCCTGGGTCTGGATTATTTGCAGAAGAGGAAGTATTAAATGTAACTATACCATTAGTTTTATACCAATTACCAACACCGTCTTTTTTAATATAAACAAGCCAGTCACCTTCATTAAAATTAAGGTTTAAACTCTTATAGGAACCTTTATCTGTTACGAAATAAAAAGCATAATCTATATCGGCTGGAACTGTTGGTAAAACAAGCTCTAATGGACTCCAAGTGCTAACGATATTACTCATACAAAAATTAGTAAGTAATACCTTAACAGGCAAAAAAAAATGGTATCCTTACGGATACCATATAATTTATAATAAAAAGTTAACAACTAGTTAATTTTTTTGTAATCTTCATAAACTGCTGATTTATGCCAAAGAATGAAGCCATATATACAATTAATACACCAAAAAACAAATTGTGCTGTCATTACCCAAGAACCAGCTCTGATGGCAAGAACAACTGAGCCAATGTCAAGAATAAGCCAATAAATCCACTGTTCACGGAAACCAAGTACCATAAATACCTGAGCAATATATGCTGGAACAGAAGTAATGCTATCTACAAATGGCTGGCTATCAAGTGCGCCAAACATTGGAACATTTTTAAGGAAAATCCAATATCCAATTGTACCTACTACAAAAATCAAAGCTGTAATAAGATTTCCTTTCCAACCAAGCTTTTTAGCTTTAATTTCAATAGTCCTAGCATTTTCTTTTCGACGATAATTCTTAGCCCAAATAATAAGACCAATTACCATTGAAGTTGCGTACATAATATTTTCAATAAACTCTCCCCAGAGATGCTGAGGCAAAGCAAAACAAAATACATATGTAAATAATTGAATATAACCAAACACATAAAAAGAAATTTTTCCCTGTGAACAAAGAACAACCGAAATTACACCTGAAAGACCAGAAATAATCAATCCTACACTATCGGGATTACCAGTGGCAAAACCAATTGCAATACCAATAATTTGCAATGTAAGACCAATTACAAACATTGCCCAATCCAATGGTTTTTTACCATTGATAAACTCTTCCTTTAGAAGTTCTCTAAATTTCATTTATTACTCCTTTAATTAAAAATCAATACCTTGTTTAATTATTTGAACTTTCGCTTTAGCCCAAGCATACTTATTTATACCATTAAGTTTTTCCCGTACTTCTTTTTTAGAAAAATAATGATTCGCATCTCTAAAGTTTTTTGAAAATTCTTCTCTAATATCGTCATAATAGCGCTTTTCACCATTTATGGTACAGGTAATAATATATCTTTCTATACGATCACATTTATCTGCAAAATAACTTGGATATTCAGCTATAGAATCATCTTCGTCACCCCAACAGGTTCTTACATCTTTATAGCCCATAGACCAAATCTTAAGAAGTCTACATAATTCAGATCTTCTAAAGGTAGTTTTAACAGTAGGCTTTTTATCCCATTTCATTAAAGGTATTTCACGATAATAATCACAAGTAGGTGTCTCATTATTCATAAAAAATTTATAAATATCTGAAAAATATGTTATTTTTGACCATTCATCTAACTGAATATCATCAATATCGCCCTTATTTAGGTCATAAATATCTTTACAGGATTTCTTGATAAACTCTAAATCTTTATCCGAGACCAAAATATGTTTTGTATTAAACACTAAGTTCCCATCACCAATACATCTTGGATTAGTTATTGAAAGTTGTCTAATATTATCCGTTTCCATAAATTGTTCTTTCCTTACGATTGAAATCCAATACTACGAATATAATCCCTTACAGCACAGAAATTTTCATAATAATTTCCATCTAGCTCTTCAAATTTATATCCAAACATTGTATAAAGTGACTTAAGATTATTATAAAAGCCAAGACGGATTTCATAATCTGAGTCAGGCATATAGCGTTCACCATCGTCTACAATTGGTTTTCTTTTTGGCTTAATTAAGAAAATTTTATTCCACTTGATAGTAGGCGCATACTCTTTAGCTACATCATAAAGAACATTATAATTTTCTTTAGTAAGAGCAAAACCCTCACGATCTTTATATGCTGCAGCATACATAAGTGTTACCATATTATCAGTATCTGAAATAAATACACCTGGATTTTGTGGAGAACAAATAAGTTCCTCATTATACTTATTCTGCTCAGTAATATTATACAAGAAATCTTTGAAATTAAACTCTGTATCATTTTTCAAGTGGCAAATATCACGACCCTTTTCATATGAAAAAGGAATCCCAAAATATTTGCCAATATCATGTGTAAGAGTTGTTTTACCTTCTGAGGCAGTACCAGCAATAAGAATATTATGTGAATAATAAGCACGGAATGGCTGAGCAATTTTAAACCAATGTGCGAGTGGATTCTCTCGACACATTGTACCTGAAATAGGATTTTCTGTTCTATCTGAAAAATCTACATGTACACGATAACTATAAAGTGCACCAAGATTTTTGACAGCATTTTTAATATCATCTACATATTTTTGTTCTGCAACATAAAAAGTTACAGTATCACTCCAATCCATATCATTATTTGGATGAGGCGTTTCCTGAATAAACTTCTCTACCTCACCTAGCCAAACTTTCCAATTATTAGGACACATAGATTCATCAAGTCCTAACTTAGTATCATTTATCATATGTACTGATACTGTCTCATCTTTAAGAAAATTTCGGATAATATTAAATCTTTTTTCAAGTGGTAAAAGTTTTCCACGAGGATCGCCATCATAACCACAAACAATAATATGAGTAAAATCATTTAACTTTTTAGCTTTCATAATCAGGTCAAGATGGCCCTGATGCATAGGTGAATAACCACCAAAACAAATTCCTATATTCATATTTATAATATAGATATAGTAATAAAAAAGCCCAAATAATTTTGGGCTTTATAAGTTAAATATCAAATCTGTCTAAAATAATATCACCATTATCATCAAACCTAACCGCTAAGAAAGGCCTACTTGCATATAAATCAGCAAAGTGTAATACCCACTCATCAAACTTTTCTGGGGGTCGATTAATTAATTCACCAGTTTTTCTATCTGTATTCCATTCTGCACGACCCTGATGGCACTCAACTAGTCTAGCTAATGTTTTAGCAGTTTCGGATGATGGGCATGTTTCAACAATAAGCTTTGCCATTAGTGTTGGATGATTAGCTGAAGTATACTGGCTCTCTTCCCCATTTGGATATTTACATAAATCATGTAAAATTGCAGCTGCAACTATTTCATCTCTTTCAGATTCTAATTCTGGGACAGCTCTTACCAATTCTGCTGCATTTAATGCAACCAACTTAGTATGTCTAATTAAACCGCCATCACCTAGAGCAATAGCTGGATGATACTTACCAGTAGAGGATGCAGGAGCTGTTTTATGCTTATCTTGTACCTTAGCAAATATTTCTTTAAGAATAATTTTAACTTCAGTCTTTTTAATTTCAGAAATTTCCTTTGCAAAAATTTCTTCCCAAGTCTTATCTTTATAAGAGTTTGACAAAGTTAACCTCCATATATGTTATTATACTAACATTTTAAAATAAAAAATCCCACATTTTTGTGGGATTTTTATTAACTATTCTACAATACCAAACTCATTATATTCTGCAGTACCAATAATTTTTTTAATCTCATCCGCAGTGAAAGCTCTATCCGGAACAAAATAACTTAATTTTCCAGTAGTCTCATCAGCTCTCTCAAGAATATAATAATTTTCGGTTTTAATAACTTTCTTTGAGTCTCTATCAACTGTTTCAGTTACAAGACACTTTACAAAATATTCTTTATTAAATACACAATGATAAATTTTTTCACCATCAGCATTTTCTGAGTAGCTACAATAGTTATCATTAAGGTATTTTTTTAATTTTGCGCTATAGTCAGCCATTTACTAGTCTCCTTAATATTGTAATTAGGAGCTAATAAAATAAAAGCTTGAGATTTCTCCCAAGCTTTGAAATTTAATCATCCATGCCTATTATTTATTTTAATATGTATAAAATACATATACGTTTATCTTCGGCTTAGATACATAGATAAACGATTTCCAAGATATTGTAAAACTACAATATATTATAAATACACATATTAAATGTATTTTCCATATGCTTAATTAGTAAATTAAACAGCAATCGGAGCCTTAATAGATGGGTCTGGATTATAATTCTTAAGTTCAAAATCAGTATTCTTCCAATTCCAAATACCATTCCAATTTGTAATTTCAATTGTTGGTAATTCTTTTGGTGTTCTCTGAAGCTGTTCCTTTACAGCATCCAACTGATTTTCATAAATATGACAGCTACCAAAATATCCAATGAGTGTACCCGGATTATACCCCGTTTCTTTTGCAATAAGTGTAAGAAGCATGGCATATGAAGCAATATCAAATGGAACACCAGCAAACAAATCGGAGCTGCGCTGGAACCACATCAAATCAATTCGATTTTGTTCTGGATAAACAAGAAGTTCATAAATCATATGGCAAGGCGGAAGTGCCATCTCGTCAAGCTGCTGTGGATTCCAAGCTGAAACTACCAAACGTCTTGAAGTTGGATCTTTCTTAATTGTTTCAATTACATTTTTAAGCTGGTCAACACCACCTTCATCCTTGCGCCAATCACCATTAAAATGTCGGTACTGAAATCCATAAATTGGTCCAAGCTCATTTTCTGCTGCCATCTTTTTCTTTGTTTCTTCATCATTAGCATATGGCACAATAGCTGTACTACACCATGAGTCCCAAATATGACAGTTACGTTCTCTCAAGAATTCTTTATTATGAATTCCCTTAATAAACATTTCAAGCTCTGCACAACAGGTTTTCATACCAATCTTCTTTGTTGTCAAAGCTGGGAATCCTTTACTCATATCATGCTTAAACATATAGCCTGATGTTGCTATTGTATCAATACCAGTTCTATTATGAGTTTTAACTCCGTTTTCCAAAGTATAACGAAGCATATCTAAATATTCTTTCACATTATCCTCCAATCAATTTTTAAATATTAACTAAAAATTTATAGATAACAAGCCACCTTTACATCTTTGATACTTATCGAGAGTTTCTTTTAAGTGGGTAGACATATAGGGTACTACTGTTGATTCTTCTTTAATTGGCTTGGTATGAAGTATATAATCATCGATCTCAACTGCGTCATAACCGAGATATTCAAGATATGAATGAATATCTACTACATATCCACCCTTTGTCAAATCAAAAATATCTATAAAAATCTGTGCATTTGTTTCTCCACGTTTAGCTGCAGCAACTATTGCGGAGTTTATACAAGTAAGCAAATCTTTATAATTTGACTCTATGGTTTCTATATAAATTTCCTTTGCACTGCCCGCAGTAATGACTGCATTCTTTTCTGTAGCTACCACTATATTTGTGGATTTTGATAAATCTGTTTTTTTCATGTTATTCCTCTAAAAATTAATATTAACATATTAATAGCTGCTACCGCAAGCTGTAGAATATCTTTAAGTGCTACATTAATTAATATAACTTCAATTTTAAGAAATTCACATTTAAAATAAAAAAGCCGCTAAAAAGCGGCTTCTATTTAATCATCACTATTATCCGTAACACTATCCAAAATTGCTGCAGTATCTTCTTCATTTAAGATATTTATAATCTGCGCAATTTGTCTATCTCGTCTTTCAATATATCTTTTCTTTTCAACATTTATCGCATCACGTTTTGTTAAGGATAATGTTCTAGACCTACGTAAAGAATCCGCAATAGCCTCTTTTACTTCATGACATCTTTTATCTATAACTTGTTTTGCGATTTCATTATCAATTGGAACAGGGTAGGAAATAATTGTATTTTTTAGGTAGGATGAAAGCTGTTCGGCTTTTGACATAATCTCTTCTTCATACTCACGATCAGCACGATTTACTAGGTGATTTTCTTCAATAATTCTATATACTTCCTCAAGAATAGGCTTAAAATCTTTTTGTAGTCTACTATCAAAAAATGATAAACCAGAATTACAGCCGCTAGCACACATATTAAAACAAGGTGAATTAGGCTTATCTGTACCAATACCGGATTGTATTTTAGTTGGAAGGATTGCAGTAGTTTCTATAATAATTTCACCATGCTCATTAAGGGCTGAAGGATGAATACGGCCAGAATACTTAGCCATATACATAAGCTTATATTCTTCTATAATATCATTTTTTACTGATTCAATCCTTGATTTTGCGAAATCTTTAGATTGCTTAAAATATCTATTTTTAATACCAATTACATCATCTACATATCGCTCTTTTGCTTCTTCAATATAGGTAATAACCTCTTTCATATAGCTAACAAAAGCTTTTGATGTAATTTTTTTAGGTGATTTTGCTTTAACAATAACGCCATTCTTACTAATCATCAAGTCGCTTTTACCATTTATTTTAATAATTACTACGGTAATAGCAACACAAACAATTGAGAGAACTATTGCGCTTAATATTGACATATTTGTCGTATCAAACATAACTCATATTCCTCAGTTTTATATTTTGCAATATATAATTAGCTTAATTAAATATTAGAGTTTAATTAAAAATCAATTTTTAGTTATCTTCTACTAATTTTAATTATGTACATAAGACTAAATGAAGCCTCTAGCCTATCATTAAAAGCTAGAATAGCTATTAAAAGATATTGTGAATCAACGAATAAAAGTGACCGTTCCTGGTCAGATTTTTCTTCAAAAAATCCAGGATTTACAGAAGATGAATATAAAGAAGGCCTTACTCTTTTTGGTAACTTAAAACCAGTAGATAAAGTTAGTGGTATTAAAGAAGTACCAGCACCTACAAAACCAAAAGTTAGCTCTGAGCCACCTAAAAATAATAAACCAGAAATTAAAAAACCTGAAATAAAACCTGAGTCCATTAAGGAAGCTCCTAAGGAAGCTCCTAAAGATGAACCAAAAAATGAGCTTATTGTAGATGGTTTTAAGTTATCCACAAATAAAATATTTAAAATAACAGTACCTTATGTAAAAAGGCGATATGAAGAGTTTAATAAAAAATATTTTAATGACGAACTTCCTATATTGCCAGTAAAACTTAATGCTTCTAAAAGAGCCGCAGGTAGCTATGGATATACATCCTACAGAAGCGACCCATATAGAGTAGAAAATGAACATATAAATGTTTCAACTTTTTATGATACAAATGAATTTAATTTCTGTAATACTATCCTACATGAAATGATTCACGTATACCAAATTAATGTCTTAAAGTTAAGTACTAGAGAAATGAGACGATGGGCATATTCACATGGTTATACATTTACTAGTAAAATGAATATGATAAATAAATTTGGCTGGAAAATTGACACTCGTGTTACTGAGGAAGAAAGAGCGGAAATGACAGCTTCCCCAGAACAAATTAGAAAACTAAAAAATAGTAATCGTATAATGGTATATGTAAGTAATAGATTTTTAGCTTGTATACCTAGAAATAAAGTTGCATACTACAAAATGTGTTATTCATCCTCACACTTGAAATTTTTTGATATTTTAGATGCGGCTCCTTTTATAGATTATCCAATGTGCAAATCTGCGCTTCGGGGTAGAGGTATGACTCCTAGTAAGCTACAATCTTTAGTAGATGATAAAATATTATCACCAATTGATGCATTAAATGAATCTACTCATAATTACCATAGCAGACCACAAGATGAACTTAATGTAGTTGACGGAGCTGATGCTTTATTAATTTCAACAGATGGAGATAAAGAAGAATGGATACTCGCATAATAAATGAAGAAATAACAGATTTAGATGGCGCTTTAGAAGCGGCAAAATATACTGCAGATAAAATGGTAAAATCTCTTAAGAAAACTTATCCGGATGATATCGTAAAAATGGCTTTTAATTCTGTTTTAAATGAATCAACAGAATTATTCGAAATGATTTACGAGTCTGCATGCCAATTAAGGGAAGATAATACTAGTTCTTTTGTAGCTTTTATTAAAAAACTAAGACCTCTTTTTGCAAAACACCAAAAAAATATTAGAAAATGGTATGGAGCTGCGGCTGTTTATCGTTTTAAAAGCATGGCTAGAGATGTTATTCCAGCAAAGCGCTCACTTTCTGAGTTTCTTGCTGATCTTAAATCAAATGGGTTATCAACTGATGAAGTTTTAACTGGCGAAGTATACTATGATCTTGTTGCTACTAATGGACAAATGCAAAAAGTACAGGATATGATTTCAGCTGGCGCAAATGCAATATTATATGAATATAATGCTCAAAATGAAAGTGAAAAACAAGCTCTACTATTTAATATCCGTGCAACTTGGAATCAAAATATTCAAAAAGCACCAAAAAAATCATTCTTGGATAAGTTACTTGGTAGATAAAAATAAAGCACGCTATTAAGCGTGCTTTTTATTTATAGATATGTTTTAAGCTTTTTTGAATTAGAATTCATCCAATTTTGAATTTTTTCAAAATAATCAATATGATAATTTTTTTCTTTATACCAAACTCTATCAATTTCTTTTAAGTCTTCATATGCAGCAAAAATATGCGGTGCAAACTTTTTTACGTATTCATCATCTTCTTTTTCTGTATGACCGACAAAAGCGTGTCGCATATGACCATCAACGCCATTAATCCACATATTTAAGTCAAAACCTGTAGAATTTCTTGGTAATAGTGCTATATTCACATTTACTTGCACTTAAGATCCTCCCGAATGGTTTTTGAGCATTCAACAAACTTAGTATCCATAAGATTTTTAATATTATTATAGCTCTTTTCACTGATACCTTTCTTAAACTCTTCAGAATCTTTTACCTGATTCCATAAATCAAGAGTTCCTTTAATTTCAGCTTCAAAAAAATTATCTGCACCTTTTTTACCTTTAAGCATTGGTAATATATAATGAATATCATCTCCTAATGCGTCAGCATTCAGATATATCATTCTAGCAATACCACTTGGACTTAAATCCATTTTTACATTCTTAAAATCCGACATTAAAAATCACCTCTATGCTTAACAGATGTATCCTCAAAATATTTTGAAAGTCCTCTATTATTGATATAAAGTCTAAATCTCCATTTATTTTTATAAGCATCAATAAGTGGCCCAAAAAAGTAAACATTTTCTACAGGATTAGACTCAAGACGACTCAAAAAATCTACAAAGGGTAAAATACCAGTAAGTTCATCATCTTTTGGATACTCATCAAAAAAGTGAATATAAGGTCCATAACCATTTTCACGTTTTTCAAAAGCCAAATATAAATGATCAAAATAGCTTTTTTCAAAAAGTTTCTTAAGCTTTTTCATAGAACTTCCTCCTTCTACAATTATATTATGTAGATAATTATTAAAAAGTACAAATTTAAACTATTTAATTATGTTCAAAAATACGGAATACTTAAAAGAGTGTATAAAATCTATTTATAATACAAAATATAACTTATCTAATGTAATTTACATTAGCGATGATATACCTATAAAGCTAACCTGTCCTAAACATGGCGATTTTTTTGATTCGCCTCTTCACTTAATTTCTAGTCGGCATGGCTGTCCAAATTGCTGGAAATATTAATCTTCAGGTGAAATAAAAATTAGAGAAATTCTAGAAGAGTATAATATAAAATTTGAGCAAGAAAAAACATTTCCATATTTAGAAAATAAATTACCACTTTATTTTGATTTTTATTTACCCGATATCAATACTGCTATAGAATTCCAAGGTCCTCAGCATTTTAAGGCCATTGATTTTTTTGGTGGTGAAAAAGCTTTTAAGGAACAACAAACTAGAGACAATATAAAACGAGATTGGTGTAAAATAAATAATATAAACTTACTAGAAGTTGAATTTCATAAAGATATTCTAGAACAATTAAAGCCTCTTATAGATGAATATCTTGATAATAACTTTAATAATAAATACTAAACTAATTAAAATAAACTCTTATTGGGAGATAATAAATGTTAGATTCAGAATTTATGCATTTAGCAAATAAATATGGTGCAAGTTTAACTAGAGATAACGCTAGCGCATATCTTAGAGATGCTTGCCGTTGTTGTTGGAACCTAGATGATGTAGACGATAAGTTTGGTGAGCTTGAAGCCAGAATTGAGGATTACGTAACTAGATCATTTCCAGATATGGAGATTGGTAAAAGAGCCCAACTTGAATATGTGCTTACTCAGTGTTTAGCCTTTGAAATTGGACTTATTGATAGGCCTGATGAGCATGATGTTTCATATCCGGGTGTTGGTATTATTGCTGAATCATTAATGACAGAAGCTAGGAGTGGTACAATGAGTGCAAAGCCAGACTTTGATAATCCTATAAAACCAGTTTGCTCCAATCCAGCAACAGGATTTAGTAAATCATTTACTACTATTAGACAGGCAGCAGAATGGGTAATTAATGATGATAATGGTGATGTCCCACATCCATTTGGAAGTGTTAAAGCTTCAAAATATAGTTCATATCCTTGGGAAAATCTTCCTAAACACGTTCAGAACTCTATTATGAATAATATTCTTAATGCTGCATGTAAAAAAGAAACACGTGCTGACTTAGAAGATAGATATCGCGATTCTGGATATGGCTTAGTTTGGGAACTTGATGATCCAGCAGAAATTGAATCAGAGGATATTCGTTTCTCATATGAAGAAGGCCATGGCTCTAAAGAAGATAGAGACCAGATTAAAGCTAAAATAGCTGTGGAAAAAGCTAATAAAGAACAGAAACTTAAAGCCGAAAAAATTGAATTTGTAAATAAAAATAAAGATTGGGCTATTAGCAAATTAAAGCAATTTACAAATAGTAAGGGAGTATCCTTATTTGATGATGCTGAGTGTGAACCAAAGTATGGATATCCAGCATTTGGTATTTATGGTTATTTTGGTGGAGACTTTGATAAGAAAATAGAGCTTATCCAGAAAAAAATTGATGATAGGATGGCTGCAAAAGGCAAAAAAGCAAAAAGCCTAGTAAAATATTATAATTACTTATATGACGTATCTGATGACCTAGGCATTAAAATTGATAATACAGGGTGCTTAGTAGAATCAATGAGTGTATTTAGAGGACTACTCAAAGAGGGTACTACTAGGCCAGTTTATAGGCCTTTTAAAGCACCAAGTAATGCTACATTTGATTTTTCTGGGTCGGTATCTTTTACAAACTCTGAAGGAAAAACATTAGAGGCAGATTATACAGTACCAGTTACAGTATATTTTACTGAAGACGGTACAGAATTTGATGGCTATGACGATGCTGCTCTTAAAGTAATGCCAAAGGCTGGCTCAGAATCTTATTTGTCAGAAATTACTGAAAAGATTAAAGACTTGCTAGATGAGGACGCAGACTTAGCAACTGATATTTGTATAAAAGGCGATGAAAGCGTTGCTGATATGCATGAGCGCTATGACTGGGCTTATGAGGATGCAGTTGAAGCTTGGCAAGATGAACAAAGAGATAAAGAAGACTAAATTCTAAAATATTAAAAATACCAAAAGGCTGGCTTATCCAGCCTTTTTTAATTACTAATTTGTATTATGGATTTATCAAATAAGAAGATTATTTCGATAGGTGGCGGATGCTTTAGTAATATATTATTGACTCGTCTTAATAAACTTACTGGCTATGATATTCGTGTTCCAGGTCCTATTGATAACCTTCGCTCTCAACATGGGATTTTAGGTTCATTAAAGCTTTTTGATAAGTCACTAGAAGAACAGCTTTTAGGAAAGAATGCAAAGCCCTATATTTATAAAAAAGCAGATGGTAAAAAACCTTATGATGAATGTGACGAAGAATTCAAATTTGAAGACTTTGTAATAATTCATAATGACTGGTCAACAGATAAATATAAAGAAGGCCTTAAAAATAGATTTAATAACTTTTATGATTTTTATGAAAAATCTAAAAAAGATGATAACTATCTTTTTATTTATACCCTTTGTGAGTTTGATAATAAATCAATAGATGAATTAAATACAATAAAGGAACATCTAAAAAATTTAGGTATACTTGATAAAACAATATTTATTGGAGAAGAAATTGCGAAGCAACCTGTAGAAAACTTTGAATTGAGTAATCAAGTTAATTGGCCAAACTTTAATTTTGAAAATTGGAAAAAAATTTTTGAAGATAAATATATAGTTATTCCCAATAGTAATTACTATGGTTTAGCAGCTAAAACCTTTTTAGAGATACTAAAAACATTAAAATATTAAAATAAAAACTCCAGCTTAAAACTGGAGTTTATTTTTTAGATTTCATAAATTGATTTATTAGGATAATATGCGCTAAAAGCATTTTCTATTCTAGTAAAATCAGTTTCAGTAGCTCTATCACTATCGTTACAGCACATAGAACGGGTTCTCTTATCTGGGTCCGGCTCTAAAATTTGACTTATAATCTTATCTGTCTCAATGCCTACTTGATAATACTGGAACTTAAATGTTTCAAATACACCATGCCCGTGGAATAATGCATTCTCTGTCCAAATATATTGATTAAAGTTTTTCTTTTCTCTAAATCTAGAAATAGATGCAAGAATTTCAGCTTTATTTTTTTCAAAAAATTCTTTATTTAAGGACCTAAACATAGGCTTACCAATATGTTGTAACTCATAAAGGTGCACACCATCAACGTATTTTTTAAGATACTCAGGCTTATCTTGTGCAGCTAATCTAAGTGAGTTAATAGGAATTTGTGCCCAAACCTGTTCATAGTCACCATCATGCCAAAGCTTTCTGACATGCAGGTCTGACCTTAACTTATTTTCTTCATTAAAATAAAATTTAGGTTTTAATATATAATTTGGATACATATCATCATTAGAATATATAAACTTATCTGAAAGCCCAAAAATATTATGGATAAACATCTCAATAGTACAACTATTAAATGTTGGTAGATATTCTTCTGGAATAATATCTTTATGTTCAACAATTCTAACTTTTGTTTGGTCAATCCAACTTGGTACCTGAGTTTTATCTGATACAATCATATGAATTGTACCTATCCAAGGCATCCATTTTTCAATTGCCCTAAATTTATATTTAAGTAAGTTTTCACATGCTCGGAATCTTGTAGTACCATTTCTAGTTGCATCAATATCTTTACCAGAATACTTACAATACTCTTTAATCCAGACATCTTTTGTATTATCTACATATGGGAATACATAGTCAATTTTTTTATCCCTAGCCAAAACGTCTTCAAAAGTTTTAATTACTAAATCTTCAATATACTTAAATCTTGTAAGTTTTCTAAATGCTTTAAGTGAATCTTCAAAACTTCTAATAAGACGAATTTTTCTATCAATACTTAAAACTGAATGGGATAATGAGTTTGCATTTATTGTATAATTATAAAGAATATCATCAATAGATAATATTTTACCCGCAATACAAAAAGCTTTAATATTAAAAATTGTATCTTCGCACATATCACAAGGTGCAAAAGTTATATTATTATCTTTTAATAATGAAGCTTTATATATTTTATCCCAGCAATGTCCAATATCATAGAGTGGGTCTGAGAATACTTTTCTATCTTCTGGCTTATAAATTCCTGGCTCACCTAAATGCCATACTCTCCAGTTTTCACCATTCTTTACAACATTTATCGCACTTTGAACAATTAATGCATTATTCTTTTCAGCCTCAGTTATTGCTACTTCAAATCTATTTGGATTTATCCAGTCATCCGAGTCAACAAATCCAATCCATTCGCCTTTAGCAAGGTAAATTCCTAAATTTCTACTGGCTGCGGGGCCTTCATTATATTTATGAACTACCTTAAAGCGGGGATCAAAAACAGAGTATGCGTTACAAATAGAACCGGATTTATCGCTAGAACCATCATTTATTAAAAAACATTCCCAATCCTGAAATGTTTGGGAAGCAATACTATCTAAACATCTTCTTAAAGCTGACTCAGCATTAAAAACAGGCACAATAATAGACAACTTTGGCATAATAAAAATTAGTATGCCTACGAATTATAGCCAAAATATTGGTCATAAACATGTTTCATTCTTTCTTGACATTTACCAACAGTACACTTAGATAATAAATAATGCGCTTTAGCATGTTCTGCTGGTGTTAAATAAACCCAATTCCAAGATTTATTTTTTAAGAGGGGGTAAAGACTTCTTGGAAAAATATGATGAAGATAGTACAATTCTCCATCTTGTTTAGTACGGTTTTGCTTAAGAATTTCTTGAATAAAAAGAAAATACTCCATATAAAATAAGTGCACTCGAATTGAGTGCACTTTATCTTTAATTATAATACCTTATAATCTTACCATTTTCATACTCTTCTAGAACTTCTGACTTAGAAAACTTATCTAAAAGGCTTTTATTAAACTTAATATTACCTTCGTATTCTTTATCAAAGATAGTAAGAATAAACTCATCTATATAGCCAATAAGCTGCTCATAAGTTTTAGCGCCACCAATTATATATGCCTCTGACGGATCAAATTCCAGAATTTTTTTATGATTTGCTTCACATTCTTCTTGCGTCTCATTTTCATCTTTCACAGATGGCATATGAGCTTCAATATTTTTGATTGCATTATAAACAGTATTCAATGTATCAAAATCATGCTTATTTTTCAGCTGCTCTTCAATATACATTCCAAATAAGCTTTTATCAACAAATACAAATCGCTTATCAGTATCTTTTACAAGAATATAAGAATATAATTGAGCTAATGAATCTTTAGTCATATCAACTTTTAACTCGTTTACATTCTCATTATTAGCATTTTCACCTTCGATATGCTCACAAAGGCCCCAATAATAATCCAAAAATGTTTTTAATTCATCCTTATCTGTAATAGACTTAGCATTATCAAGATTAGAATAATACTCATATTCCTTACTTCCTGGTGGACATGCAATATAAAGATTAGGATTATTTGGTACAGATTTTTTAGGCTTTACTGAATAAAATTTATCATTCTTAGATACTCGGCCAATAACTAGGTTCAAACGATTTTTCAATGGTTTATTAAAACCTTTATAAGTATTATAGCCCATAATAACAATATGGTTTGTAGTTAACTTCTTAAAGTTAGCCATATCCCATTTTGTATCTACATCACCTTTCCATGGAAGATCAATACCATTACCAATGGTACCATTTTTATCCATAGCCATAATTGCCTTAAATTTCACTAGTCTTCTCCAAATACAAAATCTTTAACCTCAGCTGCAATATCCCCAATAGAACGTTTACCTACTGTGATAATCTTCTTCTGATCAATTGAAGATTCATTAAAGGCCTCAACAAACTTATCAAGTTCTTCCTTTTTCTTATTTATATCCAAAGAAAAACTTAATCCATCACCTCGAAGCTTATCCCTTTCAATTACATTTTCTGGAGTATCAGTAAAAAGAATAAGTTTTACTGCATCTCCCGTAGGAATAATTTGTCTTTCTGATGCAAAGATATAATACCCATCATAATCACGGTACATTGGTGAATATACATATTCTGAAAGATGACACCTATCAAAGATAAATAAATCTTTAGATGCCATTGCATATTCTTTCATAAACTTAAAAATAGAATTATATTCACTTACAGAAAAATCTCTAATAAGGTCTCTATCCTTTCCAAAAGCCTTAATATTAGAATAATGCAAAATATGTGGTACTATATATCTTTTTTGAGCTTCTTTTACAATCTCATTTATCTGAGTTGATTTTCCAAGGGCATCTGCACCCTCGATAATTAATACCATGTATATCTCCTTATTAAGATATTAACTTTATGATTAAAAACTAATCATGGTTAAATATCCTATTTTTAACAACTTTAGCTTGTGAAGCCTTTTTAAGTTCTTCAAAAAGCTTTTTCTGTTCATCAGTTAAATTCTCAGGCGTTTCAACAAAAATATAAATATATAATGGACTATTATTTAATCCTTTATTAGGCAAAGACAATACATAACCTGTAGAAACACCAGCCGGAATTTGTAATTTTACTTTTGTTCCATCAGGACACTCAAAATCTACTTCATCCCCTAGTACTGCCTGAGCGCAAGATATATTTAATTGACAAGTTAATATATCCCCTTGTGTTCTAAATCTAGAAAAAACTGAATCTTCCTCGGTTACAATAACAGTTATAATTAAATCACCATTTACGCCACCTTTACATGGCATACCAAAGCCTTTTATAACTAATCTATTTCCACTCCTAATTCCTTTAGGAATGTTAATTGATATAGTTTTATTGGTAGTAATTACACCATTACCCTTACATTTTGGGCAGTCTCCCTTATAAGATTTCCCAAGGCCACCGCATTTATTACAGGTCGTTCTTATACTCATAAAAGGCGCATGGGAAGATACCCGCCATCCAGTACCATTACATGCTTCACAGGTTTCTATATCCTTTCCGCCATTACCATTACATTCACTACATATCTCAATATGCTTAACATCTATATCTTTTTTTACGCCTTTTATACAATCAGATAATGGTATAAAAATAGATTGAGTAATATTATTACCTTTTAATATTTTATTAGTTTGTTCTGTTCTTCTAAATATAAAATCAGCAAAATCCGCAAAGCCATCAGCAAACTTAAATTTATTAAAATCAAAACCATTTGCTGAATTATTTTTTTCTCCTGTAAGCGCTTCATATGCTTCAGTTATTTCGGTAAACTTGTCAGCAGCAGCTTTATCACCTGGATTTTTATCTGGATGATATTTTATAGCTAGTTTTCTATAAGCTTTTTTTATTTCTTCAGGAGTAGCATTTTCTGCTACTCCTAATATTTCATAATAATTCTTGAGCATTTTTAACTTCCTAATTTATTTTAACAAGCCTATTTTTAAGGTCTTTACTTAAATTACGAGAAGATTTCTCATTATTAAGAATATCAGAAAAACATCCATCAAGAATATATGTATTTGCCCAGTCACCATTAAAACGAACACCACGACCAATACCTTGTGATAATCTTGAACAAACATCAAGAGGATACCAGTCTGGGAATAAACTCATTTTAGCTTTTACTAAGTTATCTGCTAAAGAAGCATATGGCATTTTCATAAAGATAATAAATCTACATCCATCACCTGGGAAATCAAGGCCTTCAATACAAGAAGGACCAACCAATATACCATTAGATGATATATTATACTTCTTTATTGCCTCTCCACGTTCCTTAGAATTATTATATGGAATCATTCTAAATCTAAGTGCTGGCGGTACACTATTAAAAAGAGCCTGCGACACCTCATAAGAGCCTGTATGAATAATACCTCTCATATGTTTATTTTCTTCACAGATCTTAACAGCTTCAGCTACTACTCTTGGTAAAGATGCCGCTTTTTCTCGGTAACTCATACGATAGCGTGTATCATAGTAGATGGGTGACTGACTAAAGTCAAAAGTACTTGGCACTTCCATAGCTGCAAAAGCAGAATCTGGATAGTTATCTCCACCTATTAAGCTACGATAAGTATCAAAATCTCCAATAGTAGCAGACATTAACAGTTCACAATTTGCTAGTTTATGGAAAAATTCATAGATTAGCTTATCTTCATAGGCACAATTTAATTTAATACCTGTACCATCTTTATTAAGAGTTTTTACTATAACTCTACTTGTATAAGCTTGAATCAATGTCAAAAATACTTCAAACTTACCAACTATTTCACTTACAGAATGAATTGCATTTAAGTATTTTAAGCTCTCTTTCTTCTTGGATTCTGGATAAGTTTTAACCTCAGGCTTAACAATATCTTCACCATAATTTTCAAGTGCCTTTAGCTGGTCATACATATGCCTACAACATACACTGATTCTATCTGGATCATCAAATCTTATAATATAATCAATAGTGTCCTGAATTGATTTTACAGATGGAATTGTATCTCCATTATCTGCCGCGAATTCATTAAGCGCAACTACATAACTCAAATTATTTTTATCCATTTCTGGAGTAAATTGACTCTGTACCAATGATGGTAAGTTATGCGCTTCATCACATACTACCAAATCTCGTGGATAAAGGTTTATATCTGGCCCATTAGGCTGAACAGCATAAGTAGATGTAGATTTTACACGAATAAAGTAAAGGGCATATGTAAGCAATGTAACTGGTGCTTTAGCTGCTTGTACCATATCCGTAATGTATGGACAAGATTTTGCACAGTCGTATCCTATACTAGAAGCTGTATTAGTATCTGCAATTAAAGACATTGGCAGCATGGCCAACTTACAACGAGCATTACTAATAGTATATCCATTACGGGAACAAAGATAATTATCCTGTCCTTTCAACATTCCCCATGGTAATTTATATTTTTTAATTGCATCTTCATACTGCTTATACAATGATAAATCAGATGCTAATAAATATGATTTCTTTTTATAATATTCCCATAAAACGCCTGCTGCAATAATGCCAATAAAAGATTTTCCAGAACCTGTTGGAGCTTCTACTACTTGTATTTTTGTGGCATATAATACATTTTTTATAATTGCAACAATTGTTTCAAGCTGATATTTTCTAAATTTAAAATTTTGATCAATATAAGTATATGTCCAAGTTTTTGCTTGGTCCATAATATCAGCGTCTCTAACTTCATTCATTTTAATTTAACCTCAATGTTAATTAAATTAACTTATTTATACTTTATAAGATATAGGCATAATTAAAGTCCTAATTCTGATTTTGTTATACCAAAATATTTTGCAATATCAAGCCAATCAATATTTCCATTATTTGGATATGCAGCATCATCTATATAAACATTTGCTATTAATTTTGGACTTCCAGTTGAAGGACCTTTATTATAAGCATCCATTTGAATACCATTTTCTTTAAGAAAATCCTCAGCAGCATATAAATCTTTACCATGTCTACAAGTCCATAAATAACAAAAATATCCTCGTTTCTGAAAAACTTTTATAACTTCTGCTGCATATGGCCTTATTTCACCAATATTTGGGTACTCATTACGTTGTGTAATAGTCCCATCAAAATCAATTGCTATTGTCACTTTCTGCTCCAACTGCTTTCTTAACTTTATATTTACTTAAATCAATATCTCTTTCTTTATCTATATATCTTCTAAGCCTTTCACCCTCTAAAGGCTTCATGCCATTAACCTGAAGCATAGTATTAAAAAAGGTTAAATCTTCTTCCGCAGAATGCATTTTAACTACTTCTAAAAATTGAGAGACATCAGAAAGCATACTCATAGACATTAGAATTGGTTCCCATACATCTGGTGCTTCCTTTAGTAGAGTGCTCTCAAACTTAGAGGTATCAACAATAAACTTAGAAATTATTTCATTTAATTTAGAAATTTGTGATGTCTTCAATTGTAAGATGTCCTTCTTCTAATTCGTAGTTATCTTTCAAAAAATACATATTCATATTGCTAACAATTGCATGTTCAATCTCACGTTTTGCACCACTACTTGTTTTCCAATTTGGAAGAATAATAACTGTTTTACAAGCATCCATCATTGCAAAATCAATTGCTAAGTATTCCTCAGCGGTAAATCCGGTTGTATCTTTAAGATGCCACATAATTGCGGGATTCATAACATAATTTTTATTATTTACTAGAATATCTTCTACTCTATTAAAATTATTAAAGATCTCATCAATTGTGAGTCCTGTCATTTTACCAGAAATATAAACTTTGTCATTTTTAATATCATTTAATTTCATAATTTTATTCTCCTATAATATAATAGCCTATTATATTATCTAAAAATATAGAAAACTAAATAATTTTTAAGCTAATTAAAATAAACATCTTATGTTAATTTATAAAATGGAAAAGGAAGAAAAATTAAAAACATGGCTTCAAAAAATTCAAAATCAAAGGTAAATGTAAGTGTACCTAAAAAATTTACAATTGTATGGCCTTCATTTAAGAAAGGCGATGGTATTAAGCCAACATTAAACACAACTGACGTTCTTATAAGTGGTATTTTAATAACTTGTATTGCGTTATCTCTTGTTTCAGGATTTATTGATCTTGTATTCTTTTCAGGATTATCTAAATCATGGTATACTGTAGCTACAGTTAAAGTTGCAGCAAGTATTCTCTTCTCAGTTATGTCTTTAGGATTCACATCAGCAAAATTCTGGTGTGCTATGCAACTTGGTGCAATTAATGAATTACAAACAAGATTAAAAAATGATAAATATCCTTGGTATAAAAATCTTGATAAACTAAAGCTTAAATGGCATTTAGCTCATAAGTTTCTTATAGCTGTATCTCTTATTACATCTATTTCTTTATCAGTCGTTTCTATTGGTGATGCGATTCGTAAAAACCAAAATGTTATTAAAAGAGCAAATGATGATATCCAAAAAATTACAAAGTATTATAATACAACAGATACATCAGATGACGTTCAATTTCAGGCTTTAGTAAAAGGTACATCTGAATCATCTACTGCTGGCGAAAAAGCTACAAAAGCAGCTTCTAAAATTTGGCCAATTATTGAGGAATACCGTGCTGAAATGGCAGAATTCCCAGTTGCGCGTGATTCTAAAGACCCAATTGAATGGAAAGGCCAAGAAATAATTCCGGATGATTATTGGACTGAAAGAAATGCTAAAGTCCAGAAAGATGTAAATGTTTATAGAAACTTAAGTCTCTATCAGATTAGAACTATTAAATCTGAAGCACAGTTAGCAACTACTATTAAGGAAGAAATCGAAAAATCCGTAGCTAATAGTTCCCTTGAGGGTTTAACCGAATTAGCGGATAAAACAAAAAATAAAGCTGTTCAAGAAATTAAAAATCTCGAAGGTAGATATTATATGCCCGGAGCGGCTGAGCCTGTTGTATTTGACCCTAATAATATCTCTGGTTCAATAAACTTGTTAGGCGATATTAAAGCAGCTTATGAAAATGATACTGGTGACGTTGGTGAATCTGCTAAAATGTTTATGCTTATTGGTCCAACACTTGAAAGTATGAAAAAGACTAAAGCAACAGATGTAACTGAGGCGTATAACCAAAAAGTAAGTGTATCATCTTTTGGAACCACAGAAATTATGATGATGGTTCTTATTATGATTTTTGGTATAGTACAAGAATTCTTGATTGCTCTTTTTACCCCAAAATCTACTATTGATAGAAAAATGCTTTCTAGATTTGATGCCTATTTTGGTGAAGGCTTTGATATAGATATGTTCTTATTAAGAACTTATAAAGACTACCTTAAAAAAGGTATCATCAATCAAAGAGACTTTGAAGCAAAAGCTAAAAAAGCTGTTGAGCTTATGGATGATACTATTGATGATGTTATTGCTAGGTACTCAAAAAAGGCTAAAAAGCAAAATATAAACTTAAGTAAATCCAATATAGATTTAAATAAATCTAATATAGATTTAACTAAAGCTATTAGCGTAGATCTTAATAAATCTGAAGATGAGAATAAATCTTTACCTCAAGCACCTATTAAAGAATCAATAGTAGAAGAGCCTACATCGCATAAATTAGAAAGAATGTATGGTGATACCATAGAATCATCTGCTAATGATAGTGATGGCCGTACTATTGGAATTAGCGAAAACGGTATTATTGAAATGAGGCCAGTTGAACCTATAGTCGCTCCTATAAATGATAAACTCGAAAAGTTAAATGAAGCGCTTAATTCATTTGAAAAAGACTTGGAGGACAAATAATGGAATTGGATTTAGATAACCTTATAGAAAGAGTACAAAGTACCCATGCAAAATATCTTGATGAGAAAGCTAGGTTCAAAGAAGAATTAAAGTCAATCCAAGATGAAGCAGATACTAAAATTGCTCAACTTACAACAGAATTAAATGTGGCTAATGAAACTATTACTGAGCAAGAAGCTAAAATATCTAAAATGGCTTCAAAGGAAGAAGTTGACCAAATTTTAAATAATGATTCAGCAGTTTACAAAGAGCTCTCTAATAAATATGAAGCATTAAAAGAAAAATATCAAAAGGAGACGGCTGAGTTAACTTCAACTATAGAAAGCTTAAATAAAAATGCTGAAAACTTTGATATTTATTCTCAGTCATTAAAGGATGAAATAAAAGAATCATCTACCGCATTAGCTAATCTTCAAAATAGCTATAATGAGCTAGAGCTTTTGAAAAAAGAATCCGATAATAGCTTATTAGAACTTAAGACAAAATTAGAAAATATTGAAAAAAATAATTTTTCTAATAATTCCATAATTGCTGACTTAAAAAATGAAATTCAAACTGATAATGAAAAAATTTCAGAATTGAATAATAATTATAATGATCTAAAACAAAAAACTTATGGTACTATTAAGTATCTTGTTGAAAATGTCATTGAGATTAAGGAACAAAAAATAGAAGAGTTACAAAGACTTCTTAATGATAAGTCTAATACAATTGACATTACTACTTATCAAGAGGCCACTAATCAAGTCAATAGTCTTACTTCTAAAGTTGAGCAATTGACTAAGGATAACGCAACAAAAGATGCTCGTATTGTAGAGTTAACACAACAAATTTCAGGACTTACTGAACAACTTAAAGAGCTTACACCTGTACAAAAAACACATTCTCATTTACAAGATTACATTGATTCTACTATACCTATCCCAGAAGGTACAGCTGCTGCATCAGCTAATAGGCCCATAAGAACAACTAAAAGTTTAGAGGAAACAGTTATAACTCCATTTGGTAGAGTATCTCAAGAAGTTATTACTAATGCTACTCGCATGATTGATAAGCTTTATGAAGATAAAATAAAAAATGCAGACGGGTATTATCCATTAAATAATGCTTTACAAGCAGCAGAGGATGTTGGCTTAAGTATAACAACGGGTAATACTATTATGGATAGGCTTTGCGCTATGTCTAAGGATGGTAAACCAATAGTTTTCTTTAATGGAAATATATATTATGCTACTATAGATAAAGAAGATTTAAAAAATTATATCCTTAGGGGTTAATATAATCTATAGAGGTTAATATTTAATTATGAAAACTTTTGAAATGGATTCAGATACAAAACAGATGCTTCAGGAAATTTCTGCAACAATGGGTGTAAAAAATGAAATTGTTCGTGAAGTTTGGGAATTTACTATTTTTACAATTTTACTAAAAATTGCAGAAAATCCTGATAAACGTCAGAGTATTACAATTCCATATTTTGGACATGTATTATTACGTGATAATGGCATTAAACAGGATGAAGATGGTACAGCATATCATGATATTGAGCCACTTACAGCTTTATCTGAAAATTTTAAAAATCTTTATATTAAAACATGTAAGGGCCAATTTGCTGAACTTTCTGAATATTTAGAAGAAAACTATATTAAGCCTGTACTTGATGAAATTAAATAAGTAATAAAACTAAACTAATTAGATAATTATTGTTTTAATAATATTAAAGAGGTAATTATCTAATGGCTAGTAATTCTTTAAATAATAATCTTATAAATCCTAGAACTGTATGGAAAGCTACTCTTGAAGCATATCCTACAAGATCTCTTTTATCGCTAAAATCATTATGGGAGCTTATTTATAATAATAATGGTATTCCCTGGATAAGAGCATTAACTACAGGAGAAAATCTAGATTCAAATGGTAAGGCTTGTAAGCTAGACCATGATATTATCTGCTATTCTCAAGCACTTTATCAGAAAGTTGGTGTTATAGACCAAATATCTTATAAGGGTGACAACCTTGACCCAGAAAGAGCTTATGAGCTATTAGGTATTGACATATCTATTCCATTATATGATTCTCGTTCTAAGATAAGAGAGAGAGAAATAAAATCTAATGATGCTGTAACTTTACAAGCTTTAAGTCTTAATAATTTAATTGTAGCAAATCCTAGGACAATCTTTAATAGCGGAGTTGGTCTTTGTCATGATAAAAACTCAGCTCTTGAGCCACTTAATATTGATTCCTTTGTAAAGCGTGGTGTTCAAGTTTCTGATGACTTTACAGAACAAATAACTGTAAATACTAAGTATATAGCGGATTCTAAATATACCGCTCCTCATGTTATAACACTTGATAATGTAGGATCAAGTGACAATATTACTGCGCCAATTTGCTTATGTCATGTAGATACTGCTTTTCGTGGTACTTTAACAACAGAAACTGACTTAAATGCTTATAATTATATTTTACTTAATCCCTATAATAATAACTGGGTAGCTTGTTTAGTATTACGTGCTTTACAAGAGCAACTTACATATAACAAAACTGGGGATGGTATATTAATTCAAAAAATATTCTGGGATACTGTTTTAAACCAGTCTGATATTACTACGAACCTTGTAGACTTAGTTTTTAATACGCTCCCTACTCTTATTGATGGTAAGGAAACTATCGGTGGAGTCAGCCCTAATGGAACCTGGGCAGACATCTTAAAGCATACTTTTGTTTGGGTTAAAGCTCCATTTTTTGGAGACTATATTCAACCAGAAGTTTTTAATCAAGACTTATCTAGCGACTCCGATGTTATACATAATAATATAGTAATAAGTGATACAGCAGATTTTAATAAATATGATAAATACTCAGAAGTAGGCGACCATAGTAGTGAAGACATTTATTCTTATCCATATATACCTATTACATCACCTGGTTTAGATTTAGTTACACCTAAAATCTATAAAAGTATTACAGGATCTAGCTCTAATGATACCACGAATCTTGAAGACGCCGCTATCAAAAAGATAATTGAGGAAGGCGATAAAAATGAGAACTCAAAGATTGGAAGTATCAAATTTGCGCCTAATCTTAGATCAAATGAAACAAATGCTCTTCCAAATTATTTTGACCCAGAAGTAGATTACAGTATTGATAGCTTAAGACATTTGCCTACAATTATACCATCAAGTGGTAACTTATATACAGATGGTCGTATTATTTCTCCAACAATTGATGAGCTTTGGGTATACCTTAAAAAGTTAACTGAGGGACGTCGTAAAGACTCTCTTACAGTCTTAGACCCGGAAGAGCTAGATATGGGTCGTGCAATTTCTACTGAAGAGAATAAAAAGCTTATTAATGATACTATCCTTACCGCACCGATATCTTCTGAAATGTCATTTAATGTAGATGGTAAAGAAAGATATGGTGATATTATCAATGTAGCTTATACTACAGATGATAGAAAAAATATGGAAAATACTATTAAAGTTACAGACTTTATAAATAATAATAATAGTATTAAATATAATATTTTTTCTGCTCTTAAAAGAATTTCTAAAAGTATTACAGCTTTTGATTTATCTAAATCAAGTACTGGTTCTAAAGAGCGCGAAATTACAAATTTCACAGCTTGGTGTTATACTAACAAAGATGAGAAAGATGAAGAATATTATAGCACATTAAAAGATGGAGATACCGCTTCAGTAAATGAAAATGACAATATTTGGAGACCTCGTAAAAATGCGCCATACTCGTTACGCGAATTAGAAGCTATTACTAAAGGTAATAAATATAATATCATTACCCTAGCCAGATTTATTGAAAATAACTTTAGTGTTGTTGGCCCTCTAGGTTATAAATACTATGAAGAAGGTGAAAATTCAGATTCGATAGGAGATGAAACTACGCCTGAACAAGCTGCGGGTTCTCTATATCAATTCCATCGTGACTACAATTATAAAGTAAATAATCCAAATACTTTCTTCAGAATGGATGGAGAAGGTAAGAACTTATTTAATGAAGATGGTACAAAAAATATAAAAACATCTGGTTGTGATGCATCCTTCAATGACCTTTCCGCAGCTGATGCTGAACCTGAAAACGAGCTTTTACTATATAATTCTAATAGTCCAAAAACCTCAAAAATGCCTCTTCTTGTAAAAAATTATGGTAAATCTATCTACTTAAAAGATGAATTTGGTAGCTATGCGGGTTCTGATATCTATATGGCTGCAGATGGTACATGGCGTTATACAGCTGAACACTCTAGAGTTCCTATTTTGCGTTCTCGTTACTAATATTTACTAACTTATAATATTAAGGAAATAGAAAACAATATGAATAAACTTAAAAAAGGTCTTACATATATTTCAGAGCGTGGTAGTTTTTACCGATATTCAGATAAAGATTATGATGAAAAGTGGCTTCAGCCTTTAAGTGAGTACATACCCCTTGAAGCTATTATGCGTGGACAGCCAGTTTCTATTGCAACTAATGAAGATATTAGAGATGCGGCTAATAGGCTCGCTGACAATAATGAGGAATTATCTAATAAAATATATAATACTATATTACAAGATTCTCATACATTTGTAGTTCTTACTAGACCAGAACGCCATAAAAATACTATTGGTCTTTCCTATGAATATATGCAGGGTCCTTCATATAACATAGATGAAGAAGAGCTTATATTAAATGATAAAATCCATATTTTGGATTCTGGAAAATTTGATATTGACCCTGACTATCTACTTAAATCCCATCAAGTAAATAATAAGCAGCTCTTACTAGATGTAATAAACAAAGAAGAATATTTACCAGACTTTTTTAAGAAACCATATACAAGTCTTATAGGTCAGCAGATTTATGTTAAAGGTAATGATGCTGGAAAGCTTACAATTGTACCAGAAGAAGCTTATATAGGCTATAATAATATAATTAAAATAGGCTTTATCTCTGATGCCTGGATTAATGGTAATAATATTGATGAGGTACAAGAAGATTTAGCTGAAGCTTTAGCTAAAAAGGAAGATGAGCGAACTCCTGAAGAAAAAAAACTTATTAGTTCAATACAAAAAGATTATACTGATGAAGATGCTAAAGAATATCTAAAGAATTCAGTAACTATTCAGGTACAAATTCAAGGTGATGACCGTGGAGCTCTTGATAGTACTCTTTTTGAAGGCACTATTGGAGAGTCAGTTATAATCACAGAAGACAACCCTGTAAGAGTATTTGCGCTTGGTCAAGAAGATAATGTTGCTTTCAAAGCACGTATTAACATAACACCTTCTACTACCTATGATATTGATAAAGAAACAGCATTTATTGGCTTCCAAAAAATGGACGGCAAAACTGTTATTGTATCATTTGGTGAAAACTTTAGTATTGTAAAAGCTAAAGATGCAGGTATTACCGAAGATGCAGCATTTTTAACTATTGCAAATATTTATGACCCTAAATTTTATGAAACTTGTAAGCCTCATGTAGCAACATATATAAATAATATCGGCACGGATATACAAGACACTCAGAACTCCTTAGCTAATGCTATTAAGGCCGCTTGGAAAGAACTTACTGATACTGAAATGAATGTAGAGCAACTTACTTCATTCAAACAGGAAACTACGGCAGGCTACTTAGAAATAGAATCATCTAAGCCAGGTGGATATTACTATATGTATATTTCGGAAAATCTTCATAGAATTTTCCTTCAAGATTCATATACAATTACTAATGGTTCATCTAATAATAAGGGATATGTTGTTCTTGCTGATAATCGTATTGCGGCACGTCAAAATATAATTGGTATTTATAATTCAGGTATTTATGGCGAACAGCTTGAGGGTAGAAGATGTATCTTTATGCATGATGGCTTATTCCGCCATAATGCAGAAGATGGTAAATACCAAGAAATAGGAAAAGAATATTTCTTAGGACGAAATGGCTTTGTTACGCGTATTCCTGATACTGCTTATGAGACTGTTGTTAAAGTTTTTGATGTGCAGGACTCAGAAAAGCTCTTAATTCACTGTGATAATATGCGTGTTAAAACACGCGGTGGTGATTTACCATTAGGCTACACAAAACCTGCTGTTAAAGTTGGTGACCAGTTTGCAGCAGAATATGGCTTTGTCTTAATGGATGGCGTAACACCTTACGATAAAGACGCATATAAAGCACTCTATGAAAGACTCCAAGCATGGTATCCAAAATCACAGCTTGATGCAATTAAAGATACTGATCCAGCAAATTCATTTATTATCCCATTATGTACTACTGTTACAGAAAATGGGGGTGAACGAACTCTTATTCAAATTAAAGCTCAAGAATATGGCTTATATGAGAAAGAGCCTCGCGTTCCATATATACGAAAGGTAGGCACATTTGAAACAGAAGCTGAAAATAAAATAATTATAATCAATGGAAAAGATTATCTTCCTGGTAACTGTGTTCCTACTATTGGTAAATATTCCGTAAAAGAAAATGATAAATCTGAGATTGTAGAAGTAGATACTCGATTTGAAATTACACCAATTTGTGACCTTTGTATTATGGAGAATAATATCCAGGAACCTTCTATTGAAAACTTGGATATTAGACTCTTTGTTGACCCAGAATATGACCCTTCTCATGATGTAAAATATCATTGGGTAGAAATAAGAAATGGTTTCCAAAACTTCAATAATAACACTACATATGGTTTTGAATGGAAACTTGATAAAGAAGATGCTACAAATGATTGTCCATTTGGCAGATATTTCTTAAGTACTGATATAAAAGATGGTATGGGTATCTATTACCAAAAATCTGGTAATTTAGCACCTACACGTCTTAGTGGTATGCCATGGAAACTTGTAGTTAGGCGTCGTGAGACTGTTGCTCAGCAATATGACCTTGATGGTGTAATGCATGCTTACTTAAGAAATCGTGTAGAAGATGAAGAGGGTAAAGCATATACTACTAAAGCTGTAACTGGCGCGGCTGTTATTGATGCAATTGAAAACAGATACTATGTTAAAAACTTAGTTGCAAGACCACATCTTGTAGATGATGAAGGTAATGTAACTCAAAGTACCCATATACTCCTTGGTAGAGAAAATGAACCTGCGACAGAAGTTGCATTATCTTCTGTTGAAGAACTTAAAATTCATGGTGTAAATGGTATTAAATTTGAGAATACTACAAAAGAAGGCCCATATAAGGAAGACCATAAAATTGTAGTTAAAGATAACTGGATTTCTGTTGAGAAAGGCCATGATGAAAATAATAAATTGGTGGACTTACCTAAGTTTGCTGATATAAAAGGAAATGAGTTTACTACAAAAGACCAAGTTTTAGAGCATATTACTAAAGACGCCACTCTTGGAGTGGATGCTACTAGAGACGATAATACTAAGGTCGTTCATGGTTTAATCTTCGGACCTCGTGGAAATGTAAACGCATCTACATTTAATGGATTGCCTCTTGGTACTCATCACTCTGCACGTGTAATTGCAGGGGGTACTATTGCAGAGCCTACTAATAACGAAGACCACCCATCATATTTAAGCTATATTTATTATGGACTTGATCCAATCAGTAGAACTGGAGATGCTTATCTTACAAATAGTGAAGGTAAAGTAGTTCATAACCGTCCTAAAATTACGGATGCAGTAGGTAATGCTATTTCTGGTATATACTCTGTTACTGGATATGAGGATAAAGTAAATACAGACGATAATACCGATAGCTTAACATATGAAGAAAAAATAAATAATAACTATAGTATTTTCTATAATAAAGTTACTGGACAATATCGTGGAAGTAAAAATAGTGTTTCAAAAAGTAAAACTTTAGAAATTAAATATAATTTTAATACAATAACTTCTGAAGCTACAGGTGATGATAAGCTTACAACTCCATCATACTATGACTTTGAATTCTTAAAGAAACTTGAAGGTGAAGATGAGGCTCCAGCATCTATAAAAGTTGGTGCTATTGGTATTACATCTAATGCTAAATTTAAGAGAATCTTTGGTGAATCAAAAAATAAATATTCATCAACAACTTCTGTTGATACACTTATTGGTGATAACAGCAAAGATTATGATGTATTTGAAAAAGACAATGGGTCTAAAGAATACTTAGGCAGCGCTCTTCAAGCTGCTTATGAAATGCCAATTGCATACTGGCAGTATATTTCAGAACCAAAATGGTATAAAAAATATATTGGTATAGTTATAGAACGTATAAATGATATGAGAGATAATCTCTCTACATCAACTTCACGTACTATATTTAATAATAATGACCAAAAATATTGGGCTGAAAATGGTAGCACTGGTTCTACAAAGCCATTTAATAGTAATGATAACACATACCATTATAATGAAGATGAAATTAAGTCTATATCAACATACTTAAATGCTGTTACAGATAATGCTGAGGGTTCTCAGAATGTTATTTCATCTATTGGCTTATTACTCAAAGCTGCTAAAGAAACTCAGGAGCGTTTGCTTAAGGTTGAAGCATCTACATTTGGTGCGGATGCGCCTACTATTCCAGGTCAGACTAAAAAGTTCTTGTTCCCTGAAACACCTGATGTAACTCCTGAGGCTACTCACCTCGGTTTGAACCGTTTAATTCGTGCTATGGCTATAGAACTTTATGGCACTGCAAACCCTGATGATGAAAAACTTGGAGAAATTACTGAATCAAATAATACAAGTACAACTCTTTCAAGAATTGATACATTAGAAGCAGAAATTGAAGGTAAAACTTTTGATGAGGGTGTTGATACAGATGCAGCAGATAATGTTCTTACTACTAACTCAGCAACTTATCCATATGCAGTAAATGAAGAGACATCCCATGGCGGTATTACAACTACTAAAGAAATAAAAGATGTAGTTTATATTCCAGTAAATGTATCTGATCTTACTTATAAGAGCGTTCTACATAATACTACACTTACTATAACAGATGAAGATGTTCTCTATTATAAAAATAAAAATGATGTAAATAACCCTTATATTGTATACACAGGTGATAAAACAAATATAAGCATTCCAGATGATGGTGATGAGCTTTATATAAAAGAAACTTTTGTTAAAGTTCTTGATAATCAGAACCCACTTGATGGTCGCGCGCCTATTGATGGTGAATCTGAAGATTCTGAAAATCATGGAACGTGGACAAAAATAAACTTTAATAAGCAAACATCATTTGAACAAGTTGATGGCAAATTTATTGCGGATACAGAACATAATCTCGTTCCTGAAACAGAACGTGATAAGTTTAATGGTACTATTGACGCAATTTCTCGTATTTGTACAAAAGTAAATGCATTAACATATATCGTTAATGGTAAGGATAATATAAATTCTACACCAGAGCGCTTAAATACAATTCGTAACAATATTGAGACACTTATTAAAGAAGCTTATTTTGATGGCGCCCCAGAAACAATTGTTACAGAAGCAACTGAGAATGCTAAAGCTACAGCCATTACTGAAGATGAAATTATATCTCAGGCTTATATTGATGAGGATTTAGACCATACTGACAAAGGCCGCACACTATTCCATCAGCCTTCACAGCCATATGAATTAAAGAAGGCTCATGATAATAAGGGTAAAGACTATACAGGAATTTCAAGATTTGATCAGCTATCAAAAGACTTATATGACTATGTTATCAAAGGCTTTGATAATTCCAAAAATACTGTTTATACAAACGTAAATTCAGAAGAGAATGGCAAAGACTTAAATGATAAGAGACATACTGCTATTCAATATACTTCTGAAGCTGATAAAGCAAAGGGAACTTCTAAAACTCAGGTTTTAGCTGGACGTACTTTTAATGGTAAACAGTTACTTATTGATGGTATTAGTGATAGTAGCGGCGCAAATGTTACAAGCTTTAATCAAACTAAGTCAGATGCAAACTTACCAACTACATTCCATCTTAATGTGCCAGATTCTATTGAAGAATATAAGTACGCATCTATAATTGATATTTTAATTGATGCTATTGGTACAGGCTACTTTAGATATCAAATTGAGGAAGACTCAAGCACAACTTCTAAAGAGCTTCGTCCAACAGAAACTCTTACAAAACGTATTGAGCAGATTGAAAAGGCACTTGATAACGTAGCACATAAGCTTTCTCAGAAAAAGTTCTTTGAAGGTGATACAACAAAGAATTTTGATGATAACGACTTATTTGAGGGAAATACCGGAAACCCAACATATTCTATTGAAGCATTTATCAACAATCTTAATAAGTGGCTCGGTCTTTCTACAATCTCTAATACTGAATCCACTTGGGATCAGAGTATCTCAGCTGAAGTAGCTTGTGGATATGAAAAAAGAGAAACTGGTACAAAAAACAGGTACTATATTGTAAATGATGACCGTACTGAATATGTTGATAATAATAGTAATTTCCAAAAAGTACTTGAAAATGATATATTCTATGTAATAGATTCAACTACTAAAGTCTATAAAAAGGCTACAGCAGAAGACTTAACTTCTGGTAGAGACCTCTTTGTTAAGAGAACTGAGCCAGATGATACAGACTATCTCAATAATGCTGATGCAATAGTTAATTCTAACTATGTAATTAAACAGTTACTTAAGAGATTACGTAAAGAAGAATCTTATTATACAATTCTTACTGAAATCCTTGGTAAAGACTTTGATATAGAAAATGCTAAGGGTCAGATTGAAATTGTAATTGATCCTAAAACTGGCTTACAAAAAATTAAGGGTTCTTCAGAATATACTCTTACAGATGATATTAAGGATTTATTACTTACAATCTACGGTACAGATGATCTTACCTCTAGAAATGGCGTACAAACAACTTATGAACATCGTTCTAATATTGGTACTAACAGCTTTATTGATGCACATTGTTGGAAAAAACAGGGTTCTGATGAAAAAGCTTATACAAGCGTAGTAATTGGTATTGATTCTAAAGTTTGGAAAACTCCTGCTTTTGCTAAGCCTGCTAATTCTGACGCAGAAGTTATAAGTACAATAAGTACAATAAGTAATGATAAAAATACTATTACATTAAAGAATGGTAATAGTTATACAAGATATCCTGAGGGTGATGTTCATGAAACATCTAATAATAACAATACTAGATTTACTGGTAATGAACAAGCTCGTAATATTATTGATGACATCTTAAAAGAATCATATTTTATTCCAGACCCAGTTAAGTATGAATCTGATGAAATCTCAGATAATACAGATGGTAACATAAGTAAAACTTATAAGAATACAACTACTAGACCTGAAGATTCTAAAGATGTAAAATATACAAATAATACTTATTATGACTTTGATAGCGGTAAATATCACTATGACTATGAACATAATTCTGATGATATCCGTGGTGGTGGCGTTGGTAAAGCAATTGGTTATCAAAACCGTAATACACTTTTCCAGGATTACAAAGGTGTTGAATCCGACATTTTAAGTTCTTCTGGTGTAAAGAATGACGCAGAGTATAGACGCTCACGTTTCGAAGTTCTTGAAGATGAAATCAGACACTTAAGAAGCTTCTTAGGTCTCAATGAGATTATTGATGATAATACTATTGGTAATAAAAAAGCTGCAGAAACAGTCTATGGTGGCCACTTCTATGGAACCAGTGATACAAGCTTAGCAGGACATAAATTCTCAGGAGACGCTACACGTAATGGTAACTTCTTTGAAAAATCAAATGCTGCTGCTACAACTACAACTTCCGCAGATTCAAATCTCTTAACCATGGTATTTAACTTAAGTAATGCTTTAAGAGATATAAGCCGAGAGCTTGGTAAAGAAACAAATTATCATGGCCAAATGAAATCTAAAGTTAATGGTGTAACTCTTGATTATACTAAGTTTGACCAGCTTAATAAAGAACGTGAAATGACTATCTATGATAGATTAAACTCCTTAGAGGATATTACTGGTAGCTTACTTGGTTGGGTAAATAAAAAGAGCTCACAAGGTGGTGAAAGTGAATTTGAGGATGATAATCCTAACGATGGCACATTAAATATTCAGTGGATATAGGAGTAAACTAAAAATACCACTTGTTTTTAGCAGGTGGTATTTTTACTAATTTTATCATGAGTACAACAATATATACAATTTCTAATAAAACTGACGGTCTCGTAAATGGACATGAAATAATAAAGCCAGCAAAATATAATACTGATATAAACTATAACTGTACGTTTATTATACCTCTTAAGGATATAATTGATACAGAAAAATATCCTGATGCAAGAATTGAGGGAGAAATTGGCTCAAGTAATGCTTCCATTATTCTAACTGCTGCATATTCAGATGCTGATAAACAAATCCGTCTTCAAACTGGCCCTTATGTATCCGTAGCGGGTGCAGGAGAAGATTTTATACATGAAGCCTTTGAAGCAAATATAAAATATACACTTAAATATACTGAAGATGGTGAAGAAATAACAAGAGTAAATTATAGCAAAGTATCATTTTATCTTGAAGTAAATGACACTATTAGCTCCTGTGTAATGACTGCACAAAATGGTACTCTAGACCCTGCTGATTATATTGCCGCTCATCAAAATATTGATGGAGGCAAGGATGATCTTGATTCACTAGTAACTAAAAAAGGCCTTATAGCCAATATGAAAGAGATGGCACGTCAGATTTCTAATAAGATTGGCGCAACATCTGCTTTATCTATAAACTATAATCTTAATGGTGGCCATTGGGATAATGGTTTCGAGCCACGATCTACATTTGTAGTGTCAACAGGATATACGCCTAGGCCTCCTAAAAAAGTTGGATATAAATTTACTGGATGGAAAGTATTTGAAGCAAATAGCATAGATGGTATATCAGAATCATCCACACCGCTTTATCAGGGTGATGTTGCAATTAAAGTTGGTACAAATAAAGATATTACTGCTTGTGCTCAGTGGGCTCCAGTTAACTATAAAGTTCAATTTAATAATTTTACAGAAACTCCTTCTGCAAGTTGTACTCTATCAATAGCGTATGGTCAAAATAAAACAGCTGAAAATTCCGAGGGATATCAGATTCCTTCCGGTATAACTGCAGGATATAAATTTTCTAATAAATATAAAGCTATTGGTCTTAATAGTCAAGAAGTTATTTATAATATTGGGGATAGTTTAGATAAAATCTATAGTCTTATAAAGACTGACTCAGAAGTTGATGATACTACAATAATTCTAAATCCAATTGAAGAACCTAAAGTATTTAATATTACTTATGATTTATATGGTTCTTCTGATGTTAAACCTAACAATGGTAATGCTAAGTTAGACGATCTCGCAAGTAATACTTATACATATGGTACTACATTTAACCTTCCAATTCCAGTTGCTCCTGGCTTTAGTTTTACTGGATGGACTTTTAATGGTATAACTGGAAAAACCAATGAAAGAATAATTAATCCTACAGACTTAGCTACTGCAGCTAATACTAATATCACTTTTATAGCTACTTGGGAAAAGAAAAATTATCATTTTGAGTATGACTTAAATGGAGGTATTTTACCTGATAAGGATAATATCTATATAGTTCCAGGTCAAACATATACGCTAGCTGTACCAGAACGAGAGGGATATAACTTTAAGAATTGGACAACTAAAACTCCAAATAAAGTATCTATTAGCGGTAATAAAATTACTACTAATGCAGACTTAGATACTGATGTAATTTTAATTGCAAATTGGACCGCAAAACAAGTACCTGTTACAATAGAATACTGGTATGAAAATATAAACTCTACACGTTTAAATACTGATGCTACTCTAGATAATACTGTATATAATATCTCTAAAACTGAAAGATTGGATTTTGATGCAACTAAAACTAACGAACAATCTGCTATTTCTGACTCAGAATTGACTATTACATCTCCTACTAGTAGCCAACCTAAAATAGTAATCGCTGGTAGTACTGGTGCTAATGTAAGCTCTACTATGGAAATAGCAGTTCCTACCGGCTTTACCTATGTAACTAGCTTTATTTCAGATAGTAAAGTTAAAGCCAATGGAACAACAGTTATTAGATTATATTTTGCTAGAAAAGCTGCATATTATAAAGTAATAGATAAGTATAGTAAAGGTATATATGAGGGATCACAGCCCGTAGATTCTACTAATGAGAGAACTGCAGTACAATGTTTATATGGTCAAACAGTTACTGTAAGTCCTTCATTTGGAACAGATAATCCAAAAGAAGGCTATACTGTAGATAAGCCTTCAATTACAGGCGTGATAACTGGTACATCTTCAGAACCAACTACATTTACTTTCAATTATACAAGAAAATTATTTACCGTCAAGTTTGACACAAATGATTGTTGTACTCTTGATGGACATGTGGGTAATACATATTCTACTACTGCTTATTATAATGAGAAAATTACATTACCTACTGTACTTAACAATGTAGGTGTTCTTTCTTCAAAATGGTCTAAAAATGGTGTTGATGCTCTTGAGAATACTTCTGAGCAGACAGAAGCTACTAGAACTATTACTGAAGAAACAATTTTTGTTCGTATACCTACTGATATAAACTATACATTAAATATTACCTGTTCTAGTGGTAATTTTAAGTATAATAATGGAGAGGAAGTAAACACCTTAAATATATCAGATTTAACTCGTAATAACTTTCCATATTTTCTATATAAGATAGAATCTACTGGAAATGACTTTGTTGAATGGCAAATTAAAATGGCGGATGGTTTTGAATCAATTCCTAGCCATACAATTTCTAAGGATGTATTTGAAAGATGCGCTAAAGAAAATATTGGTAGCAATGGTACTAGTCAAAAAATTTATGCAAAAGCTATTTTTAGTATCGCTGAACCTAAAATCTTAGAAGTTGGTAGCAACTGTGTTACTGGTTCTAATAATAATACTAAGTCTCTTAGGATAAAGAAAGTAAGCGCTAAAGAAAATATAAATACACATATTCAGGTATCAGAAGATACTACACATATAAGTCTTATAAAACTTGGTTCTGAAAGTGGTATAGGTACTCCAATAGCTATTAACGCTAATTCTACTTCCATTAATATTGATAGCTCTTTAGTGGTAAATAGTACAAAAATACTCTTAACTCCAATTAAAGGTACTGGTGATAATCAGGTAACTGGTAAACCATGTATATTAACTATAGCAAATAATGGTAATACTATTACGGTTACTGCTGAATCTGCATATGGCGCATCTACAGGTGATACAGATACAAAACCTGAGTCTGAAAAGTATATTACAAACAAAGAACGCACAAAACTTGCGGGTATTGCAGATAATGCTTCAAAAGTATCAGTTACTTCTATACAAACAGCTATCAATGGTCATAATGAAGACGCTGATTATGTACCAGCTGAAAATAATGTAAATAAAACTATTAATTCTTACAAAATAGGTGATATTTCTATAATTCAGGCAGGTGATGACGCAAATAAAGCTCCTATAGCGCTTTATGGTAAGGATACAACCTACGGACAAGCTAGTAATGATAGTCTCGGTCTTGTAAAACCAGGTAGTGCAGCTATAATTACTCCTGATAGCGGAACTGATAAGAGAGACTATCCTGTTCAGCTCACATCTGATGGAGAGATGTATGTAAATGTACCTTGGACTGATAATCAAAATTTACCAAAAACAAAAATTGTAGCTACTGGAGAAGGTGACTCATATAACGCAACTGAAAACAGTAATAATGATTCTGGTACTGTTCTTCTCCGTCCTGTAGATGAAACTGTAAGTAGAAATACTGATGGATCATCTTCTACTTCTTATGAAGCACATAATGGTATTAAGCTTACTGGCGCAAGTGGTATAAGTGTAAAGTCTGATAATAATGGACTAGTTACAATTTCTGGCCATGACGACCCAAAAACTCTTGGTGATTCAGGCGATAATGCTCCAGCAGCTGAAAGTAAATGCTATATAAAGGCTCCAGCGAAAAATGCTAACTCTGAGGCTTACCTTAAAAAAGATGGTAGCTGGACAGTACCCCCTGATACTCAAATCAAGATTACTCCAAGCGCAAATGTACGTACTGCTACTACCCCATTTGATGACAGTACCGGTAACTATGGGTTATCTACTAAACAAATTTCATCTCCTTCAGATCCTATAACAGATATAAGACCTGGTAATAATATTAAGCTTGTCATTGATGGTAGCAAGTTAATAATCGAAGGTGAAGGTGATACAACTTACGGTGTTGAATCCAACGGAGGACTTGAACTTGTTGGTAATAATAAATTTAAGCTTAAGAATGCCTCAGATAGTGAATGTGGCGGTATCAGAGTTGGCATATCTGGTGAGTCTCAGAAGATAAAGGGAACTGGTATTAATATCCATCGTACAACCTTAGGAACTGGCCTTGGAAATGGTACTTATTACCCAGTAGAAATAACTGATGATGGTGCTGCAATTGTTTGTATTCCTAATACTAACAGTGTTCCACTTGATGGTACTCCAGGTCAGTTCTTAAAAAAGTCTGATAGCGGACAAGAGTTTGTGAATATCCGTGAGGTTCCAAATCCTGCTGGCCATACTAATAAGTTCTTAAAAGTATTAAATAGTGATAATGAATATGGTTGGGCTTCTATTAATGAAGTTCCATCTTGTGGCGCTAATCCTGAGGGATATGTACTCGCAGTTAAAACAGGTGGTACTTACGGTTGGGCTAACATTTCAGATTCAGTAGAAAATATAGCAAGTGGTGTTATAACTGAAAGGCTTAGTGGCTATATACCATATCCTACTGGTGGTAGTGATAGTCTTCCTATCAATACGGGAAAAGTACTCAAGGTTAACTCAGATGGAAGCGGTGTAGAATGGGGAGACGCGCCTTCTTCTGGCGCCGCAAAATGGGATAATACTGGTGCTAATAAAATTACTTGTACCTTATCATCAACTGGTACTTTTACACTAACATTCCCAAATTCAATTATACATGCAACAGTTATAGCAAGTAAAGCAAACAATACTGGAACTGTAGTAAAACGTCTTATAAGCCATAAAGTAGAGCTCTCCGGTACAGATGGTATATACGCTTCAAATGTAACAGAAACATATTTCACTATTGATATGCTTGATGATGAAAGTAATGTTCACCATATTATTGCAAAATGGTGGAAGAATATAGATGATGATACATTCTTTAGAATATATGAATAATTAAAACAACAAGGGCTGCTCAGAAACGGGCAGCCAATTTTTATAATAGTATTATTTATCTTAGTGCTTCATATAAGAAATATTAGCTAAATAATTGGTTTAGATCTTTATTAATGCTCAAATAGTTCTCTTTTACTTCATCTAAGGCAATTTTTACTTTTTCTAGGTCTACTTCATCATCAGACTTAAAATATAAACAATTTGGTAATCCTACCCTAATAGGTCCCCAACCTGGGACAACTATAGAATTTTTAACATATACGGGTAAGTTATAACCTAATTGTGCCATTTTAATACTTATGGCACCTAGCACAGAATAAATTTTACCTTCGCAATAGCTAAAATCATAACTTAAAACTTCTTTATTATTTATAATAATTTTAAATTCATTAGGAATCAATATATTTTTTCACCTTCTCACTTTTTAGATTTATATTTATAAAATATAACTTAAGTAAAATTAATATTAACATATATCATAAAGCTTAGTGAATAAAATTGCTAAAAAATAATAAAGATCCTGTTTTTTGGACAGGATCTTTTGATAGGTTAGCTAACTTAAGTAGAAGTTTTCTTTAATAAAAAATCTTTAGTTGTTTCTATTATCTTAGATATATAGATGAATCAACTATAATCATAATTTCATCATTACTTGAAAATAACGTATCATTAGTTATTTCACAAATAATACCTTTAGATTTCACTTTAATCGCTAAAATTGGAGAATAATACTTATAATCCGTATTGGCAATAGCACTCTTTATAGATGCAAAAGCTGTAACAATAGATCCGTCTGAATTAAAAGCTATACCCGCAAGTGTGTCATTAAGTTCTGCTCCAGTTGTAGTAATAGGATATTTTGCTAATATTTCGCTTCCTTTTACACTTTTAGAAATTTTGTATGATGTCTCAAAAGCATTTGCATAAAATGCTTTGGCGGGAGTATTTTCGTCTCCTTTATAAACCTTAAATGTAATGGTAATTTTTGCATTATCTTCTTTGAGCTGTTCATTTTCCTCAAGCAATTCATTAACTCTTGCTGTAAGTTCAGCAATTTTGGTTTCATATTCTGTTGTATCTACAGCATTTTCTTTATTTTCTTTAAGTTTAGCATTAAGATTAGCAATTTCCTCAGAAATTTTCTGAATCTTATCTTCTAAAGAAGTATCAGCTTCAGTTTCAATAATGCTATCCAATGAAGCACTCAAGTCGTCAAGCTGTTTCTGAAGTTTATCTTTAGCATCTTTTTCAGCTTTGAGAGCATCATCGAGTTCTTTGTTTTTATTAGAAAGCTCACTGATAATAGCATCAAGACTTTTAAGTTCTCCTATAATACCTTCAAGCTCTTTGCTATATTCCTGTCCATCAATTTTTCCATCATCAAAATCTTTTGACAATTCTTTAAGATTAGCAATAAGAGCATCATACTCCTCCTGTGCATTCTTAAGTTTTGCTATCTGTTTAGGAGTAGGATCCTTTAAGTCTTTAAATTTTTCATCCAAGATATTTTTTGCTGCTGTCAAATCAGCAAACTGTTTCTGAAGTTCTTTATTTTCCTTTTCAAGTCTTTCGTTTTCGGCCTGAAGTTCTGCTAATCCGCTGTTAGGGTCTGCGCAGCCTGTAACCAAAACCATCAATCCTGTAGCAATCAACGCTACTCCAATAATTTTTGTCAACTTTCTCATAGTCGTTTTCTCCTTTCAATAAGAGTGTTTTTAGTTTTAGTAGATTTTTCAATCTACATTTATTATATGTAGACTATTATTTTAAAGTACAAAAACTCCTAAAAGTACTCAACTTTTTAGGAGTAATTATGAGAAAATTAAACTATTTTTATATTTTTTATTTTATATATTTTTCAATAGTCTTATTTGATTCCTCTAAATCCTTTTTTGCAGTTTCAAGTAAAACCTCAAGCTCTGCAATGCGACGCTTTTTTGCAGAAGCAATTTCAACAGTTTCTCGAATACCATAAATTGTATTTATTATTTCTTCTTCACTATACTTACTTTTTTCACCAATTATCTTAACTTTTTCCTGCCATACCTTACGAGCAATGTCCCAGTCATGATTATACACTCTTACATTTTTCTTTGCGATATGTATCATTTCACAAAGCTCTTTCATACTTACATCATTTCCATTTAACCAAAAATGTTCCGCAGTTTTTCTATAAACAATTCTTAAATCAAGCTTATCTAATGAAGTTATACAGCAACGGTCTTCCTTAACTTTATATTCACCATATTTTTGAAAGCGTTTTAAGTAATATCTTAGTTTATAAAGCCATTCCTGTTCTTTATTAAACTTTTTCTCTTTATCTTTATAATCATTAAAGCATACTTCTAGCTCATCGAGAACATCTTTTGTAATTTCAACCATATAGCTCACCTTTTGTTACCGTTTTACGAAATGGTACTAAAATACATTTATACCAAAAGTCTTCTTTATCTGGGTTTCCATAATAGCCTTTTACACAATTTATTTCTGATTTTATTTCATCAACTGCTATATCTGGAATATACCCAAAACCTTTCTCTACTTCCCAATATCCCTCTTCTGGATAATAATAATTGTTTTCAGACTGCCAATATACATGAATCCAGCCGAACATACTAAAATTAAATGAAAATATAGCATATCGTACAGTCTTAACTTTTTCGGTACTATCGAATGACATAGGCTTTTTTGATTCTATTACCTTAAACATTTCATCAATCTTTTCCTCAGTCATCCCATCAAAATATATATTTTTCTGTTTCTTTTTCATTTTTAATAGTACCTTCTCAAATTAACTATAATATATTATTAAAAGTACAAAAGCCCAAAAGCATAAAATCTTTTAATTCCAAACATTATCAAATATACCTGGGCCTATATGCATAGTTTTATGACAGTAAGGACAAGCTACCTGTGGCGGATTTGTTGTAAGTATAACATTTGTGCTAAATTTTTTTCCACAAGTATTACAGGTAAACTTACCATCATTATCGGTATCATTCATAATATCTATTTTCATATTTAAGGAGTCTAACTGGTGTGAAAGCTCATTAATTTGACTTTGGAGATTCTCCTTCTGTCGTTTTGCCTCAGCTAATTCTGATTTAATTTTAGCTTCTTCTTTTTTCTTAGAATTATCTTTCGGCTTAATTACATTGACTTGCTTAACTTCTATTTCAATAATATCATAATTATTTATATTAAAATTATGACGTTTTTGGTCAGTCTGCCATTTTGATAAAAGACGTTGAGCGCCAGCTACTGAAATAAATCTGGCATCTTCAATGTCATCTACCCATTTATTATAATTTCCATTATAATACATATTAGGTTTTTTACTTATTGTTGCTTCTTTAGAGTAAATTACACATAATTTTTTCATTATTTATTCCTTAATTCTACTATGCTGGTATTCTCTAGAATAATTTATATCTTTAATAAATCTTTCTGGTTCTTTTAAGAAAGAACTTAAGTAATCAAGATTTTCAATACCAATCTCTAATTGATCATATTTCTCTTGCGTAAATATTCCGCTAAATCTTACACTAGTATCAAAATTATATCTATAATAAACTTTATCTATAAAACTTACATTTCGCATATTATCTGTTATAAGTCTTAAAAGATATCTATCCTCATACCCACTAAAAACAATATTTCTCTTTATATTTCTCATTATCATTTTAAGAAATTTTGTTTTAATAAATCTACACCAAAGAGCCATTCCAAAAAGCTCCAAATTATCACTATGTACTACACCTGGTTGAGGATTTATTTCACCCTTTGAGTTTTCATAAAAAAATTGTATTACGTCTGATTGATATATATTTCTAAAATCTTTTTCTTCAATATTATTTATGATAGAATCATCAGCATCTACATACCAAACATACTGTCCATGGGCTATATCTAATCCTAGGCGTCTGCCTTCAAATTGATAAGCATTTGTTCCATTAGAATTAATCTTATAATTACCCTCAGGTAAGTCTGATTTATCGTTTTCACGATTATCAACTAAAATTATCTCATGACTTACTTTTACTCTATTTTGTATATCCCATAAAATATTTGGTAAGTATTGTACGTCTTTATCACAAAATAATACTATTATTGAAAGTAGTTTCATTTATCACTAAATTCTCCTATATCTACTGGTTGTAAAAATGCCCAAACTTCTGGAATTATTTTCCAATAAGATTCCATATCACTTGTTTTATAACAATCTTTATGCAAATAAAATTTTCCAGTATCAGCTCTAAAAAAACATAAAAAATAATCATTTTTATTTATAGCTTTATCTAGAGCATATACAAGATATAAACCAGTTTCGGTTGGAGAATCTGTATTTAATGAACTTTTAATTTTTTCATTATCAAAAATTTCTAAGCCATACATTAGAGTAATTCATCCATTAGTTCTTCTTCTTTTTTTCCAAAAAAAGATTTAATAAACTCACCATATTCGGGTCTAACATCAAAATTATAAATAAGCCAAAGAGGCTTTCCCTCAACATATTCTGGAAATAGCGCTTGCTGGTCCAACTTTTCAACATCCAGGCACCATTCATAATGAAACTTTTTTGGTCGCATAGGACTTTTCCAAAAGTTTAATCTAACTTTATCTAAGGAAACCTCATAATGATTTTGAATAAAGTTAACTTCCTTATAAAGGTCTGGATTTTCCTTTACACGATTTGCAAAATTGCAAATAAGCCTTTCATAGTTATTTAATGGTAGCTCTTTATTATACACATCTATAATAGGTGCGCTAACATTAGCTATATAATGGGGCTTTTCTACATAAGTTGCTTTTGTATACAAATGTTTTAAAAATTGTTTTACTTTCATATTATAATATTATCAAAAATTTGATAAACTAATTATTTTATGTCAACGGTTATTGAAAATGAAGAATTTGGTTGGAAATTACTTTATACTAAAAAAATGGTTGAAGTATGGAGTACCTGTAATAATTCATTTTTAGCATGCTACAAATATGGCGGAATTTATAAGTTCTGTAAAAATTTTGAAGATGCTAAAAAAGCTGTTATAGACATTTCTAATCAGTTAAACTAATCCCTTTCATAAAAATACTAAAAACGCTTATACTAAAAATCCAATTTATTAACGTTACCATAATAGCCCTTGTAAGTATGAAATATATTATTTTGGTATTATTTATTTATTACTTACATATTATATATAGTTTTTAAAAATAAAAGGGCGAATTATGGAACCTAATATCAAATTATATACATTAAGCAATAAAAAGAATACTAAAAAGTTTCAAGAAACATATAATAAACTTCTTACTTCACATGTTCATTATATTGGTATTTGCAAAGAAGATCCTTCATATAATAATGGGTATACTCAAGGATTATCCCTTTCTACTCCAGATACATCTATTTTTATGTTAGAAGAAGATTGGTCAAAAGAGTTTTGTCCAAATGAAGAAGTATATAAAAAACTAAAAACTGCTGAAAAAAAGTTTTTTGAAAATAAAAATCTTGAGACAGCTTATAATTTATTAAGCGCATTTAGCTTACTTAATCCAGAATATGGTAATGTTTGCTTATCCATCAATGATGAGAAGACTGGTAATTTTTATATTTCACTTAATCGTCACCCAGAAGATATGAATGATATGGACGGGTATAATTTCTCTAAAGAAGACGCTTTTGTACACGTAACTATTAGGGATACAGACTATAGGGATATTGATGATAAATATTTTGATTCAGTTCCTAAAGCTTATACATTTATGCTTTCAGAAATGAAAACCTTTTCTGAACCGGAAATAGAATTTACTGTTAACCTAGAAAAAAATGACTTATCTGTTTTTGAATTACAGAAACTACAAAAAAATGCATTTAATGAGAACACTCAAGAATATGCTAATAAGAAATATTTAAAAAATTTTATTAAAAGAAATAAAATTATAGTAGAGTTTGGTAGTATGTATAAAGTTCCTCTTCTTAGAACTTTTACGGATAAACATACAAGTAAAGTGACTTATATTGGCGCAGCTCGTTCAAAAGACTTGTTTATTAAAGATGTAGAAAATTATATTAGTAAATATAATGCAAATAATACATCATTATGGCAACCAAATTATATGGCATCTAAATACTCTTATAGAAAAACAGATATTGAGGAGATGTAAATGTCTAGTACATACTATATTATTTCAAACCGTATAAATTGGGCAGACGAGCTGAATATTAGTGGCATATTTTTATATACAGGTGCAGAATTAAAACAAGCTAAAAATAATATTAACTCTATAAAGAAAAGCTATCCAAAGATTGAAAATAAAACTTACACTGTATATATTGGTACAAATGAGGACATAGACGTTAGTATCAGCGATGTTGAAGATTTTCTTTCTTCTGCCACAAAAATAACTGAAGGTGAATATAAAACCTTATGTAAATATATAGGCGATATTGGCATTAACCTTTATGATTCATTCATTAGTCGGATAGATGATGATATTGAGGAATTGGAAGAAGCTAAAGAAGCTGAAGAAAAAAGAAAACTTGAACTTAAAAAATATAAGGCTTCTCCACTTGGAAAAAATGAGTTCGTAGTAAGTAAGCTTATAGAAAAAATTTCAGAGGATATAAAATAATGGCTAAAACAGATTTTAATACACTTGGAAAATTATTTGGTGATGCTCAAAAGCTTCTTAATGACACAATAGAGTCCTTTGAAAAAGAATTTGAAGATGCAACAAGCAATGTTGAATTAACTATTGAAGAAGTTGATAATTTAAGAAAGAATATATTATCAAAAGGAATTAATAGTACATATCTGGTAACTTGTATAGAAAAAGAATTCTATAGTAATACTATTGAACCATTTACAATTTTTGTAACTGGAAAAAATTATAAATTATCTATGCTTCTTTTCAAGTATTATATGCCCTATTTTAATCATGCTGGAAGGGATTGGACGGATAGAACAAAATTTTCTTACCGTCTTCAGTCTCCTAAAGTTTTAGGTAGGGTTAAAGCAAAAAATATCAATGATGCGACAATAGAATTGGGCATTAATGATTCATTAAAAGAACATCTTATGATTAGTAATAAAGAGCATAAAATTACTGATGTGGAGATGCTTGAATGGATTAATAAACATGGTATTAGTGATTTACTGAAATCATTAAAAATTAAAGATTATACCGCATATGACTTTGAAGCAGATTTTATTAATGATAATAAACTATCTATTAAAGATAAGCCTCTCAGAGTTAGAGTAGAAGAAGCCTTCAAAAAGGCTAACATTACTGGACATATTATTTATAAAACTGAAGCGGATTTACTAATAAAAGACTTTAATAAATATATGCCTTTAATAATTAAAAGCTGTAAAAAATTTGATAGCTATAATGGTGATATTGCCAAACTTCAAGATTTTTATTGTAAAAGCGACCCTTATGATTCTGCTATTTATAGAGCACCAATTGATGAAAAATCAACTCTAAAAAATATAAATGATGACTTTAGACTGGTAAAACGTCCAGATGTAAATCAAGGATATATTAGTACAATAAGAAATTATATTTATAAGGCTAATAAACAGCGAATAGAGTCCACTTTGGAATACGACTATGATAAGTATGTATTGTTTATGGATGATACTTTTATGCCTATTGAGTCTTTTGATGATGAATACTATTATCATAAATCAGCAGTTTTATTAAGAGACACTATAAACTTTAAGTATAACCCAAAAGTTGAACTGGATGATGATATTAAATGGAGCTTTAGCTGTAACAATAGTTGGTATAATAATTTTAAACTTAGACAACTTGAAAATTGCTCGAAGTTAGTATATGCTATTGAAAAAGATTCTAATCATGCAAATACTAGCAATGAGTATCCTGATTGGATTAAAACTTGGATAAAATATGCAAATATGCATGTTGTTTCTAACAGTAGCTCCACAACAAAATATTTTAAGAATAAATGGGATAAGGAATTAACATCTGTTGATTGTAAGGTTGGTAGACTTATTATAGAAAAAAATGAAAAAGGAAAAAAATATAATTATGATAAGGACTTTACTAGCTATCCTAACTTAGATGAAAAGTATGGACTATCTAAAATTGTATTGACTTATCAAAAAGAATAAAGATTACTTGAGTGATAATAAAAAAAATGGGGCTGTCTAATAAGTTTAGTGACTGCGGTCATTGAGCCTGTCGCCCGCTTGCGCACGGAGCGAAGCGAAGTAATGACCATTTGTACTATATCTGGTGGTTGCTTCGCGCCTTCGGACGAGAACCTCAACCACCACAAGCTTTTCTTTTTGGACAGCCCCTGCTATGTCCGCCCTTCGCTAAACGCTCACTCTTTCAGTGAGTCTTTCTTTTAAAAGCAATGCAACTTTTAGTTTTCTCACCTTCCCTTTTTTATTATCATTTTTACATCTTTCTCACTGAAAGGGCAGGGGTTCCCAGCGCTAAGGCGTCTTAACTGTCTTGTAAGTTAAGCGTTATTTTTGTAAAATAAATTATTATAAGGAATAAATATGAAAGTAAATGCATTAAAGGGTATGAGGGATATTCTTCCTCGTGAACAGAAAATAAGAGACTATATACAGCAGAAAATTCTTGAAACCTATCGTTCTTCCGGTTTTGAGCGCATTTCAACACCTATTCTTGAAGATTCAGAAAATATAGATAAATCTGATGGGGGAGATAACCTGAACCTTGTTTTTAAGGTTTTGAAAAGAGGAGAAAAACTGGACTCAGCTCTTGCATCATCTCCTGATGCTAAAAGTCTTTCTGATATGGGCTTGCGTTACGATTTAACTCTTCCTCTTTCCAGATTTTATGCTGCCAACAGAAATGAGCTTATGACACCTTTTAAGGTAATTCAGACTGACCGTGTTTACCGGGCAGAAAGACCTCAGAAGGGAAGACTTCGTGAATTTGTTCAGTGTGATATCGATATTCTTGGAGATTCAAGCCCTAATGCAGAGGTTGAACTTATCGATGTTACTGCCCGCGCAATGCTCAATATTGGCTTTGCAGATTTTACTATTAATGTAAACGACCGCAGAATATTAAGAAACATGCTTGAAAATATGGGTTTTGCAAAAGAATCCCTTGATTCTGTTTCTATCACTTTTGATAAACTTGATAAAATCGGTCCTGAAGGGGTAAAGACTGAATTGGAAGAAAAAAATCTTCCTTCGACTGCGGTAAATAATCTTATTGATTTTATTTCAAGTCAGAATATCAGTCTGGATGCCGTTAGTCAGAAGTGTTCTGATCCGTCAATTGCTGATGATTTGAAATATGTAATTAAGACAGTTGAAAGGGTTTCCGGTGGAAAATACAAGATTTCCTATTCACCAAATCTTGTTCGCGGTCAGGGATATTATACAGGTATGGTTTTTGAAATTGCCTGTCCTGATTTTTCCGGTGCAGTTGGTGGCGGAGGCCGCTATGACCACATGATTGGAAAATTTTTGGGAGAAGAAATTCCGGCTGTAGGTTTTTCAATCGGTTTTGAAAGAATCTGTGCAATTCTTCTTGAAAAGGATTTTAAGATTCCAAGTGAAAAGGAAAAATGTGCTTTTCTTTATTCTGAAAACGAAGATTTTAATGAAATTTTACAGATGGCAGAAGAACTTAGAAAAAACTACTCTGTTACAGTTATCAAAAAAGCAAAAAAAATGGGCCCTCAGTTTGCTCTTCTTGAAAAGCACGGCTTTACAAAATTTGCTCAGATAAAAGAAGGCCAGCTTACAGTAAAATAGGGAAGAAAAGCTAAAAAAACTTTTTTTCTTAAGTGCTTTGTTATATAAGGCTACTTCTCCAAATCCAATATGCTCCCATTTCAAAAAGTGTTCCTACATAATCAGGCTTTTCTAAGCTATATAATCCATCATCTTCTTTTGATTTAAAAATCAATTTACACTTCCTTAAATAACCTAAGTATTGGTTTATCTGCTGCTAAATAAAATAAGCCAGGTAAAACTGGCTTTTATCTTTAATAACTAAAGTTCTGAATAGAGTTTATCAGTTGCTAATTTTGGATCCATATCTCTAAAAAACTCATTAAGAATCTGTTTAGATTCAGAATCTATTTGCTTTTTTATTTCTGCGAGTTCATCAATAGCAGTTTTAATATCTTTAAGATATACATCATTTAATGCAATACACAAATCAATTAAGTCACCATTAAATTTTGATCCATCCTTAAAATAAATATCCTGAGTACGAACATTAACAGGAACAAATAGCTTCTCAAACCTATAATAATCTATAGGAAGACATTTTACGAGATTAGATTCCAAAAACTGAATTTGTTTTGATAACTTACTATATGCCGTATAAAGTATTGGATAGTCCGCTTCCGGTCCATTAACCATAACAAGTACTTTTTCTGCTTTTAGCTCTTCAATATTTTTATAAGGTAATACAAAAATACGGTCATTTTCAACTTTGCATGCGCCATTTTCATCACGAGTTAAAATACTAAGTATATCTATATTTAAGTCTCTATGTGGATTGTGAAAAAAATTATATTTCTTATAATAGTCAGCTACGGAATTAAATTCTTTATCTTTGTCATAAATAAGATAATCATCCGTATGGGCAGAACTTTCTATACAAACTATACTTTTAGTTGGCCACTTCTGTTCAATAAACATCTTTTTTATATTATTTTCAAGCTTTTCGCGTTGTTTGGCTATTTTAGCCCATTCTCTTTTACTTCTATTAAACATTTTAGTCTCCTAATATTTTCTCAGCTACATATAATCCAGATGCTGATGACTGGCTTAATGAATGTGTCCACCCTGAGCCATCACCAATAATATATAAGCCTTTATATCCGTCTGCTTCCAGACTCGTATTTACTTTAACAGTCATATTATAGCGTTTTACTTCTACGCCATAAAGCAGATTGTCATCATTTGTCATACCTGGAACTAAATGGTCAAGTTTCTCAATCATCTCAAGAATATCATCAAGTGTTCTCTTAGGTAAAACGTCACCTAAGTTTCCAGGCTCTGCATTCAATGTAGGAGTTACAGTATTGTGCATCATACGCTCTTTTGTAGAGCGCTTACCTCTAATCAAGTCTCCATAACGCTGAACGATAACTCCACCGCCGAGCATATTTGAAAGTGCCACAATAGCATTTCCATATTTTGTGCTATCCTTAAATGGCTCTGTAAAGGTTCTGCTTACTAACAATGCAAAATTTGTATTATTAGTCTTTTTATTTTTATCTTCAAAAGCATGACCATTAACAGTAATAAGTCCATTTGTATTTTCGGTAACTACCTCACCAGATGGGTTCATACAGAAAGTTCTTACTTCATCTTCATAGAGTTTTGTTTTATAAACAATTTTAGACTCATATAAATCTTTAGTAATATGACTCCAGATTTCATCTGGACACTCAAATCTAATACCTATATCAACTTTATTAGACTGTGTTGGAATATTCAAATCTTGACAAAGTTGTTCTACCCATTCACTTCCAGAACGGCCTGCTGCAACTACAACTGTATTTGCAGTAAATAACAATCTATTTGAAAGTTTATTTGCACCATTATCAGTTAAACAACTTACTAACCAATGGTATTTTGTGTCACCGATAGAATCAACATTTACTATTTCTTCAGACTTTTTAATAGCATCTACAGTAGTCTCAAACTTAAACTGAACTCCATTTTCTACAAGAAAATTATAGAGCTTACCATAAATAACTTGACCAATATCCGTACCTAAATGTCTAATTTCTGCGTCAAGTAAGTGCAAATTATGCTGTGTACAAATTTTTTTATATGAAGAGCTTTTAGAAGAATATAATTTTGGAAAAGCTTGTTCTGGCTTATTATATTCTATCCAACTAATATTATGCTCATTTTTACAACCAATATTTTCATAATAGAATTGTCTATTTATACCATCTACTTTTTTCTGGAGTTCTAAAGATTTTTCTTTTCCTATTTTTTCCCAAAGACTTCCACCAAAATCATTTGTAATAGGAAATTTTCCATCTGAAAAAGCTCCAGCTCCGGCACAACCAGACATAATTGAGCAAACTTTACAATTTACACACTTTACGCCTTTTTCAATAGCTGGACATTTTCTATTTTCTAAAGATTTTCCTTTTTCAATAATTAAAACTTTACTTTTAGGATTTTTACTAATCAATCCATATGCGGTATAAAGGCCAGCAGGACCAGCACCTACAATTACAACATCATACCTGATATCTTTATTCATTCTATTCCTCTATTATTCCTAAATAATTTTTTAGCCAAAGTTTATATTAGCCTCTTTCACTAGGAGGCAAAATATCTTTAGTATCTATAATTATAGACATTCCATACTGTTTCTCATCCAACTTATATAAAGGCTTATCATTATCTTCATTCGCTCTTGAAATTGTAAATGACTCAAGCGTACCATTACTAGACGCCTCAATTTGTCGATATGTTTCAGGACTTAAATGGTATACACAATCATTTACTCTTAAAACTAAGTCATTATCATAATATAATTCAAAAGAAGGATTATGAAAAAAATGCTCAACTACTGTTTTATCTTTATTAAAAACTACAATATTCATTCAGCCAACTCCGGAAAGAATTTATTTATATACCTTGAGATATTTTTCACACCAAGTCTGTTTTTAATCTCATTTATATCTGTAATTTTCTGAGATTTAATAATATTTACTTTCTGCTCAAGCTTCTTCATTCTTCTCTCAAAATCAGCCCAAGTAATATATTCCTTTGGATTTTCAGTATCAAGGATATAAATCATATCTTTAGACTCAGTATCTGTAATACAAACTTTATTATTTTTCATAAAAAGCCTAATTGGCTCATCAATACAATAACTTGTATGTCCAACTACTTGATTAGGAAAATAAGCTTCTTTCAAAAGAGAATAAGGCCTAACCCATAAAGGGCCCTGACAAACTTCATCGCCAGTAGGCGAGAAAAATCCTCTCCAATCAAAAAGTTCATCAAACATACTATTACAAGTATCATCACCATAAATATGAGTATGTTCCTTAAATACTTTATTTATAAAATCTATAGAGAACTCAGATTCATCCCATACTTTTCCAGGCTCTCCAGTTTCATCATTTGGCCATTCATCATATTCATTATGCATTTCATGAATAAAATCATGTACCCAATTTTTTGTAAAACCCGCATGAGAAAATACCCAACCATCAAATTCTTTAGCGATTAAAATATAGTCTTTATATAGATTAAGTAATGAACGAATTTCTGATGCATGCTGATACTGGTTACCTGAACAAGATGCTTCTCTATTACAAGTTAAATATTGCCAATCATGATTTCCCATTAAACAAAATCTATGTTCTGGGTCTTCTTTCGTCCATTCCATAAAATTCTTAAAGTTTTCACCTTGATCAGGCCACTTATTATCAGATACAATTCTTTTAATTTTATAATCCCACCGTCCACCATCAAACCAATCACCATGAGAAATAAAATAATAATCTGGATGTTCTTTTGCAATATTTTTTACATCTTCCCAAGCATGTGAGCCATGCATATCTGGGATATCAACAATAATCATATAATTACCTTTCTATAGAGTATTTTATAAATTTAAAATTACACTTATATATAATATATTATCAAACTTTAAAAAGCCTATATAATAGGCCGCTACGCAAGGCTCAAATATACCTTCTCAAGGATCATTAATTAATATAACTTCAATTTACAAAAATTCACATTAATTTAAAAATATTTTTTGTTATTATTAAAATATGCATGATAAATATAATATAGATACAGATGAATATCTTGGAGATATTGAAATAGGTATAAAAGCATATGAATTTAAGCCTGAACCAGCTAAAATAGATGTTAGTTGGAGTAAATTGCGAAGTCTTACAAAAGATAAATCAATTAGAGAGGTAGAAAAGCCAATGGCTTCTAAAGAAATTACACTTAAACCAGTAACTGTTAAATTTTTTGGATATGATGAAAATAATGTTAAATATGACTTAACAAAAACATTTTATTTGGAAAAGAACACCCGTAATGCCTACTTTGATAGTCAAATTTTCTCAGCAATTCAAAACTCGTTAAAAGGAACAAACATCATAAAATGGGGCGTAAAACGCGGATTTATGGGTGATCCTTGTTGGAATGAAATTTGTGATGCTACTGTCTGGGATACGGTAGATTATTAGTTTTCAAAGGCTAGTCGTAAATAGAATACATCATCTGTACAGTCATTTTCTATATCAACTAGCCATGCCTTACCAGTATATTCTTTTAGAAGCTTTTCTAAATTATTAAAATAGTCAATCCACTTACCAGAGCCATTAAGACCACCCTGGAGTTCTGCAATATAATAGTCTTTTCCTTCAACTTTAGCAACATCTAGTAAAGTAATTTTACTTTTTAAGTTATAATTATGCTTAACAACTTTATTAAAGTCCTTAAATACTTTACTAGTATGACTTACCTTTTTCCATTTTTCACCAAAGCTATTTTTTATATAGCTTTGGCCACGAGAATTATTAGCTTTTTTATAAATTGATTCAAAAAGGTTATCTAGGGAATCCATCACAGAAGCCATCTTCTCCTATTTCATAAGCATCTAACATTGCCTGATAAGCTAATTCATCCTCATAAGTTTGCTGAGCAAACCAATCTTCCTCAGCTTGTTGTTCTTCAGTTTTATCAGGTATACTTGACATTAAAGTATCAAATTCTTTATTAAGGCTTTCTTTATTTTTGTGTCCTGGAAGCTCTGCAAAATGGCATTCATTAAGGCGTTTTGATTCTGCCAATTTATAGATTTCCTTAAACTGCTTATCTAATGACTCTTGTACCGGTTCTTCAACTTTTACACGACCGCCAACACTATAACTGCGAATTGTACCATCTACATCTCGCTTAATACTCTTAATTTTTGCTGTAACTTTTTTACCTACAATCTTTTGTGGGTCATTAAGAACATCATCATTAGAACAAGACCAAATAATATTATTTCCAGCTGTATCAGTAATTGTAAGAACACGATACTCAGCATATTTATTATATGCTACATAATATTCTTGTATTGGACCAGCATCGACTTTTGCTGGTATAAATGTAGCTTTATCGCCTTCTTGTCCTAGAGCAGGAACATTAACTGTATCATCATCAAAATAATTGTCAGCTTGAGTATAAAATTTAACTCTATTTAGAGTTGTTGATTTCTTTCCTCTAAACTCATTAAATCTATATATCTCACCAGCTATTTTATTTACAGAATCTAAATCAGCAGGTAGCTCAGATTCATCTACAAATGCTGTAAACTCATAACCTGACTTTGTATAAATAGAAATAATATAACTTCCACGGCTTGTTTGTTTACCTTTAACAATCTTAATAATATCTGAAATTGTAACTACATCTTTAATTTTTCCAGGGTAATATTCATTATTTGGAACAAATGTAGCTAAGTCAGCTTTTGCTTTTTCTTCTTCAACATATTTATTATACATTGATGGGAAACAACAAACTAAACCAATTTGTTTTTCTATTACAATATTGCCACTTAATGCAATTTGAATATTTCTCTTGAAATCATCATTAGTTGTATCAAGATTTCTCATGAACTCTTTTGTCTTTTTAACGGTTTCAGTAAGTTCATCAATATTTTCATTGATATAATTATTTACTTTTATTGCATTTGAAACAACTGGATCACTAGAAGTTTCAGGTAAATCACCCCTATGCTGATAAAGTACCTTTGCAATTTTTCTAGTACAAGTATTTGGTTCTGTATAAATTTGCTGACCCCAGCGAGTAGTATACTCATATACTGGTTTAACATAGCCGAATAATCTAACTGCAGCAGTCGCAATAAAGAGTAAAGCATCTACATCATAGAATTTTTGTGCTCTTCCACCCATCATTGGGTCCCAGTGTCTTGCAACTGAGTAAACATGCGAAAGTGCTAAAAGACCTGTTGGGTCAATACCGGTATATTCTTTAAGACAAGACTTTCCTACCATTCGGTATTCTTTAGTTTCTGTATTATAAACAATTGATCCAAAATGTCTGTCTCGATTTGTATTACAGTGGTCACACTCTATTCTATTCCTATGAAGGAATTCACTAGGAACATTATATTCATCAGTTATTGGAGTAATTACTACACCTTCCTGTGTAGGAACTTTCTGAACTAACGCAATAACTATCCAATTATTATTTTTAATTTTTGAAGCAATTTTTACTTTATATACTGGAATTAGCTCAGGGTCTCCCCACCATGGAGTGAAATGGCCACGTGTATCATATGGGTTTGCCATATAAACTTGTTTTTGAGTTACTACTTCTTCTCCAATAATCTCAAAATTAAACTCTGCTCCCATCTTCTTTTTACATCTTAGGAGCGTTTCATACATATATGGCCACTGAGTTTTAGCAATTTTATAAATACCCTCATTTACATCATTACCTAAATCTACAGTATTTTCAGTATTTTCTAAGTCAGCTTCTGCTTCTGCTTCTACTTCGCTATCCGTAGGAGTAGATACAGCTTCTTCTGGCTCATCAGCTGTATCATCTTCAATAGTTTTCTCAGCTGTTGGCTCTGTAGTATAATCTTCTTTCTTAGGCTCTTCAGCTACTGGTGTTTTAGCTACTGGAGATTCTACAGGCTTACCTTCAAATGGAATATCATCAGTGTTATTTAATTCAGGTTTAGAAATAGGTTCTTCTTTTTTAAGTTCTGAAATCTCAGCTTTTACCGGTTCGGGCGCTTTTGCTGACTTTTCTATATTAAGGCCTTTTTTGAAAATATGAATACCTTCAATAAAGTCATCTTCTGAAAGACCAATTGTATTATATCCTAGAGAATTAAAGTCATCCCAAGAAATTTTATCATCTTCTGTCTCAGAAACATAATTTTTTATAGCTATACGCCCTTTTAATGTTAAAGCTTCGTTTAATTTCATATTCATAATATGTAATTAGTATTCTACATTTCTAAAACAAAAACTAATTTCTAAAGATAATGCTAATATATTCTATAGCAGATATTTTTGGAGGATATAAATGGGAAGAGTTATTACATTTGGTAGTAACGCTCGGCATTCCATCCTTGAAGGAATGCAAGAACTAGAAGATGCAGTAATATCAACATTAGGCCCTCGTGGTAGAACAGTTATTTTAGACTCTGGTAATGAACATCCAGTAGCTACCAAAGATGGTGTTTCAGTTGCAAGATTTATTACTTTTTCAAATCATTATAAACGTATAGGCGCTTCAATTGTTAAAGAAGCCGCTACTAAAACAGATGCCGTTGCAGGTGATGGTACAACATCCACAACTTTACTTACTGTTGAGCTTTGTAAAGCAGGAAATAAGCTTATAGATATGAATCTTGATGCTGTAGAAATCAAAAAGGGCTTTGATAAGGCTTGTGCTGATGTTTTAGACGCATTAAATACACAAAGAAAGGTTATTTCTGGGCCAGATGACATAAGGCATGTAGCTACAATTTCCGCTAATAATGACCCAGAAATTGGTGGTATTATTGAAGAGGCATTTTCATCTATTGGTGAGGGTGGTATTGTAAGTGCTATTGGTGCAAATAATCGTACTGGTAAAACAACAGTTACAGTTTCCAATGGTATGGAAATTGAAAAAGGCCTTATTTCAAGCGTATTTATAAATACAAAAAATAATACTTGCGAACTTGAAAATCCAGTATACTTAATTCATGGGTCACCTCTTAAGCAGCTTGATGATATTCGTGGTGTTTTACAGATTGTAAATAGGCAGAACAAAAGCTTAGTTATTTGTGCGCCTGTTTTTGATGAAATATTTTTATCAGAATTTATTGATAGTGTAGAAAAGGGAACTATTTCTGGCGCACTTATCTATCCAAGAGGTAACGATAGGGTTTCAATAGACCAATTCATAGAAGACCTTGCTGTCCAGGTTGGTGCAACAGTTCTTAATGGAAAATCTAAAATAACAATTGACTCTTTTGACCCACAAACTATGCTTGGTACATCAGAATCTATTGTAATTGCTAAAAAGAAGACTACAATTATCGGTGGTGGTGGTACAGAAGATGCAATAGAAAAACGTGTTGAAGAACTTCGTGCAGAAATTGCTAAGAGTGAATCAGGTAATGATGATGAAACTAAGTCACTCGTAGATATTGGTCTTTTAAGAGAACGTATAGCTAATCTTTCTGGTGGTGTAGCAACAATTCATATTGGCGCTCTTACTCCTCTTGAATTAAAAGAAAAGAAAGATAGATATGAAGATGCTATTAGAGCTGTAAATGCAGCTATTACAGAAGGTATTATTGCTGGTGGTGGTGCGGGTTTGCTTCATGCAGTTAAAGCTGTTTCCGAAAATCATAAGACACTTGAAAACCCTACACAGGAACATGGATATCAGACTTTCTTAAGCATCTGTGAAATGCCAGCTAAAAAGATTATTGATTCAACTGGTAAGAAAGGCGATTATATTATAGAAAAAATTAAGGAAACTGGAAACATAAATTACGGTTTTAATGCCAAAAAAGAAGTTCTTACAGAAACAATGTATGAGGATGGTATTATTGACCCAATTTTAGTTACAAAAACAGCTCTTGCTTATGCTACTTCTATTGCTGGTACATTTATTACAACTGACTGCGTAATTACAGATGAAGCTCAGAATGTTTCAGTTTCTGCAATTGATCCTCTTCTTGATGAAGAGAAAGGAATGCTTTAATGGTAACAAATAGAAAAACTTTTAATGATCCAGATTATTATCAGCCAGTAGTAATCTGGGCAAAGCCTACAAAAGTAGGTTTTCATACAGAAACTGTTCCATATCAATTTATATCACCAAATGTATTTATTGATGAGGGAGACGCTGCAAAGTTCTTAATTCAATTTGTTAAAGGACTTCTAGCTACTGGTGATTTACCTCCTGAAGTTCTTGATAAAAATGGCCAGTTAAATGAAAGAGTAATAAAAACGGCTATATATCCAGTAATTATAACGGAAATGGAATTAGATGCGGATTAAAATAGGTATGAAAAAACCTAAAAAAGAATCAGTTTGGAAAAATTTAACAAAACAACAAAAGCGAAATCGTCTTATGGTGTATTCTTTTTTAGGTATATGGTACATTTGTGGTATTTTATCTTTTTTTATGAAACTTATACCTCTTGGTATAATCTTATGCTTTGTACCAAGTGTAGCTTTATATATTCTAGCAAAATTGCCAGGATATATTATAAGAGACTACTGTAGAAGAGCAGAAAAAGAGTATCAATTACATAAAAATGATAAAGACCCAGAAAGAATTTATTTGACTGGAGAACAAATGTATAGATATATACATGGAGAAGTTATAGACTTAAAAGATGGTAAAACAAGGCCATTCTCTTATAAGTCTATTATGCAAAGTAAACAACGCAGGGAGCAAGATAAAAATAATGGAAGAAACTAAAGAAAAGACGACAGATTCTGAAGTAATGATGGAAGCACCAAAAATGCTTAATGGACGTGAAGTTGAAGATATTAAAATTCGCTGTTCACGCCATGGTGATATTTCTCAAGGTTCTGTATACTTGAGATACTCAACAATTCAAGAAAGCACAAAAACAGTTATTAATAATAATAATATTATGTGTATGTGTTGCTTAAATGAGCTTTATACTAAGCTTCAACAAACACCAAAAACAAATACTGTAATTTCTTATAAAAAAGATGATAATGGTAAATTGATTTTGGATGAAAATGGAAACCCAATCCAAATCGCTGAAAAGCAGGTTCTTTATCTTAAAGATAAAGAAGGCAATTTCATCTTAGATGACAAAGGTAATCCGGTACCAGAATATGAAGTAGGTACAACAACGGTTGAAGTTGTTTATAAAGATGAGCCTAAAAATGGTGAAGAAGTAACAAAAGACGCTGAAAATAAATAATATTTTTAGAAACCCCTGTTAATATATTAAACAGGGGTATTTTTATGTCTACATCTATTTGGCTAGTTATTCTAGCAATTATAGCGGGTATAAATATAATTTTAGGTATATTGAAAATAAAGGATAATTATATACAAGAAGGTGTTTATTCTTTTTTTATTTCTGCCTTTGCTATAGTACTTTTAATTTTAATTAATTTTACAGGGCCCAATAAAAATGAGCCCCCTAAACAGGAGACTCACATTGAGCAGATTGGCTAAAAATAAAGAGCATCTTTCGATGCTCTTTTTTATTTTAGTCTTCAGAAAAATCCGCTTCCAAGTCACCAGCCATATAAGGAAGAAGGTCATACTTAATAAAGTAAACTTTCTGGTCATTCTCAAACTGCTGATAAACTTCTGGTTTTAAGTAATCAGTAATACCTTTCTTTTCACACCATGTATCAAATCTTGCGAGTAACAAACCTGCAAGTGATGCAATAATACGAAGTTCAAGTCTAATACCAATACGCATATTTATCTTACTATTCTTATAGTTTAAGTCATTCATACAAGCCTTAAAGATTGCGAAAGACTCACGTTTTGCCCAATCAACTAGTTCTGGCTCTGTAAGAGTTGTTTTACTTACATTAATCCAGTTAAGAACCTCTTCTGCGCGGAACAAGAATTGCTGTCTATTAAGGTAGATTGGAATACAGTCACATCGAGACTGAATAGCATCATTCAAGTCTTCACGATTCAAGTTTGAAATCATTATCATTCTTGAAGTAAAGTAGAAAGAAGATGGAATTTCATCTGCGATTTCATCAGCTACTGAGCCGTCAGCATTCATAACAGCCGCTGCCATATTATCTGAAGTTATACTGTTCAAGTCAATACCTTGAATAAATGTATCCTGTTCTTTCAATGTCATTACTTTGCCATCTGGACGACAAAGAGGTTTACCACTCATAGCTTCCCTGAATTGTTCATAAGCCTTTCTCTCAGCTTCTGTAACTTTGTGCATTGGGAAACATTCTTTTAATTGAGCAGCTTCCTCTTTAGTAACATTACATTCATAAAGAAGTCCGCCAATACGATACTTAAGAATTCCTTCATCAACTTTAGATGTATCTACAGTGAATAATGTTCCTACTTCTGGAATTTCAGTATTAAGACATTCATCTAAGCCCATTTCTTTACGATAAAGCTTAGTTGCACCCTGACGAATAGTAGATGGAGTAGTAAGTGCATATCCATCTGGGTCCATTAAACACTTAAGGATGTTTTGAACATCATCATTGGTACTTGTAACAAATCCGTCAGCATCATCAAGAATAATTACTTTATTTGCACGATTCTTAAAGAAGAAAACAATAAGTGGGGTAGGAGAAGCACCAATAGCGCCATGTGCTGTTTCAATTGTAGGTTTTGGACCCCTAGCAGTATTCCATTTTTCTACGCCTTTCTTAACAGCTTTAGCTACTGTATATGATTTACCAATACCTGGCTGACCATAGATAAATGCAAATTGCTTCAATGAACGTCCTGATGCTACACGTTCAGAAGTCTGATAAATTTTATCAAACTTAGCATGAACAATTTCTTCAATTGAAGAACCTTTGGCATCAAAATCTGCAATAGCATTACGAAGATCTCTTAAAAATTTTGTTTCTGCTGAATCATCATCAGAACCTTCCTCATTAAAATCTTCTCTTGGGTCATCATCAGGTGATGCATATTTCTGTCCATTACTTGCAGTAATAGGAGTAGAATAATTTCCTTTACCCTCTGCCTTAGCAATACGTGCTTTAAGTTCATCTACAGTAAGTTTTTTAGCAGTAAATGAGTTATTATTCCAATCTGTTCTATTAAGATTAGCTAAATTGTAACCACTATCATTAAACTTTTCAAAAGTTCTATCTTCTGGATGGTCAACTGTAGCAAGAAAATATTTAAATATACAGGTAGATTTATTTATAGCTTCTTCAAGCTTACGCTGTTCTTGTCTTTTAATTCCCCAATCGTAACCTTCCCAAAGGTCTTCCAAAACGAGGTCTTCATTTGGGTCAAACATATACTCTGGAGGTAATGAGTCTGGTGGATTAATTGTATCTGCTAATGTTCCTGTAATCATTGCCATAAAAATTATTACTCCCTTAATTATTAAAAAAGGGTAGGGATACTATACCCTACCCCTTCAAGTAGTCTCAATTAAACAAGATTATCTCTTGTTAAAACCTGACTTAAGGAAGTCTCCCCATTTGAAATTTCTCTTAGCAAGTTCTGCTTCGAGGCGCTGTTCAGCAAGGCCCTGAGCTGGCTTTTCAGCAGTCTCAGTAGATTCCTCAACTTTCTCATTAGACTCTTCAACTTTCTCAGCTGGTTTATCTTCAGTATCTGGAGTAAATTCTTCAGATTCTTTGATAGGCTCTTTGTTTTCTTCAGCAGCTGGTTCAGTAGATTCTTCTACATTACCAAGCTTCTTTCCAACTGGAACTTCGTTAAGAGGCTTTGTAGGCCAAGTATCAGCTGGTTCAGCTTCTTTAGAAGCGCCAGTAGCTGTACCCTTAACAAGCTCTTTCTCAGAAGGAATTTCAATAGCAGGTTTAGCCTGTTCGTCTTTACCTTCAGCAATACGAGCTTTAGAAGCCTCAATGCGTGATTCCATAACTGGAGCTGCTGGAGCAGCTGCTGCTGCATTAGGATCAGCTGGGGCACCAGTAACTGCAGGAACACCTGCGTTAGGGTCTGCACCCATATCTACAGGAGAAGCAATACCTGCCTGAGCTGCAAGAGCATCTACAGCAGTCTTAACCTGTGAAATCTGATCAACAACTTCCTGTGGAACTGGAGCTGTTGGAGTAGCCATTGCATTTGCGTCACCTTCTGCGCCTGTAACTGCTGCGCCTGCTGCCATTGTAGCATCAGCTGCGCCCATTACATCACCTTCTGAAAGACGTTTCTTTGCAAGAGCAACACATTTCTTAGATTCGTTAAGTTTGTCAAATACGCCCTTAACTGTAACTTTGTTTTCAACAATTTTTGATTTCTCTGAGCGAGTCTTCTCAAAGATACGAACTCTTTCTGAACGAGTAACTGGACCAAGGCCTTTAGACTCTTTGAACTCAGCAAATGCTTTGAGTGCCTTCTGGAATTCAGTTTCTTTTGCTTCATTAATTGGAGCCTCTGTTTTAGCTTTAGGCTCTTCTTTACCTTCTTTTAAAGCTTTTTCCTCAGCTTTTACAGCTGCAGCGTAGCTTTCACGAATGAAGCTCATATCATATTCGTCCATTTCCTGTCCTGGGTGGTTAGCTTCTTTCCACTCAGCATACTTTGCGATAAATTCTGAAAATTTTACCATTTCGGTTATTTCCTATTTATTGTTAATCTTACATATTGCGTCGTTTGCATTTATTCATATTTGAACGCATTCCCCGTATTTCTACGGATTAGGTCCTGTAGTGACCTATTCATATAACAATCTATAAAAAAATTTTATATAATTGTAAATAAATTAGTAATATTAAATTAAAAGTTACCAATCACAAGTGTAATCTTTTTTACCAAAATTACCAACATTATTAGCAAGTCTAGTATGTCCGCGAACAAAATCCAAGTCAAATGTTAAATAAATCTTATTATTATATGAATAACCAAAATTATTTATAAAATCATTTTTAGACTCTAAACTTATACTACCAACTTTATACCTAATTTTACCAGTTTTTTCATCTCTATATGGCTTATTCATAGGTACTTTAACATCTATCCATATAATTGGTAAATCTGGTACTAACTCACCTGGTGCATTATCTGATGAAAAACCAATAACAAGATCACCTACAGTGCTATTGAATTTATTATAAGCTGTTATACCTAATATATTTGCGGGTAAAATTTTCTGTACCCATTCTTCTTTTTTTGAATTATAAAGTTCTTCAGTGTGTTTTACAATAATATTTTGATATCCTAAATCAAGAGCAATATAATTCAAAGCACTTAATACTACATGCTCTGTAAGCGGTCCCCATACGTCAACTCTAAAATCTGTAGGATTTATCTGTTCAATATTATTATGATAATATTCTACTTTATCTAAAATCTCTTGCTTTGCATCACTAGAAAAATAGCTAGGTCCTTTATTTGCAAACGCTGCTAAAACCTCATTTATTTCTTCACTACAAATATCAAAATTTTCTTTAGTAATATCACTCATAAATATATACCTTATAGCCACAGTCGTACATAATATTGTAGCCTTCTTTTAATAAATTTAGTCTTGTTGATAGATCACTGTTAAAATCAAAATTATCTTTTTGTTCTACCCAAGACCTTTTATTTAATGACCATGATTCAAGTTTACCGTCTCCTTTCCAGTAGTAAACTGATGGTACAGTATCTCTTAGATATTCCATAGCATTTGCTATATCATCTGGCCATCTCATATCATGATAATAAATCATACTTTCATCTGCATGCATTTTAGTCATCCAAATAACATATGCATGTAAGATATTTTCTATATAAGTTCCAACTTTAGAACATATTCTATTTAATTCCCAATTATATTCCTTTAGATATCTTGGTATTGAATATCCAGCCACTGAAACCAATTCGCCATTATAGTACATACCTAGTTTTAAGGATGCAGAGCCTTTACCCCATAAGTGATTATTTTCACAGAAGTCATTAAAAGTATCTAAGTCAATTTCTCTTATATCACAATTATAAGCAGAAATAGCTCTATCATAAATACCTAAAATATTTTTAATTTTAAATCTAACTATTTCTGGTTTAGTATACCAATAATCTTCCATTAAACCAATATAGGAAATTCCAAATTTCTCGCAATCCCTAGATTTTATTTGTAAATCATAATTACCAATATTAGAATGAGTTGCTGTTGAAATTAAATCAATTCCTACATTTTTTTCTGGAATATAAATATCAAAAGTAAAACCAGAAAAAGCATCATTATAGTCTGTTTTCGTTTCAAATCCTAATTTAGAAATAAAAGCATTTATAGCACTTATCTGTCCTCGTGGTTTTACTGCTTTCATACAATTTGGACATCTATAAATTCTGGATTCATAAGTTACAGGAACTTCATATCCACAAACGGCACATCTAAAATTATACATACCATTCTTAAAAATAAGATTTACATTTGGAAAATACTGTATAGCATTTAAGTAATCATTAAATCTTTTTTCTTTTTGTGGGGGAATATTATTTATTGAAGTTATTGTACTGTCATTATACTGGTCTTTTAATGAGTCAATCTGACTCTCCAATCTAATTCGCGTATAAGTTTCATAAGACCCATATTCTTCTTCTGCAGTCTGCTCAATATGCTTTTGTCTTATTGCATAAGCTTTTTCAACTGAGCCATATCTTTCCATCATACTAGTAAGGGATTTTAATCTAAAATCTGGTGCAAAAGCAGCATTTTCTACGCCTATAGTTTCCATTAAATGCTTTTTCTGGTTTTCATACCAAACTTTACCATAATTTTCACCATACTTGGCTGCTTTTGTTGCTCTAATTTTTTCTTGTACTTCTGGACGGGCTTGTGGACTCGTAATCCCCGGCCCATATTTTGCTTCACAAGACCTAGCCAACTTATGTGCTCGACAATAGATAAACTCTTTAGAAGAAGATAAATCAAAGTAAGACCTAACATGTAGTTTACCACATTTAGGACAATGACACAAAATCTTAAATTTTCTCTTATCACTTTTAGGTTTAGGTAAATCTAAAAATTGACCATAGTTTTCAACTTCAGCATTATATGCTGGAAGATTCATAATAGCCTCCATAATACTAAATTAGGAAGCTTTATTTATTCCCAATCTGCTGCTTTAGTTTAGCGATAGTTTCTCTTATTGGCCGAATATCTTTATATTCAATATTTTCAATTTTCTTTTCTAATTTATTGATTTTAGACTCTAAATCTTCTTTTGTATCAGAAATACTATCCTCTAATTGGCTAACGTCTTCATCAGTACGCTCACTTAATTTTTCTATTTCTCTAGCCACTAATTCAGTCATATTATCTTTAAGAACTTCCAATAAATGGGTAGTAACATCCCACCTAAAAGCATTTAAATCTAATTTAACGCCATCTGTAGCTTTAGCATTATTCTCAATTTGATTCATAAGATCAGCTACTTTTTCTTTAAGTATTTCTTTTAATGATTTTTCTGCAGATTCAATTTCTTCTTCAAGCTCTACTTTATTTTTATGAATTTTTTCATATTGTACTTTATCGGAATCAATACTTTTTTGCTTATTTTCTTCAACTTCTTTTTCTAATGTCTCAAATCTTTGAAGTAATTTTCCACTTTTAACAAAAACCAAAATAATAGCTGCTAATGTACCAGCTACAGAACCTATTGCTGCCCAAGTTTCCCAATTCATAATTTTTTAATTTCTCCGGAATTAATTAGGCTATAAAATACTTAAAGTTTAAAAACCATATATTAATAGCCGCTATCGCAAGGCTCAAATATCCTTTCTTTCATTCATTAATTAATATAACTTCATTTTATGAAAATTCACATTAATTTACTAATTTTTTAAAATAAATATGGAGAAAATCATATGACAGATTATGAAAAATCAGTATCTGACTCATTAGCTACTATGGCAAAGTCTTTTGATAGAATTGCTAATAGCTTATGTACTTATTTAGATGAAAATTTAAGGGTATTACAAGAACGCAAAAAATTAGCAGAGGCTGAAACAGAAAAAAAGATTAAAGAAATCAATCAAATGAATAATACGAATGATACAGATGTTCAGCTTAAAGAACAAGCTCTTAGAGAGCGAGAGATTAGTGTTCGAGAACGTGAATTAAATATACGTGAAGCGGAGCTAGATGCAGAATAAAAATAAGCCACACAAATTGTGTGGCTTTAATTTTTTAAAATCCTTTATTTGTACCAATATATTCTGGTGTCCATTCTTTTACATTTTTAAGTAAATATTTTTCATCATACTCTAATGGAAGTCCCTTTAATTTATTATACTCATTCCAATAAACTTTTGACCATTTACACTGCATTTTTGTTATTTCACATATATGCGTTGTTCTAACAAAATCGCCATATTCCGCAAAACATCCACCAATACAATATGCGCAGGCTGAAGAAAACTCACAAGTTTTACATCTTTCCTCTTTAGAACAAGTATTATAGCAGCCCCCATGTCGTACTTTAATAAATGCCTCTTTATTATAAAGACCTCGGTCTACATCGCCAACTACCATTAAGTCACGAGTTTTATTAGTTTGTGTATGTGGTGCCCATCTAAAACATGGATAAATTTTTCCATTTATTCCTAAACATGGCATAGAACCAGACCCACATTTTGAAAGTCCATCTTCAGGTATCCTATGGTCAGCAAAAAATGTTTTATCTAGCATTGACCAGAAAAGTTCATCATTATGCTCTAAAACATATTGAACACATAATTTTAATTGCTCATCTAGTAAAATATAATCTTCATTTGAAAGATGCATATCTTCCATAATAAAATTTTGATTAATATATCTAATTCCTAATGTTTCATGCATAAACTCTAAAGATTTTCTTAAAAATGGAATTGAGTCTTTTGCACAAGTCGCTTTAGTGATTAAGCACTCAGTAGGAAATGTTTCTTGATACCACTTCCAATTTTTTAAGATTGTATCCATTGTACCAATTTCTTCACCATTAGGTCCACGTTGCTTAAAAATTCTATTTTTATCATGAATCTCAGGACATCCATCAATAGATACTCCTAGAGACAGATTATCTTTCCATCGTTCACAAAACTGTTTAACATCTTCATTGCCGAATAATGTTCCATTAGATGATATATTACATCTCCAATTTTTTCGCCAACGTTTACAATATTCTGTATTTGATTTATTTACTTTATAAAGAAAATATTCAATAATAGATTCTACAGTAGATACATTCATTAAAGAATCTCCACCGATAAAATCTAAAATAATACCTTGACTTATAATATTATCAAGATTGTCATCATTAGTATCCTTAGTAAATCCTAAGGGATCTTCATCATCAGTAATTAAATCTATAAATTTATAAGCTGTATCTAAGCTTAAATCTTTTTTTCTTTTATTTATTTCATAACAATATTTACAAGCTAAATTACAATCTTCTGTTGTATTAAAAGTTATAGTTAAGCCTGTAAACTCTGTTCCTTTTGTTATCACACAATACTCCTATGGATGAAAATATAATGTTTTGTTAAAAATAACAGCTTGTGATATATCTAATTTATGTCCAAGTTTTCTTTCTATTTCTTCTATTTCACTAGGAGATAGATGACTAAGGATATTATTAAATATTTCCTTATTTAGAAACTCAAACTCACATTTTTCAGCTAATAATTTGTTAAAGTAATTATAAATTTCATTTTTCTTAAAAAAAGAAAAGTTTATCTTACTCGCATCCATTGCGCTTTTATTACAATGATTCATGTTAAAAAATGCGTCATACTTATCTGAAAAATTATTTAATTTAAGAACAGGTATAAGAGTAGCCTTACAATCAGAACATACTATATTATCAAATGTCATTTTATTTAAGCTTCCATTTACTAAAAATTGCTTTAGATGAGCCATTAGCACAGCTATTACTACATGTATCCTGACAGGTATCTTTACATCCGTTAGCACAGTCATTCTTACAATTATTTCTACAAGAGCCCGTACAAGAATCTCCACATCCTGATTTACAACCGTCTCCACAGCCACCTGCACAAGTACTGCCACATCCTACAGCACAGGCTTTAGAACAGCCACCATCACATTTAGCTCCACAACCAATTTTACAGCTTTCTGAACATCCTCCTGCACAAGCTTTTCCACAATCTTTAGCACAGTCTGTTCTACATCCTCCAGCGCAGGCACCACCACAGCCTTTTTTACAATCCGCACTACAACCTCCGGCACAAGCGCTACCACAGCCTACTTTACATGCTTCTGAACATCCACCCGCACAACCGCCACCACAGCCTACTTCGCAACTTGCAAAGCATTTATTACTACAGCCGCTATAGCATCCGCCGCCACATCCAGTATAACAACCACCGCTACAAGTATTTCCACAGGATTCTTTTCCACAATTACTTCCAGAACAACCAGCATTACAACTACTTGCACAATCAGATGCACCCCATCCTGAACAGCACTTTGAGCTAAATACACAGTCGCCTTCTTGTCCAGAAGAACATGAGCTACCCGCGCATTTACCATCACAGTCTGATGAACAACCAACATTAGAACAAGCAGCGCCACAAGAACCAGTACATTTGCTACCACAAGCGCCTTTACACTGTGCGCCACAAGAGCCATGTTTACATGCGGCTGTACATCCATCTGCACAGCCATTTCCACAATCTTTCTGGCAGGCTTTAGAACATCCACCGTCGCATTTAGCACCACAGCCTACTTTACAGGCCTCTGAGCATCCACCGGCGCAGCCGTTACCGCATCCTACTTCACATGCTTTAGAACAACCACCATCGCATTTACTTCCACAACCTTTAGCACAATCTGCTCTACAGCCGCCGTCACATGAAGTTCCACAGCCTTTAGCGCAATCAGTGCTACATCCCCCCTTACAAGCAGCGCCACAGGATGATTTACAGCTACCTGAACATCCACTATCACAGTTGGTATTACCACAATTACCATTACAGGTATTTCCACAATTTCCAGCACATCCCATACAGTGGTTTGTACAATTGGCTGCGCACCCGATTTTATCGTTTATATCTGAATCAACTTGATTTAGGTAATCTAAAAACCCACTATAAATTTGAGACCCCGCAAATACTGCATCTGGGTCTGAGTTCTTACCAAAATTATAAGGGTCAGTAGTATATCTTAAGCCATCAGCGGCTTCATCAAGAATATCTTTAACGTCAGTATCTGTATTAGACCCCGTAGAAAAAGTAGGAATATCTCCTGTATTATAAGCTGCTTTTTTAGCATTTATAGACTTGATTATGGAATTAAGTTGGTTAGCAGTAATTTCAGAGGCCATTTTAATTAAGTCCTATTCAGTTGGATGCCGCCAAATTTTACCGTCTAAGATACGAATATCATCAGAAGGACTAATATGGTGGTTCTCAACTATTTTGTTAAAAGTTAAGTAATCAAGAACTTTGTTATTTGCTAGCTGATTATATACTGCATGAAAATATTCCGAAACTTGTTCAGAATTTTTAAATGCTTTTGCATTCCCAAATAAGTTCTGAAGTTCTTCATTCAATATTGAATACTTTGTTTCAATAAAGCTAACATCTTTAATTTCGTCTTCAGTAAGCTCCGAAATTAGCTCAAGTTCTTTTCCACACTGATCACATGTCATGTGTATACCTCCTAATTAGTTTTTTAATTAGCAAAATCTGAGGTTTTCTAAAATGTTCTTTTTCAAGGCTTACTATGTTGTTATCCAGATAGCGCCATTAGTGGTTGGTGTTGTAGATGGGTCAATTTCTACTACTAAAGGCGCTTTAGGCCCTTGTGGTCCTTGTGGTCCCCGGTCTCCTTTATCCCCTTTTGCACCTTTCAAATAATCAAAAGTAAATGTTGTATTCGACCCTGATGTACTTGCTGTAACAGATGGAGTACCAACAGAGTTTATATTTTTACCAGCAGCAACACTAATAGATGGTACGATATATATACCACGAGGTGTTGGTCGTGTATTAGCACTTGGTTCCACACTCTGGTCATTTATTGTATACTTTGATGACTTAACAGACCAGCTACAGATATATGTAGATTCTAATAAATATTTTCCACCACCACGTAAATAAAATACTGGTACGCTACTATTTGTAAGCTGGGTATAACTAACTGGAGACTGGTTTGTACATCCAGTAACTGCTTGTGTCCAACTAAAATTATCAATAAACTTTATGCAAGTAGCAGGGGTAGATCCCCAACCACTTCTTTGCTCTTGAACCTCAAATTCAACTGAAAAACCTTGGCCATGAGTAGCCCAAGCCGGTTTTGTACCAGAATTAAGTTGGACAGTACATCTTAAATTTTGAACGCCATCACTACTTAGAGCAGTACCAACAACTGGGAACCAAGTATTACTATTTAGAGAAGATACATCTACCCAAGTTTTTGATATCCAAGGATCATTCATAGAATATGGCCCTGTCCAAGATCCACTATTATAGTGACATACCCATGTAGATGCAACATTTAATGCAGCAGTCATAGCGGATAGGTATAATGTACCAAATTTATAATTATCACCACCTATGCCACTACGATGTGGTATATAAAACCAAGTATACCAACAATTTCCAACAGGACCATTTGATAAGTTTACTGATCCATGTCGAGCTGGCGCATTAGTTTTACTAGTATTTGCTATACTTGCTAAGAAATCAGCAAGCTTAATTGCACTGTCACTGATGGTTACACCAAAACCATAATCATCTACAGCAGTTGATATTGCGGAATTTCTGTTAGAAACTTCTGTATTTATATTGTCAGCAATTATACTATTTATTTCCTGATAATTACCAGCAGCGTTTCTAGTTTCAAGTTTTTCTATTTTAGTACTTGCAATCCAGCTTTCTGGGACACGCTGAATAGAATCTTTGATTTCATCAACACTAACAACGGTTCCTTGGTAGGAACCACTATAGCCTAACATAGTTCTTGAATATTCACCAGGGTTACCATGTATATAATCTAATGTTATACCTGCATCATATCCGCTATTGGATAAGTAAACTTTAATACCTAGCCAGGTAACGCCATTATATACAAATGTAACTGGCTCTATACTAACTCCATGGGCTTCAACTTTATTAAGATTTATATAAGTTTTCCAACTATGAGAATATCCATGACCCGCAATAAATTCAACTTGACCCACATTATGACCAGAAGACCTTACAAATGTTACTTTTCCACTTATATCCCAGTTATATGGACTATTAACTGCAGTAGAGCCTACCTCTAAGACTTGCCCCAAAAATAAAACATAGGAAACACTTTCTGTTAACCGAGGCACAGTTAGAGTCTTAAAATATGAGTTTGCGGAAATATTATTACTAATAGAAGCAGACTTGCCTGAGATGCTATTTGTTGCAGAGATATCCTTAGTAGAAACTTTATTAGTTGCTGAAATACTGTCCGATGCAGAGAGAGTTTTAGTAGAAATATCACCACTAACCGTTTCTTTGTTTACTGTTACTGAATCACCAATTAAAGAGCCATGAATAGGATTTGTTGCGGATAAATTATTAAATACGCCATTCTGTTTTAAGTCATCTAAGTCTGATTCTATACGCGCTTCAAATGCATCGAGTTCTTTTTCAGCACCATCTATAAAGCTATCTACTCTACTAGAAAGAGTAGCTTCTGTTTGAGAAACTCTATTTATTATAGATGTATCATTCTGTTTTCTTGCAGCTTCTTCTTTTTTAAGCTCATTTATAAATTGTGTGTAAAAAGTATTAACTAGATTTTGGGCTTCTGACGAAGTGATACCTGTAACAGTAACAACTTTACCTTCATCATTAAATCCCCAGTCCATCTGAGGATTTTCATCGCCATTAAGCGCATAATTGAAAAGGCTATAGTTAATACTAATAGCAGGCTCTGGCTCATTTAGCTGCTTTTTAATTGTTACTCGAATATCATCGTCATATGATACAGCATATGTATCATCAACCATATTATTATATTTTTCTACAGCATTAGTCATAACTGATGACATACGCTGCTTAAGTTTATCTATACTATCAGCTTTATTTTCATAAAGGTCTGTTTCAGGCGTAGATTTTTGTTGTAAAATTATGTCGTCTATAGTATCATTAGAAATATTTACTAATGACTGAATAGCTGAATCATTCGTTAAATTTTTTAGTGTTGTATTAAGATCCCCAACAAGCTTTGCCATTTCAGCCGTAACTTTTGGAGCATATACATTATCAAAGTAAGCATTTAAGCTACCATATTCAGAAAGAATTGAGGTATCATTTTCTATGTCTTCTTCCGCAACTCTATAGTATTTATCGCGTAAAGAATTAAGAACAATCTTATATACTTGAGTATCTTTAATAGTATCAGGTACAATATCACTATGAATTGCATTATATTCTTCATTAAACTTTAAGTTAACATTATTAGCAATTTTAGTTTTACTGTCTTCAAGTATATTAATGCTATAATCAATGCTATTTCCTAATTTTCGTCCTCGTTCAAGACAATAAAGAGTATTATATAATTCTTCATAGTTAATAGAAGCAACAGCTGAACCAAATAGGTCTGTATAGTCTAACGCAACTTTATAGTCAGATGTACCCCAGTTAAAGGCAGGTTTATTGACATCAGACCAGCGTCTCGCATCATATGCTTTAACTATAATAGGAGCGCCTGCTTCAGCGGCTTTCATAATATTTATTTGTTCTGGTATAGTTTTTTTAGATTTATCGTCAGCCATAAACTCTCCTATTCGGTTCTTTCCCAACAATATTTAACTGTATAAGGTGGCATAATATTGAATGCATCACCAGTAGCTTTACTATTACCGCCACCAGTAACTGTAATCTTTGCTGAGGTGGTTGTAGTATCATTTTTAGCGCTAGCATTATATAAAAGTGGATACGCATTTGATGAGCCACTGATACTATCTGTTTTTGTTATAGTTACTGTATGACTATGCGCAGGTAAGTTTTTTGTTGCCAATGCTGCAGTTTTACTACCACCAGTAGTATCTACTGAGTCTGAATCACCAGCAGCATAAATAAAAGTATCTGTTATACGTTTCCATTTTCCACCAAATAGCGTATCAGGTGAAGTATTCTTACTAGACCAATAGAGAGACCCTACTGGGTAAGATATATCTAGAACCATTCGTTTAATAGATTCTGTTAATTCTAGTTTAGAAGCGCTATCTAAATTTTCTGCGTTTTCAGATGCTTCTTTTAGGAATATCGGCTTTGCATTAGCTATTTTTTCATCTATATCATTAAGAATAATCTCATGCAAAGAATTATCATAATCTTTAGCAGTTTTAAGTATACTTTCCTTATTAACAGTATCTCTAAACTCTGCTGTGGAAATAGCATCTGCAATAGCATTATTAAGTTCAGACCTAGTTACTTCAACTTCAGAATATGTAATATTTCCTTGTGAATCAGTCTTAACGCCATACTCTGGTGACGCGCCTACAGTAGCTTTTGCCAAATCGTAGGATACAGATAATACATTTTCACGTCCAAGATTTTTCCAGAATCGTAAAGTTATACCTTTTTCTTCAAGTTCTATTATTGTACCATCTTCTGTAGTTGGATATATTTCCATAACCTGAGACGCAAGCTTATTTACAATAGATTTCAAGTCATCTATAGATGGCGCATTATTTTCATATAGTACTTTATCAGAATCTGGTAAAGTGCTTAATAATTCTTTTGTAGATTGTGAAATAACTTTATTAGCAGCGAGTATTATACTATCACGTAGAGTTGTTTTAGCAATATTTTGAATTTCAGCAATATAATCATTTATAGTATCTGCATCACCACCGACTGCATGTATAAGCTCTTTAAAAAAATCGGTTTTAATTAAGCTCGCTTTATCTAATGCTGCGCAATCTACATCTATTTTTGTAGAAATATCAGATTTAACATTTGTTTCTAATAAATTAATCTGTTGTTCAGCATAGTCGATTGGACTTCCTAAGTTTTTACCACGCTCTAAATAATTTAATTGGTTTACTAAATCTGTAAAATTAAGAGTTGTATTCTCTGGGTTAGATAAAAGAGAAGTGTAATCCGTAACAATCTTATAATCAGAAATACCCCAGTTAAATACTGGATTTTCTGTACGCGCCCAAACTTGAGAATTTTCGGATTTAGTATAAACTAAGCCGCCAGCATTTGCAACCTGCATTACGGCAATTTTTTGAGCAAGGTCTTTCTTAGATGCTGCCATTTTTATCTATTTACCTCCACAGTGCCAGTTGGGTTTGTCCAATTACCACCTGATATTTTAGTATGCTGGCACCATAGAGTATCCTCTAGAGTTTCCTGTAAAAGAACTACTGCTGTATCAGCCTTATCTTCTTCATAACCTGAATTATTTTTATCATACCATTTACCATTATCAGAAGGTAATACGTAGTTAGTATTTTTTATATCACCACGAACTTTAACAGTTGCAGTTTGTTCGTCATTAGCTGCATTCTTGAAATGCTTTATACTATCACGGAATGGTAGGTCTGGATTATCTAATGAATTTCCAATAGCAGTACCCATGCGACCAATATATTTATAAAAAGAAATAGTTACCGCTTCATCAAGGTGTTCAGATACAAATTTTGCATCTGTAAAAGTTAAAGTACCCGCAGCAACATTAAATATAGGATTTCCTACACCATATGCCAATCGGTGACCATTAAGATAAATTTTGGGAACATACGTATCACCAGAGTCCTCTAAAATAATATTTTTTAATTCTGGATTAGAAAAACTATTTAATGTTCCTTTTACTTTTGGTAATGGCAATGCATCATAATAAGAAATTAAATTATTTATAGTCGCACCATCATTAAAAGTATATACAATGCCTCTCTTAAAATGATTACCTTCAGTATCACTTGTATCTATAAGCTTACCTATATATTTTGGTGCAACTTCTGGTAAAAGATTTGCATCCCTCCAAATTTGGTTAGATTTAATTACTCTACCAACTGTTTTTTCGGGCTCTTCAAATTTTTCTCTAGAAGTTTCTACAAAGGATGTATATTCTTTATCCATTAGATTAAATCCTCAATACTAATAGTTCTGAATGATAAACCAGAACCTTTTTTAATACCTACACGTATAATTAGCTTTCCAGAATAAGTGCTACGGCCAAAAGTGATTCTTTTACGAGTTGCTGTAGATTTACCAGCATACATAGCTGGGTCACCATCTTCACCACCCATATCGCCTACAGTAAGGAATCCATCATAAGGGCTATTACAGTCAATCCATTTTGTTATTGAAGGGTCGCCCGTACTAGCATTAGGATATATAACTTTAGCTTGTATAATTAAGTTTTCAGTTGATAATGAGTATGGATCACATTTCCAAGCGTCTAACGCGTCATCAGCAACATGGAATCTTAGAGTAAACCCAGAGTTATAGTCTAAGATAACTTCACTTAAGTGGTCCTCATCGAGGCCAAATTGTGTAAGTGTTACAAATCTATATTTTTCACCATCTATATCAGCGCCAGTTGTAACATTTGAGTAGTTTGTTTTTTCTAGTGGGTCATACTCATAGTATATACCTTCTGGCCATTTATATTCCGAGATGGCTCTTGTTTTATCACCAACAGTTACATTTCTACCAACTTTTTGTAATTCATAGATATAAACATCATCCGTCAGCTTAGCGCGAGAATCCCATTCTGCGTTACCGCAGAATGTGCGTTTATCTGGCTGATATTTTGGATATAAATCACTTCCAGAGAATACACGCTCAGTTTCGGTAGTTGGGTCAAATCGAATATTATAGTTAAAAATATTATTAAACTGCTTACTATTACCATAAACATCATAGATTATAGCGCTCAAAGAGAAGTTTGTATAAACACCGTCATTATGTACAGGGTATGCATCGCGATACATAACATAGTCAAATACTTCTGGACTGCCATCGATATTAGGCGCAATAGTAAATTGTGGTGTTTTCAATTCTGGGTCAATATTAGAGAAAACCTTAATAAGTTTATCATTATCAATATTTACAGCATCCTTAAGAGCGGCTTTTATACGGTATGTAAGGTTAAATGTAAATGGTGAATGTTTCATTTTAATTGATTTAACGCCTGAACAATATCCTGCCTCTTCTGCATTTATTACGGTATCAGATACAATTCCCTTACGAGATGCTACGTCATCCATTTCAGTCTGACCTAGCATATAAGGTTTTATAATTTCAATCTGATATGGTTCTGTAGCGCCTACTACGCCTTTCATAAATATAGGATTTTTAGGAGTAACGTCAGATACGCCAATCTTAAAAGTATGTACACCAATACCTAAATTGCCTACTGGAGTCATATCTGCTCTAGTACCATAGAAGTAGCCCTCACCAGCGAACTCATTTATATATGGATCAAATGGCTTATCAATATTCATCATTGTAAGTTGTTGGCCATTTTCTTCATCATATTCAATAGTTACTGCATCAGACTTTGTAGTCATATCATGAGATTCTAAATCATTATCTATATAACCAGTAATTTTACCAGAATCACCAAAATAAAAAATACTTTTCCAATCTTGGCCTCTAGGTGTTTGGACACTAAACTTAGCAACTGTACTATCAATATTTAAGTCATAAGCAGTCTCAATAGTATCGCCTATTACACCATTAGAGCTAACACGTCGGAATTGAGTAGTAAGGTATTGCTTAACTGGTTCAAGATGTAAAGTGGAAATATTTGCTGGGTGCTTAACTTGTAATTTTTTAAGTTCAACGTTAACTTGGTCGAAAGCTTCACCAATAGTTTTCTTACCTAAGTCTAATGCACCTAAGCCCCAACCATTTTCAAATGAGTCCCTTGCCAACTTCCAGAACCAAGCTATACGTCCAGAAGAAGAATCTGTATTATTACCTGTAGTATAGATAGGAAGAATAGAATATACTGGGTCTTGATAAGCTCTATCTAATTTTTCAAAATAAGAACCATTCCAAATAATCCAGTCACCCGCAGTAAATACTAGACCACCTGTTAAAAGGTAATCTTTTAATTTATCACCATAACCACTTGATGAGCTACTAGTGCCTGTATTTTCATCTAACTCTTCGCCCTCTTCAGGCTCCGCTAAAATATTTTTAACATCTTCCTCAGTAAGTTTTTCAAGTTGGTTTACCGCATCTATAGGTAACGATGTAGCTAATACTTTTAATTTACCATTTTCAAACTTATATTGGAGTACACTGTTTTGGTCGCTTACTGGATTATCTATATCAATTTGTGTTGAAGATGCAACTACCCAGAACCAACCAGGCTGTAATTTATGGTCATCAACTTTTAAGTCTAACGAAAGATATGGATGTTCATCCATAGTTTCTTCAAAAGTTGGGAATCTACCCTCATTTGTATCAAATGCCCAGGAGCCAATATAAAGAAGACCACCATATGCTACAGAGTCAGGTAATTCTGTAAGTGGAACTTTACCAGCTACTAAGTCTGCTTTTGTTAAATATAAATCTTCAAGTGCACCTTGTAATGTTTCACCTGTATGAGTTTCTTCACCATCATAATTATCATCACGCTTATATACATCATCTACTTTAATTTGAGATGCATCAATATGACATGAGAGCTCATATACATTTTCATCAGCTGTTGCTTTCCAAAATAAGAATGCATCATCTATATTAAGAGATACTTTATTTTGGTCTTCATCATAAGTAAAATGATTAGCAAATTCTGCGTAGTTTAGATACTGGTCATTTTTCTTTGAATATATTGGGAACATTCCAACATTTGGAATTTCTCGACGGTTAATAGTAGCCGCAAATTTTCTAACTATACAGCCTCTAAATTGAACAATTGTAGGTTTTTCAGTTACATTCTGAAAGAAACAATTTCCAACTAAAACATCTTGGTGTTCCTTAAAAGATGCAACATCAGCTGTAATACTGGTTACTACTGCATGCGCTGCATCTACATCAATTTGTCCAAAGGTAGAATGGGAAACAGTAAGAACTATTTTTCCACTTTCAAGAGGCTCTTCAAAAGTATCAACATCATTTTTAATAGTTACATTTTTATTAAAAGACGTTTCTGTAATGAAGATACTATTATCAGAGCTTTCTACACTTAAAGAACCAGTAGAAGTAACATTTCTAAGGATTAAAATAGATTTTTTTGACTTAAATACTAAATCTGGACCTTCAAAATGAATATTACGTGCTAAAATAATTCCATCTTGGTTAGAGTCATAAGAAATAGTTTTATTATCACCCTTAATAATTACACTACCGCTTGTTTCACCAACAAAAGTAGCATTATTAAGTGCAGCTAAATCTAAGTCTTCTGATAATTCATATGTACCAGCTCTTAAGAAAATTGCGCCCTTAAAGTTTACTTTTTCAACACCATCCTCAATTATAGTAAAGTCAGATACAATTCTCTTAAAAATATCATTAAGATAGAAGCCAGTTTTATTTTTTACAACATAATCTGCAGATTTTGTGCTATACTCACCTTCAGCTGCAATAGTTACAGAATAATTTCTAGGACCATAATAATCTGGCGTGATAGAATCTGAATATGCTGAAATTGCAGCAGAGTCCATTGTTACTGATGGAGGTATTTTACCATTTATAGCAACAATAGTAAAACCAAAGTTACCATCAAGCTCTTCTTTTGTAATAAATGGTAAATATTCCTGAGTAGTTTTATTCCAGTAGAGTAATAAAGCAGTTGTTTTTGTAGGGTCTTCAGTAATAGATACAGTATATGTATCATCTGGAATAATAACATCTGTCTCAATAATGATAAATCCATTTTCATCTTTATTAGGAAGCTTATAAATACCCCCAGTAATTGTTTTGGCTTTACCACCATCAAAAGATGCTTGGCCATTCTCTACTACAACTGTATGGGTTTCGTTTTTATCAATACCTTGTGATACAAATGTAACCTTAAATGGACCTGAAGAACTGCCTAGTTTATCTGAAAGTAAAGTACCAATTTCAGCGTCAGCAGAATCGTCGTAACCCTTTACCTTATCCTTAGTAAATGTATATTCAAGCGCAATAATTTTTTCAAGAGAAAGTGCGATACCTTCATTTTTATCAGCGCCATCCCAACCATATGTTGAGGCAAATCCATCTTCTACTTTATTTGCAAGTCTAGTGATTGTATCAAAGAGTGACGCATCATTATCATTTGGGTTATTAGTAAATGTATATACACCTTTAGCTATATGCCAGTTTTCAATTGGAAGTGTGGCGCCATCATAGCCATATGTGTCCTGGCGGAAGCCCATACCACCAGTATACTGATAGAAAGAAATTTTAGGTGGATGATTATGGTCTACACCCTCAGGTAAATCACCATAGAAAGTAAGTACACCAGAGAATGTATCAAGCTGCCAGTCACCTACACCAAAGTAGATGCGTTTACCATCATCTGTTGTTAAATAATAGTTATAGAGGTCAAGTGCAAAATTAAAAGGAATAATATTTTTTATTTGATTGCCATCTTTATCAACAAGCTTAAATGACTTATCTGTACCATTATCTATCTTTGTAAGAGGGTAATTTTCATGTTTAGTAAATACTGGAATATATGTAGACTCATCTTTTTGCCAAGTCCATACATCTCCATCTTTGAAGTTCTTAATTTTGTAGTACGTATCATCCTTGATTGTTGGTCTAGGAATCTGGTCATAATACATAAGCAACTGGTCAGGGCTAACGCTAAAGGCTGATGCCAATGACTCTTCAAAGAAGTCTCTACTAGTTCTGGTATCAGCTACTCCTGAGTAATGCTTATAAAGTTTGGTTGTTATTTGTTCTACACTTGGCATTTATATTTTCCTTATTTCTTTATTATATAAAGTTAGTCGAGATTTTATAACGTACCCTTTAGTAGTCTAACTTAGACTTTTCGACATTATTTCGCCATATTCATCAGTATGATCATATTTATAGCCACATTTATTATAAAATCCCATAACTTTTTTACTATTTGGTCTTAAATAAAGAGTTTTTATTCCAAATGCTATAGCTATAAATTCTATTTTTTCCATTAGCATAGACCCAATACCTAAGTTTTGATAATCCGGACTAACAGATACTCCAAAAAGATAGCCATCTTCTAAGTTTTCTTCGGTATCTCTATCTTTATATTCTAAGCCTACCTGTCCAATAATTTGATTATCATCAAGGACTTCTAACTTTATGGAATGGGTTTCCATTACAAAGCCTTTGTTCCAATTAGAACAACCATGATATACTAAATCTTTTCCAGAATTTATCTTATATATTAATCTACTCATTTGCTTTAGACCTATCATTTAATACTATAGAGTTTTTAGTTTGTATAAAGTATTTAGACTCTTTACAGATATCTAAAGTACCAATTTCACAATCCTTAAAAATAATCTTAATATCTTCAGGTAGTGCTTTTAACGCTTCAACTCTTTGAAAATATCTATCCTTAAAAATAATCTTTTTAGGATATTTTTTATGTTCCCTTTTTATATCTTCTAAAAAAGTATTTATATTAAAATATTCTGCTAAGCTATAAAAATACTTTTCATTAAATGTCCATCTATACGCTATACAAAGCCAAGTATCTAAGAAATTATCATCAATTATAAGAATTTTAGATGCTTCATCTGGCACAACAATATATTTTGCATCAAGCTCGTTTGCTTTAGCAATGATATAGTTTTGATACATTCTTAGAATGTTTTCATCAGAGTATTTTTTAATAATACGATTACTTTCTTCAATCTGCACTTCTTGAGCTAAGTCCATAGACTGCTCAATTGGAGTAGCAAAAAATAAATCTACCTCATAATATCCTGATGGCTCTTCAGGAGAAGGAATTTTATGTTTGGTTTTTAATTTTTTAATCTTAAACCTACCAAAAGTAAGAGCTTCTTTTTCATAGTCATAAACTAGCTCTTTATTGCCTTCTGGTAAAATATATGCTTTAGTTCCTTTATCAAATACAACAATTCCGCTGAACTTACCAAAGTGGTCACGTAATCTAGGATTTTTATATTCATCAAACATACTAGAAGAATATGAAACAGATACTAGCCCTAAAGTAACTTCAGTTTCATTTGTGTCCTCTAGAGAAATGTATATGTAATCTGTTGCTTGAATACCACGATAGTAATAAGATTCTATTGGTTCACTAGCTAATATATCTTTATAGAATGCGCTAGGTTCGAATGCTCTTAAGCTATCACATTTTGTTTTCCAAAGATCTACTAAGCTAGCTTCAGATAAATTTGATAAAGCCATAATAAAAATTAGTAAGCGCTTCCACTAACCCATTAGAACTAATTAAAATAATAATTATACCTAAAATAGGAATTTGTATACTATGGCAGATTTTAATACATTTGTAAAAAAGCTCTATGATGAGGGCTATTTTGAATTAAATAAAGATGGCACCAGTATTGATTGGTGCGTTAGTAAATTTACGGAAAATCCTAAATGGCCTGAAGGTCTTGATACTGAAAATTTTGATATTACTAGTATCAGTGATGAGCGCATCCATGGTTATGCTTGTGGAGACTGGCAGGAAGGAACAACATTCAGTATTGAGTTACATGATAATGACTTAGTATTTATTCCGTTTGATCCAGGAAAAAATGATAGTAAAGTAATTCTTAAGCATAAGCGTGCAGAAATGGCAGAAATTGTTAAATCAAATGTCAAATCTATTAAAGAAGCAAATGCAATGGAATATTTCTATAAACAACTTCATCTAATATTCCGTAGATATGAAGGCGAAGATTATGGTTTTGGCCGTGGTGAAGCTAGACATGGCGAAGAAAATGTATACATGCTCTATATACGTGGTAAAGATGGAGTACAGGCAACAATTACTATAGAGCCTACAGATAGAGATGTTACATATAAGGTAAGATGTTTAGGATTTGTATCGGATGAAATGACTACTACTTCTACGCGATTAGAAGCTGATATAGACCAGACAATTCATTCTATTGTAGTTTGGCTTAAAGATAAATTTAAACTTTACGAAGCATCCACTTATGATGAGAATGGAGACCTTACATCTATTAAAGAATCTGCAGTAACAGATACTAAGACTATTAAAAATCTTTTTAATGAGTTTAATAAAGAATTCTTTAATGGTGAGCTCCCAGATGTAGAAATTAAAATTACAAATAAAGATACTGAACACTCAAAAGGTGTAGCTGGTAGCTTTAACTTCCATAAGAGTATCCATACAAATAATGGAGAGAATAAACACTATACTCTTGCAGACCTTAAGAAAGAAAAGAATCTAGAAGGCGAAGCACAAAGAGCTCTTGATTATATTAAGGGAAATGCTTATATTGAGCTTCCTAAGGATATTGTAGAAAAGGGTAAATATTACTACGCATCTGTTCTTCTTCATGAAATGGTACATGAGTACATTGAATTCTGTACAAACTCTCATGAATCAGATTGTCATGGGCCAGATTTCAAACGTAAAGTTGATGAAATTAATAAAAAGTCAAAAAATGAATGGCGAGTAGCCTATGAAGAAGTTCCACCAGAGCTTCATTCAGATAAGCCAATTGAGGAAAGACCTGAAGACATTAAGGAGTCTTTCTGGGGCGCATACTATAAAAATGGGCTAAATAATAAAAGCTTAAGAGACTAAAACTAGATATAGTATATAAAAAGAAAAGCTCCTCATTGAGGAGCTTTTTAATTTTAGAAGAATATTTTTATTAGTCTTCTGTCTGTCCTTCCATTGCTGCAAGGTCCTGAGTTTCAGAATCATCAAGAACAACACTAAGAGATTCAATAGCCATAGCTACAGATTCATAAGCGCCAGTATCAGCAAGATTAGCAGCTGACAATTTAGCCTGAACAGATTTAAGGTCTCTAATGATACCTTCAACAGACATTGTTTTGTCAGATTTACCAGCATTAGCAGCTTTTTCCATTCTCTTTACGATAGGGAAGATTGAATCACTGAATGATTTTCCAGCTGGTTTTCCACCTTCCAAAGCGTCATCTGGATAGAACTCATAGAAGTCTGCAATATACTTCTTCCACTTTTCATTAGCTGGAGTACCAGGTTTAACATGACTTGGGTCTTTATAAACGTCGAGTACCTCAGGAAACTCATTGATGAAATCACGAACATGGTCAGCCTTAGCTTTAGCCATTTCGCTCATCTTATAGATGTTTTCAAAAATTCTCTGATTTGCTGTCATTTCAAATTCCTCTAGAGTTTTTATTTTTATTGTGGAGTTGACATGTCGCCACAATAATTATTTTATAAATTAGTATATAACTAATATATTTTTAATTAGTTTTTAGTCAACATAAAGACCCATAGATTCCAAGAAAATATTAGTTTGACTCTTAACTGATTCATATGTTCTTACTAATGAAGCACCCGGGTCCCAAACTTTTCTTGGCATATAGTCATTTTCATATGTATCAAGAAGACTAATAGAAGCAGCTATGGAGTCGGTAGTATCTTTCGCAAGGTAGCCAACTTTAGAGGTTGTCCAAGCGATTTCGCTATATGGTGCTCCCGCAGGACAAACACTATCAGTATAGATATTCTTTCCTTTTTTATGGTCAATCTTTATAGAGCCCGACTTACGTTTTTCATATTGTAACGATAAAAGATTATTTTTTACCATGATATTTTTACCGCAAGCCCAACGTCTATGGAACGCATATTCAATCATGGACCTATAAGGGATAGGAGAGTTATCAACAGAGAGTAATTCAACAGCTACACCTGATCTTTCAAGTGCCTGCATAATAGAACGAGACTGGAAACCATCGAAACTTACATGTTGAATATTCATATGGCCTAAAGTTATTAAGTCTTGAATAAAGAACTTAAATGCGTCCAAGTTAATCATACCGCCTTTTGGAATAACCGGAATAGTAAAATCAGTTACATACATTTTAAGTTGGTTACCATCTAGGTCAACTTGGTCTGGAGCCCATTCAACATGACTTACAGCAATACTTGCAGTATCTCCACTAATAGCTAAGTCGACTGCGGCTGATCTTGGTATAGTCGGCTCATAATAGTAGTAATATTCATTCATAACTTTATTAAAGAAAATATCTTTAACTTGATTCCAGATTAAGTGCTCAGGATTTTCTTCTTTAAGTGCTATAATATTACTAAATACATTTTTTAAATTATTTTCAAATGCATCATCTATTACTTTTTGTTCATAGAAAATACGGTCAGCAGCGCCAGAAGGCTGTCCACACTGGTCACGCATAAATTGGACTGGGTTTTCAAGTGCCGCAGTTTTTTCGCTAACAGTACCAGAAGATGTTGTTTGCTCAGTTGGGCACCATATAATATCTTTTGGATTATACTGTGAAAGCTGAGCTTCTGACTCAATAACAGTTGTTGGCTTTCCACCACCTCCCTTAAATAGAGGGAATGCTACGCTGAAATCATGTTTTACTTGGCCATTTTCATCTAATGCAGCCTTAAACTCATGTGGGAACAAATCCCAACGAGAGCCTTCAAGGAAGAAGTTTTTAGCATCAGTTCTAGCTTTTTCATCAATCCACTTATCTATAATTGATTCCAAGTTATTTGGAGAGCTATCAAGTACGAAACGACCCATATAGTTACCATGCATACGTGAGTCAATACGATTTCGCATTTTGGAGAAGAACTTCCAAACATCATCTTCAGACCAACCATTCTCTTGGAAGAAGGCTAACTCGGTAAGATTACCTGAAATTAATGTAGCACCAATGATATCCTTATCTCCAGATACCAATTTATAGTTGACACCATTCTGCATCTGAAGAGCCGAAGTCTTAGTAGCAGTTGTCCAATTAAGATGTTCTGCAATTTCAGTTGGGTCATCATTACTTTCAATCATATCTGCATGGCCACGAACCTGCGTAAAATATGGGCTTGATTCAATAATATTTTTAATAGGCTCTAGTAAGATTTCAGAACCTTTTTTCTGAGACCATGCACCAAGAGCCTGAACGAATACAGTAGCAGAGGAAAGTCCAAAGTATTTATATGGATGCCACATCATAGCGAATAATGTAGAAATATATAAGTTTACTAGAGCTGTAAGTGTAGATTTTCCAGTACCAATGCACGAATACCAAATACCATTTCTATATGGTTTTAATGGGTCCATGAACTCTATAAAAGCTTTTTTGATTGGTTCAAAAAGTGTTTCAGCAGTTGGTCCAATATATTTTATGCTTAAGAATTCTTCAGGAGTTGGTGGTTTACATTTATAATTTAATCGCCAGCCCTCACTTAATAGGTCTGCTTTAAATCCATCAGATAAACTATCAGTTTTTGCAAGCCACTCAAGTGCAGCTTTAATATTATCAAAGTTTAGAGCTTGAAACTCAGGAGTTTTTAATGCTTTTTCATCACCTTCTAATATTGCTTGAAAAATAGCGCCTAAGTTCCCTAATGTGTCTGGTAATAAAACAGTATTTTTTTGGTCAAGTCCATTATATGGTAAAATAAGACCTCTGTCATTACCAGATTTTTTCATTTCATATTTGGATTTTTCAGGGTCCTCTATATTAACTATCTTGGAGAGGTCACTTTCAACATTAAACAATTTTTACCTCCAATAAAATTATGTACCAGCATAGTTAACCTTAGACTCTTCTTCAGCTGCGCCATCTTCATAAGATTTTGATGTGTTTTGGCCAGTTGCAAGTTTAGTATTAGCAGGTAATGATGTAGAAGAAGCACTTTGGCCATCAGATGCTTGACCAGAAGCGCTATTTGCTTGCAAAAGACGATCAATTTCAGCTCTTACAACTTTAGTTCTTTTATTTGTTATACTATCAACATTTTGTTGGTTTTCGAGCTTAGCCCAAGCTTCATCACCAAAGAATACATGACCAAGCCAGTTATGCGCGCCAGCTTCCCAATCTGGAGTAAAGAAACAAAGAAGGTGATCATAGTCAGCTTGGCTTAAGCCAAGAGGTGTTTCTGCCCCTACTGATGGTTTTTGATTATCAGCAGTTTCCTCTGAATTTTCGCCTTGTTTCTCCTGTTCAGATTTCTCAGTATCTCCTGTCTGACCATCTTTAGCTTGTTTATCCCCAGGTGTATTTTTCTCATTTTTATTATCTGAATTTTGGTTATCAAGTTCAGTATTATTATTTTTTAATTTTTCAGCATCTTTTTCACTTGCGCCTTTTATAGAAGATTGGGTACCACCATCGCCAAATAAAGCATTTCTTTCTTCATCAGAATATACATCTTCGACTTTTTCTTCAGCCTGTGGTTGTGATGGATTACTTTGGAGTTTAGATGAGATATTCGCTTTTGCTGTTTGTGCTAACTCTTTAGTAGCATCTACATTTTTCTTCATTATGCCGATATTACCTAATGCATTCTTAATATCTCTTTTAAGCTGTTTACCACCAAATTTACCATAAGTGGCAGTATTCATATCATTTGGAAGCCAGCCAGCAGCTTTATATATTTCATCCATATCATTTTCATGACGTCCGCCTTCGGTAGACTGGAACTTATCTATAACTGCCCCTATAGAATCCATTGTTTGATCAAACTTATCACCAGAGCCACTAGTACCCTTTCCATTAGGTCGGCCATAGACGTCTCTTTGAGAAATATAAATCTGCCAATAATCAAAAAATGCCTTATAATTTGGTATATGACGCATAAGCGCTAATAATGCACCCTTTGGTGTTTCTTCGCTCTTACCATTATCTGCCGTATTATTATATATTTTTGTAAGTGGGTCTAGCCATAAATTTCGATACTGGTAAATAAAATTCTTCATAGAATTTAAGCCAGCAATCTGTTTTTTATTAAGTTCTAAATTTGGGAAATTAACATCTGGCATTTCGCTACATCTGTTAATTGGGCACCACTTCATAAAATTTTTATATATAGTAGGATAGAAAATATGAATATTTCTAATTGAGGCGTTTGTAGCACCATTCTCTTTACAAGCGCGAATAATATCTATTTCAGTTAAATTACCAAATGCAATTTTAGCACCACCACGACCAAATACACGATTTTTAATTTCCTGTATATAAAGTTTACTTACTTTAGTATCATTCCAAGGGTATACCGTTAGGTGAGAGTTCATGAAGTTATACATGGTATCACCACGCGCAACATCTTGAGATAATTCCTTGAAAGATTGTGGTACATAAATAATACGCTGCCAATTACCTTTTTTACTAGAGTTAACAGTACTAGTAACAGAACCATTAGGGAGGCGAGACATATTATCAACTTTAACGCCTAATTCAAAGTTTTGCCATGCATTTTTAGCAAAAGATTCGGTCATAAATAGATTAAATGGCCAAATAAAAACAGTTGCGGTATGATTTTTATCATATACCGCATTATAAATACCATTGGTATTATCATTATTTATAAGAGCTGTACCTTGGTTGACTTTTACCTCGTAAACATTACCATTGGCATCAACTCTATATTCTGTCTCTTCTGGCGCTTCTCTATTTGTCTGCCCATCATTTATAACAACTGCGGGACCCTTATCCGTAGTATTACCTTTTTGGTCACCAGCAGGTGCAGCGTCATTTTCTAAAAGCTTATTGTATTTATATGGAATAGCACCAGTTTCATTAAAAAACTGCTTAAATTCAGATTTCATTTCATTAGTAGTACTAAGTACATCATCTCTTTCCCAGAGCATATAGAAATTACTGAAGTTATTTTCTCTAGCTTTCTTACATTCTTCCACAAGTTTATTATAGTCGGGTTTAGAATCAATGCAAGATACATAAGCATTTTCAAAAACTTTTTTCTGTCTATCTATAGTATGCTTATCAAAGCCGTCCGTAAAAAATACAATATAGTCTTTCATATCTTTAATTAGTTTTTACTCTTTAGTCAAATTAATATTACCAGGCTTGATATTTCTAATATCTTCCTGAATTTTTCTTAGCTCACCATTAAGGTCTATACCAGCTGATGATAGCGCTTTACTACTAGCTGCAGCATTTTTAATTACTTCTTTCCAAGACATATAAGGCTTAGATTCTTTATAATTCTGACCTGTTACAATAGCATTTCTGCCCATCTTGTAAGGGCTATGAACCTGCATACCATGCATAAGTAAATCTACCTCAGATTCGTTAAGCTTACTCTTACCAGGTTTACCCTTCTTAGAATTACCTAAGAAATTAAATGTATCATAATCTACTGAACCTGCATCAATTTTTGGAACATACATACAATGTTTACCAGAGTTTGTATTTTTCCAATCTGTAAGGTGATTTTGCTCAATAAACCTCATATAGATATCTTCAGACATATTCTGGTATCTTTCACGAATAACAGCATGATGTTCTCTAATACGTTCTCGTTTTTCACGTAATGCCTTTTTTCTTTCAGCATTATAAGCTCGACGAGCTGATTCAGACATAGATTCATCACCACCCATATCATCGCCGCCCATATCGCCTAGGTCGCCCATATCATCACCACCAAATTCATCATCACCGCCACCTTCACCATCATCGCCACCAGCTCCAGGAACTGGCTTTAAGAAAGCTGAAAGACGCATCCATTTCTGAATATCTGTAGCATCCAAGAATGAATATTTTGAAAGAATGTCTGTAACAACGTCTTCTGGTAAAGTATCTTCTTCGCTAATACCAAGAACGGCTTTAAGTAAATCTACAATAGATTTAGAAAGATCAATAGATGCTGACTGAGCCGAGCGTTTATCATCAGGCATTTCTTCTGCTGGGAATCTCATGGAAAGAATAAATGGTGTGTTATAATCAAATTCGCCAGTAATCGCATAATGCATACGGATAAGTCTACCAATAGTTTCAAGAAGAACAGACTGGATAGAGTATACGTGTCTAGCAAATGGTTTATACTGTTCCATTAGAGAAATTCCAGAAACATAAGTTGAACCTTCACCACCATTAGGGTCAAGGTAGCTTAATGGAATATTAGCTGCATATGCAACGCGTTTCTGATAGTTCTCGAGGTCACCAATAAAGTCCATATCACACTTAGACTCATGAACTTCTATATCAAGCAATTCAGAAGGCATCCAAATTTTAGTATTTACAGTATATGGTTCCATTCCTGAACCAGTAGCAGAAACCCCCAAATTATCATATTGCTGTCGAACATTCTGTACTGTTTGCCATTGCTGAGCTGCTGGCATACTCTTTGGAGTAGATACCTTATAAAGCTGTACTGGGAAACTCATAGAGCGAGCAAGGCCTTGAAGAGCCATAGTAGAATGCGCTTGCTTAAACGGTGCAAGACAGTTAATAAGAGGAGGCCTACCATATGGATAGAATTCAGAATGATCTTCATTAAATCGGAAATGAGAGATTAACCAAGGCGGAGCCATAATACCATCATGGAGTTCAAATCCGAGAAGTTTATCGTCAAACATACTTGCTAAGTTTTCTGCTTCATCCATAGATGCTTTAGATTTAAGTAAATTTACTAAATCTTTAATTTTTGCGCCACGGTTACGATTAGCTGCAATCCAACCATCTCTTTCTGCTAAGAACTTAGCAGTATGAATTGGAGAAAACTCCAAACGTTCCATAATATTATTTACTGGTAAAGGTTTAATCTGTTCAACACCAGATGTACCGATTTTATGTGCCCAGAATGCTTCACCATATAATTCCAAGTCAAAACAAACTGCATTTAATCTAGACTGTGTAATTCCCCAAGAGTTAAGTAAATTATATGTATGCTCAACAAAGTTTGCATTTGGAGATTCAATTGAAATAATACGGTCCTGCTTATCAATTTGTGTAGCCTCATCCGCTACCAAGTGACAACATCTAGAAATAAATACATCATTATAATACATAAAAGAAAGCTCATTTATACGAGCTTGCCTATCTTGTATATCCGCATATGAAACAGAAGTTTCATCAAGATATGCATTAAAATAATGTGCTACTGTATCATTAAGTTTTTGACTATTAAAAGTAGAACCAATAGCTGCATTTTTTACACGGTATGCATCATTATTAAGGTCTACTTTAACAAATTTAATACCTAGCTGTTTCTCAAGAGCAGTTTCTGGTTTTTCATTATTAGATAAAGTTCTAAAACCAAATAAGCTATTTAATCTGTTTATAAATGATGAGTTTATAATACTTGATTTAGGCTTACTATCGGATTTATATATTGTGTCTTCTTTAAGTTTAGTTTTTGCCATTATTAGTTTTCCTTCGTGATAGGAATTTCTCTAGAATAGAATTCAATTGGAATGCCACGGGTACCATAATCATAGATACGCTCTATAAAATGTTGTATAACCTCCGCAGTATTTCTAGTGTCAGCCTTTATTTTAGGGTCCACTTCATTATTGGTATAAATAATATACCTTTCTAATTCTTTACCACAATCAATTAGTGAAATTTTAGTCATTATTTCATCATCTGATGTAAAATTAATAGTTTCTAATTCCATGATTTATCTTCTCCTAAATTGTGGCCTATCATGCGTTTCAATAATCCCTGTTAAAATTTTATGTGTATCAGCACTACATACTATAGTAACTAAAATTCCGCAGATAGAAAAAGTAAAATATTCTGAGTCTCTACCTTTATTATCAATCTTTCTATAGGGATTCATTGTTGCGATTGATGCTTTAATCTCCATTAGAATATCATCATCCAAAGATATGCCAGTGTTCTCAGGAAATCGTTTTAGGAATGTTTGAGTAAATTGATATGGCTTAGAACAACTAGTTGTTTTCATATTTATTACTCTTCAGATTTTTTAGATTTTTCTTTTATAGTTTTTTCTTTTGGTGTTGATTTTGCTACATCTTTCTTTTCAACAGACCCATGCATAATAAAACGTTCTTTATTTGCTAAATACATAGATTTATAATCAGCATCACTCGCAACTTCAAATCCAGTAGTTACCCCTATTGCGTATACAATACGAATCATGTTTTCAATATCACGTCTTACAAGTTCTTCAAAACCAATATTAAGAACACTTTCAGTTTGATTTGAATTGATAGATTCAATAATATTTTTAATTGCTGTCTGGCCTAAATCACTTCTACAGAAGAAGTCTGGAAGCATCTGAGTTAATTCTTTGCTCTTTTCAAGAGAGCCCTTTTTAGGTGCATTCTTTTGACTAATCATGCTCATAATGCCTTCATTAAAAGCATCTGCCGCAATAGCCTTAAAATTTGATAGTGTTTTTCCAGTAGTTTCTAATTTAGCATTTCCAGCATAATCATTTATTGCTTTATTTAAAGCATCAGAGTTAAGGTACTTGTTTAAGTCCATCTCTATAATCCTCCAATATATTTTATATTGTATTTAGTAATTATTATAGTGGTTCAGAAAGAATGCTAATTAAATTATGAATATTCGAGAACATGAAAATGATTCCAAAATACGTGCTGGAATAATTATTAGGTTAAAGGGTACAAATAAAATCTTAATAGAGCATGCTACAGGTAAAAAAGCACCTATGCCTTGTATGGATATTCCAAAAGGGCATGTTACTACAGATGAGCCTATAATGGTAGGTGCAGTTAGAGAAATAAAAGAAGAAACTGGATTAAACTTAAACCTTGATGAATTAATACCTATGGGTGTATTTAGTTATAATAAGTCCGTATTACATATATTTTATATTGAAACTGATTTTGATATAGACTCTTGTCATTGCGATTCTATGTTTATAGACCCCTACGGTAGGTCTTTACCAGAGGTAGATGACTATGCATTATTTGATATAGTATCTGATAACCTTGATTCATCACTTTTATATAATGGGCTAAAGCCTATTCTAAAACAAGTTTTTGAAAAAATAAAGCAGCTTAATTAAAAAACTAGGGGTATAAGTCTTTATGATAACTAAGAAACTGATACATTGGCGCGTAAATAATAAAAACTACTCTGTTCATTTATATACACCAAAACCTGATGGTATTTGTTTTACGGTAAATATTAATGGAACGTGTTATTATGCGCCTATGGTGTCAAGAATTTCAAAATATTCATGGATTTTTGACAGCTTTTATCATGGTATTACATTAAAAGTTAATAATAATATTTATTATCTATTTGATAGAACACCATATGTAACTATTGATTATACTGTAAAAGACGCACCCGCACCATATGCGTCTCGATACGTAGTAACCTCTATCAAAATATCTCTTAATACCGCAATAAATAAGAAAATACAGTTACAGTGTTTAACTCAGACTTCTCAATGGTTAAGTACAAGTAGCTGGACTACCATATTAGAAATACCGGCTAAAGGTTTAGAGGCTGATTATTCAAAAGATATTAGAGCTCATAATGCGAACTGGCGAATAAATATTGATGGATGGACGTCTGAGTTTACGATAAATACAGAAGGTGAAGGGTCTAAAACTATAGATATACCTGAAGATAAATGGGGTGTTGAATGATTAGTATAGGAATAACTATTTGTGATAAGGACTTTCATAATTTAGACTTTCTTCTTCAACAAATTAAAGAAAAAATAAAATGCAGTTATGAAATTATCATCATAGATAATAGAGAGCAACTTAAAGAAGAAAAGACTGCATGGCAGCCTACTTTTCAATTTGGGTATAATGCTTATCAGTTCACGGCAAGAGCAAAAATTATTGAGTTAGCTAAAGGTGACTATATTTGGTTTATAGATGGCGATGATGAAATAGCTGATGTAACCAATTTTAACTATAAAGAGGATATTATTGTATTTTCCTATAATGATTATCCTAATGGTGACCATTACTATAATGAGCAAGTCTTAAAAGAAAATTTTATAAATTATGATATATTTCGTGAAATTGGTCCTACTTTATGGAATAAGTTTATAAAGAAAAGCCTCTTTAGTAAATCCTTTATAGAAAAATATAAATCAAAAACAATCGTACATAATGAAGACTCAATATGGCTCTATGAAGCGCTTATACATGCTAAAACCATTAGAGAATCAAACAATTTAGTTTATTACCATAAAGAGGGGTACTCTAATAAAATTGGAAAAATTTCTTATGAAGACCTAGTACACTTAACCACTGGACTTAAAGAATCTATAGAAATTCTTTCAGAAATACCAAATAAAGATATTAGTGAAAATATAATTAAGAATACTTATGCCTACTTAGGAACGTTTATTTCTAATAATACAGACTTAGAAAAATCATTAAAGTTACTTATGGACTTAATTCCAAAAGATGACTTTAAGGAAGTTTTACAAACAAATATTTATTCAGAATGTCAATCATATAGGCAGATGCAAAAGGTTATAGATATTGTTAAAGAACGCTATGGTGAAGAATTTCCATTTAAGAAAAGTGTCTGTAAAGTAACTTATGAAGATGGGCATATAGAAGATTATGAATTTACGAATACAATAGAATTTGATAATATTGAAGAAACTCCTAATGGAACATGGAACCATACCTTATCAATTATATGCTTAGTATATGATGGAAATAAACAATTCCTTGCTAAATGTACATCTATGATTAATGACAATGTTCAAGTACCGCATGAAGTTATAATTGTAGATAATCGTGATGATAAGTCCGATAAATTAAATTATATTGGAGACGCTAAAATTGTTGAAGCTAAAAAGAATATAGGAATTCTTGATGGAAGAAGACTTGGCTTTGAAGCGGCAACAAGTGATTACATATGGTTTGTAGACATAGACGACTATATTTTGCCAATAGATAATAATAATTATGGTGATAATGATATAATTATTTTCCCTTATTGCTTTAATGGTACTCATACATACAATCGTATTGGAGTATTTGAGAATACTGAATTCTTTACAGAATCACTTTATTGTATTATTAACCCATTTTTCTGGAATAAATGGATTAAGAGAGAAATTCTAAAAAAAGCTTATAAAGATATACCACATTTTTTCTGTATATATAATGAAGATAATATTGTAACATTTACCGCTTTTAAGTACGCTAAATATGCTGAAATATTTGAAACATCTCCAATTTATACGCATGTAGTAAATAAATCTTCAACTACAACTAAACAGATTGTGGATGAAAAATCAATTGATAAACTTTTTATAGGATTTGATCAGGCATCACAATATTTCCTAACAAATTTCGAGTTCTGTAAAGACCTAACCTATAAACCAAGACATGTTATAAACTTTTATCTAGATGTTATGAATAATGCAGATGATATTGTTTTAGAGTACTTTGCAAACAAGCTGGTATCATTATTTGGTCAAGATAGAGTAATTCGGGCTATAGAATATATGAAACAAATAGAAGAATCAGCCTATAGCCGAATTGAGAAATATTTTTATAAAAATAATTCTTAATAATCTATAAAGGAGTCCATGTCCATATAGATAGAATAATGTAAGTGAGGTCCCGTAGAAGTTCCGGATCCTCTTCGGCCTTTAACACCTCCAGACCATCCAATCTCTTTACCCGCTTTTACATAGTCGCCTTCATGCACTTCTGTAAACGATAAATGCGCATATAAAGAAATTGTACTATCAGGATGTTTGATAATTACTAATCCTCCATAAGCAGAATGTCCTTTATATTTATATGGTCCATTATAATAAGATGGCCAAACTTCAGCAATATATCCATCTTTAGTTGCATATACAGGCGTTTTATCTGGACAAGCGATATCCCATCCATTATGCCATTTACCAGAAGTACTCATGCCACCTGTATCTACTGCTGATATTGGTGAACGTAAACCTTGTGGGCTTGTCTTATAACCCATATATTTTTTTGGTAATGGAGCAATAAACTTTATAATTTTTGGGGCATCTTCACCAACTAGAATAGCATCTGTTGTCTCAGGTACAAATTGTTCTTCAGTAATGGCAAGCAATTCCTCATCTGTAATAAGTTCAGGGCTTTCAATTTCTTCATCTGATAACCTAATTCGTGATCTGTCTTTAACAATGCTTGCGCTAACAAAACCAACTGAAATAATTAATAAAAATAGACTTAGTATACCAACTACAATTATTTTGTGGCTTCTAAGCCTATCACCAATAGTTAATCCATTTTTCTTCATGATATCCTCTTTCTAAAAGAAAGAGGGACTAGCAATGCTAGTCCCTCTCGTCTAAACTATACATATGTAAATATATTAGCCGTTATTTGCATACTTCACAAAAAACATTTTCATCTAGATGCTTTAATACCGCGTTTCGCATCCAGTCGATATCCTTAAGTTCTACAGGTGTAAAATTATATAAATCTGTGCCTACATTAATACCGTTTCTTTTATATCTATTTTTTTCATGAATATGTCCAAAAAGATAAAATCTCTTATCATCAATTTCTTTATTCTTTAGTGGATTTATAGGTTCATGCCTAAGATAATATGTAAAATCTTTAGATTTAATAGTTACTTGGTCATTATCAGATATTTCTGCATTTTCTGGAAATTTAGATTTTCCATCACGTTCATAATTACCAAAAATAAAATGTAAATTACCATTCAAACATTTTGCGCGATTTTCATCTCCAAAATCCCCAAGAATATATACATCGTCATTTGGCCTAACATTTTTATTCCAATTTGAAATAATTTCTAGATCCATTTCTTCTACATTCTTAAAAGGCCTTTTAGAAAACTCTAAAGTTCTTTCTGCGCCAAAATGAGTATCAGAAGTAAGCCATGTTTTTCCTTTTTGCTCCAAATCATAAGTTACATCCAATAACATATCTTTTAATGTAGTATATACTTTTTTTCCGGCTTCTTCAGCTTTTATAGCGATATACCTATTAGCATTCTTTGTTTTAGAATTTTCTGGAATACCAACATAAACACGTGGGCTACGAATCCATTCGCCAATTTCAAAATTAGATGTAAAACCTGGAAACTCGTCAGAACGTTCAAGCCAAAAAACAATAGCTGAAGCTTTTTTCATTGCTTCATGTTCCCAACTTGTTTGCTTTGTAAGGTCTTTCACTTTATCATAGTTTTTATTTGTTGGATTCAAAGTATATCCATTAAAGCCCATGTCTTCTAGTAGGCTGTATGCTTCATTACGCCATTTATCACTAGCCTCATAATCCTTTCTTGGGCAGGGACCGGCAAGAAAAATAGCATTTTTTACCTCTGATAAATCCGTCATATTACCTTTTTCATCAGCGGGTATAATTTTTGTAAACATTTATATACCTCCAAAATTATATTAGCACACAAGATATAGTTAAAATGGTACAAACTAATTTATATTATGAAACTAGTATTTAATGAGATAACAACACCAGGAACAAGCATAGATGTATCTTTTGATGGTGGTAAAACTTGGTTAAACTATGATGTAGAACAGCTACGTCAAAATAATAATGAGATTCACTTTACTGAGGAACAATGTCCTGACTTAACACAAATTAAAATTAAAGGCCGATTTAAGACATACTCAGATGTGGATGTTTTATATAATCCTAGCACTATTGTTTCAGTAGCAAAACCAGAAGGTGGCGCCGCTTATACTTCGGATGCCATTATAAATTATGTTGGTGACCAGATTGGAAACCTAACTACAGATAAAATCGGAGCAGTAGGTTCCTATATTGATTCTATCCAGGAAAACAAAGGTATTATCTCCGCTAGCCATAAAGCCTTTGATACCATAATCAATAAAGATTCCACAAATACTAGTGTTCCTTCTTCTAAAGCTGTTTATGATGCACTTCAGTCTCTTGGAAATCTTTATACTATAAAAGAAAGTGTAGCATCTAAAGATAATTTACCAAAGACAAATAATAATGATGGTGATGTTCGTAACTGTAAAGATACAGGTACAAACTATGTATGGATAAATAATAGTTGGTCACCATTAGGCGGAACAAATGCTATTTCTGCGTTAGACTTCGCAGGCGCAGTTGCTGATGGTGTTAGTAGGGAATTTATTACACAGGTTACACAAGATGATGGTTTAGTACATGCTACTAAAGCATTCCTACCTACTGCATCAGAAGAATACTTAGGTATTGTAAAATTAAATGATAGTGTAGCTAGCTCTTCTAAAACAACTGCCGCAACTGCAAATGCTGTTAAAACCGTAAATGATTCGCTTATAACAGAAATTGCAAATCGTAAATCAGCAGAGGCCGTAATAAAGGTAGACCTTAAAAATGAAGTCGCTGACAGAAAAAATGCTATTAGTAGTATTTCTTCCGTAAATAATACCGCAATTAAGCAAGCCCTCGCTAACATTTCTGGGTATACTAATAACACTCGTCCAGATGTAAATAGAACTGTCTACGCATTTACTCAGGAAAATGGTAAAGTAACAATGATATTTAAGGATATAGAAATATCTCAAGATCAGGTTACGGGCTTAAAAGACGCTTTAGCTAAAGAAATCTATGACCGAGACGTCGCAATTACTACCGCTATAGATAGCTTAGATAGTAAAAAAGTTGGTAAAGATGGTAGTTACATTAAGTACGTTGAACAAGAAAATGGTATTGTTAAAGCAGAAATTAAGTCATTTGATGGTCAATTAAATGCTTTATCTGATACTACAAATGCGCCAAATTCTAAAGTTGTATATACTGCAATTATGGATGAATCCAATGCCAGAGACGCTGCGGATAAAGCTGAGGTAACCGCTAGAAATAAAGCAATTAATGACGCTATTGAGCTTCTAGACGTAGAAAGTGTTGGTTCAGATGGCTCTTATATAAATACAATTAAAGAAACAAATGGTAAAATTTCCGCAACTAAAAAAGCATTTGATAAGTCTATCACATCTACGGCTACTGATAATAATGTACCAACTACAAAAGCGGTTTATAATGCTATTCAAGCATTAGGAAATGTATATAATATTAAGTCACCAGTTGACAGTTTTGATGCGTTACCAGTTAAAGGTAACATTCCAGGTGATGTTCGTGATGTTAGAGATACTGGGGATAACTATGTATGGACAGGCGATGCGTGGGATAGATTGGGTGGTACAAATGCTATAAATTCATTAAATTATGGTGGAGCGGGCGCAAGCGGTACATCTACCGCATTTATAACTCAACTTACACAAACAAATGGTAAAGTTTCCGCTACAAAGGCAAACTTGCCGATATCCTCAACTGTAGTAGCTGGTATTGTTAAATTAAATGACACTCTTGATTCTGAGTCTGATACAGAAGCCGCAACCGCAAATGTAGCAAGACTTATTCAAAAAAATCTAAATAGTGAAATAGATGATAGAAAAAAATCAATTAGTGCATTAGATCATCAGCTAGAAAATACTAAAAAAACTATGTTACCTATAACGGGTGGCACAATGGAAGGAGATATTATCTTTAGTGCTACGCAAGAATTCCCAATTTCTGAGGTAAAGTATGCTAAAAACCTCTTACCTAGCGGAACTGCAGGATATGTATTAGTAAGTAATGGTACTGAAAGCTATCCTACCTGGCGTAGTATTACCTCTCTAATGTCAACCGGCAGTGAAATCCTAGCGTCAAAATATAGTGTAAGAGTCGGCAAATTGTATTCAATACCTTTTTCAGAAGGCTTATATATATTATGCCTAGATGTATATGACTGGGTTAGTGAGACTACCACTGCATATAATTTAAAATTTAATAGTAGATTAGCAGAACGGCGAGAAAAGGGCATCTACAATTTACATAGTTTTGAAATTTCTTTTAAGAATGATAAGGGGTCAATCATTATAAGAAATTTGTCTAATGACATATACCAGGAACAAATTGACTTAGCAGACTCTGATAAGGGCTATGATAGTACACTTACAGGTACTACAGTAATAAGACATAAATATCTCTGTTTTGATCATATATCGTCAGACCCCTATTTAGGAGATAACTATGTTAGTCGCATAGTTGTTCGCTAAATATTAAAAGGCTAGGAGTTTTCCTAGCCTTTTTAATTTAATCAAAAATTTTTAATTAAATTGTAACTTTACGACCCTTATTTTTTGCATCCTTTGCAGGAGGCTGACAAGCCATAGCTTTTACTTTTTCTTCACCCAAAATCATAATCTGACGTTTGTGAACTTCATCATAATTTGGATAAACAACTGGATCTGTTCCCCTTGAATAAGAGTACTTATCTGGGAAGAAATATGCTTTTGCGCGAAGACGGAATCTTGTAAGCTGACGCTTTTCGTGTCCATTAAGGCCCATTGGACTGTCTGTATCTTCATAATACTTTACATTTTTCAATGCAAGGTAAAGACCAACAATTGGGCTTGGATATTTTTCATCTTCATCAAGCTTAGATACACCAATAAGAATTTTATCACCATCAGGAATGGCGACAATAGTTCCGGTAGGTTTACCACGAATAGTTGATACATACTTTGTACCATTTACATCGGATACTTCTTCTCCAATGTAAGCTGTACGAAGACGTTCAGACACATATTTTTTACCAGATTCTTCATACTGAATTACGTATTTATACGCTTCAATATTAAGCATAAGGGCTTCATATGCGTCCTGTGGCATATCCATTTTTACGATTTCTTCCATTGAAAGCTCATTCTTCATGAACTTCAAAGCCAACTTTCTTATTACTTTAGAAGTGTAATAGGGTGTTCTCTTTTTCATACTTTCCATAGTATGTTTTCCTTATATAAATTGGCTTGCTTGAATTTAAGCGCTTTGAAGCGCTTTCAAGCCAACTAGTTACAAATAACAAACTCTTGCGTCTGAGATGTCAATTACATACTGAATATCACAACTTTTACAGCGCTTAAAAACCTTTTCAAAGTCTTCTTTATGCTCTTTTGAAAGTTTACTCATTTGTGTATACTTTTCACTCATCTCTTTAATAATAGGAATACCAGATTCTCTATTACCGGTAGTATCGGAGCGTTCAACTCCATTAGAAATATCAGCTTCTACGCGCTTCTGACAAAGTTCCCAATTTAATGAATCCTCAAAAAATAATAGGGTAACTTCAGAATTTTTAGACAAACGCTCAGCAATAAATTTTAATCCTTTAGGACCACCAAGATTAGTATTAGTAATACAAATATCAGACTTATCCTTAACAGATTCTACAATACGATTACAAAGAGTCTTAAATACTTCTTCATTTTTTGACTGATCACTGATATTTCCAGTAAGTTCTTTTCTAATGTCGTCCATACAAAGATTTTTATAATCTGGATACTTTTTCTGACAAAAAGTAGTTTTACCAGAGCCTGAACAGCCAATTGTGATAATTACTTTATTCATTTTATACCTTCACTCCAAGAATTTCTGGCCAAGTACGATCATCACGCATATCATCTGTGACTTGTACACTCTTAGCTACTTCTTGTATAGCATAGATAGAATCCTCTAAAGAGGCATCCTTATCTGTTACTTCTAACTCAAGATAATGATATCTTCCATTTACTTCTTCTAGTTCCATATGAACTAAAATTTTCTTTTCTTCCTTATTATCTTTTTTAATTGGAACTTCTCTAAAAAAAGACCAAGAATTTTTTTCTTTATAAAAAAATTCTTCATAGCCAGAAGCAAAAAGTAAATTTTTTACTACTTTAATATCATCAACAAGAGTTTCCTCTTCTTCATTATACTCATAACTTTTCTTAAAATTTTTATGCTTAAGAGTCAAATAAGATTTACCATTTTCTTCACGAATACGAATAACTGGCTCACCCTTAGCAATAGCCTTTTTTCTTGTTGAATATCTTGAATAATAAGAGTCTTTCTTAAAAAGATTTTCAGCTAACCTTTTAGCAAAAATAATGGAAATACGCTTAAAGTCTATTTCTGACAAAGCATATTTTGTCTCAACTTCCAAAATTAACCTCCAAGGAAATAAATCCTTATATTAAATTAGCTAAGCTAAAATTAAATGAAATACTCTACTTCTATTATAATATGTATATAGTAGAAGTAAAGTATATTATTACCATTTAACCTCAGCTTTTACGCCAAGTGCTTCCTTAAGAGGTAAATAAACCTCATTATAGCCTTTTTTAGAAGAAATCATTCTTTCTTTTAATTGTTCAACAACAGGTTTTCCATCAATAGCGCTGAAATAAACATTCTTCAAAGCTGGCTTAACTTGGTTATTTACAAACTCTGCAAAATGTTTACGATTATGACGAGAATCATTTTCCCATACATCAATAGCATAAGCTACCTCAGCATCAAGTTTTTTATTAAACTCAACCAACTGATTTACCTGAGCTTCAATTTTATCTTTAAGCTCTGGCGCATTTGGAAGAATATCGTCATGCTGCTCAGAGATAACTAATCGCCAAATGCCTTCAGGATTATCATTGTCGCGAACAAATTTCATATTAAGGTATGATGGTGACTTCATTTTTACACGAGTCCAAGTTTCTTCATCAACAACAACAAAGCCCTCATTAGCAATACCATTCATTTTAGACAGCGCTTCAAGAATATCCTCTGGCTTATTAAGGTCCCAACGTTTTGGAATTGCAAAAGGAATATTAAACATTTTTGCTACTTCTTCTGGGCTATGTTCAATACCCCACTGGTCACGAGCACCATGGAACCAAAGTTTAGCTTCAGAGTACTTTACAATAATACGATTCTGTGGTGAAGTAAGCTCAAACATTAAAGTCCAACCATCTGGAATTTTGTTAATCCAATCCTCATCTACATGGAAATCAATTCGCTTTCCAGTATTATCTTTAATAATTTCAGTTTTAGATTTTGGTGAATCCGCAACAATAGCTGCAGCTACCAAATCAAAATAATCTTTAACAGTATCTGTCTCATAATCAATCGGAGTAAAAAGGCCAGTACCACCATTAGTTACCCAGTAATCGCGACCCTTATACTTAAAACACTTAAGTAATTGACCATCAATTTTGTCCTGACACTTAAGCTTTTTAGATGCCCAATTAATTTTATCCGCATGTACATCATTAATATCAAAAAACTTAAGATATGGTGCGCAAATTACATTTACAGTACCGTCATCAAGAACTTCAACAACAGTACCACGACACTGCTTTACGATTTTATTGCTCAAATCAGACTCAAATAAATTATAAACCAGCATGGTCCAATTTGGATGATATTCAAAATCTTTTACAGCTTGCAAATTATATGGTGCTTTCTTAAGCTTATCTTTCCAAGCTTTATTCTTAAAATTCTTTTTTATAAACTCTTCAAGTTCCTCAAAATTCTGCATATTTAATCCTCCTAAAAAGAAACAACTTTAATATTAGCAACATCTTGTATTCTGATAATTTTACCAGTACCTAAATCTAAAAAATTACCCCAATCCTCTGGAGTAAAACATCCATGGTCATAACAACTATTTTGTGGACGACATTTTTCACATGGATTTTTTGAAAATGCATCTATTTTATTTACTTCCAAAATATCTGAATGGCCAGACTTAAATGATACTAATATTTTCATAGTTAATTCCTTAATGTTTTTTTATACCAAAAACCCTATAGAAATGTTTTAGTTTTTCTTCTTTTTCTTTATTCTTTTCTATAACTTTCCATTCAGTATCATTATAGAATCGTTTATCTTCTAAATTATGATAGCCTCTTTGCTCAAGGAATTTTATAACATAAGGCCTTGCAAACTCCCACGCATCTTTAGTGGATGACGCATTTGCAAAAATTGGATTACAAGTTATAATATCACCATAATAAGATGATTCCCAAATACGATCAGCTACTACTACAATATTTTTATCTTTATAAAACTCTGCCAAAAATCCTTTTTTATTATCTTCTACATCATACTCATAGCTATTAAGTACTGAAAAAGATGACTTTATTTCATCCAAGCTAATCATATTTTAACCTCTTAATATTTTAATTGCTTTATCTGCTTCCGCCTGTGTAAGTCCAATATTAGAGTCACACTTAATGTAAGATTCTCCAAATAAACCTAAATCCATTTTAATATCATCCAAAACTACAAAACACTTAACTTCTGGATGGTGGTCTAACCAATGTTTTATCTGAAGACCTCTACCATAAAATTCTTTAGGCTCCACTTTATTTGGATTCTTAACTAGCCTAGCAATATTTCCCTCGTATCGCCAAACATATTCTTGATATTTTTCTTCTAACTCAAGATTTCTTGACCAATCAGTCCAATCCTTAATAAAGATACCATATTTCTTTAATTCCTTTTTTAATGGCTTACTTAAAAATTTTGAAGTTTTATCTTTCTTAAAGAAGAAACTTTTCCAGGTAGAACTCATTACAATTCTACATTTGGTAGCTTTATAAATATCCCCCAAAAGCTTAACCGCGCGTGGGTCATGCATTACGCCTTGTTCGCCTCTAGATAATTTTAGCCTATCATGATAGGCCGATGTAAAAAACTCTTCTGAGTTTAGTACACCATCTATATCTAAAAATAATACTTTACTTTTATCTACTCTAGATTTACGCATGATTTTTAGTAGGATCAAACATATAAGCGCCAGTTTTAAAACGATTATCGATACCGTTAAGCTTTAATGAAAGCCACTCTAGCTCATCTTCACAAGTATGAATAAGCTCTTGGTTTTTAAGAATGTTAGAGTCATAAATCTTATTAAGTTCATCTCGAACTATTTTATTAAACTCTTCACTCTTATAATTTGATGTATCATGATACAAAGTATATGTCCCAAAGCTATTTGTTTCAATCCTAAATTCAGACTTATTAAGCTTTTCTTTCTTTTCATTCATATCTTTTATAGAGCGATTAGCATCGTTAATACATTCTTTAAGCGCACTTACACGTGCGCAAAATGACATAATATCATCTATTGGTTTTTCGTGAGGAAGAAAGGCTGGTAAATTTGGTTTTACCAAGTCTTCTAAAACTTTATCCTGTTTTTTCTCTTCTTTTACAGGCTTATTTTTAAAAATACCCATTTATTTTTGTTCCTCCAATTCAATTCTATCATTTATCTCAATACGACTAAGCATTTCACCTAGGTCATCATAATTAATAACAACTTCCGATGCCATATTTCTTTTAATATTATTTTTATAAGCAGCATGAATATAGAGCTCTATAAAAATATCAGGTCCAAATCTTAAAAGACGAGTATCTTCAGGATCATCAATTATAAATCGAACTATACAGCAATTTCCAGCGCAACCGCAGGATATATCAAGATAATCTCCATCACTCTGCCATTCATGAAGAAACTTTTCAATTTTGTTGATAGATTCCTTTGTAAGCAAAAATGTATCCTTTATTTTTGGATCCCGGAATTTATTTCTATTAAAAAATCCTTTACGAATAAAAGATAACCAATAAAGTCCTAAATCATCCTTATATAAAGCTATATATGATTTTTCCCAACCATCATACCATACAAGTTTATATTTACTTTTTTTCATATATGATATTTTGCACCACCATTTCGAATCATAATTTCATGTTTATTTTTCATACGCTTATGGATTCTATTTCCAATTACTAGCGCTAAAGTCATACAAATTACAGTTATTATAATTGATCCTACTAGCCAAACGGGTGATCCTGTAATAAATGAAATAAAAAACATAAAACCTGCAAAAAAGCCTAATATAAATGATATAAAACACTTAAACATAAAAAACCTCCAATAGTTATATATAATATATAAATAAAGCGGAATAAGTCTATTATTCCGCTTAAAATTATATATATAAAATAATTAATTATTAAAATAATCTATAGCTTCTACATTAGACATGCTATGAGTAATTCCATAAGTCATAGATTTTTTATCCGCCATTAAGCGAACGGCTGTTGAAGCATAAAACTCTACGCACTCTCCGCCTTTAAGGGTTTTTATAGTAGTTTTATCTAAATCTGTTGAGTATGTAAGGTTCTCATCTAATTTAGCTCTACTTTTAAGTATCCTATTAAGCTGTCCTAAAGTCATATTACTCCTCTAAGTATATAATTCCTTTATCACCTGAAATATCAGAATCAGCTTCATAAAAATTATAATCAAGAAGCGCTTCTATTATTACATCATGCGCATCTTCTGCATCTTCTGTTTTATATTTTATAATAATATTATCAAGCTCTTCATCATAGATAACTTTAAGTTTATCAAAGTTTACATCCACTTCTTCAGTAATAATACTTAAAACTTTTTTTGCTGTTTTTTCAGTCATATACTAAATATGCTCCTAAATCTGCTATTTAGTTATTGTCCAAAAATTCTAATCATTTCATTAAAATAGCCATCTTTCCCAAAAGACCAAGATAAATCTCTTAAATGTGGACCAAGATATTGCCATGCGCTAGTTGTATATGGTATTGGTTCTATAGGCGCAGAAAAGTCATCGTCAAATTTACCTATAGCTAAAAGAAGACCATAGCTGTCTTGTATATGCTGCTGTATAAATTCCCAAACACCTTTTGCAGAATACTTTGCATCTGCTAGAAGCATAGGGTCTCTAGCATAAATAATTAATTTTCCATTAAGTATTTCAGCTTTCTCTACACAAGCACAATTTAATAAAACCTCAGCTTCTTGAAGTACACCTGGTCTGATATCACTAACACAATTTATGCCACTGCAGTCTTTTTCAGGATGTTTAATAAAGAAAAATTGCGCAGTATATTCCGCTAAAGAATTCAGTATTTTTCCGATATCTTCCATAATAAGTCCCCTACTCAAAATAATTAAAGCCATCAAACTTACTAGCTTCATCTACAAGTGCATTTGCGGCTAATACTTTATTATTCTGAAGTGATTTAACAACAATTGTTTTGGTAGCATATACTCTACGGCCATCTGAAAGAATTACAAATTGTTTTGTCCAATCTTTTACTATGCCCAAAGCTATTTCAAATCTTAAATTTTCACCATATGCATAAGCAATAATATCGCCTCGTTCTACCAATATATGATGTGAATCATAAATAGGTGGATATTCCGGCTTTTCCTTAACTTTTTTAAGCTGTTTTGGAATAGATACTGTTACCTTAGCAGTTACAACTTTAAACCAACTACGATTTATAGTTGGCTCAATTTTAGCCATATCATCAAAAAGCTTTTCAATAGTCGCATTAAGAACTTTAGGCGTAATAGAATTATCATCAGGACAAAACATATATTCAAACCTATATTCTGTATGAACACCTCGCTCCCTATAATCAGGATAAAGGGTATTATTAGTAGGGTCAAATTGTCCTGCATTTGCATCATTTTCTATATCAGAATCCCATCCTTTTGGATATATCTTACCTAATTCTCGTCTTAAATAATATTTAAGCTGTGCGCTGATTAAACCATGAAGAGTATATTGATCTCTAAGATCTGGAATTCCAAGAGTATTACGCGCTCTAGTCTCAAGGTCGCTAACTGCGGATGAAATAATTAATTTACAATATTTTACTTTTTCGCATCTATCAGTAGCAACCTTATTTGTATAATTAGAAAAGCTCATCCAACCAAGCTGCTTAGAGCTATAACAGTCTCTATACCACTTCATATTATTCTACCTTTGGCAATACAGCTTCAATATAAGACTTATCTTGTGTAATAATAGACATATTCTCATCAATTACCCATTTTGATCTTGTAACTGGCAAAATACCCTTAGGTGTAGAAACATCCTCTGTTACAGTCTTACGAATAACTGCGCTACCACGTTTTTCTACAGGAGTAAAATCATTCCAATTTACACCCTTCTGTTCGTGGAGCATATCTTGAATCTGACTATTATTTTTTCCAAGCATTTCTTTATCGCTAAAGTAATGATGACCAAGCCCCTGAATGGAATTTCTAGATGCATCATTCTGTCTCCAGATGAAATAATTTACTACTTCTTTTTCTGGGATATTAAATACACGCGCATCAAAATACCCACCAATATTGATACGGCTAGTCAAAGTATCTATATATTTCTTTTCAGCTTCTACATTACTATTTTCTTTAATATAGCTGTTTGCTTCCTCCGCAAAGAATCTATTAAAGAACATAGAAGCCATAGATGCTGCAACTGAGCACATTTTTTGAACAGCATACTCAAACCAAGCTGAAGTCTGGAGAGAATCATAATCAGTAATTAAAAGACTAATTTCGTCTGACTCAACATACCCAATTTTACAGCCCTGAATGTTCTCACATAAAGCCTGCGTAGTACGCTGCATAGTCTTAATAAAAATTTTATCATATGGCTTCTTAAAGCCTCTAGTGAAGCTGTGAAAATGGCAGCCATCTATACGAATTATGGCAGGCATACGACGGCATAAATAGGTCTTAGAACGATTCTCATAAAATTCCTTCATTCTGTCCCCAAGGTTATCCTTAACCATGATTTTCTCCTTTAATTTTTATTTATAATATGTACTTAAATTTAATCAGTTCAAAATATTTATTTATTATTCTCTAAGTATTCTTTAATGCGGTCTTCATAAAAATAACGTGCTTGCCAATAACAATCTTCACCTGAAATAGTATGCTTAAGAGGAAAATTTAAAAGTTTTTCTAATGTATCTGTTTCTTCAGACCATTCGTTCCTAGCTTCTTTAATACTATTTTCTTTATATTCATAAGCATCTTCAGCTGTATAAAAAAGCTTTTCTAGAGGCGCGCCACTTACAGAGCCCCAATAATATGGACTATCAATCTTTTGTCCCTTTTCATTTACATAGCATTGCCATTCTATTTTATTTATATACTTTACTATAGTAGGATGATCAGTTGCTGAGCCAATAATATCATCTTTAAGCTCTCCAGTTATTTTTCCTTTCTCTGGACAACTATCGATATCTTTAACATAATAAACTACTAAATTTTTCTTTATATCTTCTTCTTTAATCAATTTTTAATTCCTTAAGGCATTTCTCAGTAAATACATCTTCTGGTTTCACACTAGAATTTTTAATTAAACTGTCTAGCTTTTCTAAGGCTTTCTTCATACCTTTTTTATTCCTATAGTATTCGCATATAGAAAGTGAAATATTATCCCTCATAAATTCTTTATATGAAGTAACTAGGTAGATACTTGAGTCATGTTCATCGATATCTAAATATGCAATTTCTTTGCCATTTGAATTATATATATGAACTTCTGCTTCAAAAGTATTACCATCAAGCCAATCACAAGAAAAATGAAATGACACATTCTTAAAATTTTCAGAAAAATAAATTGCCCATTTAAGTAACGCCTTAGTTCGCTTAGATGTTAAAAAATTATGATGTGGCCATTCTAATAACTTACAGTATCTATTGTATCGGCTATTTTCTGCTTTAAGCTCTTTTAAATGCATTAAAAAGTCTCCAAAATAGAAATATCATAAGGTAAATACATCTGGGCCTTTACTGGCTGAACCTTCATAAAAGTCCTAACCATAGTAGATGATATATCAGAATCCGTTGCTCTAAAATAAATCGTTTTTATAGATGGATCAAATGCTGCATTAAATGCGGCTAGTTGATCTTCGTATAAATAATCTTGAGTATTTCTAATACCACGCACAATAAATTCGCAATCATGCTCAGCAGCTATTTCTGCCGGAATAATAGATTCAGAATAGATTATTTTAATAGCATCTGGATTAGGTAATTTATTTTTAATTGCTTCTTTTATTGCTTCTATACTAGATGTAATTGTAAATTTTCTTTTTTTAGCTGGATTCTGTGAAATACAAATAAATACTTCATCAAATATCTTTGCAGCCTGTACTAATACAGATAAATGCCCATAAGTAAACATATCAAAACTTCCGGGATATAATGCTCTAGTCATTTTTTACATCCTCCTTATCTGCTAATAAAATATCTGATTCAACACCCGCCATAGCTAATACTAAGCTTGGTAAATCTCCTTGAAATATATTATCCTTATAAATAAAAAATGATGTATTTAATGGATAATCTTTAACTGTTATATGATAATCATGATTTACATATAATGCAGCAATTATTTTTTCTTCGGTTTTACCACCCTCACCTGCATCTAAATTGAAAATATTCCAAGATGGTAAATCAGGATTTGTTTTTAACAATATCATATAACTTTCTTGCTTCCTCTTTTCTTGCTTCTTCAAATGCGTCCATTGATTCTTTATCTGGAAAAATAAAATCACAAGAATCAGGTGTAAAATTTTTAAACTTTGCACCAAATTGCATTGCTAGACTCATCTCCGCCTGATGTCTAAATTTTATAAACTTAGGCTTCATAATAAATTATCCCTAATAAGACGTAACTTTTACACTACCCATTTCGGTATTTTTTAAGGTTACTGTTGCTGAAAGTATCTTAGTATCTGACTCATATGGTCTGTCAGCCTTACTAAAAACCATATCGAATTTTACAGCATCTGTAGTTGCTCCGAACTTTTCAGCTATAATTTTCTTTAAGTCTGCTTCTGTTAGTTCAAATTTTGTATTCATATTTTAATCCTTATATAATGGAAATTTTTTACTTATTTTATGTGCGGATTCATCATCGAGAGGCTTAAACCACATACCAATTCTACAACGACCATTGCCATTTTCATCTATAAACTCTGGCGTCAATTCAGTTTTACAGGCATCATCGATATACCCATAATCAATACCTTCTTTTAAGCCAAGCTCTTCTGCGGCGGTTTTGGCCTTATCAAGCTGGTTAAGATTTCGTGCTTCACAAATTGTTTTTGTAAAAATATCATTGATGTAGTTATCAACAATTTCTTTACTTAAATCAAACTTAATATCGTATCCTTTAGCAGTTTTAATAAGATTTTTTCGAATAAGGTTCAACCAATAAGCTTCAGCACAATGTGATACCATTGCGGCTAACTTACCACTAGTTAAATGTAAATCTTTTCTTATAATAAATACTCGTCTCATAATATTACCTAATAATCTCTAATGGAATTTACACTACATTGTAGTGACTCTTCGGGTATATCCCCTACAACTTTAATAAGATTAATATTTTCATTTATTGGAAGTTGCTTTGCCCATCTAAGTAGAAGCTTAGACTTTTTTAATATACAATCTGATTTTAGACCATTATATCTTATAACCATCTTTATAGCTGGATTAGTATAAGAATGCCTAAGTTTTTCTATCCACCATCCTTTTGGAGGATAAGGTATTTCACAATTAAAAGCTACATATCCAGTAAGTTTAGGCTCTAATACCGTTTGCCATTTTTCATGACCAGAACAACAGTATTCAGTTCTATATCCCTTTTTATTTAATATCCATATAGCTTTTGCAATATAATAATCTATCTCAGCTATATCAGAAAGATCAGAATCTGGTATAGGTATTTTTATTTTTTTATCGTCTGAATATAACATATTAGCTCAATAAAGTCTTTAATATTGTTTCTAAACTAAAATTCTCTAATGAATCTTTTGCGTTCCTATCACTATAATCAATCAATTTCTCAATATACTTATTTGCGTCTTCTTCAGATACGCCCAATTCTTTAAGCTCTTTAATTTGCTTCTCATAAATTTTTTGGTATGGACCAGCAGAGTATCTTGACTTCATAACTTTATTAACAGCATACATCATACTTTCAATCATGCCATTAAACTCAGTCATATTATCTTCTGACTCATGCGCCCATTTATCAATTGCGACCGGAATTGATATAGATACGTCACCAATATTTATAGTCATACTAATCCCACCATCCCATACCATTTTTATTCATATTATCACAAATCTTCTGATATAATTCTTTTCTATCCTTCAAATACATCATATTAGATTTACGAATAAGCTTTCTTTTATCTTTATCCGGTGCATGTTCCCAAATTGCAGTATATTTATCATCTATATCACTAAGACTTCTCAACTTAATAATATCATGTCTTAACTGCCATAACTCACGAAGCGCAGGAATAGTACCTCTAATATGTTCTTTCATCTTTGGAGAAAGTAATTTATAATCAGCCCATTCAATATCAAAAGTTTGAGCATTATCAATAACAGTTTTTAAGACTCTATCTACAAGCTTAACTTTATTATCATCTACAGCCTCTTGAACTTTATCAAAATTGATTTCGTCAAGTTCAGTAAGTATTTGATAATCTTCATACTTATCTCTATAATGAGGAGCTTCTTTTTTTGCTCTCATATCTCCATCTGAAAAATCTATGTAATAAGTTTTCTTCTCTGGTGGAATTGTTGCTGGATCTATTAGAGTATCCGCCATGTATTCAATAAAAATACCTTTTTTAGTAGGAGTATTATATTTTGTTAAATAATAATGTCTAACGCCACTATCACTTACTTTCTTGCTTACTTTTTCATTTCCAATAAAAAGACGCAAGGCATAATCATCATCTGAATTCTTATAACTATAATATTCAAACCAGGCATCTGAACCTGCATCTTTTCCAAAGTATCTATCAAAAACTTTCTGAATAGCCCATTTGTAATCAGACTCTAGTACATTTCTTTTAGTAAACCAAAATGTATCAATATAATGATCTTTCTGCGCATGCCACTTTCTAAGGCCATGAATCATATGAGTAAGTTTTAATTCCATCATACCCAGGATATCACCTTCTCCATCCCAAGTACGGTTTGTCGTTTCAAGCGCGTCCTCATGACACCTATAAGTTTTGCCTTCATAATCCCAGACTTTTTTAATATTTCTGAAACTATAATAATATTCTCTTTCAAGAAACTGTTCTACTAGACGCTTCATTTCTGATTTATAATGATCCCCATACTCTTCAGGCTTATTATCTGGGTCAGCTCTGTATGCTGAACCATTAAGTCTATTATAAGCTCTAAGTCTATCAACCTGCTTATTTATAGCTTTTTCATTTGAGGAAATTACTTCTGTAAAAATATCATTCAATTGTGGGTCTGACTCTACGATTGTTAAAACCTTTTCAAATGATTCTCTAAGCGTCATTTTTTATTCCTTTCAAAAATAATTATTGATTACGATTCTTCTTGTTTTTTAACAGTTCACTACGGCTAGTATTTCCACCACTAAGAAGCGTAATTATATCTACTAAGTCATTATTATCAATGCGACCTGGACCTGATGATGATGCATTATATCCAACTCTTAAAATTCCATCAGACCAATACACCAGTTTTGCTATTAATTCTAATTTTCGTTCCTTTTTCATTTTCTAAAAATAATATCTCCACTAGCATTTATATTATCGCCTGACCAATTACCCTTAATAGTAATATCCCCATCAGATGTAACATTTCCTGTAATATTACCATTTGCAACAATAGTATCATCAGATGAAACGGTATTGGCTTCTATATTGCCACCTACAGTAAGAGTGCCATCGGATGTAACATCACCTTGGGTAGTTACGCTACCTTTAACCACTGCATTGCCTTCTGTAACCATACTACCTTCAAGGCTTCCTTCTAGGTTAGCATTACCGTCGCAAGCTACATTGCCTTTTATATCTCCATTTATTGTAGCATTACCACCAATTTCAATATTACCTTCAATACTTTTACAATTTGCGGATATATTTCCCTCACAAGAAATTTGGCCAATAGTATTACTTGTTACAGTAATATTACCATCAGTTTCAATTCCGCCAACATTTCCCTCTATTACAATATTTAATGAAGTAATATCAATTGGTGAAGACTCATTCACCATTTTTTCTTCAACAGCTTTTACTAAATCAATCTTTGGCTTAGACTCTTGTTGCTGCACTGGCTGTGGCTTAGGCGCAGGCTTTGGAGTAGATACTTCTTTTTTCGGAGTAAGTACGTCTCGTGGCTCAAGCTTTACGTCATATTTATATGAATCCTTAAAATATTTACTAATGCAAATATCATTTGCATACAAATCAGTACCATCATATTCAAGTGTTTTAACTTTTTTATGATTAGTAAACGCAGAAATGTCCATACTATTTATGGACACTCTACAATTTTCTAAGCCATAAATAGTAAAAGTTCTATTTTTTCCAAAAAGTCCCATTATCTATTCCCCAAACTTTTAACAGGTATCGCATCAAATTTAGGATATGTATCTCCACTAGGAGAATTATAATAATCAGTAATAGCTTTAAAATGCTTAATCATTATATCTGCTCTTTTCTTTGAAGTTACATATCCTAAAAAAGTAGTATTATACGCTCCATTACCATTTGAAGTTTTAACTACATTTGTTTCTCGTATTATATAAATACTACTCATTATTCAAAATCTTCCTTATTTTCAACAGTTACTGGAAATTTTCCATACTGATAAGTTCCTGGTAATGGCAAGAATTCCTGTTTACACTTAACAGCTTCTTCAAACTTATACTTACAAGTACTTGTAACATCATAAAGATAATCAGGCATGTAGCTAAGCTTTTCCTGCTTTCTCTTATTATTTACTTTTTCCATATCTTTACTAAGTGCATTACGCTTAACCAAAACATGGAAGCCGCCAGAAGTACGAACAATAACAAACTGTCCCTTACCAAAATGTTTCAAACCTTCATTATGAAGAATTTCAAAAATTTCTTTAATAGCAGTATCATTCTTCTTGTCTTCATCCATCAAATCAAAATCAAACTGAATATAAATCTTACGATTAAGATTTGTAGCATGTGAAGACTTTAAGTGCTTTGAAATTGTTCCAAGCTTATCAATACCATCAACAATACCGTCCCAGCTACGTTTAGCACCAGCATTAACCAATTCTGCCATCATCTTAACAGCAAGCTGTACAGAATCAGAAACTACCAATGATTCTTTTGAAGGATTTGGATAAAAATAAACTACCAAACATTTATCTGGGTAGTCTTTACCATTTTTAGTAACCATACCTTCCTTGCGACATTCATAGCGATATACAGCTGATCTAAAAATATTAAAATCCCAAAGTTTAGACTTTGAACGTGGCGCAATAATTTCTCTAGATACCGCTTCAGTAATATCGTCCTTCATCAAATATGTCCGATATTCATCTTTCTTAAGTTTTCTAAGCTTAAAAAGATTTCTAATAGCATGAAGGGGCTTAGTATCTGTTAAAGCTTGTACTTCGTTAGAACTGAAAGATACAGGCTCTTCATTAGTTACTACCATTTCACGCATCATTTCACCACGACCAAGCTGATAAATAAGACGCTCATCAGCATCAAGCTTTTTATTTCGAGCGCTGAGACAAAGCATATATGACTCGTCTAACTCTGGCTTTTCAACTACATGGTCAAAAAACCATTTAAGTTCTTTTTCATCCGCAACAAATTTGTAATAATCACTCATATAAATCTCCAATTGTATTTTTTATAATATGTTATTATTTTCTATGGGTCCTGAATTTCACGCTGAATTATTACTAAATCTGAATCCTTATCCTCTGAAATAAATGTTTTTACTTTACATTCTTCCGGGTTCCAGTATGAGTCTCCAAAAATATAAACATCTGTAAACTCAAATCTACCTTTACCATCACCAAAAATACGGTCAAATACATCACAAACTTTAATTGATTCTACCTTATCCCGATGTATTTTATAGTCATGAAAATACTCAGAATAATCAATATAACATGGTTTTTCTAGCTTTTCTAAGACTTCCTCACCATCACCTAATAAAGCCTTTTTCAAAAGGTCTATAGATAAGTTTTTTCTAATATACCTATCTACTATACCTTCAAAATTAGACCTTGGGCCAGAACGATAACTATAAGGACTTGAGTCATGGGCAAAATAACTTTCTACACAATCAAGTACTTCCTTAAAATAATCATCTGGTTTTACAAAATAATAGCTTTGTTCGTCCTCATCATCTAACTTATCAATAATAGTTTCATGTATATGAATGTCTGCACATGAATCTTTTCTAATATAGATTTCCCCTTTCATAAAGGCATTCCAATCTGAGCGCCTGATAAGAGTGAACGCATGGCAAGATGATGAGTTGGTTTCAAACATACCCAGCCTAATTGATTCCATAAAACCTCCAAAAAAATATTATCTAGTCCAGTTAAATCCAAATTGTCTTACTAGATCATCGTATTCGCTAACTTTTAATACAAGGTCTGTTAACATAAAATTATGCCTAAACGGCTCTTTTGGTATATCAATAGCTACTTCGTCCTTATCATTATCTTCATTAAAATAAGACTTTGCTAAATTTTCTTCTAATGGTATCTGCGCAATTTTTTTATTAAGGGCCTCTGTAAATTCTTTACCTCGTAATGTATAAATTTTACCAAAGCTTTTATCTGCAGCATAAGATATTATAGCTTCCCTAAAATAATTTTCCATGTCTGTATGCGCTTTCGGAAAAATCTCTTTGCGTATACTTTTTAAAATACCTATACTATCCGGCATAGTTTTTATTTCCGGATTTTTTATAGCTTGACTAAGCATATATTTTTTAACTGAAAAAGGCACATAATTAGGGTGTGAATCCAATGTACTGTTAATTTCTTCTGGCGTTAAATCTGAGTCTCTCTTATCCCATTCTCTTACTTGATTTAATACCCACGGAATATAATTACAAATTTTTTCTGTTTCACGCCTGTCTAAGTATGATTCTGTTAAACATATACTATCATTTGTGCTTGAGGCTACAATATATGGATAAAAAGGTATTAAGTCATCAAGATGGTCAAATCTAAGTAGCATTTTATCGCAATATATTTTTTTAGATAAAATATTATCCTTAGAATTAAAAACCTCATCTGCAAAATCACATATTCCAGAAAACTTTGACATTCTAATCATCCCAAGAAAAATCTAATGTAACTTGTTCAGGTAACTTTATGCTGTGAAGAAGCTCATTATAACTCATAAATTTACCAATAACTTTTGAAGCAGCTAAATTTCCAGCATCAAGCCAATCCTCAAATTCATCTATATCTTTCGGTATTGGGTTTGTTAAATCCAACTTTTTATATCTATTATTATGTTCAGTTAAAAGCTTACAATATAGGTCATAACCATCTTCTAGAGGCATAATTTCAACAGAACAATCTTTTCTTATTCCTGGCTCGCCATACTCATCACCATCGGGATGTACATAAAATACATGTTTATCAAAACTAAATTCTCTACATTTTTCAAATAAAATTTTATTTACTGTAGTAAATACATGCTGACTTGATGAATTTGTCTCAAATACGCCAACTCTAATAGTTTCCATGGATTACTCCGTAGTTTCTACAAAAAGCATTTTTTCAAAGCCTCCACGTTCATCCGCTTTAGCTTTTCGTTTATTATTTACAGAATCCATCATTTTTGTTATTGGAGTATGATAACAAAGGCCATGTAAAACTTCAAGAACATCTGCCATTTCTTCTACAACACGCTGAGCTTCTTGATTAGAATAATTTTCTGTATTCACAGAAATCATAAAATCATTATAGGCTTCTTTTAATTCGTTAATTTCTTCATCAAGCTTAACCATTAAAGCAGGAATAATATCAGGCTGCTTTGTAATACGACGAAGTGTAACTGTCTTTCCTTCGGCGGCCATTAGTTCTGGAATTTTATCCCTAACAAGTTTTCTAATTTCTTTCATTATTGGACCTTCTTAAAAATTCTCTTTTTTCCGTCTTTTATAACTTTGTAAATTGCAAGGCAGCGTCTATCAGGGAATTTTTGCATTATAGCTTTTGCTTCAATATAACTTTTATATCTACCACCAATAATGCTATCCTTGCTTTCATCTTTTAAAATAAAACATAATACTTCAGAATTAAAATCCTCAATAAAACCATTTAAGTCTTCTAATTCTGAGAGTCCATCCAAATTTGCCATTTACTTATTTCTCCCACAAAAATATAATTAGCCATCAAAATAATAAGTATCTAGCTCGACAAATCCTGTATCTGGATTTAATTTATAAGTTGATTCACTCTCATATGACCCATGCTGCCATCTTTTAAAAGAATAGAAATTCCAAACAGCCCAATAATTGGGGTCATTTAATACTTTATCAGTAAACATTTCAAGGCTGATCTTACTTAAGTCATCAGTCCCAAAACAATTTTTAAGTTCGCTTGACCAAAAACCTTTTAATGGTTCTACCTTATGCTTTCTTATATTATCTAAAGCTAAATGATATGCATCCTCAAAAGACATAAGCTTAGCATGAACTAAGTTTGGCATATAGAGTACAAACTTATTTTTCTTAAATAAATTAAAATCTGACTGCTCAGCCAAAATTAAGCCATGCGCAGAAGAAGAGTTTGTCTCAAATACACCTACTCTAATAGAAACCATAATTATACCTTAATCTCTGAAAATACTTTACCAATTGAATCATGAATAACTAAATCAGCCATACTATCTGCTTGAGTTTGGTCTCGATTAATTATTACAAGATTTTTACCATGGAAATACTGAACTATATTAGCCGCTGGGTAAACTCTCAATGAAGTTCCAGCAATAATTAAACAATCAGCCTTAGATACTGCTTCCAAAGCAGCATTCCATGTAGTCATAGGAAGTTCTTCCTCATAAAAAACAATATCAGGCTTAATTAAACCACCACATTCACAAATCATATCATTTGTTTTTTGATTCTTAACTTCTTCTAAGCTATACTCTTTATTACAAAGACAGCAATGATTTGTAGCAATTGTTCCATGAATTTGATAAACTTTTTCAGAACCTGCTTCTTGGTGGAGATTATCAATATTCTGAGTAACAATAGCCTTTAACTTACCCGCTTTTTCTAATTCTGCAAGTTTTAAGTGAGCAGCGTTTGGTTTAATATCTAAGTTCTGCCCTTGCATAAGAATTTTATCTCTATAAAACTTATAGAAAATACTTGGATGCTTTTTAAAAAAGGAAATACTTAAAATAGTTTCTGGCTCATAATTATCATATTGCTCAGAATAAAGACCATCTTTGCTCCTAAAATCTGGAATACCAGATTCTGTTGAAACGCCTGCTCCACCAAAGAATACGATATTATTTGATTGGTCAATTATTTCCTGTAATTTTTCTACGTCTGTCATACTTAGTTTTCCTCATTTGGAACCTGTGAATACTCAATAGGTTTCCATTGTAAATTTTTTACACCATACTTATTAAAAAAATCTTCATCATCAGCTCTAGCTAGCTCATAATGAAAAGAGTATTTGTCGGATACCTTAAATAGATATGGCACATCTATTTTGTACATGGGGGGCATTTGATCTATACAATGCGTCCATGAAAGTTCTTCTTTAGAGTTAATCCTATTCTCAAGTCTTTTTATTTCTGAAAAAAGGTGGTCTGACAAAGCTACTCTAGGCGATGATGGCATATATTCTGGGCTAATCCTATATTCATGTCTATTATCGAAGATAAAATAACCAATATTTGAAAATTTTGACCACTCACTCCATTTTGCATTTGTAGCACTATTAGAGTTATCTTCTCTATATCTAAATTCAACTGGTATTTTATTTTGATGCGCAGTTATTACATCTATTTTTTGATTATCCGTCATTATAGGCCCTCTATTATTAATATAATAACATTTATAATATGTAAATAAGTTTATTAAAGTAAAAAGAAAAAGGCGGCTTAGAAGCCGCCTTTATAAATTGTAGAAAACTTACGCTTTCTTAAAGTTTACACAATCATTATGAATCTTTCCTAAGCCTCGATCTGAATACTGGAAGTTCTTTACCTTAAATGATGTTCCAATACCTTTATCTTTATCAAAGTTCTCAGTTCGAACTACAACACCTTCGTGCTGCATAAAGTCTTTCCAAAGCTTTTCTTTAGGAAGTTCTTCTTTATAATTGTCTAAGTTTTCAAGCCATGAATGAATTTTGTCTCCCTCTTCTGGAACCCAAACAGCTTTTTCTGCAAAAGAAACTGCTGAATCAACATCAGGCATGATATCCTTAAGAGTTCCTGTCCAAAGAAGTGGTACAACTCGCATACCAAACTTATCCGCAATTTTAACCTGGTCAGTATATGTACCCTGATTAAGAGTAAAATAATCCTTAACTTCATAAAGGAACCAATGATTATCCTTAAAGTCATAGATATTATCCTGAATTCCAGGTCCTACCTGCTCACCCTGAAGAATTGGACATGTACCAGTTTCCTTGTAATATGCCTTCATCTTTGCGAGCACATCGTACTTTTTCATCATCTTCCAGAAGAGTGAGCTGTCTTCACATGTATAAGCATTATTACGTGAACATGGATAAGCACCAACAAGCTTATTCTTTTTAACAATAAATCCACGTTTTTCAAATACAGGAACAACAGTAAATGACTGACCTTCAATTTTTGCTGTTACAACAACTTTTTCTTCAGCAAACTTTGTAAGATCACACTTTCTATTCTGAATAGTTGTCTCATCAGATTTAGAAATTAAACCTGTTGGAAAACCACCAGCAGAATTCTGATGTTTCTTCTGCCAAATACGTCCTATCCAACGTGTAGCTACATGTCCTAAACAGAACTTAACCCACTTTGGATATGCTTTTTTAGTAGTAGACGTACGAGTAGGAGATGCGTCTTCTTCCGGCTCATACTTACGAATCTGAAGCAAGTCAGTAATATCATCACCCGCTTTAAGTTTGCTAATATCTTTTTCTTCGAGAGGGAGTTCTTTTAATGGAACAATCAATCCCCAAGATTTAATAGTTGCAAACTTCATAGGCTTAATTACAAAACCCTTTGCAGATTCTTTGTAACAACGCTTACGAAGCCATTCCCAAGCGTCGATTTCAGGAAGAATTGCGCCCTCCTGAATAAATGCCACCAACTGTCCAGGCTGGATATCCTTTGAAACCATTGCTTCATAGCCATTTTCAACCATAGAAGCGCCCTGAACTTTGTCTTTGCCCTCAAGGGCCCATACCTTGTCAATTGTAGCAATAGATGCTAAATCTCTCATTTTAAAACCTCTTAAAATTTAAAATTCTCGCACCACCACCTGCATTTGTCATAGATTTTGCAGGAAAAATCTATCTGGTTTCTACCAGCAAATTGAAATACCTGTGGTCACCTTCATACATTTCTTGTATACCTATAACTGGTATTCTATTATCAATAAAGATTGGATCATTGGTAATACATTCTTCACTAATAAAGTTTTTCAACTCAGAAGTACCAATATATGGTATTGTTTTTTCAGCATCAAGAAATCTGCAAGCAGTTTTCTTTTTACCATAGAAAGTACAAAAGTCACGCACTGGACTTTCAATAATATTATTAGCCTCTGAAAACTTTTCAAAAGCCGTTTTTTGTACATCTCCTAATGTCTCAAATTTCGAATCCTCTTTTTTTAGGAAATTAAAAACTGCTTTTACTTCATCATCAGATAAGTTAACAATCATATTTATAATATATAAACTATTTTTTAAAAGTACAAATATAACTTAAAAGCTATAAAGTCAAGCATAACCTACTTGACTTTATTAAACTAACGTACATTATAATGATTTACTGAATATTGTGGCAAATCGTTATAGTCAACAAAGTGCCTAAAATTTTCGCCACAAGTAGTACTAGGCTTGTACTTAGTAGGGTCGCTACCAGTTGTTGAAATTGTCCAATCTGGAGTTGGATTTATCTTTGGTACACTATCATAATAAATACCCGCAAATCCTGGCTTTTTAAGCGCCTGAATAATTTTAATTTTAGTTACATCATCCATATTAGACGCCATTACAGCTTTTTCCAATGAATAATCATTAAAATCATAAGTTACATATCCGGATGTATTATTTGTAGTAATAGTACCACCGGATGAAGTGGTAATTGTAGACTGGATAAAATCGTCTGAATTAGCGTTTAGAGTTCCTTTTATGGTCTTATCATTTGATTTTGATGCCATTATAACATTCTCCTAATAAATATATTCTGCGAAAGCTGGAAGCTTATGATAGTCTCTTCCAGTTTCCTCTACATAGTATTTATAGTAGCGGCTCAAGTCGGATTTCTTCCATTTTAATACTACTTCAACAAACTGATTAAAACCTTGTAAGTCTTCATTATCAATAATAAAATATTCTTCAAGAGCTTCTAAAAGATAAGCCTTTTCTACTTCCAAAGTAGGCACCTTAAAAGAAAACTCTGGAGTCAAATTGGACTTGATATAAATAGTTGGCTTTCTATAAACCTCTATTACGTCTGTAACTACCACAAAATAACAAGATAATGAATAAACCAATTTTAATTTCCCCCAACCCATTTTGTATTAAAAATATCCGCCCTCAATTGTAAATGCGGTACCTTTCTCATAAATTTCTACTTCTACTACTTTAGGATTTTTCCAGCCTCTATTATTAAACTCATATTGGAGCGCTATTATAGAATTTTTAGCTGCGCCAGTACCTGCATATATTCGTGCTTTCCATAAGTCATCCACTAGGTCTAAATGGCTGGTGTCATTACCTTTTAAGTATTGATCACCAATTTTTACAACGCATTTCATAAGTTATCGTCCATCATCATCTAGATATTGAAGTTTTCTCTTTAAGAGGTCATTTTCTTGCCTAAGCAGCGCATTTTCCCGCTTTAATTTTGTAAACATATCAAGTAAATTATCGCTGTCCTCTAAAGGTGTATTAGAGCTAGCACTAGATATATTACCTTCATCTGGGCTAAATATAATTTCTTGTGTTTCATTTAATGTATTTATATACTTTGTTAAAGCGTCTTTATTTAAATAGAAACTTACAGATTTCTTATGCTCATCATCGACAATAAAGCCTTCTAGATAAAAAGAAAAATAAGGTAAACTATCAACTTCGCTACGTATAATTCCAATATTATCGTAGCTATCTGATAAATCAATATAGGCATCTCTAAAAAGCTGCTTAAAATATGTTGTTGATTCTTTCCATTTGTTAAAATCTGATAATAAATTTGGATTATTAAGACTTGCTATAAAAACATTTAACATTTTATTACCTTATTAAATATAATAACAATTTAGGAGGGCCAATTAAACCCTCCTAAAAATTATTTTTCTTTAAGTTTTTTCTCCACTAGCTTTGCCATAGCATGAATATTTTCAAAGTCTTCTTTAACAAGGCCACCTTCATAAATAGAAATACTAAAAGCATGTTCCAAATCATTTATAAGATGCATAATATCCAAAGAATCAATGATACCATTATTAAGAGTAGTATCCTTATCGATCTCAAAAAATCCATCTTTATTGATTCCAGTATTTATAATTTCTAAAATTTTATTCTCTATGTCCATCTGTAGTCCTTTTTATTATTTTACGCATTAGCTGCTGAGAGGATAAATACCAACTTGAATTTCTATCCCACTGGTACTTTACCTCTTTACCTTCCTGTGCACGCCCTAAAACAATTGAACAACACATAATTTTATCATCCTTAATATCACAATAGGATAATAATAAAATATTAACTTTATGCATGTCAAATAGAGTACTTACCATATTGTAGCACATTGGAAAACCATTTAGGCCTTCTATAACAGATAAGCAAGCTCCCTTAATGCCTGTATTTATTGAAAGCCACCCATCACCAGCATTATATACTGAATTTGGAAAAATACCAGCGTCTCCCCAATTATTTCCTTTTTCATAAATAATTTTTCCATAAGTTGAGTCAATAGCAGTAGGTGTACCTATTTCTGAGCTTCCTAAAATACCTATTTCATAACAATTTGATTCAGTTACTTCTATCCCTGCTTTTTTAAGGGCTCTAATACCAGAAACACTCTTTACTCTAGAGTATAAATCCATTTTTCTTAAATTATTTACGTCGATACCACAATTTAAAAAATCTTTTGCACTTGGTACAACTAAGTTTTTCTCGGGTAAACAGTTAATATCTATAAAATCTTCTGGATTTTTATATAAATTTGTGTATAAATCCCAGCTTAGAACTTCTATTGGGTCTTCTATAATATTATCTATCCAACCCTCAGGATATTTTTGTTTTCTAGATAATACAATACTCGCGTCATTTCCGCCAAAGGCAAAAGAATTACATAAAATAACATTTGGCATCTTAAATGTCTCATATTGTCTTATATAATTAACATTTTTATTTATACCTTCACCGCTAAAGCCAACTGTAGGTAGTAGTGTACCTTCATAAAACATTCTTGTGGCTAATACTGCATTTATTATACCGGATACACCTAAAGTATGTCCCAATGCTGATTTTGAACTACTAACATAGGGACCTTCAAACTTATCAATATCCTTTGTAAGTTTTTCAATAGCTAATGATTCTGCTGTATCATTTGCTATTGTACCCGTTCCATGTGTATAAATATAATCTACTGCTTTTACAGTAAACTTTGCATCTTCTAATGCCTTTTGCATTGTGTATAATTGACTTTCACCTGTACTATCTGGAGCAGTAATATGATGTGCCTCTGAACTAATAGCGCCACCATCAAGATAACAATACCAATCTGCTTTTCGTTCTTTTGCTGCTTTTTCTGATTCCAATATTATTGCAGCGGCTCCTTCACCAAGAGTAAGCCCATTAGGATTACTAAGAGGAGCGCAAGGTTTAGTATCAAGTGCTTTTAATGATAGAAACCCTGAAAAATGTACATCAGATAATACATCAGCGCCAATTACAACAACTCTGTCTTCTTTACCACTTGCAATAAGATTATACGCATAATATAAAGCTACAGTGCCTGAAGAACAAGCAGTTGAAATAGTTATTACGTTATCTGGTGGAACTAAACAAAGAGATGACTTCTTAATTACTTCATCAAAAGTTCTATCTGTAATAGATTCTTCATTAAAATCTTTATTATTATAAATGCTATCCTTATTATAAATTTGAGTTGCCCTATCTGAATCGCCAGAGCAAGTTGCATTTAGTATTACAATTCTGGAATTATCAAGTAATTTCGCATCTTTAACTGCATCATCAAGAGCTTTTCTTAAGATATAAAAATATTTTTTATTTTTTGATTTTGTATTACCCTGTAAATCTACTGTAAAACCTTTATTAGTCTTAGATAAAATTGAAAGACCCTCTTCTGGTTCACCATCCATAGTTATCTGTGTAATTTCAGCACCAAGGTTAGTATAACAATTTTCAGTTGAGATACCTTTTATTTCTTTAATACCAGTTTGGTTTGCACAGATTTTACTATAATTTTCTTGAACTGTGTCACCAAGAGAAGTAACTAATCCTATTCCTGTTATTACGCATTCATTCATCTAATATTCTCTTTTCCGTATTTTTTTGTAAGCTCTAAGATCTCCTTAAAAGTTTTTCCATTTAAAGGATTATTAGGCTTTCCAAGCCAATAAGAAATTGAGTCTTCGATAATGTCTAAATCTGTCATTTAATCCTCTTCATTAAGGTCATAGCCAGCAGGATGATTTTCAATAGTATAGTCTTCAAATAGCTTATCAGCAGATATCATTCTACCATTTACACAAACAAAGAGTTGACCATATTTGCTAAATCGCCAACCTGTAATCATTGCGCAGCTATCTACACTATTTACAATCTCTCCTACAGCTGGAGGATGCATTACATCAAATGGTTGAAAATTTTCCATACTTATATAGTACCTCTAAAGTCCTAAGATCTGAAAAATAATAGCCATAATCAGCATTACACCCGCTGTAAATAATTGTCCCCTATAAGTTTTTCTACATATTTCTTTATTCTGATAAGACCAGTTAGCTGAAGTTTTTGCTTTCTTTTTAGAAAAGAAATAATTATATGCTGCCTGTGCTAAAGAATAAATAAATAAAATAAATGAAAAACCAGCAAACACTTTTATCTCCTTTTATATTAGCCTTATATTTTACATTGCGTTTAATAAATCCTCAATATCTTTATCGTATCCACCAATAGATGTAAAATCAGATGAGTTATCTTCTTCAGGTTCTTCCTCAATAGTATTAAAATAATCCGTAGCCATTTTATCCGCTATATGTCTAGCCATAGCCATATTTGCTTTATTTTGCAATATACGACTTGGCTTATTTGACCTTAGGCTATTCACAAGGTCTTCCAGCGTAGCACAGCCACCAAAATAATCTTGACCAAATCTAGTTTTATCGCCTAGAACATCCCAGTGTTTTTCATCATCATTCCATCCAAAAACTGTACAAAAATCTGATCTATATAAAATATCATTAAATCCAGAAGGCCTCCATTGTGAACTTCCCGTTGGATTATATTTTTCAAAATTATAAGGATATCCCATCGCAATGCCAGTAAACCTTAGTTTACTATAATGCTTAGCTGTATTATTCATTTGTATCTTCTTCTCTTATCAGGGCTTTCTTAAGTTCTTCCATAAGAGTTTCTACAATTTTTTCTATTGGAAGTGGATCTGCATCTCTTGTTTTAGAATAAATCCAATTTAAGACATTAGATAAGCCTCTGGTTTTAGGCATACCAATTGCATCACAAGTATAGTAACCAGCGCCTAATCGTTTAATAATTCCTGCATTAATACAAGAATTAATAAAACAGTCTGATATCATTCTTTGCGCAATTCGATGATTTGTATCATGTGATAACCAAGACCAATTTTCAATTTCAACATACGATAATTTATCACTAAAACTTACAGTATATTCATCTTTAGATTCACTCTTTCTATGACGCAGTTCTACAATATATTTATCATTAACATGACTTATAGATTTTACATCTGAATAGACCTGTATAAGTGTTGTACCATCATTACTATAAACGAAAACTGTGCGACAATATTTATTTGATTCTTCAAATTCTGCTTCTTTTTCTTCCTCTGACATTTACAAAAAGTCCTCCAATTATAATATATTTATAATATGTGCTTAAAAATAAAAAAGACTAGATAAAAATCTAGTCTTATATCTCATATACAATTCTATCTTTTGAAATCCAATTTATGCGCCCGATAAACTTACCTGTCTGTCGGTCCACGCTTCCTAAAAAGTAGTTATAGCCTACTTGACTATTCCCCGCTTCATATAGAACATCATTTTCTCCAAAATCAACTCCACTATCATAGGAGTCCATATTAGAATAAAGTCTATAATAATAAACACCTGGTATATTTCCATAGTTAAGTAGGTCCGCATCTACTATATTATTAAAAATATTTACCTGAATCATATTTATTACCTACTCAATACTCAAGTATTCTCTTAAATCTATAGACTTAATAAAACGATTATCTCCCTTTACTAATGGTTTCCAATTACCCCTAATACTACTAAAATATAATTTAGCCGCAGGCTTAGTTTCTTTTCCTTTAGGACAATAACTTAATTCAAATATTGTATCTTCTTCAAATTTTTCAGCTTCTAATAATGCATCTACTCCAACAGTAGCATAATAACCCGGACGTTTGCTATATAATTTAACAATTCTTGGGGCATTTACCACTCTAGGCTCTTTGACAGGTTGAACAGTTTCTTTAGCAGTAATAGTATTTATAGCATTATTCTCTTGCTGTTCTTTCTGAATCATAGCTACAGAACGTGGCTTAATATGATGATATTTTTGCCTAAGGGATTCTATTAGGTCACATTTATCCTGCCAAGGTAAGTCCATAAAAATAACATTTAAAACATCATCAAGTGGAATTAAAAGCCTTGCTACATATCCTTTTGACCACCAGCTATCGCTTGTATGCAAACTATTGCCATCTCTAGGAATACCAACTAGGTCTTGACCCCAAATAGCATATAAGTTATCATTTGCTTTTGTTACATAAAATGTTTCAGTATAGCTATTAAAAGCATCTGTTGGCGTGCCATGGTAACCAATACTTGAATTTAATGTGTCATTCGACCATTTTGTATCTAACCTACCACGTAATTCACGATAATTTTTCTTATATTCATAAGAAATAAGAATATCACCCATAAGTGCATCAGTAATATTGGTACAAGTCATTCCCATAACATTCTTTACAAATGACTCACAATCCCAAACCTTAAAATGTTTATCTATACCATTCTTCTTAATATATTTTTTAACATAATTGGCAACTTCAACTTCACCTACTTTGCCGTGCTCTAATCGTTTTTGAAAAGCACTGTTCTTCTTTAAGCTATCAAAGAAGACAACACCAGTGTTTGTCTTTCTTGTATAAGACATTTCAAAACCTCCAATAAAATTAATATTAACTTATTAAGAATCTAGCCAAGCTTCAGGGTCAAATCTTTTTTTAGGTAAGGATGAGTCTAAATAAGACGTTGAACTATTAGTTTGGCTTATACTAGTACTGTAAGAAGTATTACCATTTTTTATTCTATCCCACCATGCCGTATGCTCTTCTGTACTAATAGGTTTTCCCGTCACGGGACTTTGAAAAGTATCTAGTCGTGTATGACAGCTTCGACAAAGTAAAACTACATTATCAAGATCATATGTTTTTTCAACATGTGCTCCTACAGCCTCTATATGAGCTACATCTGATGGAACTAAAAAATTACTAGGTATAAATGTTTTTTGTCTAATTCCCATTTCTTCTGGTGTTAAAATAGCACAACATCTACATATACCTCTATCACGTTCCCAACATTTTTTCTTTGTTTCTTGCCAAAGAATATCCTCTTTACTTCTATGACTTACTTTCTCTTCCATTATTCGCCTGTATAGTCTTCCCTGCGATGTTTAACCTCAACTGTTATTGCTGCGAAATCCCCTATACCAAAAGCTTTAACTAAATTTGAATCTGCTGCAACAATAATAGTTAATGTATTTTTATCTGTACCAGCAACATTTTTAAGAGATGCTTGGGTAAACTTAAATGCTACATAATGATTGCCATCATTGCCTTGAACGTTTGCGCCATCTATAGACTCTAGCATAAAATTATTTTTAAAACTGGATGGAGTTATTGTAATTGTATATGCACTACCAAACATGGCTTTTATACGATTTTCTTCATTATTGGTAACAAAAATAAAATTATTATATTCATTTTCAGTAGTTACTTCAACACTATTACCCATAAGCTTGTATGGTATATTACAATCTATGAAACTTACACGGCCTTTAAAAGTAATTACCTTTGAGTTTTCATCTATAACAGTTTTTCTTACTCCCATGGCATTCTCCTAGGCTTTCTTGAGCCACGTGTATCCGCTACAATAATAATTACAATTTTTACAATCCATACTATAGCAACTGTCAAAAAAATTGCACTTACCAAATAATCAACCATAAATCTTATACCTCTTATTTTCTTGAATTATAAAACTAGAGTATTGATATAATGATTGTCTAGTTTCTCTAATAAAAAACCTTATGCCATCTTTTGGATTTGTAATTTTTATAGTATGGTCCCTATAAAAAGCCTTTCCCCAATTTAAGATTGCATTTATATCTGGACTATCATAAAGTAATTTTAATCCGCCCATTTTATTTTCATTTTCAAACAAAATTTAAACCGCCATTAGTATTAATATTAGAATTAGTTTTAAATATTTGCGGCTAAATTAAAAAAGGCCTTATAATAAGGCCTTTTTATTATTTTTTAGCTTTTGGTGATTTTAATTTTTCAGGTTTTAATAGAGCTTTTCTTAATGTATGTATCTCATCATAATTATCATACGATACTTTTTTGTCATCCTCACCTCTAGAGTAAGAATATACGTCAGGATTAAAATAGGCTAAAGCTCGTTTAGTAAAATATTCTACTTGCGACTTAGCCTTTTCCTTAATATTTAAAAGATTATAAGGTTCAATACCATGATCTCTAGCAAATATTGCATTTTTTAATGCCGTCGCCAAACCTATAATTGGGTAGGAATGTTCAAATCCCTCATCTTCTGTATAACTAACACCAATAGAAACAGTTCCTTTACCATTAGAAATGGCTACAACCGACCCAAATGGTTTTCCTCTCTCAGACTGAATATAACTTAAACCACTATCTGTTACTACTTTATCTCCAATAAAGCCAGGACGTAAACGATTGCATAAATACTTATTTCCGCCTTTAGTAAAATCTTTAACAAAATCCTCTGCAGCAATTACTTCTTGCGCAAAATTTAATTCATCATTTGAACATCCAAGCTCCTTAGCTGATAGCGATGAATTCTCTCTTAATTTTTTTACAACTAGCTTAATTGACTTAGATTGTATTTTATTTTTAAATCTATTTTTTTGTGAAAAGCTCACTTATCATTACCTACACTACTAAGTATTTTTGTTGCTATTCCAAATCCTAAACCGCAGACTGCGCCTAAAACATGATTCTGATGCGCAATATGATCAGTCTTTGTGAACATAGCTAAAAACTCTGGTAAAACAAATACCAATAAAAGTATAATACTAGTTATAGGTAATCCTTCAGACTCATCAGTCTGGAATGTGTTCAAAATAACCCACATATATGCAATAGATGATAATCCATAACATGGTATGCCAGATACCACAGATACTATACCTATAACTAGAGCGCCAAGTAGTGTAATTATCGCCAACGGAATTGTACCAAATTTATCTTCAATGGAAGGACCGAGCATAGCAATATAAACAATATTACCCAAAAAATGGCTCCATCCACTATGACCAAAAATATGTAAAACAATACCTGCATTCCATTTATTATTTGTTGCAAAATGACTAGCAAAATTTGGAATAAAACATTCCTGAATAAGAACAATAATAAATGAAATAAAAATCAATAAAACTGTAAAAGTTGACTCAAATGACACTAACTTCTTCTTCATAAACTATGCGCTATACTTATTAAGAATATCCTGAAGCTCATCCTTAGAGCCTTCGCCTTTTGCTGCAAACTTCCATTCGCCATTGTGACGATAAAGCTCTGCAACAATCATTGAAGCAGCTGTTGAATAGTCTTCTGAAAGATCAAAACGGAATTCTTCCTTACCATTTGTATCATCCATAGATGAAAGGCTAAGAAGACGGATATAAGCATTATTTACCATACCAAAATTCTGCTTACGTTCAGCAGCCTTATGAATTGTTACTGCAAATACAATGTGTTCAATATTTGCTGGAATCTTTTCAAAGTCAATAAGAATTGACTCATCATCACCAGCAGCATCACCTGTACGATTGTCACCAGAATGGATAACAGCTCCAGAACTATGCTTTGTATGATTGTAGAATACAAAGTCATCATCTGATGTCATCTTTGAATTTGCACCAAGCAAAAATACTTCAGTGTCCAAATCAAAATCGGCTCCATTATCATAGCCATTTACATCCCAACCAAGGCCGGCCTTAGCAAAGCGCATTCCCTTGTCCAAAGAAACTTTCTGTCCTTTCTCAAGATTAATCATTTAAGATCCTCCAATATTTTGTTAACTTCTTTTTCAGCTAACATATAATAATATGTTTTCGGGTCATACAAAAGTCTAACTCCAATAATATCGGAATAAGAGCCCTCATAAGCGTATACTTCCAATTTTATTGGAAGATAACTACCCTTTTTAGATATTTTAGCCCAATTAAGCTTAATATCTCTTGCGATATCTTGCCTAATATCTTCTACTGTTAGAACAACATATGGACTCAAAAAAGGACCTTTATCATACGAAAACTCATATTCTAAGCCATCTTTGATTTCTATATAATTTAGAAAATCTAAATGATGACAAAGACTATTATTGTTTATCATATTTTCAAAAGTCTTTTGAGCCCTCTTTAAGTAAAAAAGGGGAGACCTACTAAGATATTGCTCCATAATCTCCCTATTTATTAGCAGCTTCCACCATACTTACGTACAAATGCTTCAAGGCCACCAGCAAAGCCATCACCCTTTGCAGCAAATTTCCATTCACCATTATGGCGATAGATTTCAGCTACAAGAATAGCTGTTTCTGTTGAATAGTCTTCAGACAAATCAAAACGGAGTTCTTCCTTACCTGACTCAGCACCTGCCTTTTCAAGAGAAAGCAAACGAATAAATGCATTGTTTACCATACCAAAATTCTGATGGCGTGTTTCCGCATCATGAATTGTTACAACAAACGCAAGCTTTTCAATATTTGCTGGCACTTTAGTGAAATCAATATAAATTGATTCATCATCACCTTCTCCAGCGCCTGTACGATTATCTCCTGAATGTATAACTGCGCCAGATGCATGTTTCTGGTTATTATAGAAGATAAAATCCTCATCTTTTTGAAGTTTATCTCCAGATCCAAGCATAAATACTGATGCGTCAAGATCAAAATCCTGACCGTTATCAAAACCATTTACATCCCAGCCAAGACCTGCTTTAGCAAACTTGATTCCAGAATCAAGTGAAACTTTCTGTCCTTTAGATAAGTTAATCATTAACTACTCCTTAAATTTTTATTACTTATATAATATGTGAATATTTTACGCTAAGTCTAGCTTTCAAGTAATTTAGAAACTTCATAATTTGCTACATCTACATAATATTTATGCTCATCATAACTAATTTTGGCCATTATACTAAAACCTTCAACATAGAAGCTAATGCTAATTGGAATACATATATCCTTAATAGTATTTTTCCAAATTATTCTTAAATAATCTAATTGATAATCTAAATAACTTGGATCAGGACCAATTCTCATTCCGCTTATTTCTACAATATAAAAATCTTCACCTTGCTTAGCCAACCTAACATAATTATATCCATTAGCAAATACAGCCCTTCTCAAAATAAGAAGGGCTTTCTTTAAGTAATTCTCAGGTGTATCAGTTATTTCTAAAAACATATTTATTTATAACAAACTGAACTTACTGAAACTATTGAAGTATACGGATTAGTATCTACTTTATTTGGATAATCAGGATAGTTTGGGGTTCTTACATAAACTCTCTTTTGAAAATCCTGATAAGCGGTAGTATAAGACATATTATAAGTAGAATGACTTACACTATGCCTACGCCCATTATATACAAAATAGTACTCAGCACTATGATGTCTAGACTTTCTGGTTCTATGTCCCTCACTGTCAGTAACATAATAGTATTCTGTCCATGCGGGCTTATATTCTCGCATTATATTCCATGACTCAGTATAAACTGGTCCACGCTCACTTTCAATCTCTGAAGTTGTATAGCTATATGTCTTATGAAGATGAACTATACCTTTTCCAGCATAGAAAATCAAAACACAAGCTAATACAATTCCTACCAGAATCATAAAAGTCTTACCAACGCTGTCCCAAGGAATCTCATCCTTAAGTACAGTAAGCGCAGAAGGCCTAGAACTGTACTTATTCTTTTCTGATGCCATTAGCACTGTCCACCGTACATACGAACGAATCCAGCTAATCCATTCTTGAATCCGTCACCTTTTGCGCCAAACTTCCATTCACCATTATGACGATAAATTTCAGCAATCAAAAGGGCTGTCTCAGTAGAATAATCCTCGGTTAAATCAAAACGAAGTAATTCTTCTCCAGCTGTATCTTCTTTATTTTTTACTGCAGTAAGATGAATAAATGCATTATCAACCATACCAAAGTTCTGTCTACGCTGATCAGCTTCATGAATTGTTACAACAATTGCAAGCTTGCTAATACTTGCTGGGATCTTTGTAAAATCAATATAAATCTGTTCATCATCACCGTCTCCGGCGCCGGTACGGTTATCTCCCATATGTTTTACTGACTTTGAAGGATGCTCCAAATTATTATAGAAAACAAAATCTTCATCTTTCTGAAGTTTACCATTTGCGCCAAGCATAAATACAGATGCATCCAAATCGAAATCAAAACCGCCACTATATTTATTTGTATCCCAACCAAGACCTACATAGGCATACTGTGTGGATTTTCCAAGTTCAATTTTCTGTCCTTTTACGAGATTAATCATTTATATTCCTCCAGGGCGTTTTATAACGCCCCGATTTTTAATTTTTTAGTTATAGCGGTTAACAACAGCGCTGACATAATCAGCGTCTTTTACACCTTCACCAATAGCTGCGAACTTCCATTCACCGTTATGACGATAAATTTCACCAGCAATCAAACCTGTTGATGTACCTTTAGATTCATCAAGATTGAAACGTGCAAGCTCTTCATTGCCATTCTTTGGATTGTAAAGACGAATATATGCATTACGCAAAGCAGACATATCCTGTCCACGTTTTGATGCTTCATAAATATTCATGAAAACTACAATCTTATCTACATTTGAACGAACTTCATTCAATGAAATCTCAATTGTTTCATCATCACCGTCGCCACCACCAGTACGGTTATCTCCAGAGTGATGAATACCAGGAAGGTCCTTATTGCTGAAATAAACAGTTGATTCATTAAACTGTCGAGAAACTACTCTACCATCTGAGCCCAAACAAACGCAAGAAGCATCACAGTCAAAATCTGCTGCCCAAGAACTCTGCACTGGGTCCCAACCAAGACCAACATTAATTTTTGTAAGGCTTGTACCTTTTGTAAGATCAATTTTCTGACCCTTTGTTAAATTAATCATTTAACATCCTCCAAATATTTTAATTACCAGCGATTAATAATTTCTGAAATACGACTAGCATTTTTAATTGATTCACCAACCGCAGTGAAATTCCAACCATCTTCCGACTTAGACAATTCTCCTGCTATAAATCCTTCAACTGGTCCCAGGTCTTTATCCAAATCATAACGACAAAGTTCTTCATTAGTGTCTGCGTTATATACACGAATATAAGCATTTCTCAAACTTGTCATATTCTGATGACGATCTCGCGCATCATAAATATTCATAAAGATTGGAATACGTTCAACATTATTTGGAAGTTTGTCAAAGGTGATAGAAATCGTTTCATTATCTTTATTTCCGCCACCAACACGATCATCACCAGAATGATGAACACCAGCCATATCTTTATGACCATAATAAACTACATAATCAGTTCCAAGAAGTTTACCCTTCTTGGAAAGACATGCCAAAGAAGCATCACAATCAATATCTTCATCATTACTAAAAATTGATAAAAGACCCTTTTTGCGTTCTACTTCATCCCAGCCTAAAGCAACATTGATATGCTTAAGCGTACCATCTTTTTTTACAAGGTTAATTCCCTGTCCTTTTGTTAAATTAATCATATTTTTTACCTACTTAGCCCAAAGGCCTTTAATAACAATATCACTAGAATATTCTGGACATAATTTATATTTTCCTGATTTTGTTTTTCTTGCTAAAGACTGCGCAGTAACAAAATCTAATTGTGAATAAACAGGCGGCCCATATCGATAAAGCCGACGGTCGTCATAATCACCATAAGCATTTGGGTCTTCTAAAATAAGATGATATTGTACTGCGTCTATATATGACTTATAGTATGTATCATTGCCCAAGTCCTTAAGAACTGCTAATCTAGTCAATTCTTTTGTATTAAGGCTAATAGGCCTAACATCGATTACCTTGTATTTAACTTCAATTGTTTCATAGCATTTATTACAACTTATAAGAAATAATGATGAAATAACTAATAAAGCAAATAATAACTTTTTCATAAAACCTAAAATAAAACCACCATTAAAAATGGTGGCTATAGTTCTTATTAGAGAACCAAATCTCCATCAGCTGATGTTACAACACGAATACCATAAGTTTTTGTATCTACTTCGGCTGTTGGATCAATAGCTACAGTTGCGTCCTTAACAATTGTTAGTGTCTGAGGAAGCTGAGCTACTTCATTTGCAAGTGCTGATTCTTTTGCACAATTGAATACACAATAGTCATAACAAAGACCAGTAAAATACAAATTTACTTTTTCACCATTCTTAATAGCGTCATCAATTGGCTTCATATCTTTTTCTGACAGTCGTCCAAGAACATCAACACCATACTCTTCTTCAGCTGCATTCTGGCCTTTATAAATAAAGGCAACTGGCTTGTCCTTTGCAAATGCAGAAATCATATCAGATACACGCCAATCCAAATCAGAACCAGCTGTGCCATCTACACAGTGTGCAGGCCAAGGACCATTCTGCTCCTTAAATGAACAGTGATTAGTAGGATGCATATCCTTTGTGGCGATAATCATATCAGGATTAATTCTTTCCTGAGCAATCTTAAGCTTATTAAAAGCTTCATCCCACTTGTCATAACCGACTCCAAGTGAGCCGTTAATAAAATCGTTCTGAACATCTACCAAAACTAAAATATTCATGTTTTAACTCCTTACGAATATAATATGTATTTTAATATTAAAAATGCTAAATTATTTTAATCTCTCATGATTAAATTTTTTTGTATATTTGTTAACTTCTGCTTCTGTGAGCTTACCATAAATTCTTTCCATAAGAAAGAGTATTGCGTCTAATCCTGCATAAAATCCATCAAAATTAAAAAATAAAATTTTATTAAAAAAATCTTTTTTAGACAAATTATCGGCGGGCATAACGCAAGCACTTCTTATACCCTGCTGTTCTTTTGGAGATACCTCAACTTGTTCACGATTTGCATTATACCTAAAAACCAAATCCATAATAAGCTCCTTCCCTTCCTAGGTATAATATGTCTATGAAGATACTATAAGTCTAAATTTTTAGATAAAATTTCTTTTCTAATACGAGTTGAAGATTCTGGATTATTCATTGGAATATATTCATATGGAATATCTGTTGGCAAGTCTGTATCATATCCGGGGCGATTAAAAACTATAAGCTTTGTCAAAGCCAAAATTTCTTCCCACTTATACCATGTTTTAATTTTCTGAAGTGAATCTGAGCCAATAGCTACATAAAATTCTATACCAGCAGCATTTGCTTGTTTTTTAGCTAGCTCAATATTATCAATATCAGCTTGGCAAAAAGATTCTATAAAAAATTTAATTGTATCTATAAAACGCCAATTTTCTGGAATATTAGCTTCAATTTTAGAAACTATAATATTTGGTAAATAGCTAACTTTATCCTCTACCATTTTACAGCGATCCTCAAATGAGTACATTGTTTGATTTGGCTTATAGTATGTAATATTTGTTGGTACAAGAATTACCTTATCAAACTTATCTGACAAATATTCAACTATTTCTTTATGTGCACTGTGAAATGGATCAAATGTACCACCATAAATTACATATCTCATTAAAAAACCTCTGCAAGAAATTTACCAATAAAAATTGAGGCTGTCCCACCTAGAAGGATAAAAACTAATCTACGAAAGAAATGTGTCCACTTAAAAGACTCATCTGGAGTAAGCTTTACTTCATATAGAGTCTTATCTTCCTCATCCTTAATTTTAATAGTCTTTTCCATATTTATAATATGTAATTTATATTAAGAAATTATGAATTTTAATTTTTAAAAGTAAGTTCTACCTGATAAACTTCTGAGAAAGGATATACTTTAATATTTTCTTGTATAGTAATACCACTTGGGCTTGGGATTACATTACTAGCATAATCTGAAATTTCATTACTTATTTTATATTTTTCTAAAGTACTATCCAACTTATGCTGTAATAAAGCTGCATTATAATTATTCATTTGCTTACCAATCATAGTCTGAGATACAGCCTGAATATCCTGCTTTATCTTACTATAAAGCATACGGTCCCTAAGTGATATTTCATCGGGCATATCACCACTATATAAACGGTCTAACTCATCCGCCTCTTCAAAGTCATCCCCACCAAAATAATCTACTGCATCATGAAATGATGCTTGATTAGTTGCGTCCCCAATCTTAAGCTTATCTTTTCTTACCTTACTTGTCTTTGGTACATCTACTTTCTCTAGACTAATGGGAGAAATGCCTTTGGAATCTAAAGTCAACTCATTAGGGCTTATAGTAACTTTATCATCTGCAAATGTAAATTTATTAAATATTGATAAAAGGTTCTTTTGAAGAGACATAAATTTCTATTACCCTAGCGCCTTCCGGCCATAATGGATGATTTTCATTTGGCTGTTCATCAGCTTCTCTATAATATGCTAAAATTTGGTCCATTGATTCAAATTCGCGAATTACTCTTAATCTGTTATCTGTGCCCTCACTAGTATAAATTGGAGCATTAGTAACTACACAAAATTTTTTTACGAAATTCATAATAATAGATTAGCGTAGGATAATAAAAAAGGACTGCATAGATGCAGTCCCTTAAATTTATTTTTAAATTATATTACTTTTTATATTTTGCTTCAAATTTTGCTTTTGCAAAAGCGGCTTTTTTAGCTTTACTATAATAATCAGCAATCTTTATTTGTTCCTTAAGCGCAGTAAGCTGTTCGTAACTTTGCCAAAGAAAAGCGCCCATAACTGAATCATCATCACTTCCAAGATAATCATTTGGGTTATCTACTTCTACAACATTGATAAACTCATTCTCGTCAAGATGCTGTTTATCACGCTCACCTGAAACTTCCACCAAAAATCCATTCATATGATTATTCATAAACGCCGGATTTGGACATTTTCTATAAAGCTGTGTAATAATTTTTACATCTTTATAACCAGTTTCTTCCTTAACTTCTCTTACACAAGCTTCAGCTGGCGTTTCACCTTCCTCAACTGTTCCCGAAGGAAATTCATAAACTTCCTTATTTACGCCATGACGAAACTCTTTTACCATAATAAACTTTTTTGTGTCTTTATTATAAATAAGAGCTGAACACCAATCTGGACATTTTAAAGAAACAAACTTACCCTGCTTACCCGCTGGATTAGTTTTAACAGTTTCCATAACTGTCCAAATAAATGTTTTTAAAAGTTCTTTTGTTTCACCAATTTTCCATTCTGCCATTTTAAGCTCCATATTTATAATATGTTATCTAATGTTATAAATGTCTGAATATTTATCTTTCAAATAGTCGATAAAATAATGTGGATTAAAATCCTCATCTGTTATATATTTAATCCAGTCAAGGGTATCTCTTAAATCTGGCTCAGCATCAGTAAATACCCAATCTTTCATCCATTTATTTATTTTACTAAAGTCACATTTTGCTAAATCGCCTTTAATGTCGAGCTCTTCAGTATCTTCCAACATATAATTGTAATACATTGCATTCAACATATTTCCAATTGCATAAGTTGGAAAATATCCAAAACCACTTGACCAATGCATATCTTGAAGAATTCCTTCTTTATCATTTGGTGGTGTTATACCAAGATAGTCCTTATATTTATCATTCCAAATTTTTGGCAAATCTTCAATCTTAGCCTGCTTATTAAGAATAAGCTGTTCAATTTCATAGCGGATTATAATATGGAACGTATATGTTAATTCATCTGCTTCTGTACGAATAAGTGTTGGCTTAACTTCATTAAGCGCTTCATAAAGTTCTTGTGGAGTTACATCATTAAGTACATTAGGAATAATTTCTTTTAATTCATCAAAAATACCAAAAATAAACTCTTTTGATGAGCACAAAACATTTTCATAAAATCTTGATACTGATTCATGTTTTGAAAGAGATTTATTATCACAGAACTTATCATATGCTTCAGGATTTCCATTCTGCATAAAAAGTGCATGGCCACCTTCATGAATACAGGAGTACATACTATACTGAAAAGCAGTTGGATAATAATGTGTTGTAACACGTGCATCATTCTTTGTCATCTGCTCTGTAAATGGATGCTCAGACTCTGCTAAAAGGCCCTTATTAAAATTAAATCCAATTTTAGAAAGAACTAAATTGCTAATCTTTTTTTGTTGTTCAATAGAAACTTCTCTACTAAGGAAATCAGTCCTAATCTTCTTTTTAGAGTTTACAATCTTTTTAAGAAATGGTACCATTTCTGTTTTGAACTCACCAAACCAGTAATCCAAGTCCTTAGTTGTAATATCCTTTTCGTATTCATAGAATACAGCATCATAAACATTATCAAACTTTGGTTTATCTGCCCACTTATCTAACTGTTCAAAAGTTACATCCCTAACCGCGCTTAGAGAATCCTTAAATAAATTAAAATCACTTGCTTGCTTAGCCTGTTGCCAATCAGAGAAAGCTTTTAAGAAAACCCTACAATGTTTATCAGCCATTTCCGGAGTAATATTTTTGCTTCTACAATAATCTTCATATAGAAGCTCAATAGTTTTACGAGCATATTTGTCTTTTATAATATGACGATGCTTATAAAAGTAGAGCATAGTTTTAATATATTTTTTATCTTTGAATCTTTTAAAATTCTGATTACTGATAAAAGCTTCTAATTCGCTATGCTCATCCATAGCGTCTTTTGGACAAATAGTTTCTCTATCAAAAGCCAATAAATTATTTATACTGTTGTATTTATTTGATTCTTCTAAAAACTTAATCAAATAATCTCTTTTCTTCTGTACGCTACTCACCTAAAATTACCTTCTTAAATACACGATAGTTTGTATCATCATCTGGTCTACAATATACCGCAAACTCAATATTTCTAAAACAATGCTTAAACTCTGGCAAAACTGCCTTGTACGCTTTTGCTACAATTACTGGATCATTTCTAAATGCACCACATCCAAAAGCGCCAACAATAAGTGTATCACAACCATTATTTGCAGCAACATTAAAAATACGTCGCGCACGTTTAACATGAAGATTATACAAATCTTCATCTGAAATTTCAACCTTCTCTACAGCAAGCTCTTCATTATAAGCATTTTTTGGATTTGGCCGCAAATTCGGTGCAGCACAAGTAAGTACATCTACTTTCATCCAGTCGTCATTCTGAAGAATATGATAATTATCTTCCTTAAAAATTACAACTCCAGGAGTATAAATAATATCATCATTATGGAGAGGCCCTAAACTTTCCCTATGCGGAGTATAAAACTTATCAAAACATTCTTTAATATTAAGGCTGTTATAAAGTGTTGAGCATCTACATAAACATTCTTCCTGTGCTGAAGAACCTTTTGTTACTCCACCACCTGGTGTAGTTGCTGAAGCAAAATTCAATACACATACTTTATTTGAAATATACTCCCTAGCTGCATCAAAAGAACTTGACTTTGTAACATATATCTTTGATGGTCCCTGGTATTTATCTTCAGCTTTAGGAATTTCTGTATTTTCCAAAATAATCTGTTGATTTTCAGTTGCTTTTTCTACAGCTTCCTTTAAGTAAGCCGTAGTTTTAATTCTGTCAACAGTATCATTAAAAACTGAAATATTACTTTCTCTTATTGAAAAAGATTTTCCTGACATTTTTAGTTTCCTCCAAACTGTACCTTTCTCTTGAAATTAATTTGTTACATTTATAACATTTACTAATTGTGCCATCTCTAGCAATAATAGTTTTATGTCTACAACTATTTTTTTTAGAAAAATTAAAAGTTAGATATGGTATCTTACAATCATACATGCTTATACATGCATCTTTGAAATTATTAAACATAACCCAATATTTTGTTGACATCCAACAATTTGTAAAACCATAACAAGTTGGCGCAGTAAATGCATATAATTTTGCTATTTTCATACCTTTCTTAAGGCTAAATCTATCTTTATGACATCTACTTATACCAAATCTAATATCCGGCTCCGTAGTCGCGGTGCCTTCTTTAATGATAAAAGCCGCAAATAACATTATTGGCTTGCCCTTATCATTTGTAATTACACTATAGAGTTCCTTCTTACAAAGGGTATAAAGGCTCTCTCCCATCAGTATAGCTGTATCTGGTAAGCGTCTAATTTCACTTACTAGTTCACCTTTCGCAAGTTTTTGATATGTTTCATTAAAATCTATATACTTACCCATATCTATAGATATCCTTTACCTTCAATGCATTACCTTCTGTATAGCATTCCATCATATCAAGGTTTCTAAACTGAAATGTTTTACTATTTATTAAATCATACAGCTCTGAATCACCCTTGCCTGTTAGCTTATTATAAAGATACCTTACGAAAAGGCCATGTGTTACACAAATAATTGCTTCATCTTCTTTTAATTCCATCCCTAAAATTTTTAATATTAAAGCTGATACTTGTTTATCAAATGTATCTAGGTCTGGATGACAAATTTCATCAAATTCCTCTTTTGAAATTTCCCAGAATTTTTTATTTCCAAGAGAAGAGCAATCAAGTTCTTTTAATAGGTCTGTTTCAGTAACAAATTGTGGATCAACTAAAAATAAATTTTTGGCGGTTGAATGACACCTTACAGTTGGCGATACCCAAATTTTAAGAGTACTACATTCAATATTATTACCTACTTTTTTCCACCAGTCCATAGCATCAAAGGGTTCAATGTCATACTGGTCATAATTTTCTTTCATTTCACCTGAAAGATTTGCTGCTGTAGGCGCATGCCTAATAAAATATACTTTAGCCATAATAATTTTCCTATAATAATAAAATAGCCTCAGATTTGATAATCCGAGGCTTTCTTATTAAACCTTCTTTTTTATTTGAGGTGTATCCTCATAAAGGTAAAGTGTTCCTTCATCCTTATAAGAAATAATCTTAGTATCTGAAGTTTCATAACCAAAAATCAATGGTAATAAATCCTCACATGCATAAAACTCGGTATAGGCCTGAACATTATCCAAAGGATAAAGCCATAAGGCATACTTGAAATTTTTTCCTTTTGCCTTATTTAAGTTACTAATAAGGCCTTTAACATAGTCTTTCTGCTTTTCATTCTCCGCAGAAAAGGCTAGTTTTTTATAAAGTCTAAACTGACTTAGCTTTTCTTCTTTTGTATGGTATACACTAAGAAGATTTTTTACAAGCCTATCATTTTCACGATCAAAAATTTCATACATCAAGACTCTATCAATATCCGATGTGTGGTCCTTTGAAAGTTCATTTGTTCGATACAATACCATCTTATTCTCCATGCAATTATAATATGTAAATAATTGACATAAAGACTAGTTATTCATCGGAATATTTTCAGGTTTATTATTAATTTCCCAAGCATAAGTAGCGATAGCTTTTAATACCTCACTATCACCCGCGTCATATCTGAAAAGACCTTTTCTGGTAGCTACAAAATAATCTACACCAAATTGCTTTGCTGCTTGTTCAACTGCATTTACAAAAGCTTCTTCTTTAGAAATAACTTCTGTTCCTGATTCTTCAGGCTTAACATAATTTTCAAAGCTGTTATCAACTTCGATTTTAGCGTCCATATTTCCCATTGATGATTCTCCTAATTCTCGTATACTATAATTACGCATTCCTGCTTAGAATCATATGTAAAACAAGAAACTTTTTTATTACCTATATTTTCTTTTATAAGCTTAATTACCGATTCGCCACTACCACCTTTAGTGAAGGACCAATCATGAAATCTAACTGATATAACTTTTTGACTAGTAGGCTTAGAAGTATCATACATAACAAGTAAGCATTCTTGTTCAGAGTCATATGAAATAACTTCAATATAACCCTTACTTAAAAAGTTACGAATTTCTTTTGCAACGGTTTCACCACTACCCGCTTTAGTAAAAGACCAATCACGAATACGTACTGATGCATACCTCTGTTCTGCAAATACAAAACTACTAACAAATAAAATAATAAGAATACTTAGAAATTTTTTCATTTTTATCCTCTTAATCCTGCAATATTTATTTGATAAATATGCCCTTCACATATTAAATATGCCTGATGATATTTTGTTTCTACCTCAGGAGCTTTAGAATAAATTGTACGTGGTCCACTTTTATAGATAGGCTCTCTACCGTCACTTATCATATCATCTCGACCGAAATCTAATGCTACCTGAGCTTCTTCCTGATATTTTTGCTCTTGAAGTTTAATATCTTCTTCAGTTAATTTATCTCGTTTCTCTTCAGGAATTTCAATATAAGTGTTTTCAAACCTATCAGAATCTACCCTATGTATAACAATTCTTGAATGTGTTAATGGAGGTTCCACAGTACCTACCTCATAAGGTGGCTCATATTGTTTTTTAGAAATCCTAAAATTTGGATATAGTTTTATATAGGCAGTAATTGAGGGATCACAATACATTTCAGCTGTTTTATTAAGACCAATCATAGAAAAAAGACTATCAAGTACTCTTATAGACTGCGCAAAATAAGACTGTACACCTGATCCTTTAACAAGTTCTTTTTCTATAAAAATCTGTTCACCCTTTTGAGCTTCAAAAACCTTTTTAAGAGTCATAAAGCCTATTTCATATTCTGCCTTTTGTTTATAACTCGCAATGGTATTTTTTATCATGTCTTCGGGAAGCTTAGTATCTTTAAGTTCTGCTTCCAATTTTTCGTCCCACTGCTTGTTAGACTTAATAATGTGCTTTTTTGTAGTTTCTGAAATAAGATGCTTATAAAAAGCCTCATACTCAATTTTAGCGGTAGATAAAGTATCATCTACCGTTGTATGTTTTAATATTTCCACTATATCTCCTACGAAATGCCTCTTTAGTAAAAATACTTAAGGTCTTTTTCTCTTAAAAAATTTTTACCAAAGATTTTCAATATAGAAAGGCAAATCTGGATGATAATAGTCAATATTGATATATCTGCGCTTCCACTTATTACGCTTTATGATACCAACAATATTTTCATTATGATTTCCAACTTTACCAATGCGAATAAATGCATCAAGTTCCTCATAAGAGAATCCAAGCTTATCCTCATCTGACTTATATGACCCATCCTCATTTACGGACATACCATCAATTGGAGTTTTATTATAAAGTTTTTCTGGAAGTCCAAGATACTTTGCAATAGCGCGAACTTCTGTTTTTGTAAATCTTGCAATTGGAGCAAATGCGCCAGTAGAGTCTCCCCAAACTGTATCATATCCACAAGCAGTTTCAGAAGCGTTACATGTATTTGCAGGATAAGCATTTCCCATCAAAGCAGCAATACCATAAATTGTAGTCATACGAATACGTGCAGGCGTATTTGTACTATACTGGTCTGATACTTTGCCTTTTGTTTCTTCAAGAATTGTATCAGTTAACTTTTTATAGGCTTCACCAATATTTACTTCAAGGCTCTTAATACCAAGAGCGTCACAAGCTGCCTTAGCGTCATCAATATCTTTCTGTTCACCACATGGGAGACGAACCCCAATAACTTTATCAGCGCCAAGTGCTTCTACACAAAGCTTTCCAGTAGTAGTTGAATCAACACCTCCTGAAATACCAAGTACAACTTTTGCATCTGGGCCCTTATCAGCAAACCAGCTACGAATCCAAGCAATACAGCTTTCCGTCTCTTTCTTTACATCAAACTTATACATTATATACTCCTACATATTATTATATGTAAACTGTTTTACAAATTACCAAAGTTCCTTTGTTTCAGGCTTTATATTTTCATCCCAATATGCACCTGTAAAGGTTTCTTCATAATCTACGCCTTTTCTATTTTTCGCAAAATATATATCCATTTCTTCGTAGCCGTGCTCGCCTTTATCATCTTTCTGATTAGCTGCCTTTACTACATGATAACCAAATTTATACATAATTTTAAGAAATGCAATATAATATTTATACTTAAAGCTTCTTTTAGGAGAATAACCATCAAATCTCCAAGAACCATTATAATTCTCTATCTTAACATGAATTTTAATACATTTATGATTTTCATAAACTTCATTACTGATATCCAAATGGCCCCGTAATATTGATTCTTTACTTACGCCTTCAATATTGGCAAATGTATTTTCTATCTTAGACAAATCAGAAATTCTAATACCATCTACTAATTCTTTCCAAATAAAATAATCTCTAGCATAATGTTCTTTCTTTTTTTGGTCATCTTCCAGATATCTCAAATAGTAATCATGGTCATGATCACTAGGCACTATTACATAATTATCTACTGGGAATACTATAGTATTCATACAGCTATGTATACTTGTACTATGCCAATAACCATCCTTAATTGCATATCTTAGCCAGCTATCTCTTAATGCAGTTGTTTCTAATTCGGATATATCTGTATCTTTCTTAACAATATAATTCTTACTAGAATCTAAGTCAATATCAAGATAATCCTCACGATCACCAATTTGTGGATGATAACTTTTTGCAAAGATTTTTCCTTTATTTACATCTTGACCATTTACCATAAGTACTTCTGGACGAATAAAATAACTATCTTTACTTCTAAGATTACCTGTTAAAATTTTAGTAGCTGATTCAATCAAATCCTTCGGAAGTTTACTAAAAGACTTAATAGAATCAATAATGGCTGACATTGTATTATCAAAATCTTTATATAAATCTTTTACCTCTGTATTATATATTGGAGAATACTCTAACCCAGCGTTTTTAAAAGCTTTAGTTACTCTTGCTTTTAACGATTCTTTTCCTACAAGGCCATTCTCAATAATATATTGCTTTTCTATAGCATAAGATGAGTCGTCAAGGCACAAGAACCTATCAAAATATCCCTTACTGACTACATCTGCGAAACTTACATTTACAAGTGTTCCATCAAGATTATAATTCTTTTTAGTATCATATAATGGTATTAAATCAATAATTCCCTTTGCTGTTAAGCTTTTCTTAAACTCACCAAAATATCTTTTTTCATGAAAGTCCTTACTCTCTACCCAACCACGGCCCATATAATTACAGCCCGACTTGTGATATCCACCAATTTGGTTAAACCAAACTTCTGCCGTAATTTTTGCTAAGAGCTCATTTGGTGCCTCAACTAATAAAACTACTTTGCCTGTCTTTCCATGGTCCTTTCCATAAGAATCACCAAAATCAACATCCGCGTTATAAACTTCACCATCCATCCAATCAGTCATTCTGCTAATAGCGCTGAATAAATATTGCTTCTGTGCTCTATGACGACTCTGCATTAAATCAGTATACTCTTCATAAGAAAGCTCTTTTTTATATTTAGGAAATTTATAACTTTCAAGATAATTAATATAATTTTCCCCAAAAAACTCTTTTTGAGTAAGTGGGTAAAATAAGCTATAAGTGCTATGATGTGATCTAGTTTTTGTAACATTTTCAAAAGGATTATGCTTATAATTTTTATTTGTTTTCAATTCCCCAAATGCTTTTTCTTCTCTTTTCTCTACATAGCCCTTGAGTGTTACAATATCATCTGCAAAAATACCTGTCTTTAAGCCTTTTGCATCTTTTATATGAAGAGCATTAATTACTTTTGATTCATCAAATTTTAATTTTTCCATTATTATCTACCATCATAATTTAATTTTTAGTATAAACGGCATTTTGCATTTTCACCAAATTTATCTTTAACAAACTTAAGAAACTTATTATGCTGAGTCCAATAATCTTTTATATCTTTATCCAAACAAACATAATCCTTGCAGCATCTCTCTAGGCGTGCTGATACAGGCATTCCCTTTACTGGTCTATACTTTAACATTAAAAATGGTCTAGGACTAGTATAATATTGATCTAGGAGAATATCTCTGTTTTGTCCCAAATAATGAATACCAAGATGTGCTAAATAGCTTCCTTTTTCAATTTCTGAGTCATTATATGACTTTACAGGATAGCCATCCTCATCGAAATTATCTACAATAACATAGATTCTACCTGGTAATAAATACTGTAAAGTTGTTTCATCATGAAAATTTGGCTCAAATGAACATACGGGCTCTTTTTCCATTTTTCTAATAGAAACTTTATGCGTATCATCGTCTATAATTGTTTCAATTTTTTTAACTTTCCAAACTTTTGCTGAGGCCCCCGCTTTTGAAACGCGCTCTGCATCTCTTTCTGCAACTTCAAGGTCATTATACAATAGCGCAAGGGTTTTATCCTTTGTATAATTATAAGTTTTATTTACATCCCACTGGCAACTAAATCTATCACCTGGTACTGGTTTATAATACATTGATTTACAATAATCGTCTGAACATTCTATTAAGTACATATATAGCTCCTTTTAATATAATATATAAATAATTCTATAAAAGTATAAAGCCGAGCAAAATACTCGGCTTTTATATCAAAGTTCCTTTGTATCATAAAAATTTATTGGATGCATTAAAAATGTGTTTCTAAACTCATCTGTTCTGTCCATTTCATCACAGTGTGTGACTTCCATTATATAAGGCAGTTTCTTATGAGTAATCCTTCTAATCTCCTTATCACATCTTTCTTTTAATTCTGTGATAGAAAGAGGAGAATAATAAAAATCGCGCTGCCACTCATTATATTGATTTATTTCTACTGAATTATCTATCAACTTTGGTAGCTCTATATCATTAACCCATTCTCTAGATCCATGACGAGTCAAATATGGTCTTGTAACAAAATGAATTATTGGTTTCTTTTCAATATTACCATATAATGTGCGAATACCTGTCTCAGATGGTGTTTTTTCAATATTATCAGTGCCATCATCATTTAAGAGCAAACCTTGCCCATTTTCAATAATAACATGCTTTTTTTCGCTAACACTTATGCTATCGCGAACCATACATGATAAAAACATATTCTCACAATCACTTATAAAGTGATTAATTGTTCCATCACTAAACCATGCGTCATAATATTCATTTGTTACATTTACTTTTTCAATTTTACCAAAATAAAAGTCCCTAATAATAAGAAGATATTTTATTTTTTCATCTAAGCTTCTTGTACAAAATTCTGAAAATGGTATAGAATAACCACATTCGTAACGCTTAATAGTCTCCCATATGCCCATTCCACAAGAGCCTGTCCATCTTTCCTTTTGATGTATTTGATTCACCATCATATCCCATGGTGTAGACCACATACACGCTTCATTCCTAGAAGTTTTAGGGTAAAATCCATAAGTATGGTATATTTCATCTTTTTCTTTTACAAACTGCATAGGATTAAGAATATATTTAGGACCAAAATAAGACTCTACCGAAAGAGGAGTTGCAGATCCGAAATGCTTAAAAATATGTTCTTTTCCATTTACGCTTACAGAGTGGCCTCTCTGAGCGCCACCATTGTTTAGTATAACAATTGTATTATCATAATCATTATAGGCTTTTGCAATGCGCGCAGTTATAATTCCTTTTCCTTCGTCGCCCGCACCACTTCCAATAACAATATCTAAGCTTTTCTTATCCATAATTTTATCCTTTACTTTATAATATGTATATAAAAAAATAAGAGCATAGCTTTTTAGCTATGCTCTTTAATTCAATTAAAGATAATATAACCTACCAAGTAATTACGCCTGATTCAGTATTAACCTCAGTATATGTTTTATTAAAAGTATCCTTTTTAACTGGATAAACTGACCCATCAATTCCCTTTACAAAATAATCACCATCCTGAATCGGCGACAGAATAGGCTGTCTACCAGCATTATAAGTATCACATGAAAAAGTAATTCTTGGATAATCATAGGATTTATAGCCCTTATTTAACTCATCCTCAAATACGGGTATAATATCAACATCCCTACACATTTTTTCTAGGTCTGGCCACCATTCGCTACGATTAAAAAATGTACATTGAACAGCTTCAACCTCTAAAGGACGCTTTTTATATTTCTTTACCATGTAATTCCTTCCTCATCCATTCTATATCTTTTCTTAAAAGCCTCATCTGTCATAGAATTAATTTCACCATTTGAATGGATTAAAAGCCATTCTGTAGAATACAAACAAAACTCTGTATTTTCCAAAACTACAATTATACGAATTTTATCTGTATACATTTTATCTGTTGGGTTATAAAAATCAATCCTATGTGGAACTCCATTAAGGAATTCTTCTAAAGAAGCTAAAATTTCTTTAGCTTCTTTTTCAGTATGAAAAACAGGTATTTGTATAGCTCTAGCACTATCTGGCCTTACTATATAAAAACCTTGTTTCATTTCTACCATACAATCGCACCTGTTTCATCATGCTTTACGGTATTATCAGCCTTCTCAGCAAGATGCTCTTTATTCTTATAACTACGTTCAATAAGTTTTACAATATTGTTCTTCAAACTATCAACTGAAGAAACAATATAATTATCATCGCCAATTACTGACTTAAATGACTTATCAACGCGCTCTTCATATGAGTCACCATCACCCTCATAATTTGTACGATGGTCCTGAACAGTAATATGGTAAATATCAAACTTCTTTGATGCAGCTTTATAAAGCTTATCTGTATCAAATACATATTCTGTATTTTTACCAGAATCTGTTTTTTCGCCAAGGAAATCAAATACTTCCCTTTCATGGAGTCTTGGATTCAAAGGTTCATCACCCATTGTAATAATAATGCCTTTTCTTCCCTGCTTATCATAACAATCTAGCTTAGTTCTGTAAAGACCAAACCACCATGGTGCTGTATAACTTTCATACCCATTACCACCACCACCTTTTTCAAGCCAAACCTGGTCCATTTGTTTAGCAACACGAACATCTGATTCGAACTGTGAAACCTGAAGCGGTGCATCATCACACTCAAAGTCACCGACGCCCATTACCATGACCTCAACATCCTTAAACTTCTCATAAAGGTCTTTCATCAAAGCTGAAATTGAAGCAGCACACTCATCGCATGCTGAGCCCATAGAACCAGTAACATCCAGGGCAAGAATTACAGGAACTGTATTTGGATGCTCTTTTGAATTACAGCACTCCCTAATTTTTCCTTTTGCATTCAATTCTCTTGAAATTGACCTAGCATTAAAAGTATGCCCTGAAACACGATGTGTTGATGTATCATAAACTGTACCAACTGATTTTGAATAACTCGCAAATGAGCTTACACTATAGCTTCCGCCACCCATATATTTCTCCTTTATTTTAACTTACTAATAATTTGCCCCCTTTATAGGAGGCAAACTTTATTTAGGCTTTCTTTTCTGCGGCTTCAAGAGCTGCAAGTTCTGCCTTAAGACGTGCTTTCTTTTCTTCTGGAGTTTCATCCTCAACAGCTGTTGTTGGGTCGAAATCTGCTTCTTCAAAGTCGAAATCGAACATTTCAGAAAGGTCCATATCTCCGTCTTTGCCACCAAGCATATTGCTCATCATCATCATTCCGAGCATACTATTTGCATCACCGTTACCAGCACTAAAGCCGTCACCGCCCATAAATGATTTGAGCATATTCATTTTAAACATCATACCCATCATTCCACTGATGCCCTTTCCCTTCTTAAGGAAGTTGTTACTACCAAACATAGAAACAATCTTGCGGTAGAAGAACATCTGTCCCATGAAGAAATGACGCTCTGGTACAATTTCCTGGATTGCACTATTTTCGTAATCCATTACCTTAATTGTCTTATTTGCATTATTTTCAATAACACACTTTGGTTTACCATCAATCAAAAGGATATCACCTGTCTTTGCCTTTGTAGTTGGAACTACAAAGAAAAATTCCTGGCCAATGTCAAAACAGAACTGTGTTACATTTGTAAGACGACCAGTCTTTACATCATATGTTTTGTATCCATTTGAAGTTTTAACAGCCATCTGACCATTAAGGCCAAGACGACACATACCCTTACCAAGGCGGCTAAACATGTCACCAAACATTCCATTCATTGCACTATCTAAACTCATCTCTTCTTCCTCCTGAGATTCTAAATAACTATCTAAAACTGATTTTGAATGGTCGCTTATATTTATACCACAAGCTTCTAAACTGGAAAGTGCAGCACTTATACCAGGTGAGTGAAACATATCACTCCATGCATTTAAGCTTGATCTTAAGCCATCCAATTTATATAAGTCATAATTTGCAATACTCATTAACTTAATTCCTATTTAAATAATAACAATTTATTTTGACGTAGGAGTAGAAAATGTCATTTTTTTATATAATCTGGATAAGTCCAGCCCTTAAAGCTGTAGTTATCTAAATCATAAATATCTTCCAATTCCTCTATATCATTATAATTCACTTCTTCATATTGATTATACCAAATACCCCAACAGTCTTCAGTCTCATCATCTGCCCATAAATCATAAATACAGCACTCAAATTCTTCCGCAAATTTACAAGCGAGTTCCAATGTCTTTGTAGTTACCTTACAATAATTTATATACCCATTCCTAGCTACATAAAATACTCTATCAGGGAGATCTTTTGACTTTTCATATAATTTAGAAATTTCTAAAGTAAGATCATAATTTTCTTGTTTCATAATTATATATTTGCGTAAAACTAATTCAATATGATTAAAAATATTTTATTATACCTTTGGCAGTTGCCTCAAAATATTGGTGGTCTTATAGTTTTATTATTTAACTTAAAAAATAAAGAAAAATGTTCACTAAGTGGAATAACCTATTGGAAAGTAAAACATATAAATGACTGTGGCATTTCACTTGGAAATTATATTATATTAGATAAAGATACTTATATTTCAGAAACTAGTATTAAGCATGAGCATGGACACCAAATCCAAAGTTTATATTTTGGGCCAGTATATCTTATATTTATTGGACTTCCTAGCGCAGTTGGTAATCTTATTGATCGTTATATGCATAAAAAATGGAGTCGTAGAAAGAGACAGTTATGGTATTATTCTCAGCCATGGGAAGCTGGCGCGGACAAATTAGGAAAGGTAGAAAGATTATATTCAGTTTAAAATAAAAAAACCCTAGGATATCCTAGGGTTTTTTATAAAACAAATTTGGTATTAGTTGCTAGAACGCATATCAATGATTGTAGAGGTTCCATCTCCACCAGCTACCGTTGGCAAATGTCCATCCCACTTTTTAATCTTTTCAAATTCAACAAGTTCCTTTGTTAAAGATGCTGATACAATTTTATTATATTCCGCAATACCACGAGCTGCCTCAATTTGCTTATCCGCTTCAGCTTTTGCTTCAAGAACTTCATTTTCACGCTGTTGGGCTTTCTGCTTAGCAGCAACTTTAGCATTAAGTGCTTCCAAAACCTGCTCAGGTGGACGTGGAGCACCAATCCAATAAACACCATTAATAATAATTTCTGGAGCAAAGTAATTTTTTACTTCTTTGTAAACTGTCTCCATAAGTTCAGTCTTACCATCAGAAATAATCTGGTCAGCGGAATATGTAGAGCCATAACGTGTCAATGCATCTCGCACTTTCTGACGAATAGCAATATCCGCAATATCTTGTGGAGTTTTACGATATTTACTATAAATTTTAGCTACTGATCCTGGCTCACCACTAAAACTATAATCCATACCAATATCAGCTACAATTTCAAGACCTTCATTTGACTGAAACCTTAAGGCCTCATCAGTCTTTGAATTCTCTCGCGAATCCTCCGTCCAAACTGCATACTGTACAAAGTTTGGATATGCCAGATGCTGTTTATTGATAGTATCTAAATAGTATCCAGGAGGAACTTCTTCAATAGATCCCTTCTCATCACCAAGCAGTGAAACCTTAAGGCCAGTATAGCCATTTTCAATTTTAGTACAGCTTGTAAAAATAACTGTTACTAAAAACAAAGCAAATAACAAAAATTTTTTCATGTTACCACCTATTCTTTCTTTTATAATGTTTATACTTTTTTATGATGTCCTTTGTAAATCTTACTATTGCCATTATAGCAAGGCAAAGACTTAACAAACCAATTGCAATACCAAAAAATAAATTGATGGTACTGGCACTATTAAACATTGGAATTATCGCAAAAATAAATTCTGCTGATACCCCAAAAACAATAGCTAAAATTAGAAAAATATCTAAAATTATAGCCACTTTGACACCTCCGGCGGTTCTAATGTAAATATATTAAATTTACATAAATAATCATATATTTCTGATGCTTCACTATATAATCTATGCCCATCCATAGTGATAACAACATCATATCTTTTACTTAAATTATTTTTTATTATTATATTAAGAAAATTAATAATATCATTTTTAGTAGACTCTTTAATATCATTTGGATCATTTGAAAAATATTCTACTGATGTATTATTAAGCGCTTGATTGACAATTTCATCAAAATCATCTATAAGTATATGACAATTTTTGTTTTTTGATATATCCTTGAAAAAATTATAATCTACACCACTATAATAGGTATGGTATTGTTTAGCAGAATTATTCTTAAAAGCATCATAAACCATGATATCTTCTAATTTATATTGTGAATATGCTTTCCAAGCTGCACTAGTTTTCCCAGTGCCTCTTTTACCATCTATTACAAGTATCATATAAATAATATGTAAAATAATTTTGTAAAGTATAATAAAAATTAATAAATTAATGTGAATTTTCCGAAATTGAAGTTATATTAATTAATGAGCATTAAGAAGATATATTTTAGCCTTGCGATAGCGGCTATTAATATAGGATTTTTAAAATTTATTTACATATTTTATATAATATGAAAGATGTAGATTTTGAAAATTTAGATTGTGATGATGTCACAATGTATTTTGATATGAATAAAAAAGAATTTAAGGATTTCACTAAATCTGAAGAACAAAATTTAACATATCTTGGTTCTGCAAATACTTTTTATCCTGTTTTAAGGCGTATTAAGCCTAAATCATATGCTAGAGGAGCTGTATCTGGTTTTTATAATAGATATTCCAATAAGGATGGCTATTATGTAAATAAATATGGTGTTTGCTTGAAAAATGCTACTGAAGAAAAATTTTTAGGACTTTATAAAAAAACTCCTATAAAAATATATGTTCCAAAGTGTTCTTTATCAATTAAATATTATGAAGATAAAGATGATTCTAATAAAACTAAGATTATTTTAGAACTATTACCCGATACTATTAGAGATAATTATAGAAATAGTCTTACAGGTCCTCATCAAACATTTAAGGATAGACAATTATTTTGTTCTGATAATGGTAATCCTGATAAAGTAAATAAAATGTTCGATTATGCTATAGAGAATTATCCTAAAGAAGCAGAGGCTATTGAGGGTTTAAGATGTCTTTATAGTTTATCAGGTTTTGGCAGATTTACATCGGCAGATGTAAAAAATAGTATAGAGGGTAAAGAATTATCCGTAGCTTATTTTAATTAAGGTTAAATAATATGTCTAAAAATTTAAGTAAAAGTTCACTTAGTCATTATTTTGATTATGAAGTAATCTATCTAAAAGATAGAAAAGAATTATATAACTGTAGTATTGGATCAAAGCTTCCTTGGTTTCCATATTCATCAATGAATGAAGTAGTGATGGCTACAGGCTGTTTAACTCCAGAAAGATATGCCGCATATAGAACAATTCTTTGTTTATATATTTCAAATCCTTCATTGTATAAGTGGTATTGGTATAGACGTGAGCTTATTGGTGATAAATGGAATTTTCGAGATAGCTATATGCAATATATTCCTTCTAAAGAAATTAAGCTTTTTAAGAAAGAATGCCAACGACTTATAAATACTCTTGATAAAAATTTTAAGGAAAAATATAATATAAATTAAAATAAAAAGCACCAGATTTTCTGGTGCTTTAATTTATTATAAAATATATTTTTCGTTAGATTTTACAATTTCTACATTTTTATATCCCGCTTCTGCTAATTCTTTTTTTAGATAAGCCTGACTATCTGGTTCACCATGAACTAAAAATATTTTCTTTAAGCGGCTAGTATCAATTGAATTAAGCCAATCAATTTCTTCTTTATAATCCGCATGTGCAGAGAATGCATTTATTTTTTCGATATTAGCTTTAACACTAAAAAGGCTGTTTAAGATTGTGACTTCTTTTTCTCCATCAAGAAGTTTTCTTCCTAATGTATTCTCTGCCATAAATCCAACGATTAAAACAGTATTTTTTGGGTCTTCAATATTTGCTGCTAAGTGGTGAGTAATTCTTCCAGCTTCACACATACCATCTGCAGCAATAATAATACATGGGTCTTTCTTTTTGTCAAGTTTCATTGAATCTTGATTAGATGCTACAAAAGTTAACTTATCAAATTGGAAAGGACTTTTATGTTTATCTAAGAAATCATCATAAATACCATGATCATAGCATTCTGGATGAACTCTAAATATACCCGTCGCATTTGTCGCCATTGGTGAATCTACATAAACTGGAAGTTTAGGAATTTTTTTATCTCTTAAAAGGAGATTAAGATAGTAAATTATTTCCTGAGTTCTTTCAATAGCAAAAGATGGAATTAAAACTTTTCCACCTTTATCTGCTGTTTCTTTAATTATTTTAGCAAAATGTTCTAATGCTACATCTCTTCCTTCATGTCGTCTATTACCATATGTAGATTCCATATAAATATAATCTGGCGCGTCAACATTAGTATCTGGCTTTTTAATAATTGGTTTCTCAGGACGGCCTAAGTCGCCAGTATATAGTACTCTAATTTCTTTAGAAGATTCACCCTTATTAAATAACTTATCTAATATTCCAGGTTCTTCTTTAACATATAGTTCTACCATAGATGAGCCAAGAATATGACCCGCATCAAAAAGTTGAACATCACAATTCTTAAAAAGATTAGTTTTAGTATGATATGGAATAGTTACCATTTTACAAGCTGTATTTACACAATCATCTTCATTGTATAATGGCTGTAAAACTGTCTTTCCTATCTTATCACCTTTACGTCTTGCAGCTGCAAGATAAGTTTGATAGTCTTGATATTGGATTTTTGCTGAGTCCATCATTACAAGATTTGCTAAATCTCTTGTAGCTGATGTTGAATAGATTGATTTTTTATAACCGTTTTTAATTAAAAGTGGTAATAATGCACAATGGTCGGCGTGTGCATGCGTTAAGATAACTGATTCCAAGTTTGAAGTATCAACATTAAAGTCTCTATTTTTTTCATCAGATTCTTTTCGTTTTCCTTGAAATAGTCCACAATCAATTTGGACAAGTTTACCGTTAATGTCCAAAAAGTGTCTAGAACCTGTAACTTCTTCACAAGCTCCTTGACTGAATGCTACAATTTTCAATAATATTCTCCTATATAAATATAAATTAACCCAAGATAAAACTTGGGTTAATTCATTTATTAGTTTTTATTTTTGAGCTGCTTCACGTAAAAGATTTGCTGCATTAAATAGCTTCTTAAAAGACTCTTCAAAAGCATTTTCATCAGGATGCTCAAAACCGAGGTCTTGAGTATCATCCTTAGCGTAAGGCTTAAAGATATTTGAATAAGATGCTACTTTTGAAGTATCCCTAGCTGGAGCTGTATATTTGCCTTCTAAAGCTGTAGGCACAAATCCTTTTTCATCTTGATTATATAATGTGTTATAAATATTTAATGCATCTTCATAAGTTTTAACTTGAGAAGGCCTCAAATTGCGTTTTACAATTTTTGATATTTCACCTTTTTTATTATGAAGTGGTATTTCTACTTCTGTATCACTATCCTCAATAGGTGTTTCTGCAGCAGCAGCTTCAGGGCTAGCAATATCATCTGGGCTAACAGTCGTACTTAAAGGCTCAAGTACTTTAACAAAAGCATCTACTAAGATTGCATCACCAGCTGTTTTATGAAGTGATTGATATAGAGTTGAAAGGTCTGCATTGCTACCAGCGTACCTTAAAGAAATATCTCTTGCTGCCTTAAATGCGTCATCCGTATAAGTTTGTAATAACCAAGCTTCCTTAGCCAAAATTCTACGCATACAATTATGCTTTGGGTCCAAAATAAAGATATGGTCAGTATTACAAAGTAATGTAGGGAATTTATCCTTATAAACTTTACAATGAGCAGGGTCTACAGCGCCTTTTTTAGATTGGAATGAAATATCAATAACAGCGTATTCTTTAATAGGCTCTTCTGTTAAGCCTTCTTTAACTAAGAAAGGATAGTCTGCTAAAGATGTAGTTTCTTCAGAATATTCTTTGGTATGTGTTTTAGCCTTAATCATGTCCATTTGGCTGACATAATCAAGAATTTCATCTTTTAATTCTTTAATTTTATCTTCATCTTCTTGCTTAAACTCATCAAAAAGATAACCATAATTTTTCAATTCATCTGCAATTTTGTTAACATCTGTTTCATTAGCTTTTATCTTTTTTGCTAATTCACGAAGGTCATCAATAGTATGGCCTTTAATAAGATCGTTATCATTTTCTGGGCCATATTTAGACGTAACACGTATACCTTTATGTGTGTTACCATCATATATTATAACTTTATGCGCTTTAGTGTAAACTGAGTCTTCTTCTTTAATATCTTCCATAGAAGTACTATTAAAGAGGCTTACAAGTTTTGATAAACGCGCGGTATTACTTGTATCATCATCAAAAGCTTTTCCCTTGAAAGGAATGTATTTCTTTAGACCTACTCCTTTAAGAGCTGCTACAACAAATGTTCTCGCACGCATTTGTGGTTGACCAACATCAGTACCGTTAACGTCCATAACGTATGTATTATAACCAAAAGCTTCAATTTGTCTAAGAACAGTATTAAACCAACCGTTATTCGCTTTATTATGAATTGGTGTTACATTTTCAATAATAAAATAATGTGGCTGTCTAGTATGTTTTACTGGGTCAAGCTCATAACACTCTCTTAAAATACGAATACCTTCCCACAAGAATGAAGATTTTTCATTAACAAGTGGTGCCATACCATCCTGAATACCTGCATTTGATAATGACTGACAAGGTGATGAACAAGTCATAACCCAGATGTCTTTACCATTATGAATAATTCTATTATCAACAGGCTCTTTATCAATAGATGGATCTTGACGAGTGTTAGAACCAATATCTGATCCCCGTACGTTATTTACATCGCCCCTACCAGGTCCGCCTAAGAAAGTTGTACCATGTACTCTGTTATAAATATCAACAGATTTTTGATCCCATTCTACAAGGTCAACACAGTCTATTTTACCAAACTTACTTTGTAACCTTTCAAAAGCCATTGTTTGGGTACCAATACCACCAAATAACTCTATAAGTTTAATCATTATTATAGTCCTCTATATAAGTTTATATATTCCATATAATCAAATTTACTATCTGTATTTCTTTTTACAAAACCATTTGATTTATATAGGTTTATTGCATTATAATTAGCTTTTACTACTGCTAATATTAGTCTGAAGTTTGAATAGTTATCTTTCCAATATTTTATAGCATATTGTAATAAAGCACTAGCATAGCCTTTTCCTCTTGCAGAAGGGTCCGTATAACAGCATTCAATAACTACAAATCTTTTATCAGGTAAAATATCTAAAGTAAGAATAGCTTTATTATCTATTGAAAATATTTGATGTTTATCTGGCTCATTATAAATGCTATCTACGTAAGATATTACTTTATTTATTTCGCTATTAGATGTTTCTTTATTTAATAGATTATTACTATAATCCATTTCATCAAGAGCATACTGTATAGCTATATCTTTATCCGGTTTTATTATATCCATATTATTAAAAACCTATATGCAGTCTACGCTTAGCCATTTCTGAAATAACAGCTAATGCTTCAGGTCGTAGTTGTTCTGTAAATAATGTGCATTTAGCTTTGGTTTCAAGAACCATATTTTCACCTATTGTTCCAGTAAGCTCAGTAACAATTAAAGTTAAAACAGTTGGTGCGATATTTGCAGGGTCCAGATATACTCTGATAATAAGGTCATCAACATCAATATCTGACTCATATGGAATAGTAATATTCCATTGTTCTTCAGTGCCATCTTCAGCAATACTAACTGGAGAAATTTTATAACCAGCCATACCGTCTTTATATATTCTTCGTAAAGGTACTTCAGGCATCTTAGGAAAAATAATAGAGTCTACTGTAGCGCTTTTTACATCTGCGTACATTAAGTCACCATCTTTATTGCGCTTAAAGGTTACGCGAATACAATCAGTAGCAGAGCCAGCAAAAGAGATTAAGTTATCTAATAATTTTCTCTTTACAGGTTCTAATTTCATTGAAAGTCTATTTTGAAAACTACGTGCCATGTAAAAATTAGTAATAAAAACCACTTTATTAGAATAAATTAATACCTTGTAGTTAATATTAATAATATTGTAAAAATTTATTTGATGAGGTTTCATGTGGTTGTGTTAAAAACAGAAGTGCCACAAAATTGTAATTATAAATCCGCGGATTATGTAAAGTGTTGCTGGAATTGTGATTTCTCTGAAGAGAATCCTTCTTATTCAGGTGGAAACTTAGATTGTAATAAGAATAAGGGCATTTGTTCTATTATGGGAATATGTGATGACTTTTATGATTCAAGTCAGCTAAATAGTAGAAGGAGAAAAGAAAACATGACCAGAGAAGAAGTTTTGAATCGTTCAAAATTCGAATTAAAAGCAATGCAGCTAGAAGCTCTTATTAAAGTAACTAAAGAGTTTTTAGAGACTTGTGACGATGAGTTGGAACGAGAAGTCTTAAATCAGTTAGACTCATTTCAGGATGAGTTAAAAGAAATAAAGGAAACTTATAATTTGGATTTCTAAAATATGTTTGGAGGTTAAAAGTGGCTTATTTAATAGCGGGTAATACTGTCCGTATCATGAATGATAATGATATTGACCTTGTAGAAAATATTCCCGCGGGCACTTATAAATATTGTTTTAACCCAAAAATGGGCTCTTGGTTAGAAGAATATAAATACAATACTAACCATACAAAAATTTATGGTGATTCAGCAAAAATTGCCAATCATATTGTAAAGCGATATGAGCTTAATGAGAGCAGAGACAATTTGGGTGTTTTGCTTTCTGGTGGTAAAGGCCTTGGAAAGTCTTTAACTGTACGCCTTGTAGTAGAAAAACTTAAGGCTGAAAAACCAATCATTATTGTAGACCAGTACACGCCTGATTTACCAAATTTTTTATGTCAAATAAATGATGCAGTTATTCTTATGGATGAGTTTGATAAGTTTATGAAAGGCTCATCATCAGAGAATGATGAAAAAGATGAAGAAGATATGACTAAGCAAGAGTCATTGCTTTCTACTCTTGATGGTGTAGGTAATAAACTTAATAATTTGTATTTACTTACATGTAATGAGGTATCTAAGGTTGATACAAATTTTATATCTAGACCAGGAAGAATAAAGTATCATTATAAATTTACCAAAATTTCAGATGCCTCTATTAGAGCTTATTGTAAAGATAACTTAGATGACCAAAGTTTAACAGAAGATATTGTACGTTCTTTGAATAAAGTTATGTATGTATCATTTGATATTGTTAAGGCAGTTGTTGAAGAGCTTAATTTATTTGAAGTAAGCGTTCAAGACGCATTAGAATATTTAAATATTTCTAAACCAGAAAAAGATATAGTATTGTGGTTTAAGTGTGAATATCTTGATGAAGATAAATGGGAAAGTTATGAGGGTCGAGAATATTATTATGATATTGACTTAAATAGCGCAGTTTCATTTAATTTCCGCGGAAATCAATATTATATTGATTTAGAAAAATTAGATTTTTCTAAAAAATATGTTGTTATTCAAGAAAAAGATATTGTTGGAGATCCTTCTAATACAAATCGAGATATTAGAGGAATGACCGCAAAAATAACTTTTGCGGGTGGAGAGCATGTTTTAGGAAAAACAAGTACGTCTGCTTGGTAATAAAAAAAGACCAGCTTTTGCTGGTCTTTATTTTTTAGGGAAATCTTAATTTTTACTAATTGGTATTATGAAGAAATTGAATAAGCAAGTCCTAATAGATTTAGAAAAAAAGTCTAAGCAACTACGTTTATTAGATAAAACTAATATACATGAATTTACGAAGGCATTAGTTGACTTTCAAAAATGCTTAGAAGACTTATCAATTTCTGTAGATAAAGAATTAGAAAAATATAGTTTTTGTGAAAAATGTGGTTCATACCATAATATAGATTCACAAAAATATACTTGTGAAATTCATGAAGATGAAACTAGCTTTGGATATTATTACGATATGTGTCCTATCTGTGGACATAAAGTTTTTGTAATGAAAAAGCTGTTAGAACATAGAAAAGCTAATCAGCAATAAAGGCTTTATCCCATTCAGGAAATTCTTTCTTAACTTCCTTTATTATTCTTTTCATTTCTTCGCCATAAATAAATGTGACTTGTGGACATTGTTCCATTTTTAGTACATCATTTGCGCGGAAAATACCTTTAACTTCATGAGGACAACCATTTACTACAAAATCATAGTAGAATTTTCTACGTTTACCCGCTGCATCAATATAATAGAAATAATCATCCGTATTTCTTTCTATAGAGCCACCCTGGATATTTTTAACGTAAACATAATATGCATATTCCCATTTAGAGTCAAAATGTACCCCTTCAGCAGAACCAGACACGGATTGGAAACTATGGTTTTTCTTATCTTTTTTGTCTAATTTTTCAATATCGTCTTTATCAGATTCCTTTCCATTAAAGCTATCAATATAATCTTCTAAGTCTTTTAGAGAAGCAACATCTGCAGGAAGTTGGATATGCTCACACCTATCTAGCTCACACATATCTAAATCATCTATATCTAGATCATCCATATCTAGGTCATCTATATCTAGGTCATCTATATCTAACTCGCCCGTAGTATCTTTTCCAAAAACTTTTATTTTTTTAGGTTTAGTATATAATTTAATTTTATCAAGGCTAGTAGTATTGCTTATTACTGGGAATTTTTTTTGTTCTTTAATATATTGTTTGATATTTATTTTCTTAGGCATAAATAAATTAGGTCCGGCAAATTAACCGGACCTTATATTTTAGTTGTCTGCTCTATCACCTAAGAAGTTTTCGTAGTATCTAACTGCGTCTTCTTCAGTAATTGTTGTATCTGGATGTATTTTTTTAAATTCTTCTAGGAATCGTTTACCATCTTCAGCGGTTGCTACTTCGTCCCAATATGGATCACCATCTGGATGGTCAACTAAGTCATCATAAAACATATTATAAAACTCATTTACTTCGTCTTCATTATTATCATCAGGACTATGAGTTTCAATACTTTCATTAAGTGGAGCTGGCTCTTTTAGCTTTCCAATTTTTCTAAGTAAAGCATCAGCAGCATCATGCTTTGCTGATCTATTTTCAGAAGAATAAACTAAACCATTAGCACCAGCGATTACAGCTTCATTTAATTTTTCCTTCTTTGAAATTTCTTTAATGTTCTCTTCTAAACCTTGTGGGTCTCTAACTGTATCATATACTAAAGCAAGCTTATCAAAATATTCTTCACCTTTAGTATCATAGATTCTGAAATCTTCAACATCTAGTTCATTTTCCATAACAAAATTACGGAATTCACCAATAGTTGCCATAGAGGAGTTATCTACATAACCACCATCAAATTTTTCATCAATTTTTTTCTGTATATCAGAGTTTGGGTCATTAAATACAAATTGAATAACTTCATCGCTAGGATCATAAACATCTTCCTCAATTTCAGTAGGAATTGATGGCTCTTTATCCAAAAATTCTGCTAAGTCTTCATCTGTATAACCAGCAGGTAAATCTCCAACATTTTCTTTCATTTTTGATTCAGAAATTCTTACATGAGTAACAGAAGCCCCTCTTTCATTTACAGCATCAAGGTATTTTTTAAAATCTTCAAGTTTCCAGTATGAATGTTGTGTAGATTCTGTACCATCTTCTTCAGTAATTGTTAATGCAGCTGGAATAGGGTCATCTATGCCATGGTCCGCTCTATCAAAGAGCCAATAATAAAATTGACCAACACCATCAAAACCAACACCATCAAAATCTATAGGATGCGTTGATCCATTTTCGTCTTTACAAACTCCTGCATTTGGGAGAATTTCTATATTAGACTCTTTTAACTTTTCTGACTTAAAAAATGTATCTAAAATATCCATAGTTATTTCCTCATTTATTATATGTAAACTATTATAAATTAGTTTATTTTTTATAAAATAGCCGTAAAGTACTAATTAAAAATCAGTCAGAGTTTTTAAAACTCGCTATTATAATTTTAGAATTTTATTATAAAGAGGCTAATAATGGTTACAGTTATCGTTCAGGATGACAATTTAGAAAGAGCAATTCGCAAATTCCGCAAAGAAGTAGATAAAGAAGATATCTTACAGGAATATCGTGATCGTCAATATTTTGAAAAACCTTCTGCAAAGAAACATCATAAAGAAGTTTCCTTAAAAAGAAAGCAGGAAAAAGAAAACGAAGCGGCTGCAAAAGAAAGAAAATAAAATAAAAGGTACCATAATGTGGTACCTTTCTTTTTTATTTATCTATTAAGACCATATTTTTTGGTTTATATTTATAACCTGCATGCCTAAGATGATTTTTTTGCCATTTTTTTAATTTTATATATTTTTCATCTTGTTCGTATTCTTTAGCATCATATAGCTGCAAAATAGCTTTAGCTTTTTCGGTTTCATTTGGTACTGGGCCAGTATATATTCCCGCTACATCCTTAAAAGCGCCATTTTCAGAAATCTCATAGTTAGAATTATTTTTACTATTTGGATTTATTCCATCATCATATGGTATAGGGCCGGAATATGTGCCCGCATCTTTATAAGTACCATTTGTATCTACTAGATAACCTGTATTTTTTTGATTAGTTTCCTCAGCTGGCGAAGGTACTGGTGCACTATAAAAATCTCCCTCATCTTTTAATTGAGTTTTCTCATTTATTTCATATGGAAAATTCTTTTTAGAAACTTCTGAGAGCGTTTTAGTTCTTGGGTATGGACCTGTATATACTCCATTAATTTTGAAAAATCCACGTTCATCCGTTTGATAACTCTGTTTAATAACCGCTTCTTGCTCTAATGATTCAAAGTCCAAGCTAAAAGACTCTGATTCAGCATCTATACTGTCTGACATAATTCCACTCCTATTAAAAATTAGTGGGTAACTATTAAGCTACCCACTATTAGTTATTATTCTATACTACATGACCCATATTTTACAAAGCTTGTAAAGCTAACATGCTGCGTATCTGAGCGGTATTCTATTGGTGGGAATACTGCATATGCTATGAGTATGTGGTATCTATTAAATATACCAAGTTCAGTTACTTCTACAATTGCAGAATCTGCCTCATTTGGGTTTGCAAAGTTCTTTTTACTATTTACAGTATATGAGCTTTGTAGGTATCCAGGTATTTTAATTTCCTCACCATCATTTGGATGGAAGGTATCTTTTACAGTATTATTTGCACAAATACCATATTTTATAATTTCTGCTGCTCCACCTTCTGAGTATAGAGTATTATCTGGCTCAGAAGCAATAAATCTTATTTTACCCTCAAATAAGTCTAAATAGTTACAATTATAATCTTGACGAATTTCATCATCAATTATTTCTGCAGTTGAAGCTCTACTTAACTTTAAGTAGGCCTCATCATTACTAACAGGAGTTTGTTTTATTGTTCTATTCATTTTTTCAAATTTATTAAGAGTAAGCTCTTGGTTCCATGACTGAGTTACAGTATTAAATTTAGAAGTTAAGTTAATAACTTGCCAGAATGGGTTAGATTCTTGCCCTTTAATATAGAATTCGTTTTCAAACCATTCTTTACAAGAATTATAGTTTGGATATCTTGGAATAAAGGTATCATCAATACTATCTTTACTGCTATCAATTGGTCTATCGATGATATCACCATTAGAAACAATATATCTAATAAGCTTACCTGATTTATTACATTCTCTTATATAATTATCATTAGCATTAGTAAATAAAGCAGAGCTATAATAAATATTATTTTCGCCTCTAAATAGGGTATTATTTATTATAATTGGAGACTTTGGATATCCCTTTGGATTAAAGTAAACTCTATCTGGAGGGAAAATGGAAATATCTTTGAGAGGTATTTCTTCATAATCATCATTAAATGCGTTATTTTTTGTTAGCGGTACAGTCTTTCTAGTAAGAACTTCTATACGCACAAAATGAGTCTTACCATCATTAAGGCTATCAATAGGTAGTTTCTTTGAGAGTGTAACGCCATTTGTTTCAATTAGATTGAATGCATCAGATATTGGCTCTTCATTTCCGCCCTTTACAGTTGAAGCATTAAAGTAGTCATCATATTCCTTGATAACCGGACCTTCTTCTCTCAAAAGGCTTTCAAAGCTTTGATAACGTGGGTATCTCATATAAATAGGGCCTAAAGCACCTTTTATATATAACTCATTTTCATTAGCTGGATCAGCAATTACCTTAAACTTAATCTCATTCTCATTACTTACTATAAATGTTTCTGAGTCTAGCGCTAATCCTGAGCTAGATTCAGTATGTTTTTCAATAGTAAATTCACCAAATTCAAAAGTATAGGTGTTATCACTATAAGATGCAGAAATAGATATAGATTCCTCACTTTTGCTATCGTCAGGCTCTTCAGAAATATAGGTATCCTCAATTTTTCTGCTACCAATATAATAATTACTTCGTACATGATAGAGAGGATTTGTGGAATCTACCCCTGTTCTCTCGTATGACATATCATATAAGTAATATGCATTAAGTTTTCCTAGCTCGAATAGTGGTAAGTTTACCTCTCTTGCGGAATCTGTATCGGTTAAAGATATCTTTTCAGAATTATTAAGAGTAACTGTATTACTACCTAAAGTATAAGATGCCATATTGTTATTTGTGTTTTTAACAAAAACATATTCATCATTATAATAATAATAGTAAGCTGGTGTTACAGTTCCATAGACATTATTTGGATTCTTATCATATGAAATAGAGATTATCTTTGTAATACCCTTACTTGTAATTTTAATCCATTTAGGGTAACGTTCAAGTGAACCAGGCATTGTAAATTTAAGAACGCCACCCTCAATTTTGAAATTTTTGGCAAAATTTTTGGCAAAAACTTCGTCAGAATTTTCGTCAGAATTTTCGTCAGCGTCAAATTTATTAACTCTATTAAATGCAGCTTCATATGTTTCACCATCTTTTCTATCACTATCTGTTATTTCTACTATATCCTCTATGGTAGAGACCATAATACTTGTATCAGCAGATAGCTCAGATTTCATAAACTTATCTGGACAAATGTAGTAAATATTAGTAAGTTCCTGAGTAGTACCAGTTCTTTGTGTAATATCAATAGATACGTTATTTTGAGATGTCCAAATAAGGTTTTTTGATAAAGCTGGTTTACTAACCTTAACTGTAGCGAGAGTTCTAATTGTATTATTCTCAAATGATAATAAGCTTAATGTTTTAGAAGTATTTTCTGCTAAATCATTAACAGAAACTTTCACAATATCATTATTATGAACTATAAATTCTCCATGGTTAGAAATTATTTCTTTACCAATACTATCACATAATAATATAGGTTCATTATTAGAATTTTTAAGATGCTTATCCATGAAAGCAACCTTGTCTATTTCCCAAGGTAACTCTTCCTTCCAACTATTATCTTTCTCAGTTCTTAGTCTTGTACCACCATAACCACGCTGCTGAAGATAGATATGCGTAATAGGCGCTGGAATTCCACTATCTAGAGTATCGATATCATGTAAATTTTGATTAAAGAAGTTCTTTACAGCTTGGTTAATTGAGTAACCAAATTTTGCATTAAACTCAATATATCTTACAGCCTTAAGAGGGAAGTATCCTAATATTCTATCATAGTAGAATCTATTAGAACTATTACCAATTTTTTTCAAGACAAATCTATCATCAAATGAAAGACTTATTTGCTCTACAGCTGAGCTAACAGAATCTAAATATTCAGTTTCTATATTAAGACGTTCTTGGTCCTCATCCTCTAAATAGAAGTATTCACTTAACTTATCATCTGAAATTGAAAGGCTTTCAGAGAGTGTAATTCCTATATCTGCTAAACAGATATCTGGCCCCATATACTTGAAGTATTTATCATTTACAAATTCGCTCAATACTTTGATATCGAAATCAGCTATTACGTCAAGTCGTGCATTATCACTGATTAGCCAATCTCCATGGTTATTTAAGATATAACTATTAGTCTTAAATACATATTCTTCACCAGTATATTGTCTATATGTACCTTCTTCAATTGAATCAAGGTCTCTTAAATCAAAAGTTGCAAAATTATCTAGTTTTTTAAATTCTTTATTTAATATTGCAAACTTTCCATCTAATCGTACAATATATGAATTTTTGTTAATACTTACAGTTTGGCCAGTATACTGTACTTCAGTATTATCGTCTAATGTTGTAAGTTTTTCTAAGGTATTAAGAATATCACCACTAATAGGAGTTTGTCTAGTAATCACTTTATCTGCAGTAGAAATAGTATTATTAGACTTTATAATATATGTATTTTCTTTTAGAGTATAGTTTTCACCAGTATACTTATAGATTATATTACTCTGCATCTTATACAATTGATCAAAATCAATTTTGTCAATACTTGTTTCTGTATATCCATATAATTGTGGTGCATTAGAGGTTACCTTTAAGTAGCCGTTAGACTTAGTTACAAATTCATCTTTATTTATAAGTATGTTATTTGCAGTTAAGTCTAACTTAATATATTTCGTTTCTGGGTTAGAAACTAATGAAGAAATTGATCGTAATTTATCATCATTTGCAGACTCCTCATCCATAGATGATGGCTGAGAAATACTAATATGGAATGATCCCTCAAGATAATAAATATAATATATTCCAGCTGGTAAAGATACGTTATTATCAATACATTTTGTACAGGTATTTTCTGGTATTTTTACCAAGTTATTAAGTATAGTTTCTACCTTATTTTCTGTAAGGTCACCTTCAATATGAAGCTCTTCATTACTAGGAGTATAGCTAACATTAGATTCTACCTTATATTCTCCATTCTCTTTGTAGATATATGAGTTTTTACTAATACCACCATCTTTACCAACATACTTAATATGGTAATCATTATATGATACCGCAATAAAGCTGCTAATAAAGCTTGTGGTATCTTCCGCTACTATATCGTTAAGTCTAAGCATATTAGATGGTAAATTTTCAGATATACTTAAGTGGTTATCATTATATACAAAATATGAATTACTCTTAATAATTATACCTTTATTATTATCAGGCATAAACTTATAAGTAACTGTTGGGTTACTAAGAATAGCTTCAAGTATACCTATAATATCTCCGCTAGTAGATATATTAGCCTCATCAACCTCAGAAGGGCTTCTACTAATGATATCACTAGCGTTTATATACAAGTCAGGACCTATATATTGTCTATACCAAGATGTAGGTGTATTAAGGAACTTATTTAAGTCAAATGTATCTACGTCCATGTAATGGTAAGTACTAGATGAAGATTCAGCACTAGAAATTTTGCCATCTACATTTCTATAGAATGTATCATTTTTAATTTCGATATTTTCAGTAGCCTTAACTTGATAATTACTCATATTAGCAAGAATATTAAGGTCCAAACTGTTAATACTTCCCTTATTTTCTACTGGGAAGTTTGCTTCAATTTTTGATTGAGCCTTATCCTCTGTTCTAATAAAGTAGCTGTTCTTTAAGATAGTATAGTTAACACCCGTATATTTTGCATAGGTATCTTCAGCCATGCTATAAAGGTTCGCTAATGTAAACTCTTTAATATCGTCAGACGATTTAAGTTGATTCTGATGAGAATAGGATATTACATTATTGGATTTTATATAATAGCCATTATGTGGAATACTCATAGCAACTTTTATATTAATATAAGAGTTGTTATCTAATGGCTTATTGAAATCCAAAGAATTAGTTTTATTACTTTCAGGAAGCTTAACATCATCTTCGGTTCCATAGAAAATTGTTCCTCTATGATTACAGAACTCAATAGATGAGCTAAGAGTAACTTTTTCGCCTGTATAAGTAAAGTACTTATTTTCAGTCGTATTATTGGCAATACTATTTATTGTTGCAAAATCTAATGATGTTAGCTCACCAACAGATTTCATATTATAAATAGGATTATCTACAATATATTTTTTATTATTTGTATTTATTAAATATCCATTTTTAGCTATTGTAAATGTCTCACCTGTATACTCCATACAGGTATTAGCTGTACTTAAGCTACCAATGATATTATCCTTAGTTGTTACTTTTTCTACATCCTTATAGAGGATATTATTATATCTGAGTATATAACTATTTTTATTAAATGTAAGGCTAGTACCAGTATATTTATACCATGTATTATTTGCTAGTCCAATTAATCCTGTAGGAGTATTAATTTCTGGTCCTTTATTATATTTTACATATATAGAATCGTTAGCTACAGTATACTTTTTATTTTGATAAATAATACAAGTATCTTTTGTAAGTGAGAATCCAGCTTCACAGTAATAGAACTGGTTATTCGACATCGCCATAATTGTATCTAGACTAGGGCTACTTAAATTACGGTCATTTTTTACATTATATGTTTTTGATGAAGTTAGCTCTACTCTCTGGCCAGGCTTAATACTAAGAGTACTACCAGTATAAAGATAACTTCCCGCTTTCAAGCCTTTAATAGTATCTTGTTTAAGAGTACTTATAGGACTACCAAGTGGAGAATCATCAGTAACAGCTGGAGCAGTTGTAGAAACTGATATATTACCTTTACCATCAGATGTGATATAGTTATTTTTAGCTATAACTGTGATAGTATTATTAGAAATATTTATAAAGTATCCATTAGCTGCTAAACCTATTAAATCCTTTAGTGTTATTGAGCTTTTATTTATAGTTGACTGGAATGAGCTCGTTAAGGTAGCATAGCTTGTATAACCTGTACCAGCTACATATACTAGCCATTTCTTAGCATCCTGTAACACAGCCGACTCAGTAACTTTAATACATTCATTATCCACTAATGTCTTAATTTGGTTAAATGTTGGCGTACACTCAAGTTTTAAGCTAGTACTACTAATATTGATTGTATCATTTACTTTATATATATAACTACCACCTTTTAATAAGGTCGTGCTATTTGCGCCAGTATAGATTACCATACTGCCTTCATTCATAGTTGCAATTTTATCTAAAGTAATAGTAGATACATTTTCAGAAGGAATAGAACTTCTACTTAAAATTACTAAATTATCATCTTTATTATAAATAAAGTCATTTTTAGATAATGTTCTATCTTCTTGAATTTCATATGGTATATATGAATTATTAACTAAAGCAGAGTCCGTAAGTGCAATATCAGAAATAGTGTCCTTAGCTTTAGTTTTATCAGTGATAGGATTTTTCCTTACTTCATAATTACCAGAAATAGTATGGATAATATAATCATTCTTATCAATTAATTCAGTATTGTCACCTTGTATACTTAAGTACTCACGGTCCTTTAATGTATTAACTTTTTCGATAATTGTTGAAATATTATCTGTACTTGATAATGTACTATTTTGTATTAAACTATTAGGGTTAACGGTACTTAAATAGTGTGTTCCATTAACATTTGTTAAATAATAGCTACTATCAATTACCTTTGTTGCGCCTATATACTGTATATAGGTCTCATCTGGTAAATCATAAATTCTTTGGATATTTTCATCATCTAAAGAGCTCAAACTAGACTGTTCAGCTAAAGGTGCTTTTTCAGAGAGAGTAAATGTTTTACCAGAATGAAGAATATAGCTATTAGTTTTTACAGGATAATTTTCTCCTGTATACTTACTGTAACTATTTTCTGGTATATTGATAATATCATTAATATTAGACCTATCACCTATATTATCATATATGAAGTCTGCGTATGATTTTAATTTTCCATTAATTCTTGCGATATAGCTATTTTTAGCAATTTTTTTATCAGCACCTGTATATTTACGCTGATAGTACAACTTCACGTAATTTATAATATTTCTTAAGTCTATAGCGTCATTAGGCTGTGTAACATCATCCGTTAGATTTAAGCCACTCTTAGGCTCTGTAGTTACTACTTCATATTTGCCATTACCATTATTTGTAATATAAGCATTTTCAGGAATAATATCTATCTTTTCACCAACATAAATAAAATATGAATTACATGGCATAGATATTAAATTTGTAATACCTACTGAATTTAAGTAGCCTAAAAGCTTAGCTTCTGTACCAGGAGAATCAGGCATAGACTGTATAAGGCCAGTATTAGTTTTATAAATATAATTATCTGTTTGTACGGTAGCGCCAGTTGGCTTATATTGCATATAAGCGGGTCCAGCACATGTAATTTCGTTAAGATCAAAGCTACTTATGTCTGCGCCTATCTGAATATCTGCAGGGCTTTCAGAAGATACGCTAATAGAATTACCCTTCTTAATAATAAAGTTTCCCTTTCTTAAAACGCCCAACTCTTCTGGGTCCTCTACCATATAACTATATGGAACAGTTTCATAATCCTGATTGATTGCTTTAATATATTTAACATTAAATAGGCTTTTCCAAGATTCATCTTCTTCTCTTAAGCTAGAATCTTGTTTAGCTTTATCAACAGATTCATAAATAGGCTTTGGAGCTGCATACATAATATCAGTACCAAGATCTGAATATATAATCTCATAGAAAGAAAGTGGCTGAATAACTTTATTTGATTTATTTATATACTCTCCATCTACATTACAAAGGTATATTGCTTGACCATCAGCATTTGTAATATTTTTAGGAATATACTTAGTTTCAGTTTCTCCATTGTCGTTTTTAACTGTAGTAGGGTCATTATATTCATAGAACTTATGATTAGTGTCTTCAACTACTGCAGGATATCCTTCATCATTATTTTTTAAGTTTTCTAATGTTTCTCTGTAGTTGAATACACCATCAGCACTTGCTGCATTTTCTGTTATCTTAATATGCTTTACATAGCAATTGTGATATTCATCAAAATAATTTGATAAGAATTCCTGATTAATACAGCTCTTTTGATCTGATATACTAAGTGATGACATTGTTTCAAAAGCGATAACTACTTCTGTACGAGCGCCATCAGTGCCTGAAGCTATGAGGTCTGTATCCATTGTAATACCATCAGGAGATACTGCATCAACCTTAGCGAGTGTATTAACAGTACCTCTAGATATTATACCAATAGAGCTCATAGATGGATTTACATATAAGACAAAATTATTATAGTTAACACTATAAGCTGTAGATAATTTTTTAACGTCGTTTTCGAAATCTTTATAATTCAAATTTTCAAAATCTGTGTCATTATATTTATCAAGCTTAGTTTCAAGAATATAATCGTAGTCAGCAGAGTCTTTAGATTTTTGTAGGTAGAACTTATATGTATCAGGTGAGACATATGTTACACCCATAACTTTAAGACCGCCGTCTTGATTATCATCCAAAATGCCATTTACATCAATTGCATCGTATACAGTTAAATCAAGCTTCTTTTCATCAGTGGAGCTCTTAATATAGGTACTCATGGATGCTTTTTCGGTGCCATTCTGTGTAACTATAACTTTACTAGTTGCATCATCTAATAATATTGCATCTCCTACTATCCTTGTTGCAGTTTTAAGTGTGACCGGACTTGTCGCATTAATGCTATAGTATGGTAGACTATTTGGAATGTTTGATATACTGAATGTCTTACCACCATTAGTAGAATATAATATAAGTGGTGTTGTACTATAATAGAATCTAGCTAGAGGTACACATTTAGAGAGTAAGTATAATCCATATTCTCTATCGCTCTCTTTATCAAGAGAGTATCGTGTATTCCAATCAGACTCAATTGATTCACGTGATTGAATTGCGCCACATAGTATAATTATATCTTCATTAACATATGTAGAGCTAATAGTGTATATCGGCTGAAATCTATTTAAGTATTGGACAGGTAACTTAAATACTGAATCTGCTTTATATTTTATAGTTTTATGTAAAACATTAGTTCTATCTATATAATCATATGATAAACCCTTAGGTATATCAGAAGTATGCCAATTATTTATATTCTCTAAATCTGATACCTTATATGTATGCTTTTTATCAATATAAATAATAGAGCCACCTGATGAGGTAAATATAATATTATTCTTTGTAAAAATAACGTTAGTAATATCACCATCAAAAACCTGAGATATATCATCTTCTAGCATACCATAAGTTGCAAAATTATTTGCATAGTCAACATACCAGCTACTATCATAGTTATTGTCACTTCTATATTGTTTCTGACAGCTTCCATCAAATGTAAGGTTTGCTCCGTAGATTCTATCAATAGGTGTTTCACTTTGAGCTTTATTTACAGTCATTCTTTCATAAGGACCAACACCATAATAGATTATTTCTGCATAACCACCTTCCTTATTATAGGAACCTTCAAGATATTCTTTATAGGTTGATGGATCATCCGTACTAATTGTTGGCTTTACACTAGTTATTGTGAAATTATTAGTATTCCAATAATAATAGAATTTATTGCCTTCTTCTTTTGAAATTTTAGCTATAAAGCTTTCAATACCCGTAATACCATCTTCATCTCTCCAAGGCATAGGATGGAGATTAGTCAAGATCTGATAGTATGGATAATATTTTTCCATAATATCCGCTAAAGTAGGATTTAATGAGGAATCACCATTGCTACCAAATGCTTTTCCAAGAGCGGATAGCATAACTATTACATCTTTATTTTTAGACTGTCCCTCACCAGGTAATGTATCACCTTCTATTATAGTACTTGAGTTTTCACCATCATAGAATGTCCATTTATTATTGCTGTCTCTTTTAATGTATTTTGGCAAATTAGCCATTTCTTTATATATATCTAAAATACTGTCTCTAAGAGTCCTTATAGACATATATACACCATGCTCACCTGTAGTTTGTTTAATTCTCTCATATTTTGCGTAGCTAGTATCATTTAATAATGGTAGACATGCATATTTCCAATAAGTGTCCTGGGATACCTGTTCAGTGTATTCACCATCCTTTGTTGATAAATATACTGGAGATTTAATAAATGCGTCTCTACCACATCCAAAAACAGCATATTTAGAATTAGGATCTGAGAAGAAGAACTTTTTATCAGATCTACCCTCAAGGCCGTCATCTTTATAATTAATAGCGAATGGTTTAATTTCATATTCGCCACCTTCAGAAGCACTACTTACGCTAACATCTTCCCACTTAGCATACGCATTAGAGTATGTTAGAACACCATCTTTAGTTGTTTTTATCTGCTCAGTATTTGGTAATAATATTGTATCTACTATAGAATCAACTTTACTAAAAGCGCTATAAGCAGTTCTTACCTCAATTTTACCTGTTGAAGCTTCATAGTCATGTGGGAAAGAATAAACATTTGTCGTGCCCTTTTCTTCTATAGTTAAAATCCAATCATCATCATCACTTGTAACATTCTTAATTTTATAATCATCACTTAAGCTTTCAAAACCATTGCTAGTAATCTGGTATACTTCACTAAAATAATTTAGACTAACCTTTTTTTCTGTTGGTAAGTCGACAGGTTGTGCATAACCAACCTTCTTACCAGACACACAAATAAATGATTTAGATGCAGCATCATAATATGCTTTATCTAAATTATCAATAACAACTTCTTGTGCGCCAGCTTCAGAATCTGTAAAAGCAATTGCTAATGGCATATTTATTGCGTCAGCTGAGCTGCTTAATACAAATGACTCTATAGGCGTATCACCCTTTCTCAAGAACCGAGTTGCATTATTAAATTGATTTGTATCATTTTTAGTAGGTACCAATGTATCTGGCTTATTATTAGCAATAGCACCATGTAGTATAAGTAAGTTTTTGAAATACTTAAATTCATAAGCATTATTACCTACAATTCTATTATCACTAATAATAGATTTTGTAAACTTAACACTTGATGTATTTATTACTGGTGCAGGGTACGCATTATCACCTGTAAACTCAAAATAGCTTTCCTCTGGGAATACGGTATTAAAGGATTGTGTTTCATCATCGAATACTTTAGTTACAGGAATAATTGATCTAAGCTTGCTACCATATAAAAGCTTTTCTGTATTATTTGCAATTCCGGATACTGTATTATCATAGCTTATTACTAAGTTTCCATCTTTATCAATACCCCTTACCATACCATCTACGCTATAATAATTTGAGTAAAGAACAGGTTCTAGATATTGATTATAGATTGATCTTAAATCCATAGGAGTAATTCTAATAATGCTGTCATTAGAGGATATAAGATTTGTATTAAATTCGCCAACATCATTTATCTGTCGCAAAGTTGGTGTTTCAATTATTTCATTTGAGCCGGATGCCTGTGAAATAACATTCTTATACATACCAGTGAGATATGTTGTATTCTTAAAATACTTTTGTTCCTCAAATTTAATAGCTACTTTTTTTAGCTTATCAAATGAATTATGAGAGATACCACTAGCATCTTTATATTCATTTGTGTATGTATAAAATTCATTATTTATATCATCTTTATATATAGCCGCTCTTGTAGCATTAAAGGTAACCTCATCATTTGTTATAATGTCAAAGTTATCATTTTCGATAGTATCATATTCATTTACATCACCCTCAGCTTTATCATATACTACTTCATTTGGAGTAGACGTACCATATAAATAACCTGTACATGTAATTCCGGCATCTATAATATAATCAAAATTATATGATCCCTCCGTAATACACCTTCTAGGAAGTGTAATTTCCGTAACGCCTCTTATAATATTATATACGGGACTTGAACTATATGAAATAACAGGTTTAGCTGTAGGAGAGTCTATATAAATAGAATCTCCTGGAGCAATCTTTTTAGTAGCACCAACATATTTTGTATATCCCTCTGAAAGGGCAGCTATACCCGCTTGTGTTAGCGCCTCTATATACTTATCTGTTGAAATGCCATCCGGTAAGCTATCAACTACTGTAAATGTAGATTGGTTTCTAAGAATATATTGATTTGTTTCGATAAGGTTAATAGTATTTCCGCTATTATTTAAATATTCTGTTTTAGTATCTAGATTACAGAATTCTTGTATAGTAAGACTGCTAATATTATTCTTAATATTTCCAATTGACTTATTATAGTTGGTATCTGGTATATCTATAGGCCTTACAATAGGTAGGGTAGATGTATAATAGCCACGATTAAAGATAGCATATCCAAAGTCGCTGATATTACTAGTTGTTTTATTTGGAGTTATTAAACCTACAATACTATTTTTCTTAATATTTTTTTCAGTAAATGTATAATTTTCTTCTTCTGATGTAGCATCACGCTCATTAATATCACCAATAATATACCAGAAGATTTTATTTCTATTTGAGATATCAGTAAGCTTACTTATATGATTTGTGAAGTCACTATCAATTTTAAATTGATATTTTAGAGTAGCATAAACAAGCTCAGTAATAATATTCTTATTATCACTGGATGTTCTATATAGCGTTGTTTTATCAATATAGCCACCAAATATAGGCTCATATAAGTATGATATATTATTATTTCTAATATAGATACTATGATTTTTATAAGTAATATCCTTAAAGCTTATTGTAGCACCATTCCTATCTGTCTCATCAATATAAGCTTTATCTATAAATTCACCATTATTATTTACTGCTACATTTGATAGAGTTACGTCTTCTGGAATAATACAGTACTCACTATTACTAATAGATGGTAAATTAATTATATTAATTCCCTTATATTTTGTTGTAGTAGGTATCCAATCCTTCTTTTGTTCAAGCGGCTGAATACCATTAAAATAAGCTATAGGTTCTTTTTCTAAAAAGTTTTTATTATTAAGAACTATAGGCATATTCTCTACATCACCACTGCCTGAGCTAGTGTCACTACCCATATATTTTGTGAGCTTATTAAAGGTTTGAGCGTAAAAAGATGACTGAATTGTAGTACAAGCCCTATTAAGATCTTCAGAACTACTTGGTAGATATCTAGTTTGAACGTCATATTCGCCAAGTGGTATTTCAAATAAGGGCTTTTCAACAGAACGGAAGCGAGAGTTTCCCTCAATAGACTCTTGCTCTATTACATCATTATTTCCCCAAGTAGATCTTTTACGAATTTTACCATTGTTCTCATTAAGAACTTCCAAATCATCTTTAGAAATAGCTTCAGAGTCATAAATATTATTACCCCAAATATTAGGATAGCTAACATCCGCTGGAGATGTAAACCAGTTAAAACGTCCCGAACCACCAGTTCCTATCTGCGCATATGCTGGAACTGTCCAATCACCATTCTGACCATGCGAACTAATAGGGTAGTTATGCCACATTGGTTGTATACCCTTAAAGTTTAAGGTAATGAACTTTAACTGAACATTTGGATCTGTATATGTAAGATTAGGAGACAATGTATAATACCCTGTAGAATCTGTCTCCATCATTAAGTTTACACCTACATTAGCTTTATCAGTAGCTCTAGATATGTCCTTAAGAGAGTTTGTAATATAGTCTAGCCAGTCTACACTCATAAGAATATTAGACTTTCCAGTTCTTGTAGTCGCAGGGATAGTCTTAGTAATATTAAGTTCTACAAAGAGGTCATTCATAAATTTAATTGTAGAAGGCATTCTTACAAAATTATCACCTGTATAGCGTTTAGGGTGTATTTCATTCATAACCTCATTAAATGAGCTAATAGTAGTGTTATCAACATCTACCTTATAATTATAAGGCTTATAGAATGAAATATCTGGTAATGATTCCAATATAGCATTTGAAGCATATGGGAAGTCACGTGAACCCCAAAGACCATGGTCGAAAGGATTAACGATTGAGTATGTGTCATACTTATCTAGATTCGCTCTATAAGCAGACATATCTTCTTCTTCGTCAGTACCATTAATATCCATTTTACAATTGTATGTAAAAATAAATGTGCCGGACTGTGTGAAGTCCCTATTTACTGTTACAGAGTTATATCCAATAGAAGTAATATAGACCGTTGCGTTATCCGAGTCAATTGTTGGACCAAATACCGTATCACCTACACTTAAAGTTTTATAATACTTTTTAGCAATGTCTGACTTAAATGTAATTGTTCGTGTTAAATTTTCATTACTTATATCAATTACACTTTCAATCTTTACTGGATTTGTTGAAATTGGCTTAATAGTAATATTCTTTATTATACCATCTGGATTAGATTCAGCATTAGCAAACCAGCTAGCAGCTGAATCAGTTCGAGAGTCTCTATTTATATCGATTTCTGAATATGATGATGCATTATAATTTGTTCTTACCTCATCACCGGATGATGTGCTTACTATAAGCGTTGGGTGAGGACATTTTTCCGGTGAAAAATAAGCCATATGTGGCCAGTGAATAGTTATATTCTTATAATCATAAGATGAGCATTTGTTTTCATCATAAGTCATTATGTCAGTATCAGCATTAACAGAGCCTATACTAAAAGCGTCATAGCCGTCATTAACTACTGGGAGTACACTTAAGTATCCTAGAGAGTATTCATCTATAATTCCACTATTATATGCTGTTGTTCCAAATACAGGTTTTAAAGGAGAGCCAGATATTTGTAAAATTTTATTAACTACACAGCCTGGCCTAATAGTGGATCTTTCAAAAGTTGTCCATTCATCTTCATCAAGCGTTGTATCTGCGGTAAAAGTTGAGTTTTCATATAATAATGATCTATTTAATGAATAGCTATTAATTGCATCTAAATATGTCTGCTTTTCAAGATAAAGCTCTATATATTTACTATAGTCATGCCCAGATGCAGATTTATAATATGCTAATACTGCCTCAGGGCTAGTATTGATATTTTCACCAAATTTAATAACATTACCATTAGTAGTCTTAAAATAATATTGGTCAGTGTTATCCTGTAAAATTTTACCAAAGGTAGACTCTTCTATACCATCTATAGAAGTGACTACTGGTACATCTAATGGCTGCACATTCATAATTTTAATAATATCTTGACAGCCCTCTTCTGTCATACCAACATAATTATATGACGCGCATTCATCATTTATAATATCTATTGCGTTTTTCAAATTATTATAGTCAGAGTAGACTACTTTCATTAACGCATCTGATTTTGTTTCTGGTATATTTGTAATATTAAATAAAATTGTATCTGGTTTATATAAAGCACCATCTGTGATATAGTTTACTTTAATATTACCAACTAATACTACTTTATCATTATTTGCTGTAGTAACTACAATACAGTATCTATTATCTTTTGGTAAAACAGGTATTTCTTCTACAGTAGCTACACTTGTAGAATCTAGAGTATAACTAATTGAGCCTTTTGTAAAATTATTTATAATGTATAAGTAGCTAGTTCTAGCTCTGCTATCAGCAACTAAGTTCTTGTTACCAATATATTTATTAAATAAATGTAAAGAATCTATAAGCTTATCTTCCTCAACCTCTATATCCCCAGTTGGATTACCTAATGCATCCTTGCTTAAGCTAAAATTAGGAATATCATTTGGGTAATATGATATTGATTTTGAAGGCTCTAATAATAAGGTTCCCCCTATATATGGGTTTAACATTACCTTACATGATGTAGGCTTAATTATATTTAAAATAGACTCTACTTCATCAGTGTATAATGAAATTTTACTATTAAGGCGGGAAAAGAGAAAATCAAAAAAGCTCATACTAGAACCTTTAGGATTTTTATAATGGTTATTATAATCACCGCTAACTTGTGCAAAATAGTCATTTATTAAATTATTGTTATTGCAATTCTTAACTGCATTTAAAATAGTCTCTACACCGTTATATAAATATCCAGTTTGATATTTAATAGCATTATTATGTGATGTGCTTATATAATGAATCTCATTAGTTGCGGACTCTTTTGAGCTACAGTTCATTACGTTATTTTCATCTAGAGAGCCACTTAAAATAGTTTCAAATATACCATTACTTACTTCATTTATATAAGTAATACCTTTAACATCCTCTGAATTTTCTACTACAGAACCAGCATTTATATTGTCTAATAAAGCATTATTATCATCAGTATTAGGGAACTCATAAATACGGTTTTCGTTACAAGGAATTGAGTATCCAAAAATATAAGTATTTTTATCTTCTTTTTGGAGGTATGAAGAGTTTTTACCGTCCCAGTCTACAAGCCTAAATTTTCTATAATAAAGCTTTGAGTAGGTATCAATATCACGATGGTATTGGCGAGTATAATTTTGATACTCTTTTTTAGTCATATTAAATGCATCAAGTGCGCTTTGATTATTAAGAGTATTATTCTCACGCTGAATTAAATTGGGGTCTACTGGTTTAATAGGTAAATAAGTAGCAACTGGGAATATTGTACAAATTTGGAAAATATCATTTGCAAACATACGATATCCCGCTTTTGATCCGTAAAGCTTACGCCTAAAAGAGTTATTCAATAAGTTCCTAATCTTAATTTTTGAGGCCTCATCTAGAATATCATTATTAGATAAGCCTCTTGATAAGTTTTCGGCGACTTTATTAAAAAATTTAATATCTGGTGTATAATCTATCATATCACCAGCTGCTAAAATGGTATCATTAAACTCATTTTCTGTTAAAAGCTTATTTTCATCAGGATGGTCTGGATAGAGAGTAGCTAGATACCTATATACCTCATGTAACATGAGGTCGAACTCTGGCAAAATAACGCCATCTATTTCAATACGATTATATGTAGGATTATAATTATTTTTTGATGGATCATTAGATACAGTTGGACCATAATTTTTTGATATTTGTCCATTTGTCATTTTAAGATAGACTTCATCACTATTCTCATCATGAACATAACTATTTTTCTGTTCACTATAGATACGATAAGGGAGATTGTATTCTACTTTTGAAGTTCCTAATAACCATTTCCAAAATGGCTCCTGCATAGCTGAATTGAGAGCTTTGTACATATCATAAGGTGGAATCTCATTTGTCATCCACACACGTCTCTCTAAATCAAATTCGTCTGAACTAGTATAAGCGGCCATTATTTATTCCTATTATTTAATCAAAAATTGTATTATAAAAATTAGTGATTTTACAGAATGCCACAAAAAATGTGAATTTTTGCAAATTGAAGTTATATTAATTAATGATACTAAGAAAGAGTATATTTGAGCTTTGCGATAGCAGCTAATTATATAGAGGTTTTAAAATGGAACTTATGATTATTGAGTGCAAAGAATGTGGTAATGCTTATAAAGGCGATATAACTAAACCGTTTCTTTGCCCAAAATGTATTGCTAATGGGGTAAAATTACCTAGTATGTTGCAATCAGAAAATTTAGCAAAAAATAAAAAGCCAGTATTAGATACATCTAGTTCTGATACATCTAATAATCCTGATGTAGTAAAAAGATTAGATAATTTAGAGTCACGTATTAAAGCAATAGAAGATTTAATTAAGAAAATGACGGAGTAGTATTATGGGAAGAGATTTTTTTAGAGCTGGTCCTGGACATTTTGGATATACCTGGGTCCATGCAAGGGATGTTCCAGAAGGAAAAAATATGGATGAGCTTTTTAAGGAAGTTTATGAACAAGCAACTAGAGAACGCTTAGAAAGAGGATATATTGTAGATAGCTTAGAAAAATATGATAGTCCTGAATATGGTGTTACTCATCCAACAGAGAGTTAGAACTATTAAAATAATCTGTAGCAAATGTATTAGAAAAAGTAGGCATATAATTTTTCTTAAAAGAGGGGTGTAAAACTATAGTTTTGGTATAAGAATCTATCATATCTTCTAATGGTTGAAATTTAAGATTATAAATTTCTAATACTACTACTTCAGGTCCTAAAATATCTGAAATAGACCTTATGTAATTTTTTATTTCATTTGGTTTTGTTAAATCCAAATTTGCATTTGGTATATTTAATTTTTTATTATTTGCCTTAAATGAAATTTTATTATCTATTACTTTTATTTTTAAAAAATTGCTTTTTGATTCAAATGTAAACTTATCCATGCTATTATAATAGCATTTTATTCTACATAGCAAACAATTGCGCTACCTTGGCCGGATACCATAGAATTATCAATTAAGCCAGATCTTTTATCCTGAGGTGCCACAGAAATTTCCCACCTACGTTTATTCATATTTGCTATTATTTTACATTCAACAAGATTTATAGTTGGAAAGTTAGCTTCAGTTTCAAGTCTAAGATTGGATTCTATAACTTTAGCATTAGCATCTGATAATGGAGTTTTAACTACATATTTTGCTAAAAAGCCACCATAATTAGGATTTCTATGATAATCATAATTATCTGACATAAGCCATAATTTATATTTTTGTAAAACACAATTTACACCATAAATACCAATAGAGCCTTTTTCATCAATACCTTTATAGTTTACATCAAAATAATTTATTGATTCTTTTAATGAGTTTTTTAATTCATTTATTTGTCTTAGTAATCCTGAATTTAACATTGTTTAAGCTCCTATCCTTATTCATTGTTATTTTGCATTTTCAGCAGCTTTCGCATTTTCAGCAGCCTTTTTTTTATCATCTTCTCTTTTCTTTACTGCAGCTTCAGCTTCATCTTTAGCAGTAGTAAACCTACCTTTTAGCCTTTTTAAGAATGCGGATTGTTCATTATTAGTATTTGGTGTTGAATCACTTGAAGCTTCTTTACTATCAGCGTCCTCATTTTTAGTAGTACTTTCAATTTGTTCTTTATATAACATATAGGTATGCGGAATACCCGTATTATTTTCACCGGACCAAGCTTGTTCTGGCTTAGTACCAGTTTCCTTAGAAGTTATTTCTGGACCAATTCTATTTGAATTATTACCAAAATTAGGACCATAACCGTAACTATAAATAGAGTTTCCTTGACCGTTCTTAATAGGTGTAGGGTCACTCGTATAATTATTATGATATAGTACCTCTCCAACTTTTGCAAATTTATAGGTAGTTGTAAACTCTCTAATACCTCCCTGGCTCCAATCAAATTCATACCCGCTACCTAAGTCAGTAGGTACACAATTTATTAAGTTTAATGTTAGTACGGGGTCTGCATCCATTAAAGGCGCAGATAATGAATTATTCTTATTTATATAATGGTATGCATATATTATTATATTCTTAAATTTATTACCTAATCCAATAGGGATAAAATCTCCTGTAAAATTATACCAAGAGCGCATCCAGCTAAGATGCATTTGCTCTACAGTTCTATACTCATCCTCAATCCAAGTAATTGTTACTTCTTCAGGTACTTCTCCAGACTTAAACTCTAAAAATCTGTTATTATTTTTTTCAAAAGACAATTTTGGTGAGCCAATACTTATTTTTGAAATGCGGTATATTGAATCTGATATACCACTTATTTTTGCGAAAAATAAGTTATTTTGGCTATGTGCTAAGCTATAAAGATAATCGACACCTTCTGCTTCTGAAGCTAAATAATCCATACCTGATAATATTATTCCCTATAATTTATTATAATAAAAATTAGTAATTTATTTATATAACCCGATTATGTAGCTGAATAAGCTAAACCAGATTCCTCTTCATCAATTCGCTTAAAAGTAAAATCAAAGTTTAGTTCAACTTTACTACCATCTTTTGAAAATTCAATTTCCGGAACTCCTAAGAATCGTATATTCTTAAAAATATAGTATCTGGCATATAAATTATTGGTGTTATCATGTTGATAATTTATAACTTTTTTACTATATGGTGTAGACGGGTCAGTATAGCTAGCAATAGGTATAAAATTTGTTACTAGGTTATATCCAACATATAAATCTACTTCAAGTTCATTATTAGCGCTATTACTACGTCTTAAAACAGTAACAGGAGATAAAGACTGAGTACTCTCTATATAGCCTTCTGGGTTTTTTGATACTTGAACTAATCTTTGATTATTAAGTATAATTCCAGACGCCTCTAGCATCTTTCGCCATATTTTTAAGTTTTCATCAATACGTACTTTTATAGAGCCCTGATGATTCATATTTATTGCGTTAGATATAACGGGAATAGTCCTATTAACAAAATCAATGCTTTCAGTTTTTAAAGATGGCATTTTAACTGATATGTCTACTATTCTAGCTGGCTCAATATCCACCATATCTGTACTAATTGGCACTCCACCTACTTTAGGAGTAGTAAAAAATACATAAGACATATTTCCCATAAAATCGGGATATCTATGCATTAAGGCTTGAATAGGCGTAGCTGCAGATTGACCTCGTGTACTATCTTGCCATACCCACCTAGCATGTTTATTGTCCGACATATGACTGTCATTATTTATAAGTTTAATATCAAAACTATTTTGTGTTACATATTTTTGGTCTACAAATAAATTATTAAATGTAACTTCTGATCCCAAAGATAAAATTTGTTTTCTAAAAAAAGGTGTATGTGCAGGGTCTGCTGCAAAGGATGAAATATTAAATATAACTAAGCCTTTAGAATTACCAAAATTTGTATGTAAGACTTTACTTTTAGTGTCTGTCCAAGAAGTGTTATTTATGTTATTTGAAAATCTTCCAGAGTCTATAATAATATCTCTTTTTGATTCCATACCATAAACTATAGCATCTATTGGATTTAATAATGAGTGCTTATTAGATGCAATATTGTTGCTTATAGCGTCATTAGTCATAAGTTCATGGTATTCTTTATTTGTGAGACCATAGCCAGTAAGAAAACTTCCAGTAGCCGCTTGTTCTTTGGTTGCGCCTCTAAGCCTATTATTAAGTAAATCTGCATATTTTGAATTTAATGATGACGTACCAGTTTTAGGTTTAATTGCCTCTGATTCTTTATATTGCCAATAATTTCTTAAATGTACTTTTCTAAATTTTTCTTTATCCTCATCTGATAATGTATTACCAGCTTTTAGTGTTCCTTTATTAGATATAAGACCAAGTTCATTTTCTATAGTGCTAGACATGCCCCCACCAAACATATCAACTGCTAATCCAGAGCCTTCTATATTTTGTTGTTCATATTGTCTAATAGCAGATGATGTTTGAGTTAGCAAAGTACCATTAGCACTTAAAGATATACTTGTCATTTTAGGTTCATATTTACTTACACCTTTCCCACCTATTCTTTCTAAGTAGCTATCCCTTAAAGGATTTTCTATAACTATGTCAAAATTTTTAACAGCTGATTTATTTTTAATCATGCTTATAATGGCTTTAAGGTTCATAGTACCTAAATGAGCATCTGAATTTATATTAATTTCTTGAGGTTCTTCAATATTTATAGAAGAATGAGCATATAAGCTAAGGTCTTTTGAATCCTTAGATGGTAATTGTGTTCTCTCTTTTTTTTGCTCTAAAAACTCACTTAAAGTCATATTTATTACCTATAATTATTTGTTTATTGTATTATACGCTGCTGTGGCATCGGTTTCTAAGTTATCATTCATTACCCAAGATTGTTGTAACGCTGGCATATACCCTATAGCCTCTGTATGTTTAATTCTATTTGTTTCATCAGCAGATAATAAATTGGTACTATCTGGGAACTCACCAATAGCAAGATTTTTATAAATAAATGTAAATGTAGTAGTAACTAGGTCACTATTAGATTGATTAAAAGATACGTCGCCGCCGCCAGTAAATAAAACATCCTCAAAAATAAAATATCTTTTAAGAGTATCATCTTTATTATAAAACATATTTCCAGGTAAAATTTTTACTAGAATACTGTATTTTTGATTTTCATTATGTACTCTAGATGGCCTATATCCTAAGTCTTTTTCACTATTTTCAGGTTGTGTAGTATCACCATTACTCGTTATATACCTATTTGCTAAGCCGGCCATACGATTGAATAGTCTCATATATTCCAAGCCATTATCCATTTCAAATGTTAGAGCTGAATTAAAATCATGCTGTAATTTATATCCAGGAACTATATATCTTTGATTTAAAAAGCTATATTCAATTGTATCCGATTTTAAGTCGGGTATTGATACAGATGCTACTCTCGTAGTAAAATCACTATAGAGATCAAGCATAGACTTAGTAGTAGTAGGAAGGCCCTCAGCTATAAGTTTTGCTTCTGGATTACTACTGCCATCTGTATAGAATTTTTTATAAACTTTAGGAGCAGTAGACAAAGATAATAATTTTCGAACTTCTCCTGTATTATTGGATTCTATGATATAAATATCATACATATTTGTCATAAAATCTGGACCAGATGCTATAATATCTCTAATAGCAGAGTTAACATAAGTATGGTCTGTTGCCTCAGATTTTATAAGTTTATTCATGCTAGCTATACGACCAATAGCGAATAAACTATGATTAGTATTAGATGGGATAGTTTCATTACTGGAAGAAATTGTGCCAGTAGTTCTCCTACCTTTCTTAGAATACATTGTGAAGCCAATAGAAGTTGCAACATGCAATTTTCTATCTACTACAGCTTCTTTAAGATTAAAGGATGTAGTAGTTTGTAAATCCATTTCGGATTTTATCATAAATCCAGTTTTATGGGAATTATTGATTGACCTACCAAAAGATGTAGAAAAATGATTATTTGTAGATGCGTCTCTATACATTTTATAAATAACATCACCTATAAATCCTTCACCTACTGGAAGTCCTCCAAACCATCTACCATAATCAACATCAAAAGCATGAGTTAAGTATGGTTTACCCTCATCCCAAGCAATAAAATCATCTTGCTTATAGGATTTCCAAGTAGTATTTTCAATTGTTAAATTTCCTATAGCTCTATTCGCAGCAGCTATCGCATTTTTAGATAATGCGCCGCCATGTCTGAGTTTATAGGATGGTTTGTTGTTTACTTCAATTTTTTCTAAATATTTTAAGAATTCCGGAATAACGGATACTATTTCAGAGGTATTATCACCTTCACCAAGTACATGTATTACTCCATAACCTGCAGCTGGGTCTTCCTTAAAATTATTTATTAGAGGGTCCTTTTCCTCCATTAGAGTTTTAGATTTTGATCTAGGCGCTACTTCTGCATCAGCTTTCGCAACTGATGTACCCGTTTGTATAACTCTATTCTTTTTAGTAGCTTTATTAACTCCCCAAAAAACATATTTTGTATGTTTTAATATTTCCTTATTTTTACTTTTTGTTGTGGCCTCAGTAAATTCTTTTAATGCGTTCGTATCTTGAACTAAGTCAAGCTGTTGTATTATTAGTACATTATCAGCATCTGCGGAATATTTTGATAAAGCCTCATTTGTTTTATTCCCAAATGCTTCCGCTAGAGTAAATCCATCTGTAGTAAAATATTCTGCGTAGTCACTCTTATTCTTATTTGCTAAAGATGACATAGTAACCGGGTCATAAGACGTAAATGCAGCACTATGATTTTCAATAAAGCTAAAATTAGTTGACCATTTTTCAAATGGCTTTATAGTAGAAAATTTATCATTGTAATTATAAACTATTGAAGCAGAAGTTAGCTTTGGTAGCTCTCGTGAAAGAAACGAATCTATTTCTTTTTCATTATATTTTTTAAGAGCATTCTTATTTAATGCCTCTAAATTGGTTTTTCCTTTATTTAATCGTTTTAATAATTCTAATGCAGTAGCTCTATCTAGTTCATGATTGCTATTTGTAAAAGGCTTTGCTTTTTGGGGTGTTGAAATATATGAGGGTTTAGCATTTAATTTTTTATCTATATAATATGACACATCTCCAGAAAGCTCTTTAGAAATTGTAGCTTTATTATTTTCTTTTTGAGAAGAGTTTGTTTGTTTAATAGATTCTTTTATTTTTTTAGAGTCCGGACCAATAGTCATAAATCAATTAGTAAAAAATTAAGTAGATGCGAAAATAAAAGGCTCCTCTTTTGAGGAGCCTCTATTGAGCTAAGTAGTTTTATTAAACTGCACCACCTGAGCCTGTACCAGTAATACCAGTACCATTGTAGAATGGATAATCACAGTCGCCAAACTTAAATGATACAGGATATGTAATTGCTGCGCCACCGTCAGTCTTAAACTGTGGCTGACCAACCTTAGATACCCAAACATCATAGAATGTCCAAGTAGGGTTTGCGTCACCAGTAATAGAACCATCGTCAGCTTTATAAATATCACCAGTAGATGTACCATTGTATGCGCCAGAAAGTGCTGTAACTTTAACTGTACCAAGAGCTGCTGCCCAGTTAGCAACACCACCATTTACAGGGTCTGTAACCATCATCTCCCAGTTTACAAACTCACCATAAAGTGCATATGCTGCATCAAGTACGAATGTAAGCTCGAATTCACGGTTAAATGTCTGCTTTGAAGCAGGACGCTTCATAGTAACACCATGATATGAAATATCATAACCATCATTAGCCGCATCAGGAATGGTAAAGCCATCTACACGAGTAGTAACAACGGAACCGCCATCAGCCCAAGGGAACTGAATGCTAACATCAAACATGTTGTCCATGGCGTCGGCGCCACGGTTAACTAATGCCTGAATAGCTGTAGAATTTGCTGCCATTTTATTTCTCCTATAGAAGTTTAATTAGAATATATTCTAATGTAAATTAGTTATATTTTAATTGTCTAAATTAGGAGATTTATGATAATATATAATATTAGGTATTTTATATTTGATGTGTCATCAATTTATTATGCAGAGTCTTAAAGCAGGCTCTAGCATATTGTAGAACCTTATCTTTAGTGGTATCTGTCCAAATAAATACTTGGGATTCTACTATATGTCCCTCTGTATTTAATCGTGCTACCAAAATAGCGTTACTTTCATTCTCCATCGTGCAAAGGCAGACGGACTCACCATCACTTCTAGATTTGTGCTTAAGGATTCGATAATTTAGAATTTCTAAGTCCTTTATAGATCCAATTGGTGCTTTTTTCCGCATAAAAAATTAGCTGCAGATAACACTGCAGCTTTTCCTTTTATTTAGATTGTTTATTAAGATGCTCGATATAGGTAAATAGCTGTTGATTATAGATACCAACGCCATTATTTAAGTCTGACTGTAGAGCTGCAAAGCTTTTTACAATAGCCTTAAAATATGTATCTCGCTGTCTTTCTGATTTTTCTTTGGCGTCCTTACAAGCAGCTAAACGTTGGTTATCCTTTTTAAGTGCTTCTGTATCATATGTTGCAACTGTTTGCGCCATAACTGCTGGTAAGCCATATGTAGAACTATGCCTATCTGGCTCATTCCATCTATTAAAGATATCCGCATATTCAATATTTGCATCAGTATTCTCTTCAACAATAGAACGATATGCAATTAAGGATTGTTCAAGCATTTTAAGATGTTCAAGCCCACTATTTACGGATGCGATAAGGTTTTCTTTAGTTGCTTGAATTGCGCTAACATCTCCCTTATTTAAGGAGTCTGGTACATATGCCATAGATTAGTCCTCCTTAGTAAAGTGGAAGAGAGTATTTTTTGGGAATAGCCCAATAGATTCGCGAATAAGTAAATCAGAAGATGTTTCAGTAGATTCTACTACCATAATTCCTCTTACTGGCGAAGGTACTTTACCACCATGAATCAAAACAGCATCTTCAGGAACAGCAGGCGCTTCTGGCTCAACATGTGTTGGATAAATAGCAGGCTTAGCTGCAATGTCAAAATTTGCTGAACCCATAGCATTTTTATCCGCTACTTCACGCTTTTTATAAGTAATAGTATCTGTAACTCCAGGAATATTTAATTCTTTTACCTTCTCAAATCCTGCATCATTAGCATTATTATCTAATGCTGTAGTTGTAGCATTTAATGGAACAATAAAATATTTCAAGTTCATTCCTTCTGGAGCAACAAACTTAACTGATTTTAAGAAATCTTCTATATTATGTGGTTCTTGTGTTAGAAACATTATCGAAATCCTCTAATTACTAGCTAATATAATCTATAAATTAGTTAGTAATCTAACTACTAATTAGATTAACGCTACTATAGAATATATAGTAGAGCTATTATATTTTATGGAGGAAATAGCCATGGACAATACTAATGAGAATCTTCCTCAGGGTACCCTTACTCTCAACGGCCAGGTAATTACTGAGTCTCAGCTTCAGGCTGAAAAAGAGAAAGTAGAGGGTACTAATCAGGTAATTCGCGAAACTAAGCCTGGTGAAAATCACACACTTACAAGAATGCGCGGATAATAGGAGTTTTAATGTTATTTGATGCTATTTTTGTAGATGTATTTAACCTAGCTTATAGAAAAAGTAGCAGTGACGATTATAAAAAGATTGCAAATGAATTTATTGATTTCTTAAATAAAGAAATTAAAAGCCATCTTGACGGTGATGGCACAATTTATTTACTTTTTGATCCACTACCAAAATCTGATTTAGGTTTATCAAAATCCTTTAGATATTCGCCTAGATTAAGAAATTCTATAGTGGGTTCATATAAGAAAAATCGTTTTGCTAATCCACATGTAGGTGAAGCAGTTAAATTATTAAGAAAATATTATGCCTTTAGAGGTGATAAAATTAAGATTTGCATTTCTGATGAGCTTGAAGCCGACGATTTCGTAGAGCAGCTTCTTAAAAAAGAAACAGGAAATGTTGCCTTAATTACAACAGACTTTGACTGGGCACGTTATATCTCGGACAGGGTTGTTATGATAAACAAAGGCTTCGATAAGCCTTATACCAAGGAACAATACTTAAAAGACAATGGATTGATTCCTACTATTGCGACTGTAACATTAAAAAAAGCAATTTTTGGAGATCCATCCGATAATATTGATAGTATTTTTGAATCAAAGAAAAATTATTATGAAGGCAATATGAAAGATGTCGCAAATATGATGCTTTTATATATTGCTAAAGAAAATATGCCTTTTAAGGAAGTTGAAGAACATATCAGAACTGCTTCTTTCCAAACTTTATTCAAAATTAAAGATAAAAATCCATTAGAAGAATTTGAGTATCAGCTTATATCTGTTGACCCAAATGTGGGCTCGCCTTATAATACTCTAATAGATAATATTCGAGTTATTAAGAGTCGTTGTGATAATATTGATAAATATATTCAATTTAAGCCAGAAGATAATAAGTATAATTTGCTAATGGAAAGTATGATGGGAAGAACACCAGCAACTAAAAAATCTTTAACTTTTGGAACATTAAAAGCTTAAAAATAAAGCTCCTCATTTGAGGAGCTTTTTATTAGTCAAAATAAATTTCAGCAATATCTAGTTTATTTTCTTGAGCATTAATATAATTCACTATATAATCAGGATATATGCTTGGATATAACATAGGCATATGTATTCTATATGATATAACTTGTTTAGATATTAAATCTAATATATAATATGTATCACTATATATAGGTTTAGGGTCGCTTAAAAATCTAATATAGCCCTTAGAGTTTTTCACATAGTTAAGTCCTTGTGTTCGTAGTCTATTATTTACATCATCAATAATATTAAATGTTTCTATTTTAGAATTTTTATTATCTTTATTAAAGATAATCGTTCTATAAATACCCTCATATTTATTTATATTATTATTATAATCTGTGGATTTTACATATCTAATATAGGGGAATTCTTTACTGACTGCTAGATTAATAATCTCTTTCATATTTCAATTAAAATAATCTACCTCCTCATCCTCAAAATTTTGGATTATTCTGCCCATATTATCTCTGTCTATTACGGTATAGCCTGCCATATAACCCGGCATCCAAATATATTTTGTTAAAAAGTCCTCTTCAGGTGCATTTATATTCCTTTTGATATATGTTCTATTTTTTAAGTAGTCCATATAAGTATCAGACCACGATGCTTGCTTTTTAGTGACCTCCATAGATTCTTTATACAAATCTAAGTTATAAGTATCATACTTAAATGGGCCATCATCATAAATTATATATGCAGTATCTTTAATAGAAGTTCTATATTCCTTAGGCGTAGTTTGACCTTTTTCTAAATCTGTAAGTTTTATGCAATCTGGAAAAAATAAACTATTACGAAGAATATGGTCACAAATAATACTTTTAATTTCAAAAGGTACACAAAGAATAAATATAGTAAAATATGATAAGATAATAATTGTATGTATAGTAGCTGATAAATTAAGACGTTTTCCAAAAAAGAGATATACTAGCCAGGCTAGATTAAAGGGACACATAATATAAGCTAAAATACCACCTATCTTATTCCACTTTTTATAGTATTTTTCAGTCTTATTCTTCATATTTATAATATGCCAATTAAAACTTAAAAGTATAGACTTTTTATATTCAAAAAACATATTATATGAAATGATAGTATTTTTAGATATAGATGGCGTTTTAGATTCATTAAATTGGTTTAAGAGTCCATTAAGAAGACTAAGAAAAAATTATCGTACCGAAATGGCAACTTATATAAGCCCAAGAAATCTTTTTTGGGTAAGTCTTTTTTGTAAAATTACAAAAGCAAAGGTTGTTCTTTCATCATCTTGGCGCTATGGGTGGAATGAGGATGGTACTATTTGTCAAGATAATAAAGGTCGTTCAGTAGTTCCAACAGATAAATTATTAAGAAAACATGGCATGCCAATTTATTCAGTTACACCAAGTGTAGCAGAATTAAAGAATGAATATGAAATTGACTGGTCTATCGTACCTGATTCATTTATGCAGTTTCATGATGATGAAAAAAATGAATTGGTAATTTCTAAAGAAAAATTTATTAAGTATGCTCGTGGCGCTCAAATTTTAGCTTGGATAGAACAACATAATTATAATGATTATTTTCAAATTTTTGAAGATGATTATTCTGATGTAATTTGTTTTAAGTGTTTGGATAAGCATACTATAAAGTCTCGATTCTATGGTAGAAACGCTGGTTTTGGATATAAACAATTTATAATTGCGATGAAAAGGTATAAAAAATGGATGAAGCAGAAAAAACAGAACAAAAACTAGCAGATGTAGTAAAATATGTAAAGCCAAAAATATCAATGCCACTTATAAAAATTTCTAAGTATAAAAAAGAATATGATTTATGTAAAATTTTTTGTAAAGATAATAATGCAAATTCAACTGAGCATTATATTATAAGACCAGATTTAAATAAATCAAAAACTTATAATTATGATATTTATGAAAAGAATAAAGAAAAGCCTTTTTTAGGATTTAATGAATTTGCTGCAGTTCCTTCTCCAATGATGAATTATGAAGCGCATGAAAAATGGCATAAAGCAATGGATGAAGTTAAGGAAATTGTAGAAGAATCTATAGGATATTTTAATGAATAATAATGGATTTGGACTTCTAGTAAAACAAGATAAGTCTCATAAAAGATGGTATAAAAATCTTTTTAAGATTCTTCTTAATAAAGATAGTATAGAATTAAATCATTTTACTGTAACAAAAAGCCAAGTTGATATAGAAAATAATGGTCGTTTAATAAAAACTATTGTATTCAATATTGTAGAAAAGGCTACAGGTGAACTATATCAGTTATATACTAATGGTCTACACTTTCCTTTTCAGGCTATGGATAATATTAATAAAATCTGGCAAAGATTTATGAGTGATATAAATTTGAATATGAAAGAAGAAATAGTAAATATAAAAGCTTATGATAAAACATCTGAATATGAACGAGCCAGAGATAATATAGTAAAAATGGCTAAGGTTGGCAGAAAATATATTTTTGAAGATTTTCAAATTGAGCTATACCCAAATTATATAGATGTATGGCATAATAACACGCCTCTATTTCAATGGACAATGTATTTTGTGGCAGGAAGCAAAGATGTAATAAAAGATACTGATATCAATGCTGTAATAACACGTTTAGCAAATATAGATACATATGATGATAGTACTGTATACTTTAATGATTAGGCGGTAAAAAATGACTATAGAAGAATTCGATAAAATACAGAAAGAATATCGCCAGTATTATGATATTATGCTTGATTTAAATAAGGCAATTATGGATATTATTGATGTTCTAATTGGTCATTATAAAAAGTACCTTGAAATAATTAAAATTGACCCAACTGTTACAGCTGACGGTCCCACTTTAGCAGTAGAGTTTACAGTAAATAAAAATGATTATATGGTATTCCAGATGTATAAAAAAGGTACACAAAACATATATAATGTTCTTGGCTTTGATAATCCACCACAAGACTGTTATCCCGAATATACAATATATAACGGATTCTTAACAGAAGATATGTTTAATGCTTTTAATGATTATATGTGCAGAATAACAGGAAAGAAATTAAAACCTATTGAGTTTATTAAGTAAATAAAAAGCCAGCTTAAATGCTGGCTTTATTATTATTTTAATTAATATGTACTTTTAAGGTGTATACATATATCTATATAAAAAAGGTACTATTCTGTTCTAATAATTGAAACTTGACCATGTACGATTTTGTCTGGATATGTCTTATAATCACTATATATATCATGATTATCGTAAGGTACTACTTTAATTGTAAGTGTATCACTAGTTTGTAAAGTATACGTAAATTCTCCCTCGTCATCATCATGTGAGTTTTTAAGTTCACCATTTATATATACATAGAAGTAGGTATCTCCATCTTCTCTAGTGTCCGTTAATCGTACTGTATACTCGCCATTTTTTGTAATTATATAATTATGAACTCCAGTAATATTCACTTCGCTGATATTATCATTAAGAATATCATCAGCTTCTATCAGATTAAATTTTCTTAAAAGGTCTATATTATTAAATAGATCAGGCCTTAGTAAGTCAGGTTTACAGATTATATCCTCAAGTTTACCACAGTTTTTAAACATGCCATCTTCTATATAATCAACGCTATCAGGAATAGTGACTTTTTTTAAGTTTGGGAAAAATTTAAGACCTAAATATTGACCACCATAGATATTACCATATGTATCATATGTATCAATATAACTAGTACTTAAACGTTTAATACCATCAGGAAAAACAATTTCTTCTACACAATCTGGCCATATTCCATTAGAATAGTTCATAACAAAAAATGGTTGATTCTCAGCTACAATACTCTTAAAAACTTCTAGGGTATCAATAACTTTTGTAGTAGACTTTAATCTAATGAGACTTAAATCTTGTGAATCGTCTAATTGGAATCCGGTATCTTTAACATCGGATACATTATATTCAGTATAAGTTATACCACCGTCTAAGCTTATACTGATTTTTCCGTCGTTTGTTTTTAGTGTATCAAAGATTATTTTCATAACAAATTAGTGAGATAAATAATTAAGGCCTAATTATAAAATGGTAAATCCCACAATTTTTAATTTTTATGACTACCTAAAAAATCCCATGGCGGATTATTGTGTTTCAAAATATCAGTCAAAAACAATTTATACTTTAGAAGATTTTGAAGAATTAACAAGAACATTAAGATATACCCGCTTTGCAATAAAAAATAATAAGAAACAATCTATTGGAGACCAAATACGGCTTTTATTAGCAACTAAAACCAATGACTTTTTATATCTAGACGCAGACTGTTACATTCCTGATTTTACAGAAATCATAGCTAATAAGAATTGTACTGCGTATATACCATATATTAAAAAAATAAATAATGGCTCATTTTTCTATACAGATAAATCTTGCGAGTTTAATAATTATTACTTTAATTTATATGAAACAGTAGATGAGGAAGACTTATGGTTATCAAACTTGGACTTCTTTAATAAGCACCCATTTAAGCAAGATTTTGAACATCATAAGTCGGGAGATATGAACTTATTAGATTCTGTAAAACTAAGACATTTTTATATAAGCCATTTTTATAGATTTAAGAGGCTATTTTCAGATATAGATAAAGTATATTATAGCTTTGATAATTTTAACGCAGCTGTACCAGTTCTATGGATGTTTGACCATTGTCCATTACATAATCAAATTATAAAAATATTTGGAAAAGAAATCTGGTTCTATGAGACTGTATGTGACTTTATTCCACAGGATGATCTAGTAAGGCTATTTAAGGAACAAATGAATTATACATATCAAAAGAACCTTAAGTTTATTGAAGTATAAAAAGATAATATAAACAGGCATGTTTCCATTGTAATATAGCAATAAGATTGAATATAGAATATTCTTATATAGAGATATCATTAGATAACTTTAAAAGAATATAGATATAATACAATATATAAATGTATATAAGTAATCTATATAGATAGATATACTATATAAGCATAACGTAATATATAGATATAATATAGTATATAGATATATGTATAGATGCAATATATAGGTACAATATAGTCTATATATACAAAATTTTGTGCAAGGGCTTGCATGTATTTTTTTCAAAAAAGCCACCCCCGGGGGCCTAGGTATACATTTTTCCAGGAAAGAGAGACAAAAAGGGCCTAGGAGAGTTTGAACTACATAAAAGAAGTAGAAAAAAGCCCCTCTGGAAAAATCTTGTGCACAGCATCATACTCAAAAACTGAGACAGGCCCACCCCCGAGTCAACTCAATCCACCATAAAAAAGTCACCAAAATTTCCAGCCACCAAAAATGTTTGAACCAGATAACTTTTCCAGACGAGAAGTCTGGTAGGATAAAATGCTAGGTACCATTCTTCCTGGTGGCTTTTCCAGGTGAGGAGCTAGGTATATATGTCTCCTGACTTAACTTTCTAGTCTAGAGGAGGATGGGGAGAGGATAGTAGATGGGAGCTTAGCCCCCTCTATGTGCATATACCCTGCTAGCCTACCATGTTAGGAACACCAGCGTTGGCACAGGCTATATCCCTCAGGGTAGTTTTCCAAGCCGAGAGCTCCTTAGCACGGCCATAGTCTGGACCGGACAGCCAGCCATAGCTTGCTTTAGATGCGAGCTGGTCGGCCTCATCCCTGGTTTTCTCCAGCTGTTCTGCTTTGTCATAATCACCAGCTTCCCAAGCATCGTGGATCATGTTGGAGAGTTTGTCGTGGCAAGATTCCAGGTTGAATCTGATATTTTCTGATACTGGGTAGTGCTTAACTCCATTGATAATTTTAAGTGCCATAGGTGATTCCTCCTAAAGGAATTGAATAGAATTCGTAATACCCGGAGTTTATTCCGGGTGGAAGACTTAGATGAAGTCTTCCCAATCAACGCCGTAGTCGGCCTTGAACTGCTCAACGAGCTGTTCTACAACCGAGCAGTCCTCATGATTGAGAGTTGCGCGGTAGATTGCGAGAGCACGGTTCTGGCGCTCCATGTAAGCTGTCTTGGTCATTTTCATAGGTCATACTCCTCATTAGTGTTATTCGTTTACATATATAATATGTGGATAACATCTACAGAGTATAAAAATATTAGAGAAAATAAAACCCCCACAGACTTGTCTAGTCTGTAGGTTTATGTGTTATATATTATTGATAACATTCTGGGATACGTCTTGCACCGATTACTTTGATGTGGTAGCCAGCGTAGTTGTTCAGATATACGCAATGGTCCCAGTACCAGTTGTTTGATACATCTGATTTATACAGGAATGCTTTGGCTTCAACGATCTGATGCTGTTCTGGATGTTTAAGGTATCTTTCTTCTGTCTTCTTGTATATCTTAGTACCTTTACGATGACCGTTACAGAACCAGAGTGTGCCTGTGTCTATCTGAACTTTATACCAGCCGCGCTTTGGATTTGCTGGGATGCCCCTTTCATTTACTTTGCCGAATACCATAGGATTGTCCTCCATTATATTTGTTTACATGTATAATATGTAAACAATATTAGAAGAGTATGAAAACTCTACAGACTTTTCTAATCCGTAGAGTTTATAGAGAGGATTGATTCTTTTAGTATCGGAACGTAGCCTCAACTACTTTGTTACCAGACATGAGTGTATTTTCCATAAGTGGACAGTCCCAATACCAATTGATATAACCTTTTCGGAGAATAGCATATGTTGTGCTTAAGATTCCTGTATCTCCATGCTTAACTATAACCATGTAGCGTCCTTCATCAACTGGATTTACTGGGATTCCGTTCTCGTTTAATTCTTCAGACATAGTGATTGCCTCCATTCAGATATTATTTGTTTACACATATAATATGTGGATAAGTTCTACAGAGCACAAAAACTTTTCTGGCTTTTCTGATCTATTTTAAAATAGAGCTACGTCCGAATCAACAGCCTGGAGATAATCTAAATCTCTTGGGCTAGCTGAACTTTTTACATTCAGCTAGCACTTGTTCTAACTCACCAGGTACGGCTTGATTGCTGAGACGTCACCCTGATAATCATTGTCCCAGAGATCATTGATGATTTGCATAATTATATCCTTACCCCGGAATCTGTTCTCGTTTGTACCAATCTTAACGAGTCCCCTCTCGAAGTGACATTGAACGACGTTCAGGTATAATGTATTGATCAAATTGTCTTTTGTAAGACCCTCAAGATCACTCTCGCAGCCATCATCGATGGAATTGATGTAAGGTCCAATTGTCTCGTCCCAGGCCAGCATGATTTGTTTTCTAATGCTCATAGCCATATAGCATCCTCCACATTAACTATTTGTTTACAAATATAATATGTGTATAGATCTATAGAAGTATAGAAATATAATAAAACTTTCTAATCTTATTTGACTAGAAAGTTTTATTATTTGAAGTTCTTTTTAGCTGAGCTTACTGATGGCCTGGAAAGCTTTAGAGATGTTCTCAGCCTGTTTAGCCTGGTCATCTGGAAGTAAAGAGTTACATTCAGTGATGATGAGACTTGTAAGTAAGAACTGACATTTGAGAGCGATTTTGGCCATCTCAGTTATAATCATATTGAACTGAGTTTCATTGAACTTACCAGATTCGAGATCAGCCTTAGCCTGAGTCTGGGTAAGGTTGGCTCTGTCCAGCATACCACGGATGTTATGGATTGTGTCTGAAGTTATAACAGTCATAGTTTTGCCTCCGTAAAAGTTATTTGTTTACATATATTATATGTTAATAACTTCTACAGAGTATAAAAACTATTCTGACTTTTCTGATTTATTCTTCTTTTAATCTGTACGAATCCTGATCAAAACAAGACCCTTGAGTTTCGTATACAGATTTTGATAGAGCAGACATCAGTGATTTGATTGTCTTTGGCTGTGTTGGAATCTTGCTGTTCCAACTGTGGCCACACTGGAGAGTATAGCTGAAGGCATTTGTGAGTTCTTCCAATGTGCCAGTATGTTCATGGGTACGACCACGATGTTTTTTAATGATGGTATAGGTTTTTTTGTTTGCCATAAGTATCTCCCTTAGTTGATTTCGATAGTCTTACTTACTCTGTGAGCGAGAACTTCACAGCGTACTGAGTATGAAGAACCATCCTGTGTGCTGGCTTCAAGTGAGTAATCTCCCCAGCCTTCATTGATAAGTTCATTCAAGAAGTCACGAAACTCTGTGACTGTGAGATCAGTCTTTTTGTTATCCGATGAGATGATGAGAGAACTTACTTTGTTTCCGTCTTTGTCCTGCTGATATGTATTCTTGTCATCTGTTACGTTAAGCATGATCGCCTCCATTTGTTTACAAATATAATATGTGAACAAATCTGTAGAAGTATAGAACAAATAAAAAACTTTCTAGTCTTATTGAACTAGAAAGTTTTTATAGAAGAACTATTCTTCGTCTTCTTCTGAGCCGTCTTCGTAGTCTTCTTCAAAAGCAGCTTTTTTGAGAGCGTGAGCTTTCTTAATTTCGTAAGCAATGAAAGCTGAGCCGTCCAAAATACCAGAGATCATACCGACGATTCCAATCCATCCCCATGGGTTTACTGGAATGATTCCTTTGTAAGCCAGAGCACTGAGTGTAATACCAGCAGCTGCAAATACAACATCAGCTACTTTCATAGCTCTCCAGACTCTTGCGTTTCTAATCATAATCTTTTTCATAGTCTTAACCTCACTAAGAATTATTCGTTTACATATATAATATGTAAACAATTCTGTAGAAGTACAAAAACTTTCTAGTCTGTCACAACTAGAAAGTTTTTTAAAGTGATTTAGAGATTGATTGTTCTCTCGTAGAATTGCCAGCCCCACTCGTGATTTTCTACGTCAATGTCAATTTCGTCTTCTTCGTAATCATCTTTCAAGAAGTCGAGACGTTCCTGTTCTGAGTCGAAAACGTCTTCAGACTCACCCATCGGAATTCCATCTTCGTAGTGCGTGATCAAGCGTGCGCAGTAAAGAGTTTTAGTTTTTCCAGCCATAATTTAACCTCACTAAGTTTATTTTGTTTACAATAATAATATGTTAATAGTTCTATAGAAGTATAAAATAATAGAAAAACTCTTCTAATCTGACAGACTAGAAGAGTTTAGTAAACAAATATTTATGAGGTGAACATTATTAAAATCTGAATGATCCGTGTCCGAACTTATGAATCTCTTCAAGATGAGCTTTCTCAGCTGCAACATAGTCGTAGTCAGCAACTTTGATTTCTTCAAGACGCTTGATAAGTGAACGAACAAGAATATCCTGTTTAAGATCGAAGCAAGTGAACGACTGTTGAACTCTTCGAAGTTCATTTGTAAAAGACTCGATCGCTTTGTCAAATCCTTTATCCCATCCACCGTCCAGTTTCATTACTAAGTGAACGTATCTTGGCTTGTTTTCACAACAAGTAAGATTCACAGTTACTAAATCAAATCCGTGAGCCCAACTCTGAACTACTGATCCGATTTCTTTTATCGGGTTGAGAACATTTTCTAGTCTTAAGTGGTCTGCACAAGTCATAGTCTTAACCTCCAACCAGGTATTATTCGTTTACAGTTATAATATGTAGACAGTTCTATAGAAGTATAAAGCTAAAGTAAAACTTTCTAGTCTTATTTAACTAGAAAGTTTTTTAAACTAGGAATTTAATTCATCAAAGCCTTTACGAGCTTCTGCTTTATCAAGAATATCACGGATCTGTATGAGAGCGCTGGTGATGGCATTGTATTCACCATTAGAAATCTTGTCATCGTAATACATATTGCTTGCTACGACAAGCACGCCATCTTTGAGAGCATCGAGCTCTTCACGTGTTCTTCCGTCCTTAAGCTGACTAAGTGTAAGTTTGTTTGCTTTATCCAAATCCATACGATTCTCCTGTACTCTTATAATATGTGAATAATACTACAGAAGCATAAAAAATCAGAAAAGCTAATTTCTAACTTTTCTGATTTAACTATTCTAGTTTTTAGGCAATTCGCTTTCTTTAATGTAGTGGTCTGTGAATAACTGTGAATCGTAAATATTCGGCATGACAATTTCATCCCAGTCGTCGATTTCTGGATCATAGTACTCATATTTGTACTTCTTCAGGAGCGCTGCAAACTCAGCCTTAAAGTCATTAAACTTTTCAGCAGAGAAGAAGTTTGTAGCTTCAACTTTCAGGTCATCTACTATACTTTCGATATGCTGTTCAATGCTATTTTCACCTGATCCAGGACGAACTTCATTCCATAATGCTATTGCCTGAGCTTTTGAGCGATGCTCTGACTTTTCAATATCATGATTCTTGTCAAAGTATACTTCAGCAAAATCCGCAGACTTTCTTGTGATTCCGCCTTCCAGATTTATATCACAGCTTACATGAATCATGATATGCATGTTTGTCTCATTTGAACCAAATCCACAGTAAACTGTTTTATCAAAAGTTTTTCTTGTAATCATCTTAGTCCTCCTGTGAATCAGCATATTCATCCATAAGCTCGAAGATTTCGATAAGCTCAGGATATTCAATCATCGCAGCAAGCTTAGCATTTTCTTCGTCCCATTCAGCCTGGTTTTCTTCAGTGATATAACACTCGCCCCAGCTTTCATTTTCATCTGCAAGATAGAACTCTGAGCTTGCAAATGCGCTTGTTGCCATAAGAATTGTTACTAAAGTCAAGATAATCTTTTTCATATTTATAATATGTGAATTATTCTGCAGAAGCATAAATCTTATTTAGAAATTCTGTTCCAATATCCTTCTGTACCAGGATGATTTGCCCATTCTTTACAGAAGTTCTGGAATGCGATATGCTCTTCAAGGGAAAACTCTTTTACCTTTTCACTCTGCCAAATGATCTTGCTGTTCTCAATAATCTGGTAGTACACAACATCATTCTCATGTTCCATACGAAGTACCAGTCTAGCAATAACTTTGATGAACTCAGCAAAAATAGCTAAAATACCGATTATGGCTAAAATAGTTTTAATCACGATTATACCTCACTTATTATAATATGTAAATTATTCTACAGAGGCATAAAAACTTTTCTGACTTTTCTGATTAGAGCCAATCTACAGTAAGGATTCTTTTGTCTGATTTATCGATCCCAGCAATGGTATAATTGGTATAGCCAGCTTCATCTAAAGCTCTTTTTATACCCGGAACGTCATATTTTGATACTGTAGTAGTTACATAAAACTTGCCGGATTCCGCAGCTTTACGTATAGCTTCCTCAAGCTCTTCAACCGTGTCGCTAGTAGCATTAGCTGTTGCAATAGCTTTAGCTTCTTCCATGCTAAGCATATAATCCTCCTAAGCTTTCTTCTCCAAGCTTACACTAGCGCCGAAGTACTGTTCATCCGTGAGGTATATTGTATGAACTGCTACACTCACGCCACCTGAAGACCAGGACGATTTATCAGTTCTAACTAATACTCCAGCTGGGAGCTTTAATACATCTGTATTATCGTCAAGCTTCATTTTTGTACCAACTGGGGAGTTTATAGTAAACTTCTTATCTATGGACATATAATCGTCCTCCTCTATAAAATCATTCTCAAAGCTTTTAGCAAAAGCTTCATCGATCTCATCAAAATTATCTGTGCAAATACTCATATAAGTATATTTGCACAGATACTCAATTATTTATTGCAGAGCTCACCAACCTTAAAGAGAAAATCCCTAAAGGATACATCCGTGTACTCTGGAGTATCCTGAAACCAGGAGTTATAGCCATCCACCATAACGCCCCATAAGTCTGGAGTTTCTTCAGGAGTAATACCCTTATCTAAGGCTTCTTTAACCTGAGCTTTCGTCATACCAAGCTCAAGCGCATTGTTGAGGGAACTCTCAACATATATTTCAAGTTCTTCCATAAGCTTTTCCTATTTGAATAAATATGGCCTTACCAGTCTTTCAACCTGATTGTTCAAGGCATTTGGATCGGACATCTTATAGTCGGCAGTCTTAAACAAAAATGTTACTTTATTTGGTGTTTTGATATACACGAAGTCATCATCTTTATGTTTATCTTCCAAAAGTTTGATTGAAGTTTCAATCTCTTCTGTACCAAGTCCACATGGGTTATGGAAACTAAGTGTCATATAGTAACCAAGTCTATAACCGTTTTTCTTTGTGTAGATCCTTTTCATATCTATACCCCACAAGTTTATTTGTTTACATTTATAATATGTCTATAGAACTTTAGAAGTATAAAAAATGCCCACTCTATTTCTAAAGTGGGCTTATCACTAATAGGCAGTGTAAGAACTACAGGGTGGTCGAATGTCCCGTCCAACTACTTCGTGCTCCCGGTTGCCGTTCAGTAGCCTCGCTCGCCTTTCAATTACTTGTCTACTTTCACCCGCTAAAGTGATTTCAACTTTCATCTACTTTCGTTTCGCTCTTACATATATAATATGTTTTTAATATTGTCAAAGTCTAAAAACTCTACAGACCTTTCTAACTATTTAGAAATTTCCTTCCATTCAATTCCAAGTTTGATTCTTAAACCATATTCATGTTTGATTATACTAAGGATTTGTTTAATATTTGAGTCGATTACTCCATTAGTAAGAATAAGAGTGGCACTTATTGTATCTTTGATTTCAGTTACAAGTACATCTTCCAAAGACTTTAATGGATTTTGTTCAAGAGACCTATTGATACGTTCTCTCAAGGCATCTTTGAAAGCCTTCTTATTTTGTGATTTGATTTTAAGTGGTAAAATCCATTTGTAGTATAACAATGAAGAAAGTTTTTTCATACTCTACCTCCATTCTACATTTATAATATGTAGACGGATCTGTAGAAGTATAAAAAAATAAAAAGACTAGTCTAACTAGACTAATCTTTTCTAAAGAAAAATTATCTTATAGTAATAATTCCAGGCTGTTCAGTAGCTTGTTTTCGACCAAAATAAGTAAGATTAAACTTAATTTTCTTCAAGTTATCTTTAATTATATTTTGTCTTCGAGCTTCCAGCTTAGAAATTACTTTGAAGATCTCAGCCTCTAGATCGGCCGTTTTTCTTTTACCAAACTTTACATCTTCTTTTCCGGCCAGTAACTTTCCATAACTAATCATATTGAACTTAATAGAATTAAGATTCTTATATACGATTGCTTGAGCTTCTGGACCAAGTCCACTAACCTGTTGATAGATTTCAAATTCGAGTTCTTCTGATTTAGACATAGATTAACCTCACTTATAGTTTATTTGTTTACAACTATAATATGTAGATTAATCTATAGAAGTCTATTTTACAAAAGTAAGATTTAAATAATTCGCAAATGCCTGACAGTCATAGAACTTGTAAGGTACTGAACGTGCATAATGGAGCATCTGCTCGTAGTTATACTTTTTAGTAGCCTGCATGTAAACTGCCTGTGTCAGGTTATTAAAGTGAACTTCAATCTCGTCTTCGAAGTCCTCAGCTGCGATGTCTCTACCCCAGTTGCCGTGTTCATCTGCAACCTGCAAGTGTGCATAGCGTACACGATTTCCTGATTCGTCCTCACTATCTGGGTCTTCCCGGATAGATGCTCGATAAGTTTTTCCTTCGTAACGGAAGTGAACTGCGTTTCCACCCCACCATTTTTCTTTACGTACGCGGGTGATTTTTATTTTTGAACCGTCAAATGGCTGCATTTTGCGCCTCCCTTTATTTGCTTACATATATAATATGTAAACAGTTCTGTAGAAGCACAAAAACTTTTCTGATCAATCTAACTTCTACAGTTTTACGATATTGGTGATAGTTACGCCACTTATCATAATATCAAAAGGTCTAGTCTGTTGCTTCTCGAACTCATCACTTAGTTTTGTTTCCAGGTCCCTTAGCCATTCCTTAACGTCATCTTCTGTCTTAAAGACTGGAACTTCTTTTATAGAATGACTATCATACTGACTAGGGTGGCTTGAGTATGTTATAATATCTTTTACAAAGTAAGCGACAGAATAATAAATTATTGCAAAATGTTTCATCGAGCCTCCTACGCTGCAAGATTCAAGTTGAACTTCTTACAAAGTTTCATAAACTTGATACGCTTCAATTCAAGCGTTCTTTTATTCTGTTCTGTCGGCGCGAGCTCATGATTCCAAGATGCCTTAAAATAATCGCTTGCTGTCTGAGTAATTGCTGCAGCGTTCTTATTAGCCTGCTTAATGCTTTTTCCATCTGTAATCGACTGAAGATAAACTGCTTTTGCAATTCCTTCAGCAAAATCAATATTTGCCATACTTAACCTCAAATATAATATGTCTGTAGAAGGTTTAAAGTATAAAAAGTGGAATAACATCCGTGTCATTCCACCCACTACTTGACTAAGCGACTTTCTTGATGTTAGATACTTCTTCTTTGTATCCGATAACCATCATAATTGCACAAGCGCCTGTAATTACACCTGTTACGATAAGTGTTGCCATAGTAGCCCCCTAATTTTTATTTTGTATTTATAATATGTAAATAAGTCTGTAGAAGTATGAAAACTCTACAGACTTTTCTGACTTTTAATCTTTATACAAATCTTCGTAATGACAGATTGCTTCTTCAAGGTGTCTGATCATCTCACGACATACTTTAACACCGATCCAGCCTTCAAGTACTTCGCTGTCTACTCCGTCAAGAGCGCAAGTAATTTCGGCATCTGGAACATCAACGCCAGCCTTTGGAATCCAGTGTGCTTCATCATGAAGAGCATCTCTTACAAGACGAACAGATTCGTTTCTTGCGTCATCAGTTTTATTCCAGATTTCTTCCATTTTCAGGTTGACAAATCCGTCAAGCACCTGACTTGGTCGTTCTTTAAGTTCAGCCATACGCTAACCTCCGTTTGTTTACATATATAATATGTCAGCGGATCTACAGAAGTACAAAAACTTTCTAGTCTGTCACAACTAGAAAGTCTTTGATTGAATTAAAGAGTTTCTTCCCAGAATTCCCAGCCGTACTCGTGCTTATCTGTGTTAATGTTGATCTCGTCTTTGTCGTAGTCTGATAAGAACTCTTTACGTTCTTTTTTTGTTCTGAAGATATGTTCAGATGAACTGAGTGGCATACCATCAGAATACTCACATACATAACGACAACCATAAACTTTAACTGTTTCGCTCATAAGCTTAACCTCACATGTTATTTGATTTACAAATATAATATGTGAATAGTTCTATAGAAGTATAGAAAATAAAAACTTTCTAATCTAACTAGACTAGAAAGTTTTTTATATTACTTTATTTCAAATATTCTTGAATTTTACTTCCGAGTGTATATAACATAATATCAGACTTCTTGGCACGATTTATAAAAGTTCTGAATGTACAATAACCGATTTTTTCCCATCCCATTTCTTTAATTTTCTTATAATCAAAGTTATCATGGTTGAAGACTACTCGAAGGTTACCACCTCTTGGGTAGATTATAAGATACTTATTGTGATACTCAGGCATATTCCAACGAATACCTTTTTCGAGAATACCATCTTTAACAGCCACATCTAATTTAGAACAAAGAATCTGATTCAACTGGTTCTCAATGTCTTTAACATCTGAGTTTGCCTGTTTTCGAATCAACTTTGCCACTTTCAAAGATTCTTTTAATTCTTTTACATCCATAATTTAACCTCACTAAGTTTTATTTGTTTACAAATATAATATGTGGTTAGTTCTATAGAAGTATAGAAAAATAAAAAAAACTTTCTAGTCTTATTTGACTAGAAAGTTTTTTGAATGTTAGTCTTCGTCTTCTTCGTCTTCTTCGCTCTCATTAAACTCATTGTTAGCAATAATGTCGTCAAGCCATCTTGCTCCTAGTTGCATTTTGAGAGGCATGCAGTCTTCAACATCTTCAAGAGCAATGCTGACAATGTTAAGATGCTCTGGATAAGCGTTGTCTCCAGTAAGCTTAGAGAACTCATTCATCTCTTTTCCTGTTGTAATATAAATGCGACGATTTTTCCAGTGACAAAGCTTTTCAACGCGATACTCAAAGTTATTGAGATTCTTAGCAGACATGTTAAAGCCTTCCCAAGTAGCTGCAGAGCCTAGATAGCATAAGTAGTCTGAGCCTGAACTAAGTGTTTTAGATTCAATAATTTCTAATGACATATAAGTCCTCCAAAAGAATTATTTGTTTACATTTATAATATGTCAATAGCTCTACAGAAGTATAAAATAAAAAAACTTTCTAATCTAACTAGACTAGAAAGTTTTTTGTAAACTAATCGTAGATGAAGATATTTCCTTTTCCAGCGTCCGGAATAAGATCGACAGGTGTTTCAACAGCTTCCGGGTCTTCAGCTTTTTCCAGCTCTTGAATCAAGCGCTTGCCATGTGTGCGCCGATTCTTATTGCTCCACTTCTTAGCCTCTCGACCAGGCCAATACCAGCCTTTCTTATGGTCGTTATAGCTACGACTCATATGAACCTCCTAACAGTCATCTGAACCGTAAGCGTTAGCCATTACGTAAGCGTTCCAGTCATCATCATCTTCTGGCTCATCGTCGTCATCTGAATCTTCTTCAAGATCGACCATGCTGAAGTCATAAGATTCTGGTTCGCAGTCGTGAATCTGATCAACACTGTGATACTCAGTTCTCACTTCAATAATGTCATTAAGCTTTTCAATAGAGTACCCGTTGATTTTTGTTACCAGCTGGCACTCTTCTTCGGTTGCAATGTTATTCTGGATGATAAAATCCCAAACCTGTTCTGTAGTCATTTTCATGCCTCCATTATTTGTTTACATATATAATATGTCTACAGAACATAGAAAGCACAAAAATGATTTTCTAATTTATCTAGCTAAACTAGAAGAAGTGTTTGAAGGTGCTGTGATACTTGCGCAGCAAATTTGTTTGCATCTGCAAGAGCTTTGATCATCCGAGTAGACGGAATAGGATTTGAGCTCATCCCCCATGTAACTGTAGTTGTTCGAGGGAAATAGAGTACTTTGTCTTTATCTTCTTTATCAAAAGAATCAATACGGATTGATACAACGCAATCATCAGCTTCCGAATTTTTCTTAGTTTTTACTTCAAACTTATGATAAAGCTTATTATAAATGTTTGTGTCCTGGATTTCAATAAGCTCAAAGTTATTATCTTCCAAAACAACTTTTCTAAAGATTTTCTGTTCAGCCATCTTAGCTTCCTATTGCAAAGTTTTAGCTCCAGCCATACGGCCAGAGCATTTGAGCTTAGAGCTTCTGGCAGATTTCCTTCCAGTTGTCCTTAAGCTTTACAAGCCAGCCAGTACCAAATCCAATTGGAATTTCCTTGCTGAGTACTTCATCAAACAAGTCTCTTTCAAGAATATCCAAAGTTTCCTGGTTTATCTTGTAGGCTGGGACGAAAATACAATTTTCATCAGTTGGCTTCATTCCATAGCCAGCTAAGCAAACTGAAACGTCACACCAAGGTTCGCCATCTTCAGTGAGAGCCTGAATATAAGTTGAACCATCTGCAACATAGGTCGAGCGACCATAACTAAGCTTTTCCATTTTAGCTCCTTGCTATTTGATTTACATATATAATATGTAATCAATTCTGTAGAAGTATAAAAGCTTAAAAAACTATTCTAACTTTTTTAGCTAGAATAGTTTTCTAAAAAGCTTAAACTTCTTTAACAGTATAACAATCAGCTGGAAGATCTTGTACGCAGATTACCTGCTGACCTTTGCATTCACCAGCGATACCAACTTTGCGAAGCTTTACTTTACCAGTATTGATCGCATTCATTGCTTTTTTCAAATCAATTTCAGCATAAGACTTTTGATCGTGGCTATAGCACTTGTGTGTCTTTTGCTTCATTGCCATTTCATAAAATTTAAGTACATCCATGCTGGCAAACTGATAAAGTGTACCAACGGCTTCTTTTGAAGCTCCAGTGTTATGTGTTTTATTCATATTTATAATATATGAATAAAACTATAGAAGTATAAAATCTTCTAGTATTTTATTTCAAATGATACGGTATTAAAATCCACATCAGTGTCCACACCATCAGTACTTAATCTATTATAGTCTGGAAGTCCATTTGAACAACGTTCAATATATAAAAATTCAGCGCGGAAGTCTGGATGCTTATTGAGTTCTTTTAACACTTCATTAACACAAAGAGGCTTAGTTACATTTTCAGCGCGTTCAATATCAAAAACAATTACTTTATCTGAGTAGCCAACATCAGCAACTCCAGTAATGTAATATTCAACTGGAACTGGAAGCGCGCAAAGTGCAGTGTCCATATGATAAAGTCGGACTTTATTAAAACCGACACCGTGTTTTTTATATTTAAGAAGGTTTTCTGCGAAAGTATTCATAATCTTACCCCTATTATAATATGTAAATAAATCTATAGAAGTAAAAAATAAGGTTGGACTTTTCTAGCTAGTCCAACCTTCTACAGATTAGTGTTCAATTATTACAATCTGGTCACCCTTTTTAGTTGCCCAACATCCTGTGTTTTTCTTTACACAATTCATGCAATGTCCACCACAAGGTTTTGCATTCGAGCTTGCTGTTGTTGTGCCATCAGCAAAGAACACGTGAGCCTCAGGAAGCTTGTGTGGATTAGGCATTTCAAGTCCTCTCCACTTGCTGAACAGGATATGCAGGTTGCTTGGCAAGCGGTGTCCTTCGTCCAGATATTCGTTTACCATTTCATATCTTTTTGTAAAGCAAAGTACCTGGCAATGCTTGTTCTTACGAGCTGCTTTAACCATGTTCTCAAGGTACTTACGGTTAGGAATATCGCCTGACACATGGAAGCGAAACTGCTCAGCTGTTGCCATCGCAGCATTTACTTCGTTCCAGTACTGATCTGGATTGTGAAGCAAGATTCTTAAGTTTCTTGCGATTGATTCTTCAACAACTCCAAACTTGAAGCGTCCACGATTTGCATAACAGATTTTTGTGCATTCGCAGTCTCCGCGACATGTTTTAATTGCAGGCAAAGATACTGAAGGGATTGTACCCATTTTAGAATTGCCTCTTGAAACGCAAATATGTTCCATTTTTATGCTCCTATAGCTTATTCGTTTACATATATAATATGTAAATAGCTCTACAGAAGTATAAAAAACAAATAAAAATAGTCGGATCTTCTGATCCGACTTTTCTAACTTCTAATAGTTTTGAAGCTTATCTACCTTTGTTTTTTATTCCTCATCATCATCGAATATATCATCAATATGTTCATAGCTAATACAGCTGTGATAAAGAATGTCTCCAGTAGTTTCATCTTCAATATGAACTATAATAGAGTCATCATCCTTGTGCATAATAATGTGTGCAACTCCGCCTGGAACATCAATAGTTTTTAATCCGTCCACAAACATTCGTTCAAAAAAGCTTGCATCTTTTTTTACGGTTAAGTCACAATAATGTGCATCTAAAACCGCAAACTGGCCAGAATCAAAGTCGTAGGTATGACATTCGTCATCAAGCATTTCGAGATCACCATGGCCTGTAGGCAAACAAATACCAAGCCCTGGAACATTAGCTCCGTCGTTACCTGCACAAATCTGGTCGTAGGAATGACCCTTAATTACATAACAAGGATCACCTAAATATAATTTATTTGTATGTAAAGTAATTTCCTGCTTCATATAATAATTCCTTATAAGATAATTAGCTAAAATAGTCCCAGTGGACTGGGACTTTTAAGTGACTTAAGCTACAAACTTTTTGTTAAGTTTTGAATCTTTCTTATAGATTTCAAGAGCATACTTCATAGCTGACTTGAACTCCTTCTCAATTCTTGAACGTTTTCCAGCTTCTACTTTATATGAGCCGTCCTTCAAGTGAGCGATCATTGGTACATGCTCGTGTGATGAGCATACTGAGTACCATTTTCCATTGATGTTTTCTTTAGTCCACTGATAAGCTTTAGCCATAATTTTAACCTCACTAAGTTTTATTCGTTTACATATATAATATGTATTTAGTATTAGAAAAGTACAAAAACTCTACAGACTTATCTGATTTAAAAAAAGAAAGGACAAGCCAACGACTTGTCCTTTCAAAATGTAAACAAATAACACAGGAGGTCATCTGGGAAAGCGGTCTTAACTCGTCGTAGCCTTGGTGGGCTTTTACCTCACCAACTAGCTGATAAGATGCAGGCCATTGCGTATCCTTGCACGTTACCGGCTCCCTTGATAATTCTGTGAATAGCCAAGATGGTAGGACTTGAACCTACACCTACAGACACCCGAAGTGTCGCGCTTCTACCAATTAAGCTACATCCTGTAATTTTTAGTGGCCGAAGCCACTTTTGTTATTATAAACCAAGTCTAGGTTTTACTTTACCAAACCACTCACCATCAATGGCACCCATACAAGACCAGTAGTTCTTGAACGCTCGTCCATTCCAGTAGTAGTAGTCATCTCGCATCTCAACTGTCCAGATATACACTCGAGCTTTGTCGCCATTTTTCATTGCCTCAAAAAGAGACTGAGCGCCCGGGTACTCTTTGTCACCTAGTTGAAATCTTACAATATTATTCATACTTCACCTCACATATATAATATGTTTTCTATAGAAGTAAAGTACAAAAATTAAGGCAAGTCAATAATTTTTTTGTTTTGTCTGACTTGCCTTATACGGCTTTACGCGTTGATTGTAACGTTGTAACCGTATGCTTTGTAACGGTTTTCAACACCGTTGTCGTTTGAGCCAGTGCTCTGTGTACCAGCAGCTGCAGCCTTGATGTTTACAGTAGCTGATGCCATAGTCTTAGCCTGTTTTGTATTGCCGTGGAAATATCCAGCAGCCTGTTTGATTGATACGAAAGAAAGCTTTTCAGCAGACTTTCCCTTGCCTTTAGTCATTACGACTTTAGCCTTTGTTCTTGCCATATAATTGGCCTCCGAAATGTTATTTTGTTTAGCTTTTCAGCTTACATATATAATATGTAATTATCTATGTAGAAGTCCAAAAAGTTTCCATAAAATTCACAACTTCATTTCGCCAATTTAGTTTAATAGCCGGCATCTAAATCAGTTACTTTACTTGGTGAGTCCAGGCGGCTGAGCGAAGTCCGCATCCCCATCGGTGGTAAGCCGAGTGTGCTACAAACTCTTACACTATGGTCTCTAAGTTGTGAACTTTATGCAAGCTTTTCAGCTTACATATATAATATGTTTTTAACTATGTAGAAGTACAAAAACATATCATATATTTTTAATTGTATGCTTCAGAACGACAATTGTAGAAGCATTCCCAGTAATAATTCCAGTCAGCTTTGTCTACCTCAAACCCATCGTCCTTACAAATGTGTTTGAATTCATCAAAGTCATCTGAATCCATTGGATGGCCAGATTCCCAACCTTCACGGGCAAAATTTTTAAGATATTTTCTTTTTTTATCGTCCATATTTACCTCAGTTATAATATGTTATTTATTCTGTAGAGTTCTAAAAACTCTACAGACTGATCTAACACATTTTTCTGAAGATGGAATCATCAGCGGGTTTGTATTCATCGAGAGACTGCCAAGCGCGATTATAGATTGCAAAACTTGGAAGTTCAACACCAGTAGGCATTAAATTGTCAAATACATATAAGCGGTTATGTTTAAGTCCTTCAAACTCATAGTCGCGTGCCATTGATTCCATACACTCTTTATCTTTTTTGGACTTAATTGAAAGTGATAAACCATCAATATAATGGAAGGTTCCACCCTTCATTATATAACGTTCACAGTCATAAGCGTTTCCGTAAACAATAACTTGTTTAATATTTGGATAACGTTTTTTATAGTACTCCGCAAGATCATCCACCGCAGCATACCTGAATGGTTCACCACCAGTAAGGAATAAGCGCTCACATTGCTTGAGCTCGTCTTCGGTTGCGTAAGGAATTTCATTAAGTGTATAAAGATTATTACAGCAATTTGGACATTTTCTGTCACAAAGTGGAGTAACCATTAAATGAATATTTTTAACAGTTTTATCCGTTTTTTCATTTAAGATTGTTGTCATAATTAAATCCTATAAAAGCGGCCCAGCCACTAATGTGGCCAGGCCTTTTGGATTACTTCAATTTTTCAATTGAGTAACCGTAAGCGGTGTTACGATTGAACATCTTTGAGCCACCCTGGTGATCTCCACCAGAACCTATACCAGCAAGAGTGTCTGAAATGTTCTTCTTTGCAGAATTAACACTTGCAGCCTTCTTAAAGTGTGCCATGTAAGCAGCAGCCTGGTCTACTGAAGTGAACCTCAAAGTTCCATCGTCATTTGTAAAAGCAAGTTTCATAAGAACCATCCTTTATTATTTGATTTACATATATAATATGTGATTTATTCTATAGAAGTACAAAAAATATAAAAACTCTTCTAACCTTTCTGATTAGAAGAGTTTTATAAAAGATTTATTTTTTCAATTTAGCCAGCCAATCGGCACATGCATCAACTGATTCATTTTTGTAGAGCACTTTTACAGTACCACAGCAAGTAGATAATTCTTCCTGCGTCCAAATATGGTACTTGTCTGGGCTGGGATCAAGCGGTAACATTACAACATAATGCATTTGATTCTCCTATTCAATCTGAAAAGTGTCTACGTCGTCTTCAAGATCAGCTTCCAGCATATCAAACTTTTCACCGGTCTTTTTATCTTCAAGTACAACCTGAGAGTTAGCCCATGCTTCTCCCCAGCCGCCACCATCCTGTTCCAACTTCAAAGTAAGTTCGTGCTTCTTTAAGAGCGCTTTAAGATCATCGAGGAAAGCGTCTTTGCGTTCATTGAAAATAGCTTTTTTGTACTTTGCAATAGCACTGTCAATATACTGCTTATCAACGCTTGCGCAATCAAACTGCTTGCCGAACTTCTTGAAAAGTGCATTTACTTGGCTTGGAGTACCAAAAGAGCAGTCTCCAGGTTTTGCAGTTCTTGTAGAATTACCCTTTTCAAAAACGTAATAGCGTTCCTTAATACGGGCTTTATATTCGTTGTTTTTTTCAGTAACATCTACTGTATAACGATAGTGGTACTTACAACCATCACCATACTGTGAATAGCTAAAAGGAAATTCAACTTCCATATCAACCTCCATTTGTTTACATTTATAATATGTGGATAGTTCTATAGAAGTATAAAAAAATAAAAAAAACTTTCTAGTCTGTTACAACTAGAAAGTCTTTAAGGATTATGCTGACCTAATGCGATTTAAGAACTCTGGATTAAGTTCACCTTTATTATACAAGTCAATCAGCTGTCTTTTGATTTCGTCTTTGATAGGACGGGTCGAGTATACACAACCAGTGAATGCATTGCCTTTCTTTTCTTTTGGCATACTTGAAAGAATGTTTGTACCAATTTCAATTGTTTGGCCATACCAAGAATCAGGCTTCTTTAATGAAATTTTTACTTTTTCGCCTTTAATTTCCACATCATCGCATCCAGCACCCCAGCTCATAACGTGTCCATCTCTGGGAGCTCTAAGTAGGAAAGTAACCCAATGCTTATTTATTATAGCGCTTACTTTAATTGGGTTTTTATAGGTATCAAAGATTTCACTCTGGTAGATACCAATATGTGAAATAGCAAAGCCTCTAGGCATAATCTAACCTCCGTTATTGTTTACATATATAATATGTAATTTAATCTACAGAAGTATAAAAAATAAAAAACTTTCTAGTCTATCACAACTAGAAAGTTTTTATTGAAGTTAGTTTTGAACTATTTTACATAATTCATAATCTGAGTACCAAGAGCATACAAAGCCGGGTCACTTTTTTTAGAACGCTGAACAAAAGTTTTCAAAGAAACCCATGCCAAGTTACTCCAACCCATTTCATTAATCTTACTCCAGTCAAAGTTATCACGATTGAAGCCTACTCGTATCTGGCCGGCTCGTACGTAAATACGAAGATACTTATTTACAAACTCATCTGGTTGTCCTGACCATTGGCTTGGAACTCTGGTAAGAACACCAGCTTTTACAGCCTGATCGAGCTTGCTCATAGCAATGTCGGTAAGCTGATTTTCAATGTCTTTAACATCCGAGTTAGCCTGCTTACGAATGAGTTTTGCATTCTTGAGTGCGAGCTTGAGATCGTTTTCTTTCTGTGTCATAAGTTTAACCTCACTTAATTTATTTGATTTACATATATAATATGTCTGTAGAACTTTAGAAGTATAAAAAATCCGGCTAAAAAGCCGGATTTATTTTATTCGTCTTCTTCAGAACCGAACATATTGTCCCAGCATTCTGGACAAATACCAGAGACAAGAACTTCTCTCTGAGAAGCTGGAAGGTATGGAAAAGCCTCCTGAGCCTTGGCTCCGTTTTCGTAAGCAATCAAGTCAGCTGGCTTTACATTCAAAGTTACAAACTTGTGACAACAAACACATGTTTTTTTAAGTTCAATTGTTCCCATATAATCACCTCATATATTATATGTCAATAGTTCTATAGAAGTACAAACTTTCTAATCTTGTCTGACTAGAAAGTTTTTAGAATTATTTGAGGTATTTAAGAACTTTTGTTGCTTCTGCAAAATAGGTAGTATCTTCTAATTTTTTTGCGTGATTTATAAAGTTCTTAAGACAACAATAACCGATAACACTATTTCTTGTATTTGCCTGGATTCCACTATAACTAACATAAAAGGTAACATTATCAGATGCATAATGTTCCCAGCCATATCCTGAAGATACTTTAGTGATAACTCCATCAGCAACTGCTTTATCAAGGCATTCAGTATAGTATTTTCTAAGTTCAGCCTTAATATTATTCAGGTCTCTACTCAGTGCTTTTCTTGCAAGGGATTTTTCTTTAAGTTGAGTTTTAAGTTCCTGCTCCTTTGTCATACTAGTCCTCCAGGTAGTGTCTTAATTTATCCGCATTATCATAAAATCCGGGATCTTCATAATTTTTTGTACGTTTAAGGAAAGTACTTATCGCAACGTATCTATGGAATAATCGAAATAATTCTGCGTCATAGTTTCTATAGACTTTATTGTGTATGTTTGCAATAATTGAAACACCATCTTTATTTACATAAACACGAATAAAGTCATTAGCGTACCAGCTGGTGTATTTAACATTTGAATCTTCTTTAACTAAGAAGCCATCTTTAACAGCTCTTTCAAGACGCCTTTCATAGAATTCAAATAAACTAATTTTTTCTTTATCGATCAGTCGTGCAACTCTTCTGGCTTCAGCTCTTCTTTTTTCTATAGCATCTTTATAAAGTTTTTCAATATCTTTTCCCGTCATATTTTACCTCAAAAATAAAACCCGCCAAAGCGGGCTTATATTTTAATTTGAGTAAACCACATCAGCCATGATTGCTGCGCCATCAACATTTTTGTCACTCATTGCAACCTTATCAGGTGTTACATAAGGACGAAGTCCAGTCTCATCCAGGAACTCATCATAAGTCTTACCTGGTTTTGGATTTGCTCTTTTGAAGTCGCCAACCAGTCTGTAAAGTGCTTCATGATTATTGAGCCAGAGCGCTACATTCCAAGTCTCTCTGTTTTTCCATCCGCTGTAATCGTTTGCCATGATTAAACCTCCATATTATTTCGTTTACATATATAATATGTGAACTATTCTATAGAAGTACAAAAACTCTTCTGACTTTTCTAATTTTTATTTTCCAATGATCCAGGATACATTTTCCCCAATTTTTTCAGCAGTTGATTCACCATTAGAATCAGGAACACATAAGCAAATAACAATAACACAAGCCACAACAATAGTCAAAAGAATATCCAAAATAAGCCTCTAAAAAAATATCAAGATTATAACTTTTTTAACTTTTTATATTTTTAATTACGTGCCCAACTAATGGTCATACCAGAGCGACCACCTGGTCCCATCGAATAGGAAGGCGAAAATCCATTGTTTCCAAGCTCTTTGACATACGCATCACGGTTATTGTCGCAGATACCAGTTACATATACTTCAAACTCACCACGGTCAGCAGCAGACTTAATTGCAGCTTCAATAGTATCCATGTCGCGCTTAAATGTTGGCGATGCAGCAAGCGCTCTTTGTTTTGCTTCTGATGCACTTATCATAATTGATTCTCCTTTACCTTTATAATATGTCAATAACTTTATAAAGGTCTACAGAATTTTTAATTTTGTTAGAATTATCCAAATAGTTCCAACAACAATTGTTGCAATCAACATCGCAACTTCAAGGCGTCTTTTGTTTTTAGCATCAGCAACCGAGCCAATACCAATACAAATTCCGCCGAGAGTAGCTAAAATAATTCTTGCCATAGACCCCCCCAGCTTTCCTGCTAAAGCAGATTGTATGAAATCATATAATCCAGTAAGTACTGAACATGAGTAAACTGACGGCGTATCTGACCATTCCAGTCAAGAAGATCAAAACCACCAAGTGTCTTTTTAACTGTGTAGTTGTTGATTCTTACTGTGTCGCCTTCCTGTCTGAGTTGCATAATCTGGAACTCAGCATCGCGTCTTTTAGACTGCTCACGGCGCTGTCTATCATATTCCATAGCGCCAGCGGCCGGACCCATAGCGCTTGCAACTGCAATTCTATTCCAATCCATAATCTTACCTCTTATATAATATGTAAATAATTCTATAGAAGTATAAATAAAAAGTCCGAACTAGTCGGACTTTTCTAACATCAGAGAATTATTTGTTGTAATCTTCTTTAAGTTTTTCCAAAGAAGGAACCAGAGCAGCCCAGTCAAGTTTCCCCATTCGGAATGCTAAGTCTTGAGCGGCCCGATTGACATCTTTTGTTGGTCTTGAAAGGTTGTTAAAAGATTTTACAGGACCATAAGTAATCTTACCTTCGTCTGTAAAATAGAACATAGTTCTACCCAAATCAGGATTGCAACATTGTACTTCAACTACTTTGATTTCGCTCATTACAGGTGCTCCTCCAATGCGTTTGCGATACGCCAACATTCACTCATTTCATAAGCTTCAAGATGGCTAAGCTCGCATTCACGCTCAAGCTCTTTTGCGCGGCTTGCAAGTTCGTCTACCTTCTCAGCAATTTCGCTTTCAGGAATCTTTTTACCATTTTTAAGTGCATTAAGCATTTCAAGTGCTTCATCAAGCATAATGACCTCCAGTTTACAAATATAATATGTAAGCAAATCTGCAGAAGTATAAAACCTCTACAGACTTTTCTAACTTACTTCTTTTCTGGAAGTACTATATCAGCCATTTTCATATCATATTCGCGGTTGCATTCATAACAATAGAATACATTACGATATTGACGATGCTGATAGTCTCCTGCAAGAGCTGGTCTATACTCCAGGCGGTATCTGCGAATATTATCTGATCCACAAACTGAGCAGGTAATCTTCGCGCCCTTGAACTTGTCTGCGCCCTCTTTAATTCCATTTGCTGCAGCTGTTCCAATTAAGACAACAGCCACAGCAATAATCATTGCAAATAGCATTGATTTTACTGTGTCTTTATTCATAAGAGCTCCTAGTCGAGGTAACACTCAACATACTTTGTATTTGGATCGTATTTTCGATCGAGATGAATCAAAGAAGACCAGTCTCCGTCACTCATTACATAGTCACGTTTTCCTGGACGTCTTACGATTGGCTTTCCATTGTAAGATTTAAGAACAGGTTTTGTCTGTGTTGCAGCCTGAGTACCACCTGGTACATAAGATTTATTCAGTTCCTGTAATTTAACTGTTGTTGCAGTTTTACCAACGACTTCATAGAATGAGTAGAATGTTGCTGAATAGCTCAAACATCCAACTACTACATCACCAATATTCACCTGGTCAAGAACGTTTGCCATAAGGATTTCCTCCGTTTTATTTGTTACATATATAATATGTAAATAGACCTATAGAAGTATAAAAACTCTACAGACTTATCTGATTTAAATAAAAAAGACCTGAGACTATTAACAATAATCTCAGGTCAATGTAAACAAATAACTAGAGGTCGTCTAGAGTTTTACAATGTCATATCCGAGTGAGTTTGCAAGAGCACGAAGATTTTTGATTACTTCAGACTCGTCAGCTGAGCTTTCTGAAGAGCCACTTGAAGTTCCACCTACCACTATACCAAGGAATCCGCGGTCTGGATCAATTCCTTTTTTGTATGCAACACTCATTGCAGAATAGGCAGTACGGCTTACACTTGCGCTGCTACTTGAGCGTGACAAAATTCCAAGAATTTGAGCTGGAATAATTGCCATAGCTTCTGGATCAGTGTAATCTGTTTCAGATACTGTATCAGCAAGTTTGTCCTGTTCGTCTTCAGTCAATCCTTTCAAAAACTTAATAGTTTTTTCAAGGTCATCTCCGACAATTTTTTTAGGATCGAGCTGTCCGAGCCAGCAATAAACATTACTTGTATTAAACATCTTCCAGCAGTCATTAAACTCTGGTAAACCTTCACCACGTTTTGGCATATGGTCAAGAGGCTCATAACTTCTCAACTGATAAAGTACATCGTCAATAGAATGATTTGAATTGAATAAGACCTTTCCAAGTGAGATACCACCAAAGCGGATTCTCTTGTTGCCTTCAAAAGTCTGCCCAGTAACAGCTACGATTTTGATGGATTTTTTGCCCATCTGATTTTTGTATGCAAAAAGTTCAATCATACTTTAATCTCCTGTTGTTTTCGTTTACATATATAATATGTAAACTAATCTGTAGAAGTATAAAAATTCTAATTTATATTAAATTAGTCTTCTCTTGGTCCACCACATGCAATCTTACCACAGTCGATACAGAATCTTGTGCGGATAACCTTAGTCGAGAAGTCCATATACTTCGATCCAGCTTTAAGAGTTTTACCACAGTCTGCGCAGTGGTAATCTTTTTTTGCGGTTCTTATTTTATGCTCAACAAAATCGAGCTTCCAATGTCTGTTATCGCGCCACTGTTCAACAGTGTCGTCTTCATATTCCCATGCTTCATCCATATTTATAATATGTAAACAATTCTGTAGAAGTACAGAAAATAAAAAAACTTTCTAGTCTAATTTAACTAGAAAGTTTTTATAAAGCGTTATTTATTATTTTGTTTTACTATCGATTTCATAAGTTTTTTTGCAACCACAAGTTCTAACGAGAGTACTAGAACATCAACGACAGTTAAAGCAAGCATACTATGAAATGGATTATCAAATCTTAACATTGAAATAAGACCAAGACCAGAACCTAAAATTACAGAAACATAACCCATCAACATGTGAGTACGATCATATTCTGCGCGAAAAGCTTGGAATGCTTGCGCTTTGATGTCAATAAATAAATTATTAAGATTTGTTTGAAGAATACAATTTGTAAGAATAGATAGCATAGCATAGAAATAAAATCCGCGTGTTCCACCGATAATATAGCCACCAAATCCACAAATTATATTTGACGTTATCAACAGAATATAGATTCCAACAAAGTGTCTTTTTACAAACTCGGCTGTTGCTTTTCGTGTCCAGAGCCAGGTAATAAGAGCGCCACCAATACAGTATGCGCCAGATTCAATATAAAAGTACCATTGAGCCAAATTTTCATAAAGGGCTTTAGTAATAACTGGACACCATAAAGAGTATAGCATACTTCCAATCATGCTATTGAATATAAGGATTTTGCCTTCTCTTGAAAGATTATTCATTCTTTAGACCTTCACGATTTATAATTTGTTTACATATATAATATGTAAACAATTCTGTAGAAGTACAAAATAAATAAAAAAGACAAGCCATTTCTGACTTGTCTTATTTGTCTTTAGAAGTTATTAAAGGCTTACAACCATTTCGTTTTTGTCAAAAGCAATCTTGTAAAGTCCCTTGCCAGTATACTTACGAGCAAGTGCTTCAAGTTCTGGCTTAGTAGCTCCAAGATCCAGTGCCTTGCGGCGGAATGCATCGAAGTTATGTCCAGCTTTAAGACCGAGTATGTAACGAGCTACTGCTTTATCAACAGTTCCAATCTTTTCAGCCTGCTCATAAGATTTGTCTTTATTTTTATCGAGCCAGCTCATAAGAACATCAACACGTTCCTGATCTTTTGCGGTGAACTTGTATTTGTTCACGTCTGCTTTGGCTACTTCAGCTTCGAAGTCTTTAACAGTCTGGCCTACTCGCTTTTTGTAGTCGTCTGTCCAGTATCTGTTTTCTTTTGACATTGCAGCTTTGAGCATCTCATTCTTAGACATATCCTGGTGGTAACCTGGACCATAGTAAAGAAGTGCTCTGATGTCCTGGTACATGGCATGATGTGTTTCAGTCATCCAGCCGAAATATTCAATAAGACGGTTGTAAACTTCTTTAATTGTAAAGCTGTCTTTGAACTCACTTGTGATTGCGTTCTTAAGTGGATCCCAGCGTCCAGAAGTATTGTCTGGTGATTCAGTTTCACCTGTAAGAAGCTTACCAAGACAGTATCTCTCAGCTGCTCTCAAGCCAACACGCTGGTTATGTTCCCAGTCGTAGTGGTCTGGAGCTTTAGTCAGCTTTGAGACCATTTTCTCAATGTCTTCTGGTTTCATGCCATTTTCGATTACCTGGGTAACCTGCTTCCAAGCTGTCTCCATTCCCTGGTCATTTCGACAGTCTGTTCTAAGAATGTCTGGACAACCTTTACGTCTTGAAATTGTCATAATAACCTCCAAGTTATTCGTTTTACATATATAATATGTAAACAAGTTCTACAGAGTATAAAAACTAGAAAATTATTTTTGCCAATTCCACTGATCGTCAACAATGGTTTTGCCGGCTTCAAGACCACCTACTATTGAACAATAGCGATCAGCTTCTGAGCTATATGGATCACAACCATTGATAGCTTCCCAATAGAAAGCTATTGCGTCTTTACGCTTGCGAGTTTCTGTTTTATTATAGCAAGTAATAGTTACTAAATCGTCCATTTGAGCCTCCACGATTTGTTTACATTTATAATATGTAAACAAATCTACAGAAGTACAAACTAACTTTTCTGGTTTAACTTTTCTTCTTTCTTAATCTGCTTTTTTAAGTCATTTGAAAGCTGGTCAGCTGACTTTCCGAAATCTTTAGCTTTCTTGTCAAGCTCATTCTTTTTAATGAACTTGTCAATATTGTCTGTGATTTCGTAATCGTTATTGACTTCTTTTGCTTTTTTGCTGATTGCTTTTGCAGCTTTTTCGCCCATAACGTAAGCCTTTGCAGTAGCTTCAATAAAGATGTCATAAGCCGACTTCTTTTCTTCAGCATAGCAAACCATTGACAAACAAATTGTTGCCAGTACTACAAACCAAATCTTTTTCATATCTCCTCCAGATACTATTTATTTACCGGTTTTTTCCACTTATTCTCATAGACTAGGCAGTGATCTTTAACTGTAAAGACAAGCCCGTCGTATGATTGATATTTGTATGTAAGTTTTCCAGTTTTCTTGTCTTTACAGATTATTACTTTCATCTAGTCCTCTTCAAAAATGTCATCAGGGATGTCGCTGAAAATATCATCATCGTCGTCTTCGTCCTCTTCTTCCTCAAGCTGCTCAGGATGTTCACGCAAGTCGTTATTCCAGACAATATCATCAAACCAGCGCACTCCGTGACTTCTGATTTTAATATATGGAGCCGCTTCAGTAGTATTACTAAAAGCAGAAAAGTCATCAAGGTCAAAAGATACAATATGCAAGTTATCTGGATAAGCGTTATCACCAGTCAACCCATAAGCTGCGTTCATATCTTTCCCAAGCAACAAATAATATTTTGATTTGTTGAAACCAAACTCTTTTGCAAAAATATCAGCGAGCTTATCGATGTCTTTAATGTCAAATCCTTCGATAGTAGGCGCGCTAATGCTTTCAAGCATCTCACAGTCGGCTTTTGTTACTACTTTAATCTGCTGCATACACAACTCCTTATGTTTAGTTTGTTTACATATATTATATGTCAGCAGTTCTATAGAAGCATAAAAAGCCAGAATATTTCTATTCTAGCTTTTCTGGTTCAGTTTATCTTTTTAAGTGACTTCTGAATAAGTCAGGATTACCAATTTCTTTTGCTTTTTTACCAAGACAATAAGCATCCTCTACATAGTCATACTCATAGCCAAAATCTGGGTAGTCTTTATCATCCCATCCAGCTTCAAAAGCTTCCTGAAGTTCGCTTAATCCAAGCTCACAATCAAGCCAATTTTCAAAGACTTCTTCATTGGCTATATTAAAGCACTCATCTACATCACCTCCACAAGGCGCAGTAGATTCTACCCAGCTTACAGGAAAGCTTCTATATCCTCTTTGTTCAAGAGGAATGCCAACTTCAATTGTGCTTGACTTAGTAAGTGGCGCAGTACTCAACAGAAGACGCAGCATATCGTCTCTATTCACACGGCTTGCATTGGTAGATTTAATTTTTACCGTAATAACATTTCCCCTCACGAAGATTTCTTTTACTTTAGGATTATTCGTGAGCAGACTTTCACAGGCTTCTTTTAGTTCATTAAAAGCCATAATAACCTCCAGGATTTAGTATTTAACCTTTATACTTATAATATGTAAATAAGTCTGCAGAAGTACAATTTAAAATAAAAAATCAGAAAATCTTTCGACTTTCTGATCTGACTTTTCCCTAGAAAAACGTAGCTTGCGGTAAAAGTTTAACGTCTTAGCTCGATAGCAGAGGAGGGACTCGAACCCCCGACCTTGTGGTTATGAGCCACACGAGCTGCCAGCTGCTCTACCCTGCGTCGTATATTTAATTAGGCCCTATGAGAAGATTTGAACTTCTGACCTCTGGACTTCACGCCCAGTGTTCCGCCACAGAACTTCATAGGAAGATTTGATTACTCTGTCCGTTACCCACATGTCGCGATCAAGTTGGGGTCGTAAGTTTCATCTTATCCAGCCTTAAGGCTAACTTATATAATATGTAAATATCCTTTTGAAAGTATAAAATCTTTTCTGACTTTTCTAACTTCTAAAGATAATAAACAACTACATCAAGATCCATATCAGCAAATGTGTCCTGGACAATTTTGGAAACTTTACCCCATTCCAGCTTATCAAGACCCGCGCCAATCTTAGGCATATTGATTCGCTTTATATGGTATGGCTCGGGGCTATTCAAGTTAAATCCCTTAATATAAGTTTTAAGGTCCTCAAGCGATTCCTGAACTGTTGTATAAGTTGGCTTTTCACAGGTCAAGCATTTTGTTATAAGGTTAGCATCAAATACAAACTTTGTATTATTATAGTTGTAATACTGGCCTATAATAGCTTTTCCATGTCCATTCCATGGACGATTCTGAAGCGCTGGTGTTAACCAATAGCGTGACTGGAAAACTTTATCAATAAAGATTGGTGCGATTCCAGCTCCCCATTTTCCATCATTCGCAATACAGTGACAGTAGACTTCTTTTGTATCACGAATAGATTCAATAAAGCCTTCTTTGTCTTTATGCAGTCCAGAGAATAAATCTCCCTGAATTTCTTTATAGTTCATAGGTTACTCCGTTTCTTTAAGAAGTTTAATAATCTTTGTAAGCTTTTCTGCGTCATCCTGATTAGCTTTGTTTGAAGTCAAAGCAAACTTCTTAAGGTTATTAAGATAAGTCAGAATTACACGTTTGCATTCTTTTCTTGTTTTGTCATGATAAGGGTTTTCAAAGTCGCCGCAAGTAGGCCATGTGCTGCTAAGCTTCTTTGAAGTATCAATGGATATTTCATTGTTTGATCCATAAATACCATAGAATGAAGCCATCTTGCTTTTGGTGCCTTTGTCAAAGAAGTCAGCTCTTACTGGAAATGTCTCAGTAAAACCACGGCTTGAAAATACATTTTCGCTTAAGACAAACTTTTCTGATGTATATTTTTCATGTGAAGCTTGGTTAAGGCCATACTCCCACTGTGCATCTGTTCCAAAGCATTCCATAATTGCCTCCAGATATAATATGTGAATAAAGTCCATAGAGCCTAAAAACTCTACAGACTTTTCTAGCTTATTTGATTAAGCAACAAGAATAGCTTTTTCAAATTTGAAATCGGGATACCAAGCAGAAGCAAAATAATAGATTGTTTCATCATAAGAATCTTCAATCCATTCTCCAGTTTCTTCATCTTCGTATGAGCAGTCTTGAGTTTCATAATCAGTGCTAATAGCGCGCTGTTCGAAACCTTCGCCCCAGCCATCTGAATACTGTCCAGAAAGCCAATCAATAATTGCCACACCAAGAGTTGTCTCATTTGGTTTAAGACTAACAGACCGAGTATACTGTGTAACTTTGTCTGAAAGACTTACACCATCAGCAATCTGAATATTAGCTACTAAGAACTCACCTTCAACCGATAGTTTAATAGAGGGAATCATGCTCTTATCAAAGCCGTCATACGATTTTGAAGTATACTGACTAAGATCTTCAGTATCATCCAAGTGCTCAGCAACATTTTCCATATCGCTTTTTGAAGCTGTATAACCGTAGCTCATTCCAGTCTGATCATTCCAGATTTTCATGCGTGAATAAAGCTTCCAAGTTTTCATAGTAGCCTCCAAATATTTACTTGCTTACATATATAATATGTAAGCAAGTTCTACAGAGTATAAAACTTCTAAGAAATATCAGAAACTTTTCTGGCCTCACGAACTTTAACAAGAACTTCAGCTTTATATCCATCATCATGAACATGAATAACTTCTGGGTCATCCTGCTTATTGAGCCATTCGGCCATCTGTTGCAAAATAGTTTTACTGGTACTCGTATCAAAGAATGTTTTTGTTATATACATATTAAAGCCCCCAGCGTCTTACGAAATAGTTGTCAACTTTTTCCCATTCAGTTTCAATGAGATGCTCTTCAAGTTCTTCATCAGACATCTGATCCATACCCGGAATAGTATAGTTGTCACGGATTTCTTCAAGAGTTTTGATTTCACCATTTACAGCAATGTTGTCAACAATATAAGATGGAGTATTTTTATTCTCATCAAGCCAGCCAGTTTCACGAAGTCTTTCAAGAGCTGCTTTCCAGAATGACTCAGGATAAGCTTCAGCTGGTGGAAAGTCATCAACACGAGTCATGCACATATCAATAAAAAGATCATCATCAATCATTACTGCCATAAGGTATCTCCTTAGTTATTTGGTTTACATATATAATATGTAAATAAGGTCTGCAGAGTACAAAAACTCTACAGACCTTTCTAACTAATCAGTTGGCAATACAAAATCCTCTGGAATGTCAAATATGTCGCTATGATTTCGACAATACTTTAATCCATAACGAGTGAGTCTCCAAAGTCTACGAGACTGAGAGTACTCAGTGAAACCTTCTTCGTGAACAGCCGCATAGAAAGCGCACATATTACCAGGGCTCTTTTTGTAATCTTCCGGCATTGGGTTTACTTTAATATCATGATAAGTATACCAAGCCAATTCGGCAGGAGTCATCACTGGTTTATAAAGAAGATTCTGGAGCAGTGTAACATATCGGTTACCCTTTTTTGGCATGGTAAAAGCATAACCAGTTCTACTCATTCCAGTTGTTCGATTGTGTGAATATACCGATCCACGATGCTGTTCATGGATTGTATCATAATCCAAGTAGTCACTCATAATTACCTCCAAGTAATTTATTTTGTAACTATAATATGTAAACAAATCTGTAGAAGTACAAAACCTCTACAGACTTATCTAACTATTTTTCTTCAATGAACTTAAAAGCAGCTTCGCGGTGTGCTGGATGATTCCTGAATGAAGTATCTCCGAAACTGCGAGAATAACGAAGTTGGTCATCGAAAACTTTTTTACGAGTTGTACCATCTTCATCAGTTACTTTGATTTCCCAATAAGGAAAAGTCATATTTTCTAAGCCCAAGTCTCCTTCTGTAAAAACTACATCAATCTTTTTAGAAGGATACTTCTCACGAAGAGTATCAAGAAAGCTCTGTTCTTCTGGCCACAAATCTCCTGCCATATTAAACTCCTTTAGTTATTTATTTTTACAAATATAATATGTAAACTAAAGCTGTAGAGCCTAAAAACTCTACAGACTTTTCTGACTTTAAGCAACACTATGGTATGGTGCTCTATTATTTTCACGCATCCATTTGCGTCCAGTACAAGTATTTATTACAAATGCTGCTTGAGCATAGGTAATATCATCTTCTAATTTATTACATACCTGAAGTGGAATATAAACACCATCATAAGTATATTCTTTTCCCGGCACATAAAAGCCAGATGTATCTTTATAAAGGATATTGTAACAATTTAAGTAGTCAATGACATCTTGCATTTCATAAGCAAAAAATATTACAGTTTGAATTTCCTCTTCCTTTCTTTCATCAAAATACCGACGTGACATTGAACACTTAAAAGCTTTAAGAAATAAAGGAATTTCATCTATTTTATAGCATATAGTCATATTGCCTACGATATAATCATGAACATTTTGAAAGTGCATTTTAAGTGCATAAATCTCAGCAATCTCACGACAAGCTTGCTTCATTTTGCGAACTTTTTCGTCCCAGTCGGACTGTTCTTTTTTCTCTTCTTTTTTTATTTTTTTAGCTTCACTAAGAGAGACATTTTCTTTATTAGCTTTTCTTATACAATCAATTGTATCAATAGTACCACCAACAATGCAAGCGATTACAAAGAAAAGCATTGGCATACCAACTGTTATTAAAACAAAATCCAAAGCTATATTCGAAGTAATCAAGCGATATTCTTCCATAAAAATACCTCCTGTTATTTATAATATGTAAATTGTTCTGTAGAAGTATAAATATAGGACCAAGTTATTTCTAACTGGTCCTACTTAACTTCAATTGTTAAAAAGCCCTTGATTCAAAGTAAATAACAGCTTTTTCTAGGATTGAGTAGACTTTTGAGTTAACCTCAGCATACTGGTCTCTAAAGGTTGCAAGCTTCTGGTCAACATAGTCTTTTTTCCAGTTAATACCAGCTTCTACTTTATCATAGTCTGTTTGATCCATAAAGCAACCAAGTGACTGAAGCGCACCATCATAGTCCATCCCTTTAGATTTCATATCACTACGGGCTATTCTATAGGCTTCTCTCCAATCCATATCATCTTCTGATTGCTCTACAATTTGATCAAGAATTGCAGTGCGAATTGTATTTGCGTCATCTGAAAGCTTTTTGTCTTCAGTTGAAGCAGAAAGTACTCTCAAGCCATGAATAATAATTTCCCAATCACGACGACAGAACTCTAAATCCAAGTCCATATCATCATATTCAGGACCAAGGTTTAATATCATTTAATACCTCCAAGTTATTTGTTTTACATATATAATATGTACCCAAATCTGTAGAAGTATAAAAGCCAGACAAAATATCTGGCTTAACTTATAGAACTATGAATTATTTTCTAATAAGCGTGGAAGATTTTCTTTAAGCCAAGGCGTGAAGTCTCTCATTGCGTAATTTGCAATTCTATAAATACCCGCATAGGTTCTCTCAATTGGCTTGAGGTTAGGATGCTCATCCCTTGCTTTCTTCTCGAAAACCTCATATTGTTTTTGCAGCTTCTGGTAGAAATTGTCGTCCTCAAAAGGACTCCAGTTCTTTTCACCAAATCTGTGAAGACAAACATTATCCAGGTTTGCTGCTCTTGGATTACCAGAAAGGCCCATTTTGAATGTTTCGTGAGCTCCTGTCCAAGACATAAAGAACTCATTTATGAGTTCAAAATTATTTAATGACTTAAATGATCTAGGCATATAACCTCCTACAGCATACTATAATTATACTTAAATCTATCAGCAAAATCCTTCTTATAAGGCTCAGCTAACTTTATCGCCATTTTTACAGCCTTAATATAGATTTCTCTATTTGAAAGAGTTACCATTCCAGCATTATAAAATTTTTTATTATCTGGATCAGGCTCATTAAAACCGGCTTCAATAAATTTAATAATGTCTTTGTATTCTTTTCCAGTTTTTGTATCAGTAATCTTATAGTCTTCATACCAAGCTGGAGTAGACTCCTGTGTAAGTCGGCCAATAAAATCAGATACAACTCCTTCATAGTAATAAGACCTTTCCCTTACTGGATCACCAGATCCATCTGTGTATCTTGCAGTATATTCAAAAACAAATCTTCCTTCTGGTTTCATAATTTACCTCACATATATAATATGTGATTTGTTCTGTAGAAGTATAAATTTAAAAATAAAAAGCTTAGATTTTACTCTAAGCTTTTCTAACCTTTCTAGCTAGAAGCCATACCTATCTTTAAGGTCCATTAGAGTCTCATCAATATCACGCGAGAGCTCATCAATTGAGCCAGCTTGAAGACGTCCATCAACTAGCTCGTCTTTTAAGCTAAAGCAAATTACCAAGTCGCCCGTGTAATCTACAATCATTTTGAAATTGCCATCTTCAATTGAGCATTCCAAAGAGGCATCAAAACTACAATCGAAGTCCTTTACCGCCAGGTCTTCACCTGTTCTTCCAGCCTCTTCCAATGTGGATTTGATTTCTTTTAAGTATTCTTTTGCAGCGTTTATATACATATATTCACCTCACATATAATATGTGACTTGTTCTGTAGAAGTACAAGAAAATAAAAAGAGTTAGTCCAAAACTGAACTAACTCTTCTGATTTCTAGTCATTTTTACCTAAGGTTACACCCTTGACTTTCTGAAACAAAGTTTCTTTATCATAGATTCCATCATCAATCTGGAACTCATAAGCTTTCTGAAGCATCTTCTTAAAGATTGGTCCAGGTTTTTTTCCAAACTTGATCAAGTCATCTCCCGTCAAAACCGGCTTTGGCATATCCAGCTCTCTGAGCTCATCAATTTTTACTGTTCTTCTACGAACACCAAATGTAAGCTCATTTGTATGAATAGTTACTTCACGCTGGAGGGAACCTAAGATTCCATCCCAAGCATCATCAACAGTCTTAAGACAACCTGTTTCATCTGCTTGTGCAAGCACAATCAAATCATCAAATGGCGTCTTTTTAATAAACTGCCAAATTTTAGTTGGTGACTTCATCTTCATCAACTGGTGCATTCTCATATGATTTTCTGTCATGGCTCTAACGAACTCACAATCATCATTTGGTAAACCAAGTGATTTACAGAAGTCATAAGCAATTGGTGCTCCAACAACATCATGGTCTGAAACCTTTGGAATTGATTCAAAGAACTCTTTTCCATTGATTTCAAAAGTATTTTCTTTTGTACCTAAGTCTGAATGAGCTTTACCAATATCATGCAAGTAAGCTGACAAAATCATTAAGAATCGTTTATGTTCATCATCCTCATTTGAGATGCACTTAAACATATTCTTAACTACTTTCATAGTATGGTCATAAACTGTACCATTACCCAGGATTTCAAAATCTTTAGCTATGTGAAGCAAGTCCAGAGTATACTGATTATTGATTGTAGCAACTCTTGTTAATCCACCATCCATATGGAACTTTACTAAAGCACCTTCTGAATGCCATTTAAATGACTGCTTTACTCTAAGCATTTCACCAAAGACTTTGCTCATACCAATAAGCTTCCAAATTGGAGCCATTAAATTCTGAACTTTTTCATCTATAAAGAACTTACCACCAAGAATCTTAGTGAGCTCTTTAAGCTGACGCTCTTTTGATACTTCGGAGAAGTCTAAGCCGTCAACAAAAGCTGCAAATTTAATCTGCTCTTTATTTGACATGGTAACTGGTACAAATCCACGGCTTGATGCAAAGCGTACATATCTGAAGTATCTCAATGGGTCCTCAGACAATCTGTCTTTATAGTCCCCAATGAAGCGGAGTACTTTCTGCTTAATGTCCATTTCACCAAGCTCAGTAGGATCAATGATATTTCCATCAATATCTTCGTACAAAGCATTTACGGTGAAGTCACGACGCATAGCATCTTCTTTCAAGCTTGTAGTAAAGCCAACTTCAGGATGACGACCTTTTGTTTTATCAACACGTAATGTTGCAATTTCAACTTCTTCAATAGTTCCATCTGAGAACTTAATCAAAGGCATTGTAACACCAAACTCTTCTGAATTATCAGAAACATTAGAAAAGTCAGAAAAGATTTTATGCAAATCAGCCGGTGTTGCATCAGTACAAACATCAAAGTCGTGAGGTTCCTTCCCTAATAATGCATCGCGTACACAACCGCCAACAAACCAAGCGCCAAATCCAGCATCAATAATAGGCTTGAGAACGAGTGTTTTTAATTCTGATTTAATATCCATAATATTACCTCAACATATATAATATGTCAATAAATATAAAGAAGCATAAATCTTCTATAGAGGAGAGAAAACTTTTCTGATTTAACTTACTCTTGTTTTTCTAAATCGATGCTTTTAGGATTAGCATTTAGGAGTTTATCTTCATGCTCAAGCTCTTTTGTTTTACGCCAGTCATGCACTACACTTGTAATACATTCACAAATAAGTGCAACAATAACTATTGTTAGAAAAGGGTGTTCACCCATAAAATTTAAAATTGCCATAATATCATATTAGCCCAAGAGCTATATGCCAGTACATAACAAGACAATAAACGGTATAAAGAAACATTACCATAATTAAGATTTCAATTAGGCATAGAATAAATTTGCTAAATACGTATTTTGAGGTCTCCCGTAAATACTTTGCAAGGAGAGCCGTTATAAGCTCCATAGCGAAACAAATAAAAAAGTAAGACATAGTAAGATAATTAGCTTAATAAAAAAGAAAGATCCACACAACGCATGGATCTTTCAGTGAGGTAACTATGCTTTGATTAAAACAAAACTAAAATCTTCAATAGAAGATTAAAGATTTTAATTATGCCTCAATCCTGGGCATTTTCATCCTGGGCCTTAAACTCCTGGGATGTAAGAGCGACTGACACAATTCTGATATACTTTGATCTAGGAGCAATCTTCCAGAAGATATACTTTGCTTCTTCTTCAGACTCTGCTTCTATTCGCTGCATGTGATATTTGCCATCGGCATCTTCCGCTGTAATTAAGTAATTGCTCATGCTTAATTAGCGAAAAATTAAAAACTTCCTAGGTGCTGCGCCGCAAGGGAAAGTTTTTACAGAGGCCCTCGAACCACCTAGCCTCTATCAAGTTACGCTTCAAACCGGTTCAACTTGCAAGCTACCGGCCCCTCGGACCTAATCGGATTCGAACCGATATTCTACGCCTTTCCACTGTGGGCTTTAAGCGTAGGCCTAAGCCAATTAGCGGATAGGCCCGGAACAATAGCTATTTATGCTTATCATCTGTACCACCCTGAAAAGTTGTGGCCTCGGGATGATTACCGTGGGTTGCTACCCCGCCAATCTAAAGCCTGGCGACTTTGAGAAAAGAGCCTCAACTAGTATAAGCTCTACATGCCCGAGTTTGTTTAGGTCAACTCTGTTTAACATGCTTGCAATTACAACCTTTAAGACAAGAAGCCTTAGTAAGACGCACTAGTCCCCTCACTTATCAGGAAATGCAGTTCCCGGAGCTTTCGCCTGCATACTACTCGCAATGGTATTGGTTATAGTAAGTCTTACTAAAACTTCTTTTGAAGTTCTAGTGCAAGAGGATTCATTTAACGTAGCATAGCCTCTCACATCTTAATATCCGTTCGCTACGGTAAGTGTTTTAACTTACATATATAATATGTAAACTAAACTTGTAGAGTACAAAAACTCTACAGGCTTATCTTACTTACCACATATGATCCCAGGTTACAACTAATGTATTGTAATTAATACCAGTATCATTTGCGTGATTTGTCATATATTGCAGTTCTGGAAGTGGTTCGCGTTCATATGTTGTGATGGTATATCCACACTTTTCCAAGCGTTCTTTAATTACTTTAAGAATGCAACGATTTGGACAACACCAAAAACCATCTGGAGCGCGCACCACGCTGAGTGTTATACCATAGAATCCCATTTCAGCAGTAAACTTGATTTTATCAAATGCGTAATCCACATAGTACTCAGCATTATAATATCTAAAATCAGTATCAGGATTATTTTTTCTGAACTTATCAAGATTTTCCGAAAGCCGCTCATAGGCTTCTCTTCGGATTCCCCGTGCTTTTTCAGCGTGTAATTCCATAATTCCCCCTTATTTTTTATTTTCCCAGACATACTCACCATTTATCTTGCGAACTGTACCCTTTTCGATACACTGGTTTACAAGCTGGTTTGCATAATGCGGCATCTTGCGTTTTACCCTTTCCATTACCTCAGGAAAGAGAGGCTTACCAGCTTTTGCGAGTCTTCCATAATAGGAAAATCTCTTTGCATCTGGTTTGCTGAAGCCAACCTCATTCTGGTTCACTGTATGATCAGTGGCCTTTTCCAATGAAGTCTGATTGTCATAAACTACAATCAATGCGCGGCGTGCCCAACCATCATCTGTTGCGATTTTGTTTTTGAAGTATTCCAAAACAGCTGCCTTAGATGTAAGTTTTTCCATATCATCCTCCATACATTTATAATATGTTTTTAATGTCTGCAGAGTACAAAAACTCTACAGACTTTTCTAACATTAACCGATTTTTTCAACCGTGATTTTGAACACGCCATCATGACGAGTTACTTCAAAAACTCCCGGCTCAATTGGTTCCATCTTTTCGATACGAGTACCAACAACTTCATCATCATCACAGTCAATCATGTTGCAATCAAGTACTGTGCGAATGTCCTGTGCCAAGTCTTCTGCTAAATCGTTCATATTTACCTCCTTAGTAATCTGAAACAATATCCCAAATTTTTTTGAGTTTTAGTTCAGTATCATGTGATACTTTGAAGTAGAGCTGCAAGCTGCTTGATACAACATCTGTCAGTGTGTACCAGATACCATCGCTTTTCTTATCAGCATTAGTTGCAACCATAATTGTTGGCTTCATAAAAAGCCCAAGAGACTGATTTGGTCCGTGAGATGTAACTTTGAGTGCTACATCATCACAACGATACATTTTTGATTTTGCATCATATTTAACCAATCCAACAACACGAGCTCTGTCAAGAGCCTCATCATAAAGACGTTTTGTTATATCGAACTTTCTTGCAAGGTTATCGCTTGCAGTTCTCAAATCGTCTTTGGCATGTTTGATTTCAATGATGGAATCACTAATTCTTCCCATAATTTACCTCAATTATAATATGTAATCTGTAGAAGAATAGTCTAAAAATTAAGGACAAATTATTTCTAACTTGTCCTTCTGATCTTATCCGCGTTTTATGTCCTCAAACTTCACGTTTGTATAAACTGTTATAGTATCACTTTCAATTGGAACAACATCTTCTGCTTCCATAATTTTTAAAATATCAGATAGGTTAGAATGGTCCCAATGTCTTGTATCTTTAATAAGCTTACCAAGAACTTCCCAGGCTTTATCCACCGATTCATATTTCATAAAAATTGAAATTGGCTTCTGCCCAGAATCAAAATAAACAAACACAGTCGGCCCAAGCATGTCAAGCTCGATGTTGTCATTGTCATACAACCGCAAATTAAATGGGTCTACACGCTCTTTGGTATCCAAAACTTTTTCAATTCTGTTTTCATAGTCATCCGCAGTTACTGCAAAGACGCTATTCAATATCAAAAGCGCTACAATCATTATAAAAAGCTTTTTCATAGGCTACTCCTCATACATAATATGTAAGTAGCCTACGTAGAAGCCTAAGCAACTTTATCCAGGAATTCCTGAGTAAATTCATTATTCTCAAACATGCTAAGCATTCTTGATTTGAATGCAGCTTTAAGTGGCTGTGTTGAATAATAATGTCCAGTGAAACGGAAATCCTTCTGGTTTTCTTTTGGCTGTGCTTTTAGTGTGCTTGAATAAATCTGAAGCGCATAATGTGTCTGGCCACCACCATGGGAAATTGTAACGCGTTCAAAGCGGTCCCAGAATGAAGCGCTCTCATCTTTTACAAATCGAGCTTCGTTACAGTCAATTCCAGCAGCCATAGGGCGATCCCAGCGAGCTGGACTAAAAGGAAACTCTACAAGATGACCATTTATTTTAGCTGAAATTGTAATATAACCGTCCCAAGTATCATAAATCCACTTAGTATTAAGTTTAACTTCTGTTACCTTGAACTTCATAATTGCCTCCAATTAAGCTTGTTTACAATTATAATATGTTCACAGTTCTACAGAAGTATAAAAACTTTTCTAACTTTTCTGATTAGAGCCAATCCATCTTTGTGTAGCCCTTAAAGCCTTTACGCCAGATATACCAAGCATAAGCAATCTGTCCACCTGAATCTGATTCTGGTTCGTCAAGCTCATCGAGCTCTTCCTGAGTCCAATCTTTTGTGGCTTCTTCAAAGATTTCATTGTCTTTTTTGAAGTTACCTTGCTTTGCACAATTGATTCTGTCTGGAAAATCAAAAATCCATTCTGGATTAAGCCCATTCTTGAAAAGAAGCTTAGCTCTTTCGTTACCTTCCTGAAATTGAATCTTAAGAAGCATACAACAATACTGGTCGTCTTTCAAAAGGTTCATTGCTTGAATTACAAACTGAGCTCCATACTTATATGGTGGATTAGTAATAATCGCATCACCACGACATTCAGTTACATCAAAAAAATTCTCAACACGAGTTCCTGGATAGTTCCTATCAAGAACATCTGAAGATTCAACCTGGAATCCATGCTTTTTCAATGTTGCCGCAATATGGCCCATACCAACAGCAGGTTCCCAAACATGAGTTGGTAAGTTAATATTGTGCTTTTTACACATATCCAGCAATCTTTCAACTGCTTTAGGTGGTGTTGCATAAAAATCGAGTTCGTCTCTATCCCTTTTTGAACGGTTTGAAGCTCCAAGTCCATACATTCCAGAGCGAGCTCCACCCTTATAATCTTTTGGCATATAATACCTCTATATAGAATATGTAAATTAAACCAGAAAAGTATAAAAACTTTTCTGGCTTTTCTGACATTAGAAGTTTGGACAGCCTTCCATAATAGTCATTCCCTTAAAGATTCCCTCACCATTATGGGCATCATTTAAAAGCTTTTCAACTTCCTCTGATGTTTTATTAGCTAAGCCTGGAACATTGAAAGCTTCAACGCCCTCATAGCCAGCTATTTCTAAATCCTCAAGAGTTGCTAAAATCTTAATAGCATCAGTACATTTCAGGTTATAAAACTTATCAAGTACTGTTCTCACATTAAGTACTTTACCATGTCCATCCTGGTTCTGAATTGGCAAGAAGTCATTAAACTCTGGACAATCATAAAGCTCAGTCTTTGCAAAGCCATTTGAGCCATTGTAAGTATTCTCTACCATTTTTTTAAAAGCTGGACTCTGAAACTTTCTCCAGCCCTGAGCAAAGTCAATATCTTTATCAGCAATATTATAGCCAGAGTCTTTCATTTTCTGAAGTACATCTAGCGCAAGTGTTGAATCACTGATATGGTTTTCATAGCACTTGTGAAGTAATGTTCTAAGATTCATTGACTTGCCAGTTGATGCTGTTGGTTCAACCTTTACTTTAACTTTGCGTGTTGGCTTTTCTGCTGTTTTAGTTCCAGTAAATAAGCTTGTAATTTCAATTGGTACTTCAACATAGCCTCCAGCCCATCCTTGTGAGCGTTCAATCATAGTTTGCATAGCCTTAATATTGAAGCTCTTCCATGCGTGTATTTTCTCCATCCAATCAGCAGAAATAACGCCTTTAGTCCAGCCTTTAGATTCTGCAAGATCAAAAGCTTTTATAATGGTTTTAGCATCATAACAGCCTGCATCTCCAGCAGCTCTAAGCACTGATTTCATATTAATTTTAATGGATTGATTCTTTTTCAAGATACAACCTTCCTTAAGAAGGCGCAATTAAATAGATAGTTCTCTTTGCATTACGCCATAGATTCGTGGGTCCTATACAGAATCCTATATATCTATAATAACAATCTTCTAAAAAATTAATGCTAATTAAAATACTATGTCTCAAGAATTGGAGTCTCAGAGGGTTGAAACCGAAAAATATATTCGGGCTCATATTCAACGCGTGCAAAAATGGCTTTCTCACTTTTCTCGTCAGCTATACATCAGAGGTAGCAATCATGATGCATCTAAGCTCCAATCTCCAGAAATTGAAGGCTGGTCTCAAATGGACCTTGAGCCTCGCTACCCGTATGGCTCTCCTGAATATGAAGATAAAAAACGTCGCTATGAATGGCTATTCCACGCGCATTATTCTAGAAATAGGCATCACCCAGAATATTTTGATATACACGACAATAAAACCTTTGAAATGGACTTACTTGACCTTATCGAGCTTTTATGTGATTGGAATGGCTATAGAGATTCTATTAGATATACCGAAGCTTCAGCTCTTGTAGACCAGCAATGTAAACGATATGGATTCTCAGACGAGCTTCATGATTTATTATTAAATACTTTAAGAAACTACTTTGTAGACTTTGGTGATTTCGGAGAACTTCCTGGAGAAGAAAAGAAAGTTGTAGGGTACTCTCCAAGTGGGCCTAAATATGATATTAAGGCTGAAGATAAGCCTCACGTTGATATTTTAGCTTAAAAAAATTGAGGCCGCGAACCCTTTTTCGCGTGCCTCTAAGAACCACCTTTTGTTGAAGCGGAGATCGTGGACGCAAAACCGCTATAAATCGAGATTTTTAACAATGCACATACTCGTAATTGTGCCGCCTCATATTTATTAACGTGGCCCGTGGCTTCTGGTCACTCCCACAGTGAAGAGGTTACGAACCTCGGTTGTCTCCTACCCGTAAACTTCAAAGCCGATCGTACTTTTACTAGGAACGGATTATGCTTCACATACACCACACTGTAATTATAATATGTATTTAGCTTAGGGAAAGTATAAAACTTTCCACTAAACTAACTTTTCTAATTTAGCCATTCTGTAATAACCTTAATAGCTTCTTCAGCATTTGGTTCTTTTGTCTTTAAGAGTTGTGTTGGCGTATAAGGATAAACATGCCAGCCAGTATCTATACCAGAGATCTTACCATTAACTATGGTAACTGTTAAATCCTTTGTAAATCGGTATACAGTAGAATACTCTCCCTTCATACATTTACAGTGGTCAGTTTGTGGGAACTTTTTTAAGAAATTATCCTCAAACCACTTTTCATTTTGTACCTGTAAATCATGGTATTCTTTTCTAGCCTCTGATCTTTCTTTAAGTACAGCTTTCTTTTCTTCATAAATAGCCTGAAGCTCTGGGTCTTTACGAAGTTGTTCTACCGTAGTTTGAATAGCCACTGGACATTTACCCATATGCTTAAAGTAATATGTCAACTTATGCCCATTACATTCAGCTTCTCCACCAAAAGTAAGACTAATTTGGTCAGGCTTCGAGTAAATACGGCTATTATAATCTGGCCTTCCACCTAAAACTTTTTCATAATATAAAGCAAGTTTTCTATTTACCAGAACTCTGCTATTTTCTGCTGTATATGCACGCTTACTAGCTGCCTTCATTTTGTCTTGAAGTTCCTTAAGCTCCTGACACATTTTAAATTCCATAATTACCTCCATATATAATATGTGAATATTCTATAGAAATCCCAAAACTATCTTAACTCTTCTGATTTAAAATAAAAAAGGCCACAGATATATGTGGCCCTAACTCTCAACTTTGTCCAAGCTATGCGTATATAGAAATTGTCTTACTGTTCGTCTTTAATAATCCGAGACAAGGTAATCTGCTTATCCGCAGCGCGCTGAACAACATAACCATGTGTTGAATGTGTTTTGTTTGATTCACGCAGTGCTTTGTAAATGCAGTCTGATGCATTAAACTGGTCAATTCCAGTTTCCTGTGAAAGATATGCGCCCGCCTGGCGAACATTCTTAAAATACTGTGGCTGTGCCACTTTCAGCTGTTTAAGTGCATCCATTATTATACCCCTTTGGATTACTAAAAATTTTACATGTTCTTTATTACCACATGCTTATCATGATGATTGTAAGAATCCATGATTCCCGCTTTCATCGCATCATCAATCATCTGGGCCCACTGATCAGAAGTATTTGCCCAAACAATAATCAACTCATCATGCCCAAAAACTGAATCCACATTATCCATAGAAACGCTTAGATTCTCCAGGAACTTAAGTGCTTTATCTTTAATCTGAATCGATTTGGACTGTCCGTTTTCGGTAAAGGTAATCTCTTTGACCATCCTTTAACCTCCGTAAGGTTTTATTCCCTACATATATAATATGTAGATTGTTCTAAAGAAGTATAAAATTCTATAAAACATTTTAATTTATATTATTATACTAACGGAACGGACTTGCCTAGAAATAAAAAAAGACCAAGATTTTTACATCTTGGTCTTCTTATTATGCCAGCTGCTTATTAAGCAAGTGGTGTGAGTACTACTGTGTTGTCTTCGCGGCGTTCAACAGCGTACTTGTGTGTTTTATGGTTCTTAGCCTTAAGACACTTGTACAAGCAGTCAAGAGTGTTGGTAACCTTAAGGTTGAGAGTTGTTGCAAGATATTCAGCGGCTGCTTTCATATTCTTAAACTCCATGCCAGCAACTGATGTTGCAGTTGTAACAGCTGGTACGATTGCTTCAGCTACTGTTTCAGCAGGTTCTTCAGCTACTTCAGTTTCAGCAACTGTTGCTGCGTCCATCTGAGCTTCTGTGTCAACGTCGATAGTTGCTTCGTTTGCAAACTCTGGTACTTCAACTGCAGCTTCCTGAGCTACTGTTTCCTGTGGAAGATCTTCGATTGGTTCATCGAAAAACTGATTGTACTGTTCAAGTGTCAAACCCATTGCTTCAACGTCTGCCATTTTCATAATAATTACCTCCAAGTAATTCATTTAATTTGTTTTGTTGTTGCTGATTCATTCAGCTTACATATATAATATGTAATCTAATCTACAGAAGTATAAAACTTCTAAAAATTTTTTAGAAAAATCTGTAGAAAACTCTACAGACTTTTCTGACTTAAATGTCCCTACCGTCCCACTGCAGGTAGTAAGTACCCCTGTATGGCGCGCCATAATCGCTTGTATCTCTTTCATCAAGACCAAGATGTTCTACAGCAATCTGTCGGACCAGATCAGCTAGAAAGTCTTTATCGTCCATAAGAGTACGACGAAGATGTTCCTTGAATGATCCGCTTGGAGTTGAAAGCTCTTCAATACGTGCTTCCAACTTTGTTACTTCTTCTTTATGTCGCGCAGTCATATTATCACGGTTGCGGCCATACTCTTCATCAAGTCCCTTTTCAATTTTATTCCAAATTTCATGAGACAACTTGTTAGCATTTTCTATGCTGATTTTCATGTTTTCGCGCATAAAATCACGAAGGTCACAAGAGTTTGTAAACTTATCCATTCTTAAGCCTCCCTTTAGATTGACATAAACTCTTTTAGTTTCTGGATTGCAGCTTTTTCAGCTTCTGTAAGAGTATCGATAATTGTATTATCGTGTACAGTTTTTCCAGTGTCTATATCAGCAAGATCAATAGCAAAGTAATCTGAGCGGTTATAGCAATAGATGCTGATTCCGCTATCCCCAGGATTGATGCAAACGCCAATACTAGTACCCGGAATAATATAATGATTTGGTGTAGGATACGGTTCAGTAGCCAAAAGTCCTTCTTTTTCGCTGTCTTTAAGAAGCTTACGACAATAACGACCGAACTTAGCTAAGCACGCATTTGATTCTTTTTTAGCTTCCAGGAACTGATCTTCAAGAGCGTTTGTTTTACTTTGAAGTGCAACATATTCCTGTTGCTTTTGCAAATAGTCTTTTAACATAGAATCCCCCTAGAATAATGATTCATATAAGAACTTAAAATAGCTCTTTTTACCAAGCCACTTTGATTTGTCAATAAAGGGAAGCCAAATAAGCAATGCTTCAAGACAGATTCCCATAAAGCCAAAACAAATTACATTTACTGAATCCATATTGGCCAGCTTCCCTGTTACCGCTAAAATTAAAATTGTAATAACTGAAATCATAATTTACCTCTATTATGATATGTTGACAATTCTGTAGAAGTATAAAAAAGACCAGACATTTTTTTGTCTGGTCTTTCTGAACTGACTTAAATAAATTCTATAGAATCCGCAACTGGCATACAGTCATATATGTTATTGTTTTCATAAGTAGAAAAGAATCCGGTTATTCTAACTTTTCTTCCTACATTTTCTTTAGAAAACCTCGCAAGCTTTATACCGAGCCTATCAGCAAAGATTCGGGTACCAAAACCCATACTATCTTCTATACACAAGCTAGTATTACTAGTTACTTTACGGATTTTGCCTTCAAATGTAAACGAAGATCTTTCTTTACATTTTTTATCATACTCCGCATTTAGCTCTGCACCAGTTTTAACAAGCATATCAATGATGTCTCTAAGCTGGCTTGAAGTATACCTTGTTGGATCACATAAGTCGTTCCAATCAAACGATTGCTTTTTTAAGTACCTATTGCCATAATTGACATTACGCAAAAGATTCAAATATTTTGTATCATATTGCGCATCAACATTATCTAGATTCCTATAAAGGAAATCCACATTTGATTTTGCTACCTGAACAAACATTAAGCCTCCTTAAGGCTTACATTCCAGAATCTATAGCCCTTACGTGTAGTAACATGCTCAACATCGAGCTGTGTAGCTTTAGTCAGATAAAGCGTTTCTTTCAGTTCTTTTTCAAGCTGCTTAGAATTGTAAACTCTTTCTCCATCATTTTCATGATGAGCTAAAGCTTTTACTTCAACATAGCCATCATTTATGAAAACGTCATCAATACGGTTGCGATTCAAAAGTGACATACAAGCATCAGTCAAGTCCTTAAACTTTGGCATAATTTCCTCCTTACAAATATAATATGTCTATAGAGCTTTTAAATCCTAAAAACTCTACAGACTTATCTAACATTATTCTGGATAAGAATCACAGAAAACACCACTAAGAGCATTGCGCAACATGAAAGCTTTAAGGCTGTCATATCGCCAGCTATTGCGAGCATAGCGGTCATACTCTTCTTTTGCTTTTTCAGCATAATGCTTAACATCACGATCTGTGAAATCAAATGGGTATTTCACATATATTCGGATGCTTTTCTTATTGAGCTTCACCAATGCAATTGTGTCAGGTTTACGCCAATTTGACAGTTCCAGCGCACTAAGTATTTCATATGGCAAAAGCTGATGTTCTTCGTCAAATGAAATAATATGTCGAGACGATCTCAGTCCGGGAAAATCAAGCTCTTTAGCATAATGTTCCATTTCTTCAACTGAATCGCAGAATCGTACACGTTCATTATCACCCCAGCGGAACTGAGCTGCAATACCAGATTCTTTTTTTAAGAATTCGTTGTAAACTGTTGTTACAACATTTTTTAAGTCAATACCTTCCATATTTTACCTCATATATAATATGTCTGCAGAACTATAGAAGTATAAAAAAATCCGTTAAACTTTTCTAGCTTAACGGATTTAATTTGTTATGCACTTAAAATAGCTTCAAGTTCATCACATTGCTTTTGATGTTCCACAATTTGTTTTTTATGGTATTCTATAAGGCCTGTGAGAGACCCAATATACTCTATACTACCCATATCATCGTAGTCTTTAAGCAAAGCGATATAAATATTCTTGCTTTCATTTTTAATAAAGTCTTCTTCATTAAAATCTGAATCACAGTCAGGCTCATTTTCCAGATATTGCTTCCAGAGCTTAAAAGCTTTCTTAGCTTCCGTTTTTGGAAACTTAAAAATTCGATATTTTAGACCAGTGTCTATTTCGTATGTTTTAAGCTTATCCCAAGCTGCTTTACCTAATGCCATATTCATCGTACTAATCTCCCATAATGTTTGCTTTGTAATAGTCAAGTGTTTTATTAGCAAAGTCCCAAAGCCAGCCACCATCAAGTGGATACTTATCAGGATCAACAAGTACTGGAAAGATGTCCGGATATTGCAGGTAATAGCTATCCAGTTCGCCCCAGTTTACGCTGTTTTCTGTCTTTTCTTCTGGGTACTCAGTATAATAGTCATCCAGGTAGTCCAGCAAGATTTTTGCAAGCTGTGTTTTTGTTCTTTTCATAAGTTACTCCTTCTTAACAAGTGTCTTCATTAACAGTGCTACCTGAGCTTCCAGGTCAGCTATACGCTTTTCAAGAGCTGCAGTTTTATCGGGCCTGATAACGTTCTTTTCTGGATCCCACTTGATTGTAGCATTTGTGTCCATATTACCCGTATTATACAAGGTAACTTTACACAAGCCCTGAGTAGCATAAAAGCTTTTAATATCGACCTTAGCTACTTCTCTTGACCCATGACCCCAGCCCTTTTGCCAGACTGTAAGACCAAGCAAAGCTTCTTTAATTCCATCTTCAGAAACTGGCTTACCCTGGATACGCTCTGAGAATTCTTCCTGGGCTGAACGCAAGCGGCCATTATTCGTCCAAGCATCGATGCTACCTGTTCCAAGCGAAGCATAATCAAACTTTTCCATAATTGCCTCCGAATATAATATGTAAATAAGCCTGCAGAAGTACAGAAACTCTACAGACTTATCTAACTTCTAAAATGCTGCTGTACCAATACGGCCATGAACTGGAATCCCTTTATGAATAATATTTGTAAG